AAGTCATGAAGAAGATCATGGGTACTGGGTCACGCTCAATGGTGACTCATCCAGATGCCAAGATCATCTACGCCAATCTGGAAGCCAAGATTCTCCAGATAGCGGAAAAGGAAGAAGTCATGCTGATCACAGGCATGGCTGAGGGTTGGGATGAAGCGATTGCTAAGGTTGGAATGCGCAACAACATTCCATATGTCGCATACGTTCCCAATCAGGGGTACGGTCAGTATTACTGGGGCAAGAACAGTCTGCTCAAGGTCAACCGTATGCCGTTGTATCAGGATCTGTTGGCACATGCCATGCAGGTCATCTTCGTGTGTCAGACCATTTATGTGAATGGAGTTCATGCGAATTTCATCCGTAATCAGGCGATGGTTGATGCATGCGACATGGCTATGGTCTACGACTCCAACTCATCAGGTACTCGGGATGCGGTTGCGAGATTGAAGATCGCCAACAAGCCATACCTCATTTATCCATTCAACCTGCAGGAGGCTTTATTCTAAACAGCCGCTTCCAGGTTCTACCGTACTCTGAAAAAGATGGGATCGTTACCGTTATCTGTACTACGGAATGATTCACTGATAGATATGTGTACAGGGTATCCAGAGAAGACCGACTCTGAGGTGGGATGCGTATACCAAATAACGCATATTGGCATTTGTGGGTATAGGAGTTTTGCGGATTTTCCGACACATTCTAAACTCACAGATGCCTCAGGAGAGGAAAAAGAGGGGATTCATTCCGGATTCCCACCTGACATAAGGAGATGTCATGAACGTCAAGGAACTCACCCAGAAGGTCACCGATCCCGTGGTGCTCGCCACCGGCACCGTGGTCGAGGGTATCCAGACCCGCAAGCTCGCCCGTCGTGCCTTCAAGGCTGCCAAGGAGCAGATGAAGGCGGAAATGATCGCGGCAGGAATGCCCATCGTGATCGCTCAGGACGAGCAGAAGCGCATCGAAGAGGAAGCTGCCAAGGCTGCCCGACTCGCGGAGAAGGAGAGCAGGGATGCTGCCAAGCAGGCTGCTGCCATGGTCGAGACCCAGACCACGCTCACCGAAGCCATCGCGGAGCTCAACGCCAACGTGGTGAAGCTCTTCCAGGAGAAGGCTGTCAACAACACCACCGGTCAGCCCACCAGCTGATCTCACTCATGATATTTGGGGTAGGACTTGTGGGGGATTCCACAGGTTTCTACCCCATTTATCACTCTCCGTGACATTATCCCTATAAACGGGATTCTACCCCGGAGAAAAATGACACCACCACCCTGATGTGGGTACCAAATAACCACCCTGAGTGATCATGGACCCATCTGCCCGAGCGAAGCGAGGGCAATAACCCGAGCGGAAGCGAGGGTTAGTAGACTATATAGGCGAGCGCAGCGAGCCATTGTTTCACGTGAAACATAGCGAGCGAAGCGAGCGACTATATAGGCTAAAAATCCCCGTCTGCGTAGCAGCTTCTTGCAAAAAGAGGGGATTTCCCGCTCATTACAAACGTCTCAAAGGAGGGACTCAACCATGCTGTCCATGGGACTCATCTTGGCTGTCATGTCAGTGGCAGTGGAGATGTTCTTCGTCATTCAGTACGATGGGATCAGGCGATTCATGCTTCGGCATGAGAAATTCGGTCTGATCTTCTCGTTCCTGTTGTCGTTCTTCATCGGTGAGGTCTTTGGCGCTCATGGCGTCATTGCTCTGTTCGCAGGCATGACCTCTACCGTGATCACGGCTGTGATCTATCAATCGGACGCTCTCGTCCTGGTAGATCGCTATAGGGAGCGTAAAGGTGAGATTTCCACAAAACTCCATTCTTCCTGGACCAAGTTCCAGAATGTGGTGAAGTTCTGGTGGAAGATCATCTGCTTCCCTTATACATGCTGGATTGCCATCAAGGCTTTCTTCCAGCGTGTATCCAACAGCTACGACAGAGCGAAGAGCTTCATCCACCGCTGATCTACTGCCAAGCACAACACCTCGCTACTGCCTTGGGGAGCAATCCCCAGGGCTGGTAGCCTATTCCCTTTCATAGGGAAAAATTAATGGTGTTGTAATGAATCTCATGTTGCAAAAGTCTCAAGGGGGCGGCAGGTTAAAAATCCTGTACAGCAGGTTAAAAATCCTGAACCATCCTTGATTCGTTGAGATGGGGGCAGGTTAACTTATGGCATTAATTGCCTTCGTTAGCCAACATACTTATTCCCTTATACATGGATATTTATGTACACTGTGCTATATGCATATGTGTATGTATTATCATTCATGTGTGTGGAAGCATTTATGGGGATATGTATGTGGTGCGGAAATTTTCCGTTTCTAAACCACCCGGTCTCTCTAACAGAGGTTTCGGTAATGCGGGTCTAATATTCGTGTTCTAATTCACCTGTAAAAAAGAGGGGATCGTGGATCTCACTTCTTGTACAGGTGCTACTGCGTGCACTGTGCGGGAAGTTTCTCTTCCTCCTTGATACCGTGCACTGGTTCTGGTTTGCTGCCTTGTTCTACTTGGCGCAACCTCACGTAGTAGCATCTGTAGAGGATGTGAGTACCGTCCTCTGTCCCCGTACTCGGGGTCACTAACTGTCCACTTTGTCCGGTGGATACCCGCGAAGCGTTGCCGAGCGGATATGGCGATAAGCGTGAAGCTCACCACGCGAAACGCGAGCATACCCTGAGCAAGTATGTGGACACCCTTCGCTGCTCCTATGGAGCCATTCAATGCACTGTCCCGGTGCAGCTGACCTACTGATAAGATGGCTCGCTTAGCCATTCGAAACAGTAAGACACCTTAAGCAAGTGTTGGGAACTCATTCTCACGATGGAAAAGAGGGGCAATCATTCTTGAGTGCCTCTCAAACTATATCGGCTAAGGAGACTGGTATGTCATGCGTTTACGCCCTCTGTACCGATCACCAACACTCCTGTGATGCTGATTCGTACTACAACCCGCAACCTTGCTACACTTGTGAACAAGCAAGTGAATGTGAGGAGTGCATTCGTCTCTCTAAGGAGGCTGAAGATGCAACAGCAGATGATGCGGAATTTCACATCCCGCAGTAACTCTCATCCCGTACTCGCTACAGGTAATCTCATTGAGGGTACCCTTGGCGTCTTTGCCGTAGGTATGGGGATTTATTCCCTATTCCTGTATGGCTTCGGTGCCTCCCTCATCCTGTCACTCTGCTATACAGCAGCTGTGACCGTCATCGCTTTGATGAGCGCCTACAACCTCATGTAGTAGGTGCTCTTCGGAGTGGAAAAAGAGGGGTAGATAACTCATCTGCCCCACGGTTCATCAGACATAGGAGGTCATCATGAACCTGTCCCCGTCCACCCTGGTCGCTGCGATCAACCTGGAAGAGATCCCGGAGTCGTCCGTCAAGGACATCCGTCTTCCCGGTGGCAGCGCCGATGCGCGCAACGTGATCACCGGCAAGCAGTGCCGGACCATCCTGCGCTTCTTGCAGGACACCTTCGTGCCGCGTGATCCCGCGGTCACCCTGGAGTCCGGTCTCACCGTGCTCCGCCAGCGTGCTGGCATCACGGGCGGGTCCTTCGACTTCGGTCTGGTGGAGTACATCTTCCACCAGCTCCGCGAGCTGACGAAGGACGAGGCGCTCACCGAGCAGCAGGAGAAGCTCGCTGCGACGTGCACCCAGGCGCTCTCGGGCGTCAAGGATCACTTCGACGCCAGCATCCAGGCGCGCATCAACGCCCAGGACCGCATGATCCGTAACAAGATCATGCTCCAGTTCCTCGGCGTGCGCACCCGTGGCGATCTCACCGTCGCCATGAACATGTTCACGAACGTGTTCGGTGCTCCGCAGCCCAAGGGTGTCCTCACCCTGGACGAGCTGACCGGGGAGACCAGCGGTCTCGTCATCGGTCAGTTCTGATCCACTCGATGTGGTTCTTCGCTCCTGCCTCACTCTTGCCTTCATGACTTGAGTGAGGTGGGGGCGAAAACCCTGCTTTACCAGGTGAATTAGATTGGCGTCTTAAAGTGTCATAATATTGTAATATGTAATTCGCACTTACGATTTATACACTTTTTTATATATACTACTATATAACTACATTTTTGTAGTTTAGATTTAAGGTAGGTATTTTGTGAATACAATGCAAACCTTTCAGTATCGACAGAAGCCTCTTACTGCTATGGATTTTGTTAAGTCCATGACAGTAGGATTTGTTGGCGGATTTTCCGCCACATTCTTGACAGTCCTTGGACTGGCTATCCTTGGCTGGTGGTCACTGCTTATCACTATCCCCATTGCTTTTGCCATTGGTTGGGGTATTGGAGTGTATGCAGTAAGTTAAATAAAGACTCCATAAATAGGTGGAAAAAGAGGGGGAGATATCTCATGTCGAATCCTGATTGTGTCGCACGTAATTGTACTAATGAAGCTACTGAAATCATCGAAGATGATGTATGCTTCTGTGCACAGCATGCACTGGATTTTTATTGGTATAAAAACCATGAAAATTATCCAGTTGAAGTTGCTATATCAGTACTGTGTGACTGACACTCTATCATACGAATATTATCCGCTACTAAGGAAGGACTTAGTAATGATCATCCAAGATCAAACTCCTGAAGAGTTTTCTTCTGAAGAACTTCATGAAATCGATCATGACATCTGGGTCGCTGAAGCAGCAGCACAGGAGGGATTTCCTATTGCTGGCTTCGTAGAAGATATCTATGAAGATGCCGTAGTTCTTCTCATCGGTCCCATGTTTCGCTTTGACTGGCTCAAGCGAAAGCTCAAGATGGGACGTGTTATTCATATCAGTAAGATTAGCTCTGGTGGTATTCGTAGCTTTATCCTTCTTACTGAAGATGGTACGCAAGTTTCTTGCGTTTACGGTGGTACGTATCCGTGTTATTTCGCTTTGCCGGAAAACACCGAGGACAAATTCCGCATTCAATCCTAATAAGGAAATTGAAATGCCAGAAGTATCCCAATACACTCTTGACTCATTAAAAAAGTTGGAGCAACGCGATCAAGAAGACGCAGCGCGAGCGCAAGCGAGCGCTGCTCCCACTCTTGAGTCTCTTGCGAAAGAGATCGCAGAACTGAAGGACGAAGTTCATATACTTCGCGCCATCATTGATATCCACAATCAAGTCAATGTAACACAGGCTCAAATCAATCAAGAAGTTATCAAAAAACTTCGATTGTTTGGCATCATTATCTAACTCGATCAGACGAGTAAAAATAGGAGTTTAAGTCTGATGCGTCCCTACCTGAAATTAAGTCAAAGGGGTAGGGGGTACTCAAGTCCCTGTGAGCTAATCCGCGCTCGGCATGTAGTCTTTAAATATTTTTGTGATATCACTATTGGCGTAGAAGATTTCGGATTATCGCCAAACAATCGTATCTATGTAGATTCTATAATCATAGATACACCTTTCAAACAATTATTATCTTGCTCAAATTAACATATGCTAAAGTCCCATAAAGTTATATATTTATGGGCATTGGGTTGAGTTCTAAAAAGGTGCTATTGAGTTCGATTAGTTCTGCTCATAGAAATGGATCTTCCAGCCTTCTATGCTCCAAATGCTAAGTCTATTGGGAAATAAACTTTGCGTTTGCCCCTTCATCTTTTTGATAGTTTGTTACGGGAATGTAAAATACTATGGACTACTCTTGTGTTATATCTGCAATGCGACAAGATATACCATAATACCATTGAATTATAGCAATGGAAAATTTACATTCCCTTAAGAGATTATCAAAAGGAGTAATTAAATGATTGCTGCTTCAACACAAACAGAAGATATTCGTGGAGGAATTCTCTTTGTAGTTGTATTTGGTTTAGGAATTGGCTTTCTTTGGCTGATTACCCGCAATGCAACTATTTATCCGCCTCAGAAAAAGAGGGGAAGGAAAACTTCCTAAAAATCGTATCTTAAGTACTTAATTAATATGTGGAAATCTTAAGAACGCCTTACTCAATAACCTGAGAGTAATGGGTTGCATAGTTGGGTAACGCTATGTGACAAGCAAGTAAAACACTTAAAAGTCCCAGTCATGAGGAGACGTCTTGCCGTCTGTTATACCCCCCGCATGACTGGGCACTGATCTCGTATGTACCTCCTATATCATTGTGTGTACAAAAGGGTTTTACGGCTTTCCTTTAAAAACCGTATTGATCTAATAAGGAGACAAATGGATGGCTCGTACCGATGGACTATCGAAAGTTCTTGAGGAAGCTTTCGAACGAGGTTGGGTGATAGCTCGTAATAAAAATCACCTAATCATTCGATTCCCTCAGAACAATCAATGTGTCTCAATTTCGAAAACGGCATCCGACTGGCGTGCAATTCGAAATATCGAAAAGCAAATTCAGCGTTCTGAATTAGCTTAAAGATCAACTCTGAGTGCCTTACCTCGGTGGTCCCATAGTCCGAATATTGTGTAGCTTGATCTGTGCATAAAACACATGGATTTAGGATATAACCAAAGATAGCTTGCTATCCGCTACTAAAAAGCGATCCGATAAACGAAGATATTTGGGTAAACACTATGGCAACTTTGCTTAATAACAGATTGAAAAGTAATGCAAGTCCTATATCTATAAGCTCACTGTTAAGCTCATGTAATGGTATAGATATAGGCAGTTTCTACTTCTGGATATTAATACGATATAAAAAGTTCAGTTCTTTCGTGAACGAACTACGTGAATATCCGACCCTCATCCGGCTGGAGGGTAAATACAGCGTGGGCGTGCCTGCTTGACTCCTTCGGGGAATAACACGTAATACGTAAGGAGATTAGGTTGGTTGTGGGTGACTACCATAAAAGTGGAACCCTCAATTTTTTTTCATGAAAGGATAAACATGAGAGTTGTTTGTGAAAATTCAGATCAACCTGGACAACCATGGCATTATCTTGCAGATAGCATTCCTGCTCTTCCAATTCGTACAGCTGCTCGTGCAATTGGACAATTGACCAATTCCGCAAAAGAATGTATTGCGGTTACCGTTCATTTTGATGATGGTACTTCTACTAAAGTGACAGCATATGTCTAACTTTGAAGTTCAAGTTCGATCTGAAAAAACAGGTATTCGGACTTTTCCAACAATCAAAGAAGCTTTTGATTTTGCCGAAACAAATTTTGATGTTTGGAAAATCAGCTTCGATGCAGCCAATGGCGAACGAGTTCGTCTTGTTCGCTTTGGTGTTTCTGCCAACACATTTCTTTACGAACCAATCATGTAGCTAAGAAAGGAGCCATATCCCATGAATGTATTCGATTACATTCGCGAATCATGCGTCATGCAAAATGCAACTCAGCCAGAAGATTTCATCGGTATGGCTCGTGCATATGACGTTCTCTACTACAAGTATCATGCAGGACAAGCTCTTCCTACTTTGGGAATCTTGCCTGACTTGATCTGCAATATTCTTGCAGAGCCTCATTGGGTAGATTGGCGGCGTCAACCTGCCACATTTGCCAATGGTAGAGTTGCAACTTCTCCAGAACAAATCGAACGTTGCATCAAGCAATTGATGATGGTTCTTGAGAACGGTATTCTTACCGATCCTAATGAATTCTACTTCGATTTCGAAGAAATTCATCCTTGGCATGATGGCAATGGTCGAGTGGGTTCCCTTTTGTGGAATCTCATGAACGGCACGATTGCCTCTCCCATTCATCCACCTCAGCATCCTTCATGGATTCTTCCAAAAAAGAAAGCTGAACTGATCTATTAGTATCCAGGTACGCCTCGCTTGTACGTAAATCGGATAAACCAACATTCCTGAAAAGGTGAGGTTTTCCGTCGCTACTGAAAAACGAGTAAAGCGCCACTGCCTCGATACTGGACGCAGGACAACAAGCGTATTGTTGTTAAGCCTGGTCATGCTTTTCAAAACTGACCATCTTAATATATATCGATAAGAGAGTATAGATAGTTGGAGGTAAGCCATTAAAAGCAAAAGATATCGTAAGTATCTGAGCTCTATCTATACTCTTCTATGGGTATATATTAATAAAAGATTTTTGGCGAGCCTAAAGTAAATCATAAGCGCTTATGAAAGAAATAGGAACAACTCAAAATAAACTACGTTTTATATCTAATAGTGCGGCTCAGCGACCTTTAGCTAGATGAGTACTAAGCGTGAAAATGTTTATATTGCGAAAACCGATGTCGCGCCAAATTTAAATGTTCACGAGAAATGCGCGCCTCGCCGCATCATGAACGTGACCTATCAGTGGATATAGGTATTGCGGAATTAGTTAATTCTAATTTAAATGATTTGACGCAAATTCCACACTTCTTGAAGAAGATCTAATATATCTGAATAGGGGGATATAATGATTGCCGATACTAGCAATAATACTGCACTTGTTATTATGGGAGTTGCCAGCTTAGTTGCTTTGTGTTTCATTTTTTGGCTAGCAACTCGCCACTAAAAATATTTATCTTGGATCTCACGGTTGGAAAGCTTCCAGTATCTTGCGTACAAGCCCAGAGCAGCAAACGTTTGAAGCGTTTGCCAGGCATGGTAAGTTATTAGGTTATAAGGGTTTGTTTAGTTGCGCTGTCTTTCAGACCCGCGGCTAAACAAAACGCCTAATAATAATACAAGATAATAGCTTAGTCCTGGTAGGTTTACATGGTGAGTTGGATGAGCCACGCGCAGCCAAACTACCAGGCAATCTCGATTAAGAAAGGATATGTATGGCTTTAGAAACTATTACATATAACGATCTTTTAAAAGAGCGTAATCGTTGTCAACAACTGAAGATGCCTAAAGCTGTTATAGATGCAACTAATGTTGTACTCTTACCAGCTTTTCTCTATGGCATTGAAGATCATGTTGATGTTGCGCAATTTCATAAATACCACAAATGGATGCGTTGGAAAGTCTTCAAGCAAAAAGGCTTTGCTTGCATTTATTGCGGTCTTATTGGTACACATGCTGTACTTTGGGAAGAAGAAAACTGGGTTGCAGATGTTATTCAAGGACACTGTGATTTAGTTCATATTGGTGAAGATGGAAAACGCATTCTTCTAACTTTAGATCATTTCGTACCCAGATCTAAAGGTGGTTCAAATCGTATTGAAAATCTTTACCCTGCATGTTATATTTGTAATCATGTCAAAAAAGATAAAATCTTAATTGATTTTTCTCTTCCGTCTTAAAGAATTAAGATATTTCGGATTTATCAATTGTAATTATCGGGAATATCTTGCTCTTAATATAAGCTCTGTGGTCAGTAAGATTCGTTCTACTGTTTATGTGTATTATTGAGAGTGGGTTTGATTTCCACCGATTACCGCCAACATATCTTATATCTCATATATGGGGACAGCCTCGGATTCATCCCTGCAGGTAAGAGGTTGCTTGAGAGTAGTATGCCAATGAATCACAGGCTTATATGGATAACTTAGTGATTATTCATATAAGTCAGCTGGACTAAGAAGAAGCCAGCCGGACATGGTGATAGTTAGGCATTGCAAAGCTTCACCCATATTTGATTTCTCCGCTGTGTGGCACGCTCAGCATTAAGGGGATACTGATAAGTCTGGGATTAGTTATCCCATAGACGAAACAGTATAGGATGTAGACTGCATCTGTGCAACTATCACGTACCAACTAATGCATTAAAAGCAGTTCCGTAGTCTAATACTGTATAGTTTAGACTTCTCAGCTTCATATTCGCATCCGCTAAAGATGTATCTGCTGCTACACTAATCTGTAGTTTTGGATACATTCTATATATATTTTCCGTGTTCGGAATATAAACCCATCCTGATCCTCCAAATGAAGTATATTTTGTTGAAAATATACTATCAAATGTACATGGATAAGTAGCTGCGTGATATGGTGTAACAACTGGAATTCGCGAAAATTCTAAATAGTCTTCATCTCCTGCATCATAAAAATCTGTACTAATAAAACCATCTTCAGAAATGCTTGTTACATCTGCTGCAGCATGTGTTCCAGAGGTTGACACAAAAGCAGAAAAAGATATGTGGTATAGATGTCCCATAATGGGGACTAATGTTCTTGTAGTTGAATTATTCCAACTTGCTTCATCACTAAAAGTGTAACTTGCGTTTTCATATCTAATTACCCAAGGACTAACGCTGTTTGTCCATAAAGCATTAGTTACCGGCAATGAATAAGTCGCTGTTAAATCACCACCACCAAGAACTTTATCCATATCAATTCCTGATGCACCAGTACCTAAAGAATACATTGTTACTAATGTAATTAATGAATCTATTGAAGTACCTATTGGCGTTGATGGTGTTGCGGATTCTAATCCATTAAGTAATAAATTTCCGCTATTGATTTCCCATAAATTATTTCTGGTTAAAGAATAGTTACCCGGCATGTCATTGTCCTTTGATCGAAGAATTCCCTTTCTATAGTACCTTGAAGAATTGATTTCTTTTAAAGAGGAAAAAGAGGGGAACCTAAATCTTCTTCCACCTGCCGGGGGAAGATCAGTTCACGATCTGATTAAAAATCGCACTTGTCCGGTTATTCAGGAGACGTGGTAAATCCATCTTTCAGTTGGGTTGTCAACGAAACTGCGCATGGGTTCGATTCCCTAAACCGGCACTAATAGATCCTGGCAGCTGTGCACAACATCGACAGCGGCTCAATTTAAGGTGAAACGATAATGTATGCCAGTCTTGTAGTTTGGATTATTCAACCCCTTTGAGCTTGTTTTAAAAGCTTCACTTCTACAAGAAATAGAACAAAAAGGATTTTCTGGATTTCTTACTTGCTTCTCATAACGTTTGAATAATTTAAAACATTGAGCACAAATCCAATCTTTTCGTGTATCCTGTCCTCTTCTGCATGTTCCTACTTGTCCTCCAGAAGAAGAATTGTATCCTATTTTAGGATCACATGATTTAAAATAAGATATCCAAAAAATTTCACGATCATTTAAGATTTCATCTTCGCATTCTTCGATTAACTCAATTTTGAAAAATTCTCTACCGTATTTTCTTATTGCTCGTGAAATAGGCATTTTTTCGCTTTTAGATGTACAATGCCTACTGAATCTTTCGTTTAATGGACGTATCGTTTGTCCAATATATACTTTATTATTTGACAAACAAGTTATTTTGTAAATATTTCCCATATTTAAATTATATCATATTTTTATATGATAGAAAGGAGTTTATTCGAAATGACTATCTGGCTCACTTCGGATCTTTGATCCACTTTGATCACAAAAACATTCTTAAATACTGCAATCGTCCATTTCAAGATGTAGATCATATGGCTGAAATCCTTGTTAGAAATTGGAATACTGTTGTAGATCCCTCTGACATGGTATTCATTGTTGGCGATTTCGCAATGGGACGTAGAGAAGAAACTCTCCCTATTGCTAAACGACTCAATGGCTTTAAAGTTCTTGTTCCCGGTAATCATGATCATTGTCATCCAATGTATGATGATGCGTCTGAAAAGTATAAAGCATATAAAAAGCTTTATGAAGAATACTTTGACGACATTGTTTATGATCATGTGTATCAATTAGAAGATTTCATTCTTTGTCATTTTCCATATAGCGAAGGCAAAACTGATTACGCTGGTCGTGATTTCAGTGAATGGGAACCAATGGATATTGGTATGCCTCTTCTTTGTGGACATGTTCATGAACTGTGGAGAATTAAGCTTTCTCCAAATGGGACTTGGATGTTTAATGTTGGTGTAGATGCGCCCGGCAATGATTATGCCCCAGTATCTTTAGACTACATTAAAACTTTGTATTTTGATTTGCTCATGCATTAATTATACCATATCCACGGGATACTCAGCCGTGTAAGCTCATAGCGTACAAACCTATGAGACAGTCTTAATTGACTGAAGTGTAGAGCCGCGTTTTGGCATTATGAACGTGGGATCAGGATCATGCCCAACTCTACTGATCAGAAGTTGTTAAACTCAGATCACTTACTTCTTTCCTTTAACTGGTGGTTTTACCCCAGTTGCTGGCATTTTGTTTGTACCTGGTGCCTTAGCTATTACTGATTGTGGTCTAAAATTTTTAAATGGATTTAAATTAGCATTTTTTGCCGCCACCAGATCCACCTTTCTTAGGTGTTGACTTATGCATCGGCATAGGAGAAGATTTAGGTCCTGATTTTTTTGATGATTTCTTTTTTCCAGCCATTGGAAGCTCCTTAAGTAAGGTGAACTTCTATTATAGTAATTCTATATATTGTCTGTTGCATAGGCGTCAGATTGGGGTGGTTTTGGGAGGACAGCTAAACATATCCAAACCTAAACCTATGCAACAGAGAGTATATAGATATTTCTTGCTTGAAAAAGAGAGGGAAAGCAAGCATATTAAAGCACGGATTGGAGATAAATCATGTGCGTACATGTTGCTCAAAGCTATAAAACAATTCATAAATTTCAGCAAATTACTCGTCTTCCATTTAGATTTGGATTTGATCATTCAAAGGTTGTAGGCTATGCTACAGCTGGTAAGACTACTATTGTAGTCGCTGCAACTTTGAAGGATACAGAAGGTAATCTTCAAAAATTCATCACTAACTGTGGATGGGGAACTAATATTGGTAATAACCTTGCATTCAATGCTCGGTTTGAAACCATGGCTTCTAAGCCTACTTGGAGGAATTCCGTCCAGGATCAGAGAATCCTTGTTCCTGTTGATGGATTCTATGAACGCGGATATTATATCCGTCCAGAAGATCCAGACAAGGCATTTGCTCTTGCTGGAATTACCGTAATGAATTCTCATCATCAAGCTATTATTGCCACACGTCCAGCTGCTAAGGCTATTGCTGCAATTCATACTCGTATGCCAGTAATTGTCCCTGTTGATAAATGGAATGATTGGTTGAATCCAGAAGTTCCATTCTCTGAATTCGCCAATCTCATTAATCTTTCATTCCCATTTGGTATAGAAAGATCTGGTGAACACAGTGAAAGCAAAGCTTCATAAATTTCTTTCACATAAGTTGGCATAGTTGCTAAAATAATGGCTCTTTATTATCACGAAGAAGAAAAAGAAGCTGAGTTAACAGAGATTTTTGAGCATGTATTTGGTAGGTGCGATTGCACTGCGGAAGAACCAGATGAAAATTGTCCTGAACATGGTGATTTTCAACATGCATAGATTTGGACATATTTAACGCTAAATCTATCCTTGGCAAAAACCAAAATGAGAAGAACTAACTTAGTTTAGCATCGTGCTAATTCTTCCCGTTATATATGTCCAATATTCTTTAAAAAAGAGGGGAGGTAATAATGATCTATGAACATTTAGTATTTGATGATTTGCGAGAGTTTGACCCTCCCATTGATGGAGTGACTTACTGTCGCAATACACAAGAAGCCCAAGATGCTCTTATGAATGGTTACAACCATATTTGTAATCTTTGGCTTGATTTCGATCTTGGTATGGATGATACCACTCTCAGTATCGTAAATGATCTTGCAAGTATGTCTATTCATGATGCAGGCAAATGCACCGTTGACAATGTTTTTATTGTCACAGCAAATCCTGTAGGTAGAGATCGTATCTTTGGACTTTGCGAAATGTTTGCGGATTCCGTAAAAGTCGTAAATCCACTTGACCACAATTTGGTTAATAAAACCAAGTGGTAAATTTTCTCTGTGCTTTGCCAGAGGAACCTATAGACAAGGAGTCAAAGGTCTACAGCTGCAAGATGTACTTGGTTTGTATTCTACAGTCTGTGATGTAAGCTCATCTGTATTGCTTTATGCATGCTTGTAGCCTCTACGATCAATAACAAACCTGTGTCGGGATAGCTCAAATATAGCTCACAATGCCCGAGAGCCAGTAAGCATGTAGAGCTGGCACTTAATAAATTTAAGTTGTAGTAGGTGCTGTCATATGATGACATACCTCGTGAATGCAATCCATCCGATGAGAAAAAATAAATACAGTTTGAATTAGAAATAGTTCAATTTTTCCCATCTACTACAACTTAATTTATATTCTTTTGAATGCGGCACCACTTTCGCATAATGAAAAAGAAAATGGACGAAAATAATTATCGAGATGTAGGCGCTTGTGCCAGACATATAGAATGGCAAGAATGTTTTTCTATATACTATCAAATAGATAGGACTGAGAAGAGAAAAAGGGGAGAAAGAGGTCCGTGGAAATTAATACATGGGATTTCTCTTCCTGATTCTCCTTATTATGAATTAGGTGATTTTGAAAAAGATCTTGCTAAAATAGATATTTCAAAACTACCTATTTACGATCCATCTAAACATCATAAATAATCTATATTGAATAGATTACTGATTTGGGCAACTATAATAATGCTTTAATAATAACGTTTCACAGTAAGCAATTGAGACACACGACACGTACGGCATACTTGTCTTAAGATTTCATGATAAGCTTCTTACATTAAAAAGTGAATCCAATTATAATCAGTAATCTCTTCAATATAGATTTGAGGAATAAATGTTTTATATTATTTTTGGTACTTTTGTACTTCTTTATTTCACTTTTCGTGATTTAGGATTTCTCACTCGTTTCGAAACCTGCTATAATTATGCTGTTCATGTTCTAATGATCAATTGTGGGCTTACGCAATATTATGCACATGCCTACATGAATCGTCATTCATCTTTTTTAAATGGTCGTTCTCCATATGAAATTATTAAAGATGAAAATGAAAATGGATTAGATAAAGTTTTAACTTTAATTTCTCAACACTTTGAAGTAGGAAGTTTTTAATGACTATTTGTGTAAAGTGTAAAACAGAATTAGTTCTGGATTCTGGTGTTCAACCGGATAATCAATATGCCTATGATAATGCTCTATGGATTGCTTTCCATGGTGGCTATGGCATGTTTGTTGACAACATCGATGCTACGCTTGATGGCAATTATGGCGTTATTAAGGGCGCTGACTATGAACTCGTTCTTTGTCATGAATGTGCACATGCCTTCTTTGACCATAACCCATGGTTAACAGAAATTGTAAATCCCCACGATTCACATGCTCACACAACAGCTTATCATAAAGCCCATCCTGATCATAAAGGTTGGGATTATGACAAGAAAGAGTAGCTTGACATGAGTACTGGGACTAAAAAATGAGTGACAACGGAACGTATCACGTTTCCCAGTACTCTTATGAGGCTATGTCTTAAATTGAAATAAAATAATATAAAGAAAAGGAGATAATTATGGATGAAATTACCTCATTTACTGGTGAGTATCATTTTCTTTCTAATTTTTATCCTTCCCCTTTTGTTTGGCAAGGTAATGTTTATCCAACTAATGAGCATTTCTACCAGGCTGCTAAGGCTATAAACGAACTTATGCAAGAAAAAATTAGATTAGCTGCTACACCTGGACTCGCTAAAAAACTTGGAAGACAAGTTCCTCTTCCAGCACATTGGGAAGCTGATAAAGAGCGTGTCATGCTTCTTGGACTTATGTTCAAATTTACCCAAAATGCTGATTTGCGTAAACAACTTCTTGCCACAGGTGATGCTCTTCTTGAAGAGGGAAATAACTATGGAGATAAGTATTGGGGAACAGTCAATCGAATGGGTCTCAATAGACTTGGCAAACTTCTTATGAATGTTCGTAGTTATCTTCGCGATTATGACAAAATTCAACAACAAGAAAAAGAAAAGTTAACAACTGCTGTTGATTGAGATTTCTTATGTATGTAAATAACAGTGATCGTCGCTCAACCTGTGCCTATTTTCACAATCACGCTACTTACATATGTAGCTGTGGTATTATTGTAGGCACATGTCTCTGCACAGATGAAAAAAAAGAAGAAATTCATTTTGACAATTGCTGGCATGATAAAACTGTAAAACATGCCGATTTGACAAAGCTAAAAGTAAATGCTGCTGAATTGAAAAGGATAAGACTTGAAGCCAAAAAAAGTGGATGGTAAAGAAATACAACACACCATTAAATTTGGTTTCAGAGGCTATAGATGTAGATGGATGTGTTCTTGTGGTATAGGATCTTCGCCTTATACCACAGACACAATTCTTGGCGCTACAAGAGGATCTCAAGCTCATTTGCAAAAAGTAGGTGGAGATCTAACACAAGAATTTGTCTCAGTTCCATATTATGAACTTGACAAAAAAGAAAATAGTTAGTACTATTTAATGCATGGCTTTACGCGATGATCCAGAATTAATGAAACAATATAAAAGAGAATGGACAGCTCGTCGTAGAGCCGCTTGGTTTGCAGATAAATATTGTGTTTCGTGTGGATCTATTGAGAGATTAGAATTAGATCATATTAATCCTGCTTTAAAAGCTTCTCACAATATTTGGTCTTGGTCAGAAAAACGCAGAGACGAAGAAGCAGCTAAATGTCAAGTTTTATGTCATGATTGTCATCAAGAAAAAACAATAGCTTTTATTAAAAGAGATATTACTCATGGAACTCATTCGAAAGGCTATTTAAGAGGATGTAGATGTGTTGATTGTACAAATGCACATCGTATCTATAATAATAACTATAGATTAAAAAAGAAAAATCAAACGGGTGTAGGCTAGTCCGGTTCACGCCACGTCTTTCATATGGACGAGATCGTGGGTTCAAATCCCACCACCCGCACAATATATTACCTATTCCCTTTAATGAGAAGATACCATCGCCACTATGACAGAAATACCAGAGCATTTACTTGTACGAGCACAGAAAGCTCGTGATGATGCAATGATACGAAATCCAATTCCTGTTCAACCAACAGAAGAAACCGTAAGTGCAAAGACCGCTGTAGTGGTTCCTACTCATGTAGAATCTCTTGGCGTTGTCTTACCCGATCTATCAACTTCTGAATTAACTCGTGATCAGCATATTAGAGCTTTTGCTTTGCAGCAAGCTCAATATTTTTATAGTGGAGAGTCTAATGACCCAGAAGTGATCTGCAGTGTAGTTCTTCCTATAGCAAAAGCTTTTGAAGAATATATTCGCGGATATTAATTTTCTTGCCGCGTTAGTTTAATGGTAAAATCTTAGACTTTCAATCTAAAGAGCAGGGGATCGATACCCCTACGCGGTGCCATATAAAATGCTATTTAAAGGTAGATTTAATTGACTACTGAATTAGATATTGTTGCAGATCAAGTTTTATCTGCAAAACGTCCAGAAGATATTTTTGGACTTCTTTTTGACATAGATGACGTATCTGAAAAATTTCGCGAAGTTAAAAGAATTTACTATAAGCTTTCATTGATTCTTCATCCAGACAAAAATCATGGATCTAAACTGGCAAATGAAGCCTTTGCTAAATTAGGTAATCTTTATGAGACTGCCGGGGCAACCATACAAAGTGGTATATATGGTGCTCCTGCTCCTATTCTTGAGTTAGAAACTAAAAAGTTTACTTATAGTATCTTTGAGCCTCACTTTGATTTTGGTATTACAACTGGATATGAATGCATCATAGATGCACGTATACCCGTAATATTTAATATTGCGAAATTACCAAAATTCAATTCTCGTATAGACCATGAAGCTAAAGTATTAAAAATTCTTTTCGATACTTCTGTTCCAACTGCTACTGGATTTTTCTCTATGCTTCCAGGAGTCTACGAAACTGTAAGCTACCAGGAAAATGGATTTTTGCGTAAAGCCAACCCATTTTTCCTTCCTCCCGGATATTGCACATTAGCTCAGGCTATTCAAGCTTATCCCGGTGGAATTTCGGCAGAAAGCCTTGTATGGATTTATCGCAGACTTCTTGATATTATTGGATTTGCCCATTCCAAAAAGATTATTCATGGCGCTGTTACACCAAATAATATTCTTATTGGACAAGATGATATTCACGAAGTTAAGTTAATTAACTGGCATAATGCAATTATAAACCCTGAAGAAGATAAGAAGTTTATTCCCTCTATTGAAAATCAGTGGAAGGATTTCTATCCACCAGAAGTATTTGAAAAAGAAATTCCTACTTATTCAGTAGATCTTTATATGGCAGCTATGTCAATTAAAGCTCTGCTTCTTAAAATTCAAGTTCCACTTTCTCCAGAAACTAAAATTGCTTCTTTTCTTATTAGTTGTACGTCATCTAAACCTGCCTCGCGTCCTCATGACGCATGGAAGTTGAGGGAAGAGTTTACTGCTCTCACTAATAAAATATGGGAAAAGAAAAAGTACGTTCCATTTTCTTTGTCAAAATAACAAAAAGGATATAACACTATGGGTTCCTCTTCAACCACTGCTGATGATCTTGCTGCACGTGCAGCTTATCGTGCAGCTACTGGCACAAGCTATGCTTACAGTGCAACCATGCACGCTGTTCCCTTTCATGATCGTAAGATTCATGAATCTCTTGATCCTAAGCGTTTGAATACTCTTGGCAAGCAGATTCGCGAATGTTTCGATTCTATCGAGCATCCCCTTACCGTTCCTGTTGTATTTGGTTTTGATCAAACCGGATCTATGGGTAATGGTCCTCGCATCATCCAGGAGAAGCTTTCTACATTGAAGGGGCTTACCCTTCGTGCTGGTATGCCTGATGTTCAGCTTTGTTTTGGTGCATATGGTGATGCCCAGAACCATGAAATCGCCCCTTGTCAAGTTGGTCAATTTGAGTCCGGTCTTGAAATGGAAGACTGGCTGAATAATCTTTTCCTTGAAGGTAATGGTGGCGGAAATGGTGGAGAGACCGCAGGTCTTTTTCTCTATTTCCTTGCTAACTATACCGATCTCGATTCCGTTAACAAGCGTGGCAAGAAGGGCTATGTCTTTCTTACTGGAGATGAGATTGCTCTTCCCGTGACGCGCGCTGAGCTCAAAACCTATATCGATGAAGATTCCGAAACTGATTATACCATCCAGCAAGTAATTGAGATGGTTACCAAGAAGTTTGAAGTTTTCTTTTTCTTGGTTGAGAATGGTGCCGCTCGTGCGCAGGGTTCTTTGAAGTTTTGGAGTGATCTTCTTGGCAATGATCACGTTATTGTTGTTGAGGATCTCAATAACATTAGTGAACTTGCTGCAACCCTTCTCGCCAATGAAGAGGGTATGATCACCAGTATTGATCATGCTACCGATCTTCTCAAGGCTGAAGGCGCTGCTGGCACGGCTATCGAAGTTGTTTCCAAGACCCTTGCTCATCGTGGCGTAGCAAGTACTACTGCCTCTGTTGCTACTACGACTGGTGGTACTCTTGCTGCCACTACAGCAGCGGATACGACTGACCTTTAATTTCTTAATTAATGATTGTGGTCAGGCACCCGGTAATGATTTGATAGTTATAAGGGCTCGAACTGACTTTTGTCGATGACTACAGGTAACCACAATTATTTTATTTAAGGAATTTATTTATGTCTCATGCCCGTGTAAGTACTATTTTTTAAGCCATTCAATAGCCGCATGCAAATAATCAATATTATCTTTAAACATTCCAAGACCCATATTGCAGGCATTGCATAGTAATCCTCTTACGCAATTGCGACAACCTTTTTTACAACATTTGTGATCATGATCAATAGCCCATTGATTATCTTTACCGCCAGGTTTTTCATTACCACAAATTCCACATTGTTTCAATTGAGCATTATACCATTCAATATTTAAACCACGTCGAATCAATCGTTGATACTTGCTTAAATATTCCCTATAATCTTTATCTTTTTTGTAACGAGGTTTACGCATTAAACGATTTTTGTTTGCAATAAAATTGGCGTGATGCATTTTGCATTCTAAAGACTTGCAAACCGGTAAAATTGTGTTGATTTGTTTTTGATGGAATGTACTTCCACAGTAAGTGCATTGAAAATCATACCAAATTTCACCATATCGACTTCCGTCTTCTCTTTTATGTGAGTCATGAGCAATACCCAGTTGTCTTCTTTTTTTAAGTCGTTGATTTTTACCAATTCTGGATTTAAGTTTACATTCTTCACAACTTGGTATTCTTCCACGAGGCTTTGTCCTCGTCACCTCATTTGTTTTACATTGATCACAATAATAAATCATATTTAAATAGTACCATTTAAAAGGCGAAAAAATAGATGTCGCACGCAAAAATTTCATGTGTTATTGATTTGTCCTTTGGTGATTCCGGCAAGGGCGCACACGTAGATTATCTCTGTCGTAATGACAATGCTCGTCTCGTTGTTCGCTTTAATGGTGGAAACCAAGCAGGTCACAATGTTGTGACTCCAGAAGGCTTGCATCATTGCTTCCATCTCTTTGGCAGTGGAAGCTTTATTCCTGGAGTAAATACTTATCTTGCTCCTACTGTTCTTGTAAATATTCAGGCGCTTCTAAAAGAAGTTCATGATCTTAACAAATACGTTATTGCTCCTCTCCTTCCGAGAATGTTTATTCATGAAGATTGCCCTATCATTACTCCATATCATATTTATATGAATAGGTATATGGAAATTCTTCGTGAAGATAGTCCTCATGGTTCTTGTGGGCAGGGGATTGGTGCTTGTGCAGCAGATCTTGAAACACTTCATCCTGCTCTTATTCTTAGGATAAGAGATATTAGGAATCCTGAAATCTTGAAGAAGAAGCTTCAAGCTCTTTATGACAGATGTGTCTTTGATTTTCCTCTTCATCTTCTAACTGATGAGCAAGCAAAAAGAATTGGGATTTATACCGATTATCTTGAAGAAAACTGGATAAATCAGCTCACAAACTATTATGTAAATTCTTCTTCTCTTCTTCAAATCGTAGATAATACCTTCTTTGCTAATGCTCTTGAACAATATGAACATATTGTATTTGAAGGAGCACAAGGGGTACTTCTTGATGAGTGGTATGGTTTCCATCCTTATACTACTTGGAGTAGTACTAATCTTCGCAATGTCCATGCTATATTTGATCAGTATAATTATGCTGGTGAATACCATAATTATGGTCTTCTCCGAGCATATACAACTCGTCATGGTGCTGGTCCATTTCCAACAGAAGATTCAACATTGCTTGAATTTCTTAACGATGAATACAATCCAACGAATGAATGGCAACAAGACTTTAGGGTAGGACATTTTGATCCTTCTCTCGTAATCTATGCTATTCGTATGGCAAAAGATCCTGAATCTAAATGGCGCGGAATTGATAGCCTTGTTATTAGTAATGTGGATAGAATGTTTGGTCTTCATCCAAAAATTGCATCACATTATCATATAACTTTTGGACAAAAAGATATTAATCATCAAGCAGAAAAAGCTTCTCTCTTAATGCATATGAATCTTTCTAACTATTCAGGAGTTACTCATGATGTACTGAGCTTCGAAAATATGATGTCTTATATTAAAGATATCATTGATGAAGTTGGTAGATTTGTTTCTCCCATTGGAGCAGTTTCTATTGTTGGTGTTGGTCCAACTTCAAAAGATAGAATCGTTATTAATACTCCTATTTACAAATCCTGAATGGAAGGTTAGTTTATGGCGTTTTCTACTTGGGGAATAATTGCTTATGCAGTTATTGCTATTGCTCTTGTAACTTCAATACATTTCAAAAAGAAAATTACATCTATTGTTTTATTCTTTTTGCTTTTTGCTTCTATCATTTTCATTATTCTTTCTCAAGTTCATGAAAATGATACAAAGTCAGATAGAAAATCCAATAAGGAATCTCTTGCGCGAGATCTTAATGTCTCACATATTAATGATATAACATTAACTGTTCAATGTTTTACTTATGAAAACAATGATTCTGTTATTGTGGAATTTCCAAAAGTAGATTTGGATGACGGGACTTCTGATTATATTTATCTTGATGCGGAATCTGGAAAATGGTCTCGCGCGAATCTCAATGATCTAAAATCTTTTGAGATTTTTCAATCCTATATTAACTGTAGCTATAATCCTAAATAAAAGGATATAAAAATGTTTTGGTTTTATTTGAGTATTGTTCTATTTATTGCTTTTGTTGTTATTCAACTTATCTTTTGCGTACCTTGGTACTTGAATAAGAATGTACCACTTAAGGATGCAGAAGGTAAAGTTCAAAGAAATGGATGGAATGAAGTTATCTATACCAAGAAGCCAGTCAATGCTTTGGGTACAAGCTGGACTTTCTTTGGTTTCAGTATGTTTATTTTCTTTGTGGTTTGTGGAGTTTCCACAATAGCCATTTATACCGATACTTTTGATCTTCGCAAGCAAGAAGCCATGCTTCCTCAAAAGCTTGAACAAAAGCAAAAACTTGTTAAGCTTGTAGATGAACAGCTTTCGGCAGATAAACTTGCTGCTCTTGTTGATGCTACTACCATGGAAAGTGTTCTTGTCATCCTTGGTAATCCTTCTGGTCCTGCAGCAGCAGTTCTAATTGAACGCGCAAATCAAATTGTTCTTCTTAATGTTGAAATCAATGAACTAAAGAATAGTATTACTTCTAAGTCTATTGATATCTGTAATGCTAAGGATAATATGTTTGTGCCACGAATTCCATTTGTTGACATCAACTGTAAATATGATTTTCCTGAAGGAATCTGATGATTTCTAAAATTGTAAAAGCCGCATTCTTTCTTTTCTCAATTTCTTTTATAGTTTCTTGTGGCGAAGATGCTTATTATCAAGATCATGATGATAAAGTAAGAGAAAATGCAGAACATGTAAAGTATTGTATTCAATCCGGCGGCGAACCATTTTATACTTCTAATAAATATGGAGAAGTAGAAGAATGGCTTGGCTGTAAATATCCCAACCCTTAAAGGATTTAAATGAATATTTCTTATATTATTGCTTTTGTAATTATTGCCTCATTCATAGTTCTTACTATTTGTGTTTTAAATACTACGACCATCGATAAGCAGACTAAGGCTGGTTGGCTGACTCTTGGTGGAATTATTACAGTAGCCGCAGTAGCTATTTGTACTGCAGTTGGTGTTGATTTGAATAAGACTAATCTTCGTAGAGAATGCCGCCAGAACCAAATTCTCACAATCAATACTAATCTATCAATTGAAGAACAAACTACTCTCTTAAATACGATTTGTAAGTAATTATGTTCCCTAATTACGATGACATTACTTCTCGTATAACAGAAGATCCTACTTGGTATACCAAGCAGGGAGTTCCAAGATACGGTGAATTTAAGCCAGCTGAATGTAATATTTACGCATACTATTCTTTACTGATGGAAATTGGTTGTCAAGATTGTGGCAAACGATTTCTTATTGGTCAAGATTACGATGGTATGGATATCGTTAAAGTATTGCTTGATCCAAGTAAAATAGAACCGCCAATTTATGATCTAACAAAAGATCTCTGGATATCTATCAGGCATGGAATTTACGCTCCTAACAAACTTGATGAAAATGGAAATCACCAATATAAGACTTTAACTCTCAAGGATCTCATAGAGGGTTGGGCTTTTGGTGACCCACCTAATCACGGTTGTGTTGGTGATACCATGGGTTCCATTGAGATTAGGTGCGTTCAAGCTTGGGATCTTAGATTCGGTCAAGAAACTGAAGATAGAACCGCTGACAACGGTAATACATATAGTGTTATTGTTAAGATGGGAACACCAACAAGAATAACTGAACTTGAAGAATTCAAGTTTGAAATTCCAGAATGGTACCGATATGGCTAAAAGTCACATCACAGATGGAACTTCTGATTATGAGAAAAAAATTCCACCAATTGTAACTGTCCTTAAGTGCAGCAATTGTGGTGGAACTCATATCCATCTTACTTTTAAATACTCATATCAGTATTATGCCTGTGCTGATTGTCCTGCTACTTGGGATTCGTTAGAATCTAATGGTATACTTCCTGGTGATCCCAACCCCTCTTTTCAATAAGGAATATAAATGACTATTGCAACATTCTTCACTTGGTGTCTCGTTATTTCAATTCCACTTCTAATTGCTCTTCTGATAATTTCTTCTATTCTGGAGAAACAAAAGAAGAAGCTAAAGCTGAATAAATGGAGTGATCTTCCAGCTAACTTGCAAACTCTTGAGGATACTGATTCTATTTTAGTTGTTCTCAACATTGTAGCTTGGATCTTTACTGTCGTTATTGGGCTTGTATGTCTTTTTGGTTTCGTTGACACAAATCAAAGTCGCAAAGATTGCGGAATTTTCCAAAAAGAAACTGGCTATGAAACCAAATGGGTCAAGAAAGATTCTTTTACCAATTGGTGTTATGTCAAGTATGAAGATAAATGGGTTGACGTTGATGACGTAACTCTTATCTTGAATAAGAAGTGACAAAAAAGATGATGGTTCTGTATCTTAAAATATGAACCACTTAATCTCTTTTTCTTCCCATGTAATCTACATTTTTCTCCCTATACTCTTTTCTCCATTGTTTACATAAATTACATCTACATTTTTCTTTGTTATACATATGTCCACTTCCATGATTATAATCATCAATTCTATTGTGTCCTCCGCCAAATTCTCCATTTAATTTAGTTTTTAATTCATGATGATCTTTACATAGCAATTGACATTTGGTTAATTCTTTTAAATAATCTTTTTTGTTAATCGACCATAGTTTAGATATTGGAAAAGCTTTCGTTTTTGGATTAATATGATCTATTTCCAATTTCTCTGTCGTTTGACAAATTATACAACAACCTCCTAAAATTTCTATTGATTCTTTTCTTCTTTCATAATATCTTTCTAAGATCTTTTTTTTCATATATTCATTATATTGATCTTTATCTTTTAAACTCATTAGTTAATCCTTGTCTTTTAATCCTTACTATGATAGTATCATAATACGTGTATAAAAGCAAGAAATTATGCGCCTTTAGCTCAGTTGGTAGAGCAGGACACTTTTAATGTCAAGGTCGTGGGTTCGAGCCCCACAGGGCGTACAAAGTTTTTGCTCTTTTAATTGGGGTTCGAGCCCCACGGAAGGTACTTATGATAAAAACAACTTATATCTCTTGTGGTGAAGAAGATAACCAAGCCCTTTATATTGATGGTAAATATGTAACTGGGCATTATTATTTAATGCTTGATGGGGCAATTGATATCGTTAAACATCTTGCCCCAGAGGCTGAAATAAAAACATATGAAATGCCTGAAGAAACTATGGAAGATTTAAATGGCTTTCCTGTTGAACTTCCAAACAATTTCGTTGAGCTTTGGAACTTAGTCGATACTCATCTATTTGAAGACTAAGGAATTATTACTATGAGTATATATTCTACAAGAGTAATATTAGGCGATGATGATTTTTTTGTAGAAACTGGTCCTGGTATTGTGCTTCAGTATAGCGCCTCACATATTTATCCAGATACTGAAACTCATGAACAAACTTCCTTAGAAACTGCGCATATTCCTCATTTTTGTATGCCAGGTGGTTATGATCTTGATGATGAAGACCATCTGTTATATGCACCATGGATGAGATTATCCCTTGATGGAGTAAATGTCATTTTGGATAAAGAAGCAGTTAAATTATTAAAAGATGATTTGGAAGAATGGTTAAGTCATTTCCATGGGTAAATATCTTTATACTCCACCTGAAAAAGTTCAGCCAATGATTCATTTTTGCTATCAACCCTCTTTAACTAAATCACAAATTGGTACTATCTGGGAATGCAGCTGTGGTCAAAGATGGCGACTTAATCGTGATTTTTTGCTTGTATGTAGCTGGCGAAGAATTTCTAAATGGCGTTCTAATAGAATATTAAAAAAACATAATGGTTGAATCATGTACTAATTGTAAATTTAGCTGGATTGAAGAAACTGGTTTTGGTTGTTCTCAAATGTATTGTCGTAGAAATCCACCATCTCCTTTTACTTCTTTTGCTTATCCATATCCCAAAACATATGATGGACAATGGTGTGGCGAATATAAATCTAATGAGCCACCTCTCTGAGAGATATTTTTTAAAATGAAAATTTATAGCTTTCAACCTGTTATATTATCTGAACCTTTTCAACCCAATAGTTCTCGTGTAGAAATTTCACTTGGTGATGTAGTAGTATTTACACATTTCATTTCTGAACAAGGACAAAGCGCTCCTACTTGGGAAGAAGAAATGATTGATGAAGCTTTTCGTATTTTTGCTGAGAAGCTTAAAAAGGCTATAGAAAATGTTTAGAAAATGTAAGCATAAATGGACTATTGTAAATCGTAAATTTACTCCACCAATTCCTAATATTGTAAAACTTTCAGGTCCAGATAGTGATCAAAAATTTTTTACTCTTTATGGTTTTACTACTATAGAGCAAAAATGTACGATTTGTGGTCAAATCAAGTTTGTTCACTGTCAAGGCAATCAAACATGAATGACCTTACAAAACTACTTGGACAAAGATGGTGGAGCGCTATTCCTCCTGGTTCTGTTTTAATTACTCCTTATCTTAGTATTGAAAATGACAATGTTGCAATTTTTCAATTTAATGATATTATTTTTACAGTGACTTTATGGGAAGATAATATTATTAAAATTGAACAAGGTAATCTTGTCTATCAGTTAAAGAAAAATGATGATGAGTTATAAATGTCCTAAATCAAAAACTGAAAAATATTTTTGGCATATTTATGAGTTTCTGTTCTTATCCCTTGCCTTTATATTTTCTGTTCCATATGCTATATACTTGAAGATTAGATATCGTAAAAGTAAAAGGAGAATTGATGAAGGCTAAAGTGATTATTGAAATAGAAGTTTCTGCTGAGTTTCATAATCAAGCTACTCAAGATATGGTTGATGAATTAACTACTACCTTGTCTACTATTTTATCTGCGCAAAAAAATAATCCTGGATTTAAATTCTCAAAAGCACGAGTTAGATCTATTCTTAAAAAGAAGAGATAATACACAGGGGTATCGTCTAACGGTTAAGGCACTGAGCTATATTAAATTATAAAGTTTTGCTCTTTTTCTAACTGCATTATCTGATACTCCAAATATTTTTCCTGCTTGTACAAAATTTGTTGTTTTAAGAATTTTTTCTAACTCTTCTTTTGTAGGATTAAATTTTCTTAAATGAGATCTTCCAATTTTATTTCTTTCTTTTTCTTCTTTATCTTTTAACTTCTTTTCTAAATTTCTTCCTGCATAGCTTTGTGTTTGTGTATGACAATTAGGACATAGAATTTGTAGATTTTCTATTCTATGATCATTATATATTCCATTAATATGATCTAATTGTAAAGTTAATGGTTTTCCATTCCATTCTGATCCAATTTTACATTCATTACATTTTTCTTCTAATATATTATTTTGATAAAGTTTTTTCTTTATCAAATCTCTGTTTGTATATAAAGAATTTTCTTTAAAAATATCTTCCCATGGAATCATTATATAACCTCTGGCATGGTTTATATTACTTTTTCCTATTTTGGGTTTTAGTCCAAATTCTTTACATGCGTTATGAAATGCTTTAAAATTTCCTCCAGCAGATCTTAATCCTAAAAACTTTAAAGCATCTGAGATACTTTCTGTTTTCTCTATAGCTTCTTTGAGTTCTTCTCTATTTTGTAGTATACTTCTTGTTCTCATTATTATTCCTTTGGGGAGTAGCCGACATTGGTATAGGCATCAGCCTTTGGAGCTGACGCGAAAGCATTGAGGGTTCGATTCCTTCCTCCCCAACTGCTACTTCATGTAGTAATTCTATTTATTGGCAAACTAACATTTAGGGTTCGAATCCTTATACCCCTACTATGAAATATATATCTTGTCCATTTGGAACTCAATTTCATCCTATCAAATGTGAATTAAAAGATGACACTTTACTTTTAGCTAATTTTGACCTACTTCAAAAGGCTTGGGGCGCTTTAGGATATTCTCCTTATCCTCATTATTGGTATCAATTTCGTAATGGCTTTGGACTATCTGTTTTTAAGTATAAAAAAGACTTATGGGAATATGCAGTTTTGGATCATACTGAAAGTATTGCCGGATTTTATCTTCCAGACGTAGCTCACATTTTTAATGGCGCATTAACACCAGGCAATCAACATTTAGTTCATGCAGTGGTAGAAAAGGGCGTTCATACAATACTTAATGCTCTTCAATCTCATCCTAAAATCTTTGAATTTGATCCTCTTTATGTGGTTTATTCTTTTTCAGATGATCCAATTCCCCTAAAGCCTGTACAAGCTGATGAGGATAAAATTGATTTGTTTTAAAAAAGAGGGGAAATAGTTTTCTATGGTTCAAATTTATAATCAAAGACATAAAGATGCTCCTTATGGAGCACTTTACGTTGGTCGTCCAACTCAATACGGTAACAAGTTCACTCATCTAAAATCTAAAACTTTAGCTGAGGTTCAGGTTGCAACAGTTGCCGAATCAATTGAATCTTATTATAAATACATTAGATCTCTTTATCCTCAATTTGATACCCAAGAGGCTCATGACTTTTTTGCTCCTCTTGTAGACAAAGATCTGATTTGTTGGTGTGCCCCCAAAGGAGGTATTCCTCACCAGCAACGTCCTTTTATTTGTCATGCTCAAATCCTTGCCTTTATGGCTGAATCCTATAAGATTCTATTTTCACAGAAATCAAAATGAAAAAGAACTGTTCTATTAATGGTTGTCAATATCCATTTGGTGTTTGTCAAGCTGAAGCCGATAATAGCATTGTAAATACTGAAGATCCCGCAATTCTTAAATTTATTGAAATTCGTTGCGCTCAAGCTAAAGAAATGGATAGTGAACGCGGTGCCTATTACAATTTTAGAAAAGACTGATTTACTTTCTCTTGAAGTTGATATGATAGCTCATGGAGTTAACTGCCAAGGTGTAATGGGTGCTGGAGTAGCTTTGGCTATTCGTAATAAGTACCCCGATGTATTCAAGTCCTATACCACTTTCATTAGTGCATACCGTAAGATGAAGATTTCACCTCTTGGTATGGCTCATTTATGGCAAGATCCACAAACTAAAATCACCATTGCTAATCTCTTTACCCAAGATAAGTATGGACGAGACCCTAAAATCCAATATGCCTCATATGAGGCTATTCAAACTGCTTTTCATTGGATGTTTCTCTATGCAAAAGCCCGCAAAATGCAGTCAATAGCTATGCCTAAAATTGGTTGCAACTTAGGTAATGCACAATGGGATAAGGTTCTTTCTATTCTTACTGAAGAATATGAGAAAAGTAAATGGACTGGCGAATTGAAAGTAGCAGTTTTGTAATGTCCTTTGTTCAACCTATTATAGTACCTAATCGTGGTACTCACGAAAATACAATTAAGGCTGTAGTCTTTGCTGCCTATGCCGCTTTTATGGGTCGCTTTGCAAATCCCCATTACCCTATTGAAAATTGGGATAAGTGGCTTGCTGGTTCTTTTACTAAAAGTATCCGACGAGCAGATGAAAAACTTTGGAAGAAAATTCATTTGCTCTCAGGTAAAACTATTGTTTCTTTAGATGGTGGTACAGGTCAAGCTATAGCTTTTCCTCCAATGAAAGAATTTCCAAAAGAAATTAAAAAGTGTCAAGTAGCTGATACCGACTTTGAACGAACTGGATGGATTCATCCTCCAGCTAATGGATTTGTTCTTGCAATTAATCCTAATGTTCAGATGACTACAGGTAAAACTGCTGCACAGTGTGCTCATGCATATTTAGGATTTCATCTTTCTTATCCTGATATTCGCTGTTCTTTGCGAATAACTGATGATCCAATAGCTTTTCAGGTTCTTAAGAATTCTCGAAAAGAAAAGGTAGAAATAAATGATGCTGGATTTACTGAGGTAGATCCTGGTACACTTACTGTAATAGCTGGTATACTCTAAGGGATCTCTTATGTTGATTGGTGCACTTTTAGTTGCGTGGGGAGTCACACTCGTTAAGGCTCCTCCCCCTCATAGTGACGATTTCTTTTGGGGTGTCGTTTGGATACTTGTTGGTTCCGGCATCTTTCTTAGAAATCTATTTGAAGATTAAAATGACCGAAATTCCCAAAATCAAACATCGTTTCTTTTGGTGGAAACCACAGTGGGGATATAGATTTCCTATCTATTTTACTCGTGGAGAAGATGAGTTTGGTTGGCGAAATATAGGTATTATTACTTGGGCTGGTTCTGTATTCTTTCGTACCAACATGTGCTATAATGATGAATGTGTTCAAGCTCGTCTTGAACATTGGAAATTCGTCAAGGAAGAATTTCCTGAAGAATATATTTCTTATTTTAAAGAAAAGAAAAAGAAGTAAAAATCCTTCTTAACAGTTTCGTGTAGTGCGTTGAGCATATTTATGCAGACGAGTATGTTCAATCTCCCCGATCGCACTACACGTATACAAGTCCTACTGGATACAGTTCGTTTCTCCTTTCTGGCTGTAACCAGTAGGCGATTTCTTTACAGGTCGATATGGGGATTGGGATAATTCCTTTGTCATAAAATTTATCCCTTTCCCCATATCAAATATTATGGCAAAACCAACTCAAGATAATTTTCTATGTAATTTAACCCCTCATACAACTCATGTACTCTGCGACATTCTTGGCAGTTATCAAACTCGTTGCCAAATAGCAGCTGAAGAAGGATTTCCTTCTCTTCTAAAAGAATATGAAGTAATTGCTCCATTTCATGAAGCACTTGCTAAACACCTCAATACAATTAGATATTAACTTAACTTTTTTTAAGGAGATAAAATGACTACTACCACCGCCCTAAAGACTGTGTTTGCTAAGGACGAGAGGACTGAGAATTGGCTAAGGAGTCATGGTGTAATCTTTACCGGTCCAGTCGCAATTAAGCTCACTGACATTGACCGGAAAGTTTCTCGCAACAACCAAGCTCGTGACAAGGCTCTTATCGAAGATGCCGTAGATAGCTATCGTCAGGCACTTCGTAATGGGCAAGCCCTCCCGGCTATTGTTGTTCACAAGGTCGGTGCTAAGTATGTCATCGTAGATGGCAATAATCGAGATCAAGCCGCCAATGAAGAAAAAGCTCTCAAGGCAATGGCTTATGTTCTCGATCCCGCTACTCCTTCAGAAACCATCACTCTTCTTACCGTTACCGCAAACACCACTAATGGTGTTCGTGTTGATAAGTCTTGGTCCCTTCACAATGCTCTTTATCTCACTGAGCTTGGTTGGACTAAGGACAAAGCTGCTCGCGCCTTGAACGTTTCTGTTGCAGCTATTTCCGCTCATGAAAAAGAGCGCAACACTGGCAAGCGTGCTGTCGATCTGCGTATCACTGGGTGGAATACCATGCCCGTTCGCGTTCGTCAGATGCTTGGTCGCATTAAGCTTGATAAGCCGTTTGTGATTGTTGCTGAGGCGGCGATCGTTACTAAAATTGGCTCATCTACTGAACTCAATGAAACGATTACCAAGATCAATCACGCAACCACTGAAGAAGAAGCAATTGAAATTGCTTCTCAGTGGGCTCGCGCAACTATTGAAAATGCCAAGCAAAATGCTCGTATGGGCAAGAAGCATGGTAAGACCGACAACCCTAAGCTCAGTCTTATGACTGGTCTTGGTAAGGTTTCTGCTTTTAATCTTGGCATCTTCAATGCTACTTTCTCAACTGATGAAGATCGCCGCATCATCAAAGAGCGTCTTGACACCACTCTTGAAAAGCTTCTTCAAATGCGTTTCCGTTTGGTTGGAAAAGACGAAACCGAAGAGCAGGTTCTCACACTGCTCGACAATATTGGTAACGAGGGGTAACAATGCCCAGATCACCTGAGTATGATTTAATCATGAGTGAACTCACTTTTGATTGGGTCAATATTGAGGATTTGATTTCTAAACTTTCCGGAAAAGTTCTTCCTGGTAAAGCTGTTCGCGAATATCAACAGGCTTTTGATCTCCATCGCGCCAAGGCTAAAGGAACTGGTCCCGCTAAGGGACCTCTTCCCCAAGATCAGCAAATTTATTCTGGTGCGCGTTCTATTCTGCGAGGCGCTTTACGTTCTGCTGAACTTGCTAATAATGTTCAAATTCGCAAAATAGCTAACGTAACTTATGTTCGCCGTAATGTTTTTACTGCTGATGAAGTTGAAGCTATTGTAGCTGATAAAGTTTCAAATGAAATTCAAATTCCTCAAGTAATTGCGGATGCTTTAATTCCTCATATTTTTGATACTTTGATGTTTGATATTCGAACTGTCAAGACTGTTGAAGTTCGTTGCAATCAGGATAAAACAAATGTCACTATCACTTTCAAAGATGTTCTTGATAAACAGAATTTGACCGTTGCCCTTACTGAACAGGCTGCCGACTGGTTAAGTGATCAGTTAGGCATTCAGGCATTGATGGCTCGTAATGGTGCTGATAACCCACGTAAAGCTATTCCTCATTCGTCTCGTTTTACCTAAATCTCTTTCCTGCTTGGAAAAGAAAAAGATTTTATTCAGATTTCTGAACTCAATCTTTAATAACAAATAATAACAACCATAACTTACCTTAACCCTTTATGGGCTATCTGAGTTTATTAGCTATTGGAGTATAACAATGAATCACGCTCTTCTCGATGGGCTCCTGGAAGATTTCGGTACCTTTGATGATACCCTTGAGCAGTTGGAAATGTCCGGTGAGATCGTAACGATCGCTGCCGGTAAATGGAACAACGCTCAGGAAGCTATTGTCGTTGGTGACAAGAGTCATATGTTCAATGTGAGGTATCGCTTCGCTGATCCGATTCTGTCCTCGATCATTCTTCGTAAGACTCTTACCGCTACTCATCCTGAGGGTCGCATCGACTTCAATGCCACTATCGTTTCCCACCGCGACCTTCAGGTCCAGGTTGGTGACGATTGGATTGACATCGGCGCCTTTGCCGCTGCTGCGGTTCGTCGTGCCTCGCCCAATGCTCATCAGACTGATGACACCATCCTGAACATTCTCGCTCAGTATGGTTGGAATCCTACTGAGCGTTTTCCGATGTATCTCCAGCACCTTGGCGCTGGTCAGGATGCATTCAACCAGATCGCTAGTCATTTTGTGAGCATTGGTGCTACCGACAATACCAAGGATGTGCGTTCTCGTGCACAGGGTCAGCGTAGCTCTGTTCTCGCTGCCTATCGTCATCCTGGTGATGTTCCCGTCATTTCCATGGAAACCTCCAAGGCAAACCGCAGTCTCAGCATGACGGGCTCTGGCTTCATCGGTTTCCTCGATGGCACTTGGGGTACCTTGACCAAGGTTCTTGTTGCTCACCGTACTCGTCAGGCTCTCCAGACGATTCTCGACAACCCGAACTCTACTGAGGCTCAGCGTACTCAGGCAGCTGCCAATCAGGCTCACATTCGCAACATTTTCACCACTCCCGTTCTTGCCCGTGCCTTCCGTAACTGGGGTGGCACGACTGAAGTTCCTGATGTTCTCGGTGAGAACCCCAGCCGCTACTTCGCACAGCAGGTTCCTTGTGGTCGTTTCACCATTGACGGTGGTACGACCTACTCGGTGTGGACTTCTCGTGCAGATGGTACCGCTACGGCAACTCTTCCTGCTGCGACTCTTGCGGACGCTCTTCCTGCTTTGGAAACTGGTACTTTCTGAAAAGAAAGATGTAGCGCCAATATTCTCATATAGGTGCTACAAAGATGGTTTTAAATTCTTTTAATTGGTTGCTCATCGAATTAAAGGAATTCTAAATCTCTTACCGCCCCCGCAAGAGATTCCAGAACGCCATCGATAAAACTAAAGTTTAGAATTAGGTTTTATCGCTCTTTTATATGATAAGATACGATACTGTTAATATCCTTTCTCATTAAAGGTATTTCAATATCGTGACCAAACAACATAATTGTAAAGAAGTAAATTCAATGCTGAAGCAGATTGAGAAGCATGGCTTTTCCGTCTCCGCAAAAGCTAAATCTGGTAGCGTTAAGATAACTCCACCTTCAAATATTAAAGGTACTGTTTATCATACCCATGCTACTCAATCTTCACTTCATCAAATCAGACGTGATTTTGCACGATTATATGGAGTGAAACTTTAAGTTGATGTTTTGTTACTCGTCTTTGAAAAAGATGGGGAATAATTCAAGTTCTGCAAATAAATATCAATCAACTTTACAAGGGGAGAAGTTTCAATACCATGACTTTTTTTAGAGTTTACGACAACTCTGATTACGTCAAGTGCAATTTCATTTCGGATGATGCTTTGGCAGCTGAAATGAATGAGCGTAACCGTGCTAACGACTATCCAGCCGTTAGCTCGCCTGCTCTTATGGGGGGATACTGTTATCCGATTCTGGATGACATCGTAGCGACTCATGCTAAAGGCGCTACGTATCAGATTCTTAAGGCTGGACTTCCTAAGAATGATGTCGCTAATCACGACAAAATTTTGAGGCTTGTCGCTCAGCCTGAAACGCTCTATGCCTATGTAGATTCGGGTGACATCACTGTCGTCCAAATCGAAAATTGGAACCGTGCAGCGCTTCCTTTGTCTTCTATCAATTGGCTCATTTCCAACGGTAACAAGACTTTTAAGCGTCTCAAAACTCTTAATCGTCCTTTCCGTCTTTGGGATATTTCCGAAGAAGAGCTTCGCGTTATCGTTGTTGAAGATGATGATTATACCAATGAAGACCTTTCGGATTACACTGAAGCAGAGATTGAGCGCCTCTTGGATGGCGCTATCGTCATCAATCCCAAACTTTTTCAGGATTGTCTTGCTAATATCAAGTTTCCTGAATATGTTCAAGATGACAATCATCCCGAATTCGCCGTTGACTATTATCGTCAACAAGAATATTTGCGTCAGAGTGCAAACTTTCATGCATTCAATGGTCGCATTTTTGGACCGATGCATTTCATTGGTCTTCATCCTGGTGAAGAAGATGATAAGTATCGCCGTCCTGGTATGCTCAAGGGTGAAGTTTTTCTTGATGTATCTGGTATGTGCGAACGGATGCATGCCGATATCATCTGTGCCCGTAGTGCCTTGAAGTTTGAAGTTGCCAATACCACTCAGCGTATTGTTCTTCTTGAGCCTCAAAAAGCCAAGTTGTCTGGCGTTTCTTCCGATCTTCAAACCATGATCAATGTTCCTGCATTGTATCAGCCTGAAGATGTTCAGAAATGGACTCGCAACTTCTTGTTGGCTAACTTTAATCGTCTCAAGAACAATGAAGTCATGGAATCTTGGTACGATATGTCCACTCCATTCTTCAATTCAAGTGCACGTATTTTCAATCAGAATGATGTACTCACTCTGACTAAGTGGAATGCTCGTGCTTGGTTGATGAGTGGTTTGCGTCTTACCGACTCTCCTTGGCTCTTTGAACAAATGGGTTCTGCAATCGCTAAGACTCTTCGTGTTCAAGATGAACAAAAGCTTCGCTTTCCGATTCCCTGCGCTGTACGTGCTCAGGTAGTCTCTGCATCATTTGCCTCTATGGCAGGATGTGATATGGAGGTCGTTCCTCAATCTGCTCGCTGGTGTGAAGATCTCGAAGCTATCGTTGTCAACGATATCGATTGGTTGGAAATGTATCGTAGTCATGGCGGACCTGATCTTGATGACTTCTTCGTTGCATACTGGCGTACTATTGGAAATACTCGCAAGATTGTTCTTGTTCGTTCTCCCAATGATTTGGGTGAATACAGCATTTTTGATTACGTCGAAGGTGACTGGTATCCTCAGATGGAAACTCATGATGGAGGATTTATTCTCTTTCCTGAAGTTTCTAACGATCCTAATCTTTGGGCTCAGCGCTTGTCTGAAGCCTATGAGTTGGGCGAAATCATCTACACCGGATTGCCCTCCGATGCTGATACAACTAAACCTGATCCTCATCCATACTGTTATGACGATGTAAAGTATCTTATCGAAAATAACGTCGCATCTGCGTCTTGTGTTGGTGCAAATGTCAACGCTCGTAGCTTGTGGGCATTGACTAAGCGTGAGCATCGTAAGGTTCAGTTGACTACCATGGAATCCTGCATTGACACAGGAACTCAAGGTGGACATCAAGACGATATTCAGGCTGTTCATGCTGAGGCTCGCCAGATTGTTGATGATATCATTGCAGATACTACTCTGAAGATTGACTCATATATGTGGTATACGAGATTCGCTAGCATTTTCAAGATGCCATTTTCTCCATCTCGTTTGACTTCAGATACGCATGTTTCTCGCGCAAATCAATTCCGTAAGGATGCTGCTCGCTCTTTCAATAAGATGGTTCGTGATTACGCTCAAACCCACCTTGTTAAGAACTTGAATCCAGTCATTCATGCACTTGGCGCAAAACGTCTTCGTGCAGGATATGAAGTGATTCGCGAAACTCGTATGCAGATGTATCGCATGCAGACTACCGGAGATCAGACTCTTGAATACAACTCTTGGCAGGATGTACATAAACTTATGTTGGAAAAGATTCATGAATTTAAATCTGATGTCGACAAGTTTGATTTTGTTCTTGGTATGTATTCCGCATGTTTCAAAGCCCCTACCACTGCAGGTGGACGCATCACTGATCAATTGGTGATGAATCCACACATCTTTCCGTATCTCCTTAACGCACTTCGTTTCTATGGTCTTGCCTTCTACATCAATGTTGATGATGAAGGTCAGATCGTTCGGAATAAGGTGAACGAATGGGAGCTTGAGTGTAAGGTTTGCGGCGTTATAAAGACTACGGATAATCCTACGATTCTCCAGTCTTATCACACCCATCTTGGTGTGTGTATGGAATGCCGTAACCCTTAAATCTCCTGCTGGAAGCAAAAGGTGAGGGGATGGGGTATTGTATTTTGTTCGATGTGAATACTCCTATTATTCGCTACGTAAGTATACAATGCTCCATCCCCTCCTTGGAATGATCTGAGGTTTCTTAATGAATAATAAATCGCAAAATGCATGGTTGAAAACTCAAACTGCATGGACGTTGATTATTGTTCTTATGCTATTGAATCTTTCTCCTATTGCAATTATTGTATTTATTCTTTGGCTTTTTAACGTGGAGTAATTCAATGTTTTTCAAAAAGACAAAAGAACAGCTGATTCAGAAATCAGAAAATATAACCTCAATTCTAACTTTCAAGTTGGATGAGGCTAATAGGAATCTTATTAAAGTTTCCGACGTAGCTTCTACCCTTCTTGCTCTTTTAATGATGAATATGTTAGTTCTCACGGTAGCTGTCATATTCCTTATTTTTTAGATCTGAGACTCAATTGCGTCAGACAAGAAAAAGATGGATCCCGTTAGTTCGCCCACGCTCGCAAGAGGCAGTGCTTAGGATTGAAACGATAGCTTCTATTATCTGATTGAGTTAAAATCAGAAGGTTCAGTCAAGAACCTTTTTTGAGGTTTGCGCAAAACCAATAAATAAATAGCTTTTATAAGAACTTTACTTTGTGAAAAGTAGATGACTTTCTCCCAGTAAATGGTAGGTTCATTAAGTTGAACTGGATTCAAAAAGAGAAGAATTTCTTTATAAAAGAGTGATACAGGTGGAGTACCTGAGGGTGTGATGATACCTTAGTATCCTAACCATGAGTTTGGTAGAGCTTATGTAAAAGTAGAGTTTACTCGTGATTTAAAAGAGACGATCTTATTAACTTATTTTAATAAATCAAGCGCTTTTAATACAGGTGACGACGATCTGTAGAGCTTGTCAGTTGCTGTAAAATTGGAACTGTCGCTTTCACAGGAAGGACAAGTATGGGATATCGTAAAAGAAATATAGATCCAGATCCTGTTTGTCCAACTTGTGGAAAATATAAAGAATATAGAGTTCTTCATGGTGTTTATATAAAGCACGGACGAGTCTATAATAGACCCGCTAGAAACTGGACTACTAAAATTATTTTTTCTAAAAGATTAAATAAATTTATAAGTAGAAAAATAGCAGATGAAAATCCAACCGTTAGAACTCGCGTCAATAAAAAGAAGTATCGTATACCATTTGATCGCGTAAGAAAATATGCTTTTTGTTCCGATCCTTTCCATGATTATATTTCTAAAGAAGATCGTCCAAAAGAAAAAGTTATACCACCAAAAGTTCACAATCCTGACTTAACTGAAAAGAAAAAATTAATGAAACGCGATCTTCAAGGAAAACATCGTCGTTAACATTTTGTAAAAGTGATTTGACAGCTTTTTCAATCATTTGTATACTAGCAATTACTAACTAATAGCTATTAAACTTTTTTATTTACGGGACGTAGCTCAGCTTGGTAGCGCACCTGCTTTTGGTGCAAAAAATCCAAACTTGATCTTCTGCCAACGACTACTATGGGATTAAGTGTTGTAATGAAAACTGCCTTTTAACCGTTAAACAAATTAATATTCCAAAAGAACTTATAGATGTCCATCATATTGATGGCAATAGAAGTAACAATAATTTAGATAATTTAATACCTCTTTGCGTATGGTGTCATGCTATCACAACAAGAAATGTTATACTATAAAATTTACCGGGCATTGGTATAGTGGTAAAACACTTGCTTTGGGAGCAAGAGTCACAGATTCGATTTCTGTATGCCCGACTTATGGAACCTTATAAACTAGATCAAGAATTTCTTGAAGCAAAATCTCTTTTAGAAAATCTTTTTGCGCAGCTTCAACAATTAGAAGTCCTTGGATCTTTAAATCAATCTCTTATTCCAGAAACGATTGAAATCATGAAAATGATGTTTAATCGCATTATTGAATTAGATTGCATGTTTGATAAATCTGATGATTTTGCTTTGCGTCTTAATCAAGCTTTATCTAAAGCAGATCCAGTAGCCGCACTTCCCCTTGCTATTGAAGGGGTAGTCCTTCTTGATGATGTAGATGATCTTATTGCTAATTTCATATTTAAAGTTGATTCTGATGAAACATGATTTCACTAATCAAGCCGCTATCATAAAAGGATATTATCTTAATCATGAAGGTTCGACCCATTACGAAGATTGCTGGAAATCGCACCCCCGTTGTGCTATTTCGCGACTTACTCACATCGTCTTCTGTGCCGAGGAAGAAATCAAAAGGCTCGAAAAAGCGTTAGGTGAGCAAACTGAGTCTGTTCGTAAATGGAAAAATCGCGAACATTCAAAATCTAAAAGACTCGCTAAAGCTCGTCAAGAAGCAGAACATCTTAAATCTATTATTAAGCTTCTTAAACCATCTCCATCTAATGTAAACAACTTCAAAAATAGATGGAATAACAAAAAAAAGCTATAACAGAAAGGTAAGCTATGGTACGTACATACGACATCCTTGATTCCGATGGAAATGAGGGTCGTGCGCAATATAAAAGTCCCATTAAGAAATATGTTGCATTGGGAGTTGTTGGGGTTTTCCTCTTCATTTCTTTCATTGTAATCCTTGTTGGGGCTTCTCTCAACCGTGTTTCTGCCAATGAATGGGGTTGTCTGTACGGTGGCGGTCTTTATGAAAGCCACGGTTTGAAGGAAACCATTGCGCCAGGTAAGTCTGGTGGCATGACGATTTTCGACACAATGAAAACCGTTCCTTCGGATGATCGGTTTTACTTTATCGATACAGATCCAAATACCGCAGACATTGGCGCAACTCCCATCATTGTCCCCGCACAGGGCACCTCAGACGAGTCTCAGGGCATTGTGAATGTAAGTGTTGAGGTTCAGGTTCGTTTCGTTATTAACGAGAACGCCTGTCAGCTTTACACTTCTAAACTCAAGCGTCTTGAACCACTCAACTTTGATACTCCCAGCGGTAAGTCTCCTGGTGGTTGGGGAAGCTTCCTTAATACTCAGTTGAATCAGGCACTCATCAAGGCTTCTCGTCCTTTGGTTGCCCCATATAACTACATTCAATTGTATTCCAATAGTCAGATTCAAGTTGACGGTAAGAATACCCTTGTCTATGACTTTATGGAAACTGAGTATGCTCAAAAGCTTACTGATGAGTTGAATACCACTCTTGGTGGTACTTTCTTCTGTGGACCCACGTATCGTTATGATGGTCATGTTGATGGCGATTTCGATAATGGTTGTCCTCCGATTGAAGTTACCGTTAAGCGTGTTGCCCCAACTGATCCACAGCTGATCACTAACCTTGAGACTACTGTTAAGAACCAGGAACAGATCAAGGTGATTAAGTCCGAGCAAGAAAAGAAGCTTGCTCAGACTGCCGCAGATCAGGCAACTCAGCTTGCTGAAATCAAGCGTCAACAAGAAGTTGAAACTGCTCAGGCAGCCAAGGATCTTGTTGTTGCGCAGGCACAGAAGCAACTCTTCCTTGCGCAGAATGAAAATGCTCAAGTGAAGGCTCTTGCTGAAACTGCATTCTGTACTCAGCTTGCTGAAATTGGCGTAAACTGCGCTGATTATTGGGCATCAATGAATTGGCGCCCAACCACAATTCTTAGCGATGCAACTGGCGTTAACGTCAATTTGAAGTAGCTAATGGTTTTCCGAGATAACTCAATCGGTTAGAGTATTGTGATATAATGTAGATATGTCATATAAATACATTAAATCATTTCGCGAACGAAGACGAGTTTTCTTACGGGAATACCTTGGTGGTAAATGTGTCATTTGTGGGGCTACAGAGGAGTTGGAATTCGATCATATAAATCCAGATTTAAAATTATTTGATATTTCTAATCATTTACATTTAAATCTTAAAGATCTTTTGATCGAAGTTAATAAATGTCAACTTCTCTGTAGCCCCCACCACATCGCTAAAAGTATTAGAGATTCTTTAGGAAAGAATTCTTGGAATGCAGGTACTGCTACGCATGGAAAACGTTATACTGCGTATACTTTAAATTGTAATTGTAATAAATGCGATCAGTTTAAAATAAATCAAAGATCTAAAACTAATCCTTATATTCATTTTGGTGGATCACAAATTATTCACGGAACAAGAGGTGGCTATTTGAAAGAGGGGCGGTTAGGATTGGAGAGATGTGAAGCTTGTAAGAAAGCGAATGCAGAGTACCATAATAAATTTCGAGGACGTATAGTTTAGCTTGGTTAAAACATTATCCTGATAAGATAAAGAGCGGAAGTTCAAATCTTTCTACGTCTACTATGGCAAACGAAAAACAAAAAGAGCTTGCTGCAAGGGTTCATGCAGCTCATCTTCTTTCTGATATCCCACCTTGGATACATAAACTCTTAGATGATCTATCTCAAGAATTATCTGAAGTTCAACAAGCTTTAGATTATGAACTTGATGATACCGCCTGGCATATATAAAGGAAAATTAAATGTTTGAAATTATAGTTATTATTGTAGTTGCTCTTATAACTTCTTTGTGTACTTCTACCCTTGCAGCTACGGTTTTGAGTGGTATTGATACACCAAGTCCTTGGTATAATAGACTTTATTCTACTATGCCTCGTAGGATTTTATCTACTCTTTTTGCTCTTCTTTGGCTTCCTTTTGTTTTTCTTTCTTTTTTTAAGCTTATCTTTATTGTACTGTGGGATTTTATAGTTAAAGGAAAATTAGATTGATTTCACGAATTGTAAAAGCAGCCTTTTTTATTTTTTCATTTGGTGTCATAGCTACTGCTTGTGGAGATGATATTCAAAGGGACGATAGTTGGGATAGAGAACAACTTCAAAAATGTCTCGATGAAGGCAATACCCCTCTTTATACTCAACAATCACATTATAATGATACAGTAACTATTACGTTTATTGCGTGTGATCCTGCTCCATGAGAACTTATTTGTTATGATTGATTTTGTCATCATAATAGTTCTTGCTATAATTTTTATATATCTAAGTTATTTTGCTGATAGCATAAAAGATAAGGATTAATAATATGAGCCTTTATAATCTTTTGTTTGGCGCCAATCCAGATAGAGAAGCTCTTGTCGCTGTTGTAAATGAAATCCAACCAATTGATGTTGGTCGTTTTCGTGATGTTTGGGTCGAGAAAAAAGATGGCGAATTAGCCATTGCTATTTATACTCGTAATGGTGGTGGAAATCGCGAAGATTATCAAAACCAAATAGAATCCATGCAAGAACATCCCTGGTATGTTTCTGACGCGGATGACTATTTTGATGAAACTTACGCAACTTTTTATTTTCGAATTCCCAAAGATCTAGATCCTAAAATACTTGAGAAGCTTTATTCTATGGCTGTAGATCCAGTTGATACGAGTGCTGTATGGCAAGAAGTAATAGAGCAGTTGGAGAAACAAAATGAAGCTTAAAACTCGACGTAACGGCAATATAGCTATAATAGCTATATGGGTAGGCTTTTGGGCTTATGTCTTCATTAGGACTCTCTGATGGAAAGAAAACCATTTATTGAAAAACAAGGTTTTTTGGCGGATTTAATTAATTTTCTTCTTTGCCGTCGCCTTTATAGAGTTCCCAAAAGAACATTAGCTAATGGTGGAAAAGTCTATAAAAACTATGTCTTTGATGGAGAGATTTGGCGATCCGCCGATGATTTGAAAAAGCACAACAAATGAAATTTAAACCGACTCGTCTTGGTATTATTATTCTTTTTCTTTTTTTTCTTTCCATTCTTTTTCTTGCATTTGGATGGAAAGGTGCTGCTCAAATAACTTTTCTTGTTTTATTTTTTATTGTGTTGTCTTTTAGAGATCCTGTTCTCTATTGTAATCAAACTAAAATTAAACAAGAATTTAAAGTTGAAATTGAACAAAAACCTAGTGAATTTATTCTATTACAAAATTCACTAAGAGATGCCCTTGTTGCTGATCCTAATAGTAGGCAAGTTCAAGCTGATCTTATTATGTCAAATTTTGCATTACAACTTACAACATTTGCACCTCAGTGGAATAAAAAAGATTATGATGTAATGGATGCATACCAATACTATTATAAAACTTTTTTAAAAGATGATTAAAAATGACTGATTTAGAATATGAATTAGAAGAAATTCGCCAACTTCGCAACTCTTATACTGATCAGCAATTAGACGCCCCAATAGTTGTTAACTACTCTGATGGCACCTCAAGTACTTTATGTACTCTTCGAGAATCTTTTACTCGTGAGATGGAAAATTTGATTATTGCGGATTATCTTATTGATCAATATCCTAATATTCCTTTTGGTTATGAAATGCCAGAAGATTTAGCCCAAAAAATTAAACAAGAACTCGAAAAATAAAATTGCTTAAAAAAACAAAAAGCAGTACAATTAGAACTTAAGGTATAATTATGGTATCTATATCTTTAATTCATCAGTGCTCATTTAAAAAGTGTAAAAATATCGCAATATATAAAATCACTTTAGAAAATGGAAAAGAAGTAGCTCAATCTTGTGAGCTACATAAGTTTTGGGCTAAAAGATTAGCTAAAGAAATTGAAAATTCGTAAAAAGGATTTTATGACAACTGAAAGAAATTGGGCTGATGAAAGATCTGAAAAAGATGCTCCTTGTCATTATAATAACGAAGAAGCTCATGCTTGGGTGGCTGGATATAATTCCGCAATAGAAGCATTTAAAAAAGAATTAGTTAACGACTTAGCCAATTTTATATCTAAACCATGAAATTAGTTAAACATCAAAGATATGAAACACAACGTTCTAAGCCCTGGCATATTATAGATGAAAGTCGCAATAGAACTTTTTGTGGAGCTTTAATGTATCATGGTAAAAGCTATATTAATTTAGAATACGATATAATTATTGATGAATTACCTCAAGGTCAAATATTTTGTTCTGTTTGTGAAAAACTACATTTGAAAAAACCATTAACATTACTTGAATAAAAATAAAAATCTTTCCGGCGTAATTCAATTGGCAGAATGTCGCGCTGTTAACGCGAAAGTTAGGGGTCCGAGTCCTCTCGCCGGAGCCATTAGTATATTTAGTTTAAAATAGCTATTTATTATATTATACAATACAAATAGAAAGTTATTTTAAATGACTAGAAATAAAAGATTTTTTTTTGAATCTTATGTTATAAAAAGACGCTATCTTTCAGAATATTATATAAAAAGAACGGAAGAGTATAAATTAAAAAACCTTGATACAAAAAATCTTAAGATTTCTGAAAAACTGTGGTTTGTTAAAACTCACGAAACTCCCAATCAAAATGTAATCAAATTTTGTAGATTAACTTCAGAAGATATATTAACTGGCAATGCTTATAATAAGTATTACAATAATGCTAGTGAACAATTTAGTGATTTTAAACCCGATGAATTAAAATGGTTATCTCGTAGATGCTATCCTCTTTCTAAATTTATTCTATTATTAAAAGTAAATAATGTAGCTATAACTATTTATACATCTGTAACAATAGCTTTTCTTATAAATCTTTTACTTTATAATTAATTATTTTCGCCACATAGCTTAAATCTGGTTAAAGCCCCATATTTTTGTTGGGAAGATATAGGTTCGAATCCTATTGTGGCACTATGAAAAATAATTTTAATGTGCGACTTTCCCATGTTTGGTATGATGGACCAAATGTAGCAATAGAAGTTTTAGAAGACAATGAATGGATTCCTTATGGAAAAAGTTTATTGGCGGATTCTATTGATGAATGGGCTAATGAGAATTCTGTAGATATGGAACTTGATCCTGATATTCATACTCCTGGTTTATATTACTTTGATGGTATAGATATGGAAAAGGTTGATGAATCAAAAACTTAAAGATGAGTTAGCTTCTGTTATTGATGAGACAACAGCTCCAGATGATTTATTCAATAAGCTCTTAGTATTTATTGAATATAATTATGAATTTAAATGTCCGGCGATTATTTATGGTGGTCCCGGACATCAATCAAGACATACTTGTGATCGAAATAATCCACATTCTATTGATGATACTCATTATAATGATTATGGATATGAATGGACTGAAACTGCTGTAGTTGAAAATGGAAAATTAATATTTAATCCAAAAAATATGGAATGCTCCAACTATTATTGGTGAAGAAAGCACTGAGATAAGAGTATATCGCGGATTTGTATACTATCCAGGCGCAATGGCTGAAATCAAAGAGGATATATGAAACTATGGCTTTTAACATATGAACATAGTATCGATTATGAAGGTGTCGAGACGAATATAATTGGTATTTTTGATGAAATTGAAAAGGCATTAGAAGCCGCAAAACCAATTGAAACATATTTACGTAAAGAATATGAAAATTATTCTACAAATAGAAAATGGTTTGATTGGAACGGAAATGAAGAAACTGGTTATTATCTTCAAATGGTATATTTAGTTGGTAATTATTCTGTTTCTATTAGCCCTATTGAATTAAATAAAGCTGAGATACCAAATTATGTCTTCTAATGATCCAGAACTTGCTGAACAACTATTAAAGAGGTTATAAATAATGTCTGATATAAAATGTCCTTTTAAAATAGGTGATAAAATACAACATCTTAGTAGTTTGCCTTCACCTCGTGACGTTGTATTTGTCGGAAAAAAATTCATGGTCGTTAGCTATAAAGATAATGACTTTGATACAATTGTCCACGATATCAGTTATAAACATTGGAAAATTTGGGAACCTGAATGTCCATTTAAAATAGGTGATACCGTATATCATCGCAATGCTGGCAATTTTGTGGTAAAAAATATTGAACGCCATCCAACCATTAATGCTTGGCTAATTAATGGTCACTTATTACATGAAGATGACCCCACAAGTATATATAGATTAACTAAAGTAGATCCGCCAAACCAAAGAACTACTTGGCAATTTGAAACAGAATATACATATCCTGCTATTGGTGATAGATTTATCTACGGCAAAGAACAGTATATTACTGTAGCAAACAATATGGATGTTAATCATCTACAAGAGGTAATTGTACGTGATTCTATTAAAAAAATAGATCCTTATAATTCACAATATCTTAGATGTGGATTTTGCGATCATACATATATATATTCTTTAGTTAATGGTAAAGCAATAGATTATTGTTATCGTTGTGGATCTAATAATCTATTGGATTTTGATAATAGATTTGTTGGACCTCAGCCAAAATTCTAACCAATGAAAATTATATTTGATATCTTATACTATGCTGCACTATGGATATCCCCTGGATTGTTTCTTGTAATCTGGATTAAAGTCCATTTTAAATTGCACAAATCCTCATTTAAACTTACTGATCGTGAAGTCTTTTTATATTTGTTGCTTGGTCCTATATCTTTCTTTATGATATTAGCCGCAATTACCATTCATCTTTATAAGGAATTTAAACAATGACTCGCCAAATTCAATTAACGAATATTGAAATTCCTATTTTTGAAAAAGCCAAACTTACTAATATTCCATTTTTCCTCGTGCGAGAAAGTGATCCCTGGTCATCTATTCAACCCGTTCCACCCGCCGAGTTCGTGCAGGCGTGTGCGCCGTGCGAGACGTGCGGGGACGTTCGACGCCGCACCGTCAAGGACATGAGCGGCATAGAGACCTTCGGCGTGCCCTGCCTCAACTGCCGTATCGAACTGGTGAGTCAGTGCTCATGGTGCTATGAATACGGACTCGTAGCCGACGAATTCAGACACTGGGGACCACGCGCCCACAATCGACGCACCCTCGGCTACGCCTACGCCGTGGGGTCGCCGCTGGTGATCATCGCTCAGCCATCTGCCGATACGTGGCCCGCCACAGAGTGCATTGTCGTCATGGGGCAGAGGATCGAGCACTGGAAGCCAACGCACAATCCTTCGGGTGCCATCGTGACGTTCGACATCACCGACCACCTCGCCCACTACGGTGATCCTAAACTATTAGTTGGTAAATGGTTGATTAAGTTAAATGTGATGAAAAAATGAAACGTAGAACTTGTGTAATTTGTGGAAAAAAATACTTTCCATTTTTTAAATCAATGGGAGTTAGATCATTAGGTAAAAATAAAACCTGTTCTTGGAAATGTGTTAGTTCTTATATGGAACGTAATTGTCAGGATACAATCTATGGATAAGATTTCTGATGAGCGAATTGAAAGAATCACCACGCGACATTCTGATGAATGTCATTGTGATGAATTGCATGTTGCTTTAGCTCGTGAAGTTCAATATTATCGTACTCTTGAAGCTCGTTGCTCTATTGCTGGTTTCTCTTTAGAGGAACTTACAAGCGAAGAAGAAGCGTGTGCAGCATTTCAAGTTCTTCGCGATTTCGAAGCTCGCTGTAAAAAAATTGGTTTTACATTAGAAGAAGTTATATTGCGATTTGAACAAAATAGCTATGATACTCCGAAAGAAGAAAAATGAGTACTGCAAAAGATATTATTTCTCAATTTTATAAGAATAAGTTTCCAACATACAAAGATTTAATTAAAAGTGTTGTTAATGGTGATCTTTCACAACCATATCTTCGATATGCATTAATTAAAGACTATAAAACTTGGGCTGTTAAAATCGGTGACATGGAAGTCGTATTCCTTAATGATCGCTCTGCACATTGGTATATAGATTATTTCCGTCAAATTAAACTTAATCCATGGCGTCTTAAGCGTGCTCTAAGAAAAAGAGGAGTTTCTCTTGATGTAATTCCCATAAATCCATATCAAGAGTATGTGGATGAACTTATTGGTCAATATAAACAAGAAGCTTTAGATCGTTTTGAAAAAATGTATGTAAAGTATAAATCACACGTAGAAAAGCCTGTATATCATGATAAAGAACTTTTTTAAAAAAATTTGTAGAGAATGGGCTGATATCTGGGATGACGATTGGATTGTTGGCATAATCGTAGTTTTTTTAACTTTGATTATTTTAGGTATGTCTGGAACTCTGCTTTATGCAATAATACTTCTTTGTGTATTAAACCCCATACCATTTGGTATTGTCCTTCTTGGTTTTACTTTTATAATTGGACTTTTGTGGATTATGTATAAAATAGGAAAGACGAATGACTGATCTTTCTCTTGATAAAGAACTTGACATTACTCTTGATACTGAGGAGCCTAAAGCCGCCCATATTGTAGATAGAGGTGAAGATACTCGTTCCGCCCCTACTATTATTCTTGAAGCTATGATTAACGGTACCTCTATTACCGCCTTGTGTGGTCATACGTGGGTTCCAAGCCGTGATCCTAACAAGTATCCTGTCTGTTCTAAATGTCTTGAGATATTTGAATTTGTGAAAGATTATAGGGGCGTTTAAAAAAACAAAGGGCGCATAACTCAGCTGGCAGAGTGCTTCTTTTACAAGGAAGTGGTCGGGAGTTCAAGTCTCTCTGCGCCCACCTTGGTAGTCATAGTGTTAGCGGTTAGCACGTCAGTTTGTGGCACTGAAAGCATGGATTCGAATTCCATTGATTACCCAAAGTATGAAGAAGTATATTAAAAGAAATAACATAAGATTTCCTTATCATATCCTTAAAGATATAACAAATGGAACTCCTATTATATGGAATTCTTATTGTAAGGCTTTTCAAGGTTATGAATGGATTGGTTCTACTTATGGTCCATATAAAGATTTTACTGAATATGATGATATAAATAAAATTCCATCAAAAGATTTTGTTTGTCGAAATTGCATTAGGGCTTATGAAAAAGCTAATCCATAATTTAAATGGAGACTTCGCCTAATTGGTATGGCAGCACTTTGCTAAAGTGCCGGGGTAACACCTGTGCAAGTTCGATCCTTGCAGTCTCCGCTATAGAGAAAAGAGAATATCAATGTCTGATGAACAAAATGGGAAGCCCCCTTCTTTAAAGGACGCTTTACAACAGCAAGTTAATACCGTTAAAACCCAAACTTCCTCTATTATAGCAAGTAATGATCTAATAACCAGTTTTTGGGGTCCAGTAGCCGGAACCCTACTTACAGCTAAAGTTCCTTCCGACAATACTGTTTATATTGAATCTTCTCCATCTTACCACACTGTATCCCCCTATACTCAATCTACTATAATAAAATGCCCTATTTGTGAAGCTGACTCTAAACTAATTGAAAATTGTAAGTTTTGTGGTGGGCGAGGAAGTTTGGGTATTGATATTCTTAGAAGTTTTGTAAAACAAGTTTTTGAGATTGAGGATATTAAGGGTGAAAGTGGATTTTCTCAAGGTGTGAATTCAATTTTGAGTGCTATACGCAAGCTACCGCAATTGATTGCTGAAAAACGAGCCTTAGCAAAAGTCACTCAATACACAAATAACCATTCAGGCGATCACTCACATACACCTAAGCCAATGGGATCTATATTTCCTCCTAAAATTTCTTCTAAATTGATTAAATATAATAAGCCTTCTTCTTTTATTGACGAAGCAAATCTTTATTAATATGAAATCTATTCAAGAAACATTAAATGCTTTTAGTATTGGTACAATCACTTTCACTAATAGGTGTATGAATATACCTATTTTTTTAGATGGAAAGCCATTTAATCATAGTTATTCTCTTCAATACCTTCTTCGTCAAAGTGAAACTCCACAAATATTAGAATTTCCAAAAGGATTTCCTATCGATCAGTTTAGGTCCTTTTTATTTCCTTCTTTACAACCAATTTGTAATGTCCTAAAAAGTAAGACTTCATCTGTACGATGCTCACAACCTCTTGGGCATAGCACTATAATCCATACACATTGTAAAGGTTATGAGTATACTGAAGGTCATCTTCTGTTTGAAGTGATTGGTGAAAATAGACGTTACTTTTGTTTAGAAGATGAGTTCTTTCAAAATAAGCTATTTTACGACTATCATTTTCATAAGTTTTCTAATTTTCAATTATATACATCTCTATTTAATTCTCAAATCAATACAATTCTTCAAGCTTATCCACTGACTGCATTAACTAAACAAAATGTCTTTGATTATTATTTAATTTATTGTTTAACATATCATGCATTTGATCCTTCTTTTTTAAATGTTAAGATCATATATAATTTAATCCCATTTATACAAGATCGTAACTCTCCAGATCCTATTAAAATGAGCGATGATTGTATTAAAGCTTGTGAAAATGAAATCTTTTTTAAAAATAATAAAGAATATATAAAGGATTATTTACCATGAAGCGCAAAATAGGTTTTGTTCTTACTGCACTTGGTGCAACCTCTGGTCTTGCTTCTATTTGGTGGTGGGCTACTGGAACCATGACAGAAAAACAAGGTGTTGCTGCTGCTGTTACAACTGGTGTATTGTTATTATCTGGTGGATTGATTTTCGAATAGAAAATAAAGATACATGGGGGCGTGGCGAAGCTGGCTGAAACGCAGCAGACTTAAAATCTGCTACCCACGAGGTAAACACCGCGGGTTCGATCCCCGCCGCCCCTACAATTAAGATAAAAATCCCTTTTAACTATATTGTTACCATTTAAAGGTAGTGTAAAATGACTTCTGAAAAAGCTGCTCAATCATATATAGATCACCATCCAGAGGCAGAGCAATATCGCGATAAGCTTGCGGATTTCTTTAATCATTTTGAAGGACCAAAAGTAATTGAATGTGGTATAGGATGGCTTCCGACCATTCTTTTAGCTCATGAAGCCCTTAAGCTTATTACTCCTGATTACAAGATATCTCAAATTAAAGAGAAATTTGGCGGCTTAAGATATTACGCTGGTGGTGGATTTCCTTGGGACACTCCACAAGGCTATGCTTTCGAATCTATTCTTGGAAATGCCGAAAGAGAAGCTTCTACTATCTGTGAGAATTGTGGAGAAAAAGGTTATGGTCCTAACTTCTTTTACGTAAAAATACGCACTTTCTCTGGTTGGCATCATACTTACTGTGATCCTTGCGAAGTTGAATATATTCAAAAGCGTTATGGCAAAAAATGTGAAACTGATGAAAAAGTTAAACAGTATTTTGATTCTGTTAAAGCTGAAGTTGAACGTATGAAGCAATTTCATATTGAATCTGCTGAACGAGCCAAAAAATATGAAGAAGAGAATCAAGCTAAAATAGCTGAACGAGAAGCAAAGAAAAATGCAGCGAATTCTGACTGAAGAACAAAGGGATCATCTACGTGAATGTTTTGAAGATTGTGATCTTATTTGGGATAGCGAAATTCATCTCTATCCTCTTTATTCTGGCAGATTCATGTACGGAGAACAATGTTTCGGATTTGTAATTGATGAACCCGGAAAACTCTTTTTTGCATTAGGATATCTCGCAGCAAAAGATCAAAATCTTTCAATCGACCTAATGAATTCTCATAAGACAGACAATATGGGCAAAGACTATATCGTTTATTTCCCTGGCTATCTTTGGACTGAACATGCAAACACCGCAGCAATTAACGCTTGATCTTATAGATTTAAAACCTATAAATTTTATACCTGAAAACGTTGAGGATGCGATAGATGATTTTCTTGAAGCTCCTATATATTGGAAAAAGTTCAGTAGATCTATTGATACTGCCAAAAGGAATAAGCAAGTTATTTCAGAACGTAATTGGAACTTTAAGAATTTGAAAAAGTCCTCTGGTACTTTTTTCTATCAGTTCTTTCTTCCAGTTAGAGAAACTCAATTAGCTACTCATCTGAATTCTCAGATACTGTTCCCAACTTGCTTGTTAAAAAGGTCTGATCGAAATAAAAGTATATATTTTTCTTTAAATGAAGATCAAATAATATCTCCTGATTTTATCAAAGAATATAATCTGATTCCCGAATTTACAACTAATATTGGACAAGGATCTTTCAAATATTTACTTGAATCTGCATTTTTTTCTTCTTCTTCTAAATCGTTTACTTTTACTCTGTGTTCTTCTACATTAATACTTTTTCAACCTTCTTTATTTCTTAAAAATAAGCGCTATAGAATATCTCCTATTCTTAGTTCACAAAGTGTTGAACCAAGAGTAAAGATAGTCACTCACTATTCCTTTAAACTTGGATCTAATTCTAATCTAACTATAGATCCAGCAAAGTCTTTTGTTATAGTTAATAACCCATTATTAAAAACTCAAACTAAATTTCTTTTTAGAGACTACCCAGATAAATATCTTATTCCATTCGCTAAGGATATATTTGAATTTTTTTCAAATAATTCATTTAGAGTGGATGGCTCTGTTGCCAATCAACATAGATATTATACTTCAGCTATAAGTCAAACCTTTCAGTTTCTTTATGCTCGGCTTATTAATTTCTCTGATATTTTTAAAGAACAAGATTTTCAACCTTTATCAAAAGAACAACATTTTCAACCTTTATCAAATGTATATGATAATAATCTATACGCTAGTTTGCTACCAATATTTATCTTAAACTATTCTATTTTTCTTAGAAAGAATTTTGTTCATAAATTTAGCATTTGGGCTGATCTTTTTAAAGATGAAACTCTTATGTCTTCTTCTTTGGGAAATAAACCTGGTTCTCATCTTTTAGCAGTATCTTTGTATAAAACAGATAACCAAATACTTGACATAGAAAAAAAAATATCTTCTAAGATTAAATTAAATCCTTATTGTTATTTATATGATTCTTATCTCTTTGATATATTTTTCGGAGAAAGATCTTATCATCTTTACGCGAAAGAACATTTAGCAACTGTTTTTAAGGATATTAATCTTACTAATTTTAATTGGGCTATAGCAAAAACTTATCAAGTTATATCTGCCGATCAGAAAAAATTTATTGGACCTTTAGATTCTCTCCAAAGAAATTTATCTTTTCTTTTATCTTTTTATACTATAGTATATTATTACCATTCTCATGAACTTGCTAATGTAGATGAATTATTTCCAAAAGCCCATGTTCTAGCTTGCATGCAACATCGAAACTTTATTCCAATTTGGATTGCTTTTGAGAAATCTCCTTCTTTCTTTTCCCTTCAAAAAAAAAGAACTTTCTTTAATCAATATTTTGCGCTTAGGGAATGTCAATATCTTTCTGATGCCGCATCTATCTTAAAAAGTATTGCTCAAACTTTAGGTAATTTAACTGATTTTAAAAATGCCATTGATTGGCGTAATATTAGAACTATTCAAGAAATGCATAATCATGTTGCTAAAGTTCAAACTACTTTACGGCATAAAAATATTCCATGTTCGAATCCTTATTATTCAGATTTGGATATATTAGATTTAAATGTTCCTGACACTTCTTATCAAATTAAATTTGCCCCAGATACCCATACTGTAATAGGTTGGGGAACTGAACAGCGTCATTGTATTACCAACTATAAAGATTACATTAATAAATCAGACTATCTTATATTTGGTGTCTGGGATAAAGAAAATAATAAATGGTTTGGTCATTGCATTCTTTATTATTATCCTAATACTCAATCTTATAAAGAATGGCAATTCTACGGCTTTGCTAATTCCGCTCTTGATAAGGATGTCAAAGCAAAGATAAATAAATTTGTATTTAATCTTTTATTTAAAGAAAAACCAAAACTGTTAGAAGAAAAGAAAAAGAATAACAATCTTGCCTTTGTTTAATTTCCCTTTAGAAAGAATTATATGCTGCCCTCTTCTATCGTTCAGGATAAGGTTTCTGCTGTACTTAATAGATCTCCAGAAACTGTATTTATACAGCTTCCAGTAACTTATCAAGTTTTAAACCAACATTTGTGGATTTGTTTTGTTGCTGAAACTCTATTTGGACAACAAGATTTACGTCCAACCTTTATTACAGGTATGTGTCCAAAGTGGAAAAATTATAATCTTTTTCTTGAATTCTTTTATAGCTATCTTAAATCTAATGGATCATTAAAGGGTATATTAGGTCCTGTAATAAAAGATTTAGATGATGTTGAATTGGATAATGTTCTTAATTATGGCATTGAGTTAAAATGTCATTATAGAGATATTATTCATAAAATGCAACAAGAAGTTGATTTCTTTTTGGATGAACTAAATGTCACTTCTCTTCCTACTGCATATCTTCATATGTTTCATGAATGGTATGATCTTATGTTTGAGAAGACTTCTGATATTCATCGAAATGCATACTATTTCTATGCTCAGGGTAAAATAGAAATTTCTGAAATGCATGCACTTTTACTGGCACAGCCAGTAACTATAGAAACGCTTGCGATTAAAAAAGAAAAAGTACAACATAATTGCGTATGGGAATACGATCAACTATCTAATGAACTTGTTTGTACTTGCGGTAGTCGCCGGTCAATTTATGCATACTGAGGGTAAATGTCTTTTCCAACATTCTTAAATATAGATTCTTTAGTTAATGAAGCAAAAGATTATCTTGAAACTGAAATAACTTTTGGTCGTAAAGTTAAACCAATCTTTACTGTTTGTAAAATTGATCAAAAACTTTTAACAGTTAAACTTCCTTTAGTTGATAGCTACGATCAAAGGCTTGAAACATTAACTCAACTTTCTTGGTTGAGTACCTCTCTTGGAACTGATTGTCTTTTGTTTGCAATTGACTCTTCTCTTACTCTTCCAAATGATAAGGGAGAACTTATTGATCAAGATGTTTTCTTAGTCTTCTATTCTAATAAAATGGGAGCTATGTTAACTCCCTTGTTTTATAGTTTTGATCCAGAATTGAATAAATTTCAATGGATTGATAAAAAAATAGATGAGAAAATAATCACAGATACTCAAAAGCGTATTATTCTATTTTTAGGTTCTCAATTCTTTTTCCCTCCATATTCACATCCTTGGAAAGAATACGTTAAGTATTTGGATTCTAAAGGATTTGAATTCGTATACCATCATCCATTCTCTGAGCTTATTGTTGAATATGCTCAAGATTGTCTCTATTCTCCTTAGAAAGAAAAGAAAATGGCTCAAGGATTTATCTTAGATGGTGGCACATTAAAAGACGTCTTTATTTATGAAGGCGAACGTATCGCCGTAGAATATCCAGATGGCACTACGTTTGAAGTTCCTTCGGACAAAGTGCATATGATGCTGAAACCCTCCGTTTTGCCTTCTGGCGAAACTTGCCATATTTTAATGGAAAAATCCCCAGTAACACGTCTACCACTTGTAGTGTTAGAATAACCACAGAAAGAAAATAGCTATCATGAAGAAGAGTACTTTCCAGTATGATATTTGGCTGCGCGATGCCAAGGATTCCGCCAAGGACATTCATGTCACTAAGGATGGTCCCGTAACTATCGAAGCTACCAGTCAGGCTGCAGCTCGTGACAAGGCTGTTCGCGCGGTTCCCGCCGAGTTCGAGGATCGTCTGGACGAACTGGACATCCTCGTTCGTGCATTCTAAAAAGGATTTTATTCCTTTCTGATTTTTTCTATTACTATTTAATACATGAAAGAATTTTTATGTACTAAATGCAATCAAATAAAATCAGAATCAGAATTTAAATTCTATAAAAGTGGTAAGAAAAAAGGTTCAAGACGCGCTTGGTGTTCTGACTGTGAACGTTCATATCAGAATTATAGATATCATAATCGTCCATTTGAGAAAAATAGATATGATGAAACTTATAGGCGTAAGGTTTATCTAAAACAGTGTCTTTTTTGGGAATATTTAAGTCTTAATCCATGCGTTAAATGTGGCGAAACTAATCCTCTCACTCTACACATAGACCACATAGACCCCCTTAAAAATTCTAAAGTTAAACGGATCGCAAGTATGGTATCAAATGGTACCGCTTGGGCTACTGTTTTAAGGGCTATTGAAGAACAGGGCTGTCAAGTTCTTTGTTCAAATTGCCACTCAATAAAAACTCATCAAGACAACAATTCTTGGCGATGGAAGAAATGGATATTACTTCAAAATGAAGAAACAGACATACCAATACACGATTTATTATAGAGATCCGCAAGATAACACAAAAGATAAGGCTCTTTCTCCAATTAAATCTGTTGAGGCAGTAAGTGAAGAGCATGCTAAGCGAATTGCTATCCGTTCACTCGGTGCTGAGTGGGACGAAAAACTTCATTTTATTGAATTAACAGTTAAGCCCTTTCTGAGTTCGCCAGAAAAAGCAGAAGCGGCAACGTCTTCCTTGGCTAGCGTTATTGCTGCCGAGGGGGGCAGGACTCCTCCGATCCCTCCACTTCCTGCTTCTTCTGGCGCTTGGCAAATAACCGAACTTGATAAGCAAGACGGATTTAGGACTTTTGCTGCCGTTAAAGGCATTAGGCTTCTTTATACGTTCAGTGTTCGCCCTCAAACAAATGGCATAGGCGTTTTTCCGATTAAACAATATTCTATAGATGCTTATCAACATGTCGCTGACGCCGCAGCAGCCGTCTTTAGTCACTGCATGAAAAACAATATTCGGTAATAAAATAAAAGGTATAAACTATGACTACAATTCAAACTAATCTTACTGACCGGCAAATCACTATGATGGGCGGTGATCCTAATGCTTCAGTAGAGATTTTGGATGTTATCCAACTTGTCACTGATCACGCTAGCATTACTGAAATCACTGCTATCGTTCAACGTGATCTCGTCAAAGTAACTGGTACTGCTCGCCGTTCTCCAGAAGATAAGCCCAACCGTCAGATTGGTCAGATGCTTGCTACCGCTCGTGCGTATAACGCCCTTGGTAGGACCGTAGAGCGCCGTGCTCGTGGTCTCGTGGAGCACCATGCGGATATCAAGGTTCAGCGTCCTGTTCAGCGTCTAAAGTCTGAAATCTTCAAGCAGAGAATTGCTGCTGTCGCTTCTGCTGATGATAACGTCCAAAAGGCTGTTATTCGTCAGATTCGTGAACAAGAAGGTACTTGGGTTCCCAAGGCTATGCGGGCGGCTCAACATGAGCCAACAACCTGAACCATCTTTTAAGGCATATCCCATTTGTTGTAGTTGTGGTGAATTAATAGTAGAAGAAGATGCTTTTTCTGCTCATATTCACCATGACTACGACACGTGCGATTTCTTTCCTTTTGATAAGGAAACTGCAGAAGTACAGATGCATGAATTGTCATGCAAATACGTTCTTTTTTATCATGAGGAATGTTGTAGGAAATGCGGACATTATTTTGCTGGAGTATAAAAATGTTAAGATATAAAATCACCAAACCATTTTTATCATGTGCTATTAATGGATATCTGAAAGTCCTGACTAAGCTTTCTAAAAAAGACTCTCAGTTTTACGTTTTCTTTTTTATGATTGCATTTCTTGCTATTAGATTAATATCGACTTTTCTTACTTTATTGTATACCAGTAATTTCGCTGAAGCTGGTTGGAATCTTGGCTTTGACGCTCTTTGGATATTTCTTGTCTTTGCAGATTGGAATTTTTCAAAAGAATCCTTTGATGCAGTAAAAGCTGCATATAAACCCAATACTATTGTTTCAATGCCTGAAGCTTTTCCTCATCGAAGTGGTAGATATCGTAATCACGCTTTAATGATAATGATCTTTGCGCTGACTGCTTTGCTTGCCTTCACATTTTCTATTATCGATTTAGTCGCTACGAATTATTTTACTAGCTTTAGTTATTTCCTTAGTGCTTTTTCTGCTTTGTGCTACTGTCTACAAGATTCTTTCTATTTCTTTTATGCTCAATCTATGCAGCCAACTCTTTTTGCTAAGGCAAAAGAGAAGATTAAAAATAGTTTAGAAAATCGCCAAAGAACTCCTGTTCTCCTTCCAACTGGGGTATAATATAAATATGAATAAATATTGTCGAATATATAGCCATAGAGATTTTCCCCTCTCTACTGGCTGTATCCCCTCAATCTTATAAATTGTTGAAAGGGTAGATGGTACACGTGGGTTCAATCCCCACCAGCCAGACTCTTTTGCTTGAATATAGGTTCAATTTATGGCTATCCTAGATTTTGTTATTTATGAAGATGATTTTTTAAATCGAAGATTTTGTCGTGAAAAACGTAAATATACATCTGCTCATTGTGAACGTGACCCTTCTCATGTTGAACGTAATGAACAACATATAGGTCGAGACATACTTGGTAGATATCATTTTTGGGACTTGCGCATAGAACAATTAACTCTCTTTTAGCTACAAGGAACTAAATGCTATTTAAATTAGAAGTTGGATCTGTTCATACAGAATATAAGTATAACCATACTGTTATTACTTATGAGATTAAATATACCTGTTATATGACTCCAGATCTTACCGATACCTGGCACGAAAAGAATATGAAGCACTTGGTTGACGCTGCTTTTCCAGAAGTTGAGGAAGCTGGAAGTTTTGGAAGATCTCTTAATGTACGATTCGTAAAAGTTAGCAGTCCAGTTGAAGATGACCAAAAAAATTGGATTCATACTTACCATTTAGATCGTGATGTTCCTGGAAATGACTAACTGTGGAAACTAAATTAGATAAAATTAAGTTGCCTGCAAAGCTTAATTTAGAACAAAAAAATCTTTTAAACTTCTTCAATGATTTTTCTGGGTTTAACCCTAATCTTATTAATACTTATTTTGATTTTAAGAGGGGACATTACTATTTTCTTTTTCATGTTCCACCTACTTCTCATCTAACTCATTTCCATCTTTATACATCTGATTTTTCTTTGCAAGTTCCCTTTCCTCATATGTATTTCTTTCTTAGTTTTACTATGAAGAGAATTGGTAATGCGAATCAACTTTATATAAATGGGTTTATTAGAGATTTATATTTTGTTTCTGAACATATATTTGATCAGGATTTAGAATTACTTCCTAAATATAAACATACTACCCCAAATATTAGTTCGTTTCTTCCAAATATTAGAGATGAACATGCTTGTCTTGGGTATTCTTACGCCCAATATCATGAAGAAGAAGATGCTCTTTCTATAGCTTTAGCAAGAGTTTTTCAAAATTTCTATAGCTCAGTCTTTAATACTGATATTATGGACTTGAATTCTCCATCTTTGCATTATCTTCTTAGTCGTTTTTCTAATAAAGTAAAATTTAACTCTGATGTTATAAAATATATTTTGGAAGCTATTTCTAAAAACGTCAATGTAGAATCTTATATCTATAATAAAGCAAATCAGTGGACTGAATTTTGGAAAGACTATCAAAAACTTTTAGAAGCTCTTTCTAATGAATTAGGTTTTTGGGATAAACCATATATTGGTAAATTCTCTTCTCGTAAACCTCATCTTACAAAACCTTATGATTTAGATCTTTCTTATATTCCATATTTGAAATATTCCGATATGATTAGCCTTATCTCTAAGGCAAAATTCGATTATCTCTAAGGTAAAATTCCAATAGTCAATTCAAAAAATTGATAAAAAATTTTTGGTCGAAATCGACTTTTTAAAAGTCAAATTTTTTCTGGAAGAAAAATAAAAGCTATTGTTCATAAAAGCTATCAATGTTTTAAATTTTCCCAATTACTTTTATGAATGGATAGTTTAATGGGTCGCAAGAATAATAATTCGGTTTTATCCGATGTTATTGATTCTCGATATGAAGGTGCCTCTTCTCGTAAACGTACCTCTATGGATAATGCTGAACAATCTAAGCCCGGCAATAATATAAAGGATCCAGTTCGCTGTCCTTTATGTTCTGCAAAGCTTCTATGTCCACGTAATAAAGACTATGAAGAATTTATAGAGAACAAGATTTTACGCTGTACCACAAGCGGGGATCCCATTTGTAAGGCTGCTTGTTCTAATCCTAAAAACCAGGACTATATAGCTAAGCTAAAGAAGCGAGCTCACAATGACTGAGATCGCTATTAAAGCCGTTAAAGCTAAGCCCGCTAAAAAAGAAGTTTCATTTTCTGATTTTCTTTATCAATCTATAGATGAACTCGTACAAGATGTTAGATTTACAAGCTCTAACTTGATAGCTGCTAATGTTGTGGGTTCTAATATAGGTAAAGGACTTGGGAGATTCTCGATTAATTTTATTTACTCTCTTGTTCCTGAAGTAAGAAATGTCTTTTATACCTTTAGGGAAATAACAGCTGAAAAACTTGATAAAACATTTGCTATTCCATTTCCCAATAGATATCTTTCTATTCCATTAAGTTTTTCAAGTACTACATCTAATTATGGTGGAAAAACTGAAATAGCTGTTAGTTATTCTGCAAAAATTGGATTCTTACTTTATTCTGCTTTACATCAACATGACTTAGCCAAGCAGACACTTAATTTAAAATCTCATATAGGATCATTTTTATCTAATTCAAGATTCTATAACAGTGATTTAACTTTCTGTTCTGCTTGGGGATATAACAAAAATTATAAGACTCATACCAAAGATCATTTGACTGAAGCCATCTATCAAACCCTTCAAAATTATTATTGGTCTCAATACAATAATCATTGGTTTGAAAATTGTTTACGTTCTCCTTCTATATTTTTGATGATGCGAGATTTATCCAAGGGTATAAAGTTTGAAGGTGTTGCCTTTCAAAAGATGCAAAAATTGAGTAAGACTAAACTTGCCACTCATGATGGATACATTAAGTCTGCATATTTTGCTCATGTTTATGGACTTCAACAAAATGAATGGAATAATCATCCCTCAATTTCCATGATAAAAGATTATTATAAATTACTTGAAGCTCTTCAAAAAGTTCCTGATTATTGGAATAATCTTTCCGAAAAAAAACACATAGTTGCCCCATTGGGTGGATTACTTAACTCTTTTTACCAAACTAAGAATCTTATTTATTTCAATGCAGAAAATCCAAAAGCATTTGTGGATTCACTACATAAAGCATTAACAAAGGCGTAAGATGACAAATTTAACTGAAGTTCAAAATACTGAAGTAGTAGATGAAGAAGAATTTGATACATCTTCAGAAGCTGTTATGTATATAGAGCAGCTTCTGAAACAAGATCCACTAAATCTTTTTCCTATTATACCTGGAGCATTTGACACAGAAATTCAATTTCAAGAGCTTCTAAATTTCCTAGTCAGTCAATCATATGTTTATGCTCCTGATGCTAAAAATGAAGATGATATAGTCTTTGATAGTGACACATATGCAGCTCTTCTTGAAAAAGTCTTAGCATCTATGTATAGTTATTTTAATTTCACTGCTCAAATCCTAGGCTTAGCTAAGTTATATACTAATAATTTAACTAATTCTAATTTAATACCTATAGATCTTGAAGCTAAGAAATATGGAATAAAGATTGACGATTTATTTAAGTCTCCAGATATTCCTATTTATCTTTTCGTTAAAGCTTTATTTAAATTTGATTCTCAAAAGCAACTATATCCTAACGTCTATAATATTGACAATATTATGAATTTCTATTCTATTCTTCCATCATCTATGCGTGATTTTCTCAATAAAGATATGGAAAAAATAATAAAAAAAGTTTATCCAGCGGAATCACAATAATTATGGCGGCTGCTTCTTACATTCAAGCATTTATAGATGGCGCGACAAGAAATCAAGGAACTGGTCGTAAGACCGATTCTGCTTGTGCTTGCGTTATCTATCATAACAGAAAAGAAGTAGTTAGATTTGCAAGACCTATTGGGTCAAGAACTAACAATGCAGCTGAATACGAGGCATTGATTCAATGTCTTTTAATTTGCTCTATGAGTGACTTTAATCGTCCCATTATTTATTCTGATTCTGCTGTAGTAGTTAATCATACTAAGGGTATATGGAAGTGTAGATCTGAAGATCTTCTTCCTTATTACATGACTGTTAAACAACTACAAGAAGAAAATCCATTTGATATAGTTCAAGTTCCAAGAGATAAAGTATGGCTTCCAGATAGACTTTGTAATGAGGCATTAGATCAATTGGAAGAGCAAAGGAATTTACTTAAATTAATTTCTGTTAGGAATGAGTAATTAATATGAATTATGACGATGATGATATCTTTAAGAAAAATGATGACGATATTCTTCAAACATCTTCATTTTCTTCTTCAGAACGCGTAAGAGGTCTTAATGTCCCAGGTTATCTTCGTGATGCTCTTGAGCGTTATATAAAAGATAATCCTGGTTTTGGAAATTCATTTAAGCAATTTCAAAATAATGAATTTAAGAATATCTATAAAGTTATAGATCTCTTTTCTTCTGTTCAAAAGATGTTGATTAAATTTGCTCCCGATACTTCTTATGGACCTCTTGCCAGGGCTTTAACTCATGTTCTTGATAGCGCTTATGAAGGCGCTATTCAAAGAACCTATAAGGCTATCGTTATAGAGTCTGATCTTATTGCTCTTCATATGAACTTGAATTTCTTGTCTTCAACTCAAGAAGCTATTATAAATTCAGGACAAGAACTTCATGAAGCTGGTGAAATCTTTTATCAATTTCTCCTTACTTCAATAGAATTAACTATTTTCTGCATTAAACAAAAGGCGATAGATTACGTCTCCGCTTGTGAAACTTCTAATCTTAAACCAGATACTAATATAATTGAATATGGTTTTCGTAAAGAAGCAGATTTTCCATTTGATGTAGGAACTAAAGCTTATACTATAGGATATCATTATATTTATGGAGATGTCAGAGATGTTTCCGTAAATTACGAAGCCTCCATACGAAATAACTTCATTAAGTATTTTGTTCCAATGTTGTATAAAGATGAGGCTAAGGCATATGAGTCAATCTCCGCTAATATTGCCTGAAGAACGAATCCAAGGTACTTATCCGGAATTTCAAAAAGAAATAAAACAACGTTCAATTGAATGTCAAATAGCATTAGATAATGATGCAGCTTGCCGACGACAAGGGCTTCATCCGTATTTTCTAAATCCAGCTAAAGCTCAATTTGTTATTCAAACTTTCTGTAAGGAATGTTTGGTTCGACAATATTGTTTAGATCTTGCCTTAATAGATCAAATAGAACCTGGAACTTGGGGTGGCTTTGATGAATTTTATAGAAAAGGAATTCTTACTGCCACAAGACGAGAATTTTGCGCTAAAAACCCAGACGTAAGTCCATCTATTCTTCCATCTCATCATCCTGATTTTTGGAATCTACTTCAGCTTAGATTTACTCAGGCTGCTAAAAGTCCTAAAAGACTTTATACCAAGCTTGGAATACCTCTTAGAAAAAGTAAAGATAAGAATTATTTAGCTCTTTAATACAATAAGATACGATACATAGTCATTTAACTTCAATCGAAAGACTCCATGTACGTGTCCTCAAATCAATCATTATATAAGGCTATCTATTTTCAAATTTCGAAACATATTGATAATCTTACAGAAAAAATTTTCATCACTAATAATTTAAAATTTCTGGATTTACAAGTAACGCAACGACTCATAAGAGTTTTTACGTCTTTGTTATCTTTCTTGGCTACTTTGTATGAATTTGTATATTACTGCATTTCAATGCGATTTACCCAATTGATTGTCTAACAACTTTTAAGGAGTTCTTCTGCATGTTTGACATTGAGAATATATCTACAGGCATTGACAAGCCGGTTGATCCAGCTGATAAAGATTTTAAGTTTTCTTTTCAAGTTGGATCTCATCCCGATTTTCTATCTCAAAAAATAGATTACCGCAATGCTTTAGCAAGTAGATTAGAGCGTTTGATCACGGAACCTACTGTAGATGGTCATCCCTATATTCAATACTTGTTTAAAAATATTGAGCGTCCAACCTCAGAAGAACTCCTTATTTTATCTAAGGCTTTAGAACGTATTAGCCAACTTATTGAACCTTTTAGAAAGCTTGATGAAGAAGTAAAGGGATTGGTATGGGCAAGAGAAAATGCAAAGTTAGTTGCGTGTGCTTTTGGAGATTTTCCAGTCCCTGACATTCAAGATTTTCTTAACCCCTGAAATTATACTGTATGAAATATGTAATAGATACCGAAAATAAAACCGTTATAGGTCCATTATCTAATCTTGAAAAAGCTGCCGATACTTTTTCTTTTCCTGTTGCGAAACTAATTGAAAATGCATCTGCTCTTGCTCGAATTGAAACTGGTCTTCTTCCAGTCCAAGGCTCTGGACTCGTTTCTTATCGAGCAGCTGCTGAGCATGAACAAATTGTGATTCAATTAGAACCTGGTATTTATACTGTAAAATGGGGACAAAGAGAACGCGATGTCAATGCTCAGCTTTTTAGCTTAGCAATGCCTTATCGTATAATTATTGCTGATTTTTATAAAAATGAATTTTTGGGTTCCCGTCATTTCTTTTCTATGACTCCAGCTTACTCTTGGGATCTTCAACTCTATGTAACTGGATTCTCCAATACAAATAATCTCGGCTATGCCGATACTTCTATTGGTTGGATTTGTCATTATCATAATAATGCGGGTAAAGAATGTAAAAATCTTAGTGAAAAGATTGACTATGTAATAGATCGTGAATCTGGATTAGGCGAGCCATATAACTATAATAATATGAGCGAAACCGATGGTCCTAAATTCTATAGCAAGTTTATGCCCACTAAAACTCATTTTCATAATGCAAGTCATTGGGCGAATAAAACTTCTAAAGAGGGATTGGATTGGGTTTTCGATCCATCTAATTTTATTCCTTATTCTACTATTGCAACCGATGCTTTCGCCGCTAAAGAATATGTAGATCCTGCTCAAAAGGGAGCAAAACTATATACTCTTTATGATGCTACTCATAAGCAATATATACCTTATTATCCTCATAGAATTCCATATGCCAAAGAGTTAAAGCCATTCAATCAATCAATTACCGACATTAATCCTACTCCTTCTTTAACTTCTTTATTATTTACTTTAAAAAGAGATCCAGTAAAATTTGTTCCTCTTTTACAGCAAGAAGAATTTGGTATAGATATTGCTTCCTTTGAATTTTCCCAAAAAGCTCTTCAAATAAAAAATATTCTTGAAAGTAAAATCTGTCCTCACTGTAATAAAATATTCCCTCAAATGGAAAAATTTACTTCTGTTCTTGTCGGCATTGATACCGTTGAAAAAATAGTGACAGAAAGTGACATGTGGTGTACGCATTGTGTCGCTACTTCAACTGCTCAAATCGATATTCATGGAGATACTTTTCCTGCATCTACAGATATATTGCTTTGGAGCGAGCACTATAGTCTATACTTCCTACCCTTTGACATTACTGAATGTCCAGGTTGTGGAGAATGTCAGCCAAACAATATAGATACTTCTGACTTTTTTGTTTATGGATTGGATTTCGATAATCCCATTGGATGTGTTAACTGTCTATATTCTGAAGACGATGAAGCTCTTTATGTTTGGGATCCATTCATTAAAAAGTATTTCATTAACGAATTAGCAGTTGAAGTTCAAACTCTTCAGATGTTACCAGATCCTCAAACCTTAAAGATATCGGTTTGTCAAGCGCTACAACTTGTCCATCCTACAACCGCAGAACATATTTGTAATTGTGGCATGTATATAGATGATCCACTTTCTAAGTGCGTAAGTAAAAAAAAAGAAGATAATTCTTTGACATGTGTCACGTGCGTGAATAAAGAACTTATATCTACAGGTCCACAAATCACTGAAGTTGTTTTAGATACCAAAGGAAAAACCATAGATGAATGAGCAAGAGCTCCAAGAATTAGGCTATGTCAGGCACATAGGTCCTCTCCCCCTTTTCTGGGGTGCCGAGACTGACTCCATGAAAGATATTGAAGAAGCTGGATTCCAAGACTATTATCTTCTTGCTCAAGAAAAGATAGCTCTTCCTCCTCAGCAGGGTAAAGCTCAAGAATATGCGTATCGTCCTACCATATTTCTTATCACCAAAACTATCATGGGTCGGGCGGTGACACTTGCTGAACCTAAAGATATTAATCTTTTTCAATCCACAAACGAAAGCGCTCAATACTTCATGCCCAAGATGCCTTGGGAAATGGTTCAAAAAATGGATGCGTTCTTTAGGTTAACCTATAAGAAACATGGCTCTGAAGCTATTCTTGTTCTTACTTATGATATGGATTATGTAGGCACTGAGAATCCTTCTGCTGGATGGAATTGTATTGCTCCTAAGCAGAAGAATACCGCTGGTAACTGCGACTATGAACCCGATTCTATTCTTCAATATAAGAAAGATTCAGAACTCATCCTTGGCACTATTCACTCTCATCCAGAAATGAGTGCATACTTTTCCTCTACTGACCATAAGGATCAGGACGAATGGGACGGTATTCATATTACTCAAGCCTGGAAGGGCACCGGTCCTACCGAGTATTATATTGCTATGATATTAGGTGGACAACAATGGGTTCTTAAACCTGAACAGGTTTTTGATACTCCTCCTCTTCCTCAAGTTGACACAACTCAAGTTGAGACCTGGATGGAAAATGTAGAAAAAAAAGCCGTCCAGCCGGCACCGATGACTCAGTATGGCAAGACTTATGGTACCACGGGTACCTCTAATCCGCCATTGAGCTTGGCTATGCCGTTGCCCACTCAAGGGTTTATGCCTGCTGATAAAGTACGTGCAATCAAGCTTCCAGCTAACGCTCCCGATCCAGAAACGACAGTTATCATTCCCGAATATCCCGCCTCTATTCTTACCGATACCGTTCTTCATAAGTGCCGCCTCTGCAACGCACCACTTCTTGCTCAGTGTGTTAATTCTCGTAGGTGTGTTGCTTGCACTGCCTTTATGTTGATTGAAGGTGAAAGCGTAAAGGATCTTGAAGATTATAGAAATAATGGCAAATGGTCCTATTCACTTTACATTGATTTGGAAAAGTCTCCCAATCCTATTTCCATCTATTACTTGGATGAAACTTTCTCTGATGATCAAAGAATTGGTGCCTACCCAAAAGTTTAGGGGACACGGTTGCCCCCTTCGATCATAAAGATCGCCCTAGCCCTGCGTATAGGTTAATATCGTGTCCCGAATGCTATTCTGATTTTGATGATTATACCTACACAACTGGCAAGCCTGTCTTAGCTGATCTTTGGTTCTGTACCTATTGTGGTTGCGGAGTTCAAGATTACTTCATTCTAGGAACTGAAGTCTGTTGGTTTGTAGACAGTATTGATCTTATAGATGAATTTGAATTTCTTTATGAACCAATTTCTGCGATGACCCAATTGGATCTACAGAATTCGTTTACTTGTTTATGTTGCGATCTTCCTATCGAAGATTGTCAAACTTATGGTCAACCCAGATTCAATATTTCTCAAATAAGCATTGAGGACTATATGATTGATCATCATATTATGCGCAGAGATATTTATAATGAAAACTTTTCGGATTGCTGCACATGCCAGTTCTATATGACAGATGCTTGTGTTCCTTTAAGAAATATTATTCGTTTTTACCATCAAGCCAAAGTCATTCCATCCTTTAATTTAGTCGGATGTTATGATTATGAGCAAAATGATGATGCTGATGAATATCTTAACGCATTAAGTGATCAAAAATTTCAATCAGAAAAAGAAAAAGATACAATTGTCTTGCCTAAAAAATATACACTTTAAGGATACTAATGGCTAATAACACTAAAAGGATGATCCTGATTGGCTGTGGAGGTACAGGAACATGGCTTGCCCATGGTCTTGCTAAATCTCTTCAGTTTCAAGCTCCAGGATCTGCTCTTCTTCTTATAGATGGCGATTCATTTGAACCTAAGAATGCAGAACGTCAACAGTTTTCACATACTGGTAATAAAGCTTACGTTTTAGCCGAAGATATTCAATATCAAAACCAAGCTATATTTGTTATCCCTCGTGCTGCCTGGATTGTATCTGCTGATGTTGAGGATCAAGTAGATGACGACGAAGCTGATGATGGTGCTGTTGTTGTTGCCCGTATTACTGCAGAATCTTTGCTTGAAGAGAACGATATTGTTTATGCCTGTGTAGATAACTATGCTGCCCGTAAGTTGATTTTTGATGCCGCAAAGAATCTCTCTAATATAGATGTCTTTACTGGTGGCAATGATGAACATCTCTTTGGAACCGTCTATCATTACCGTCGTCGCGATGGACAAGATATAACTTTTCCTCCAGACTATTTCCATGATGAGTTTATTAATCCTGGAGATAAGAATCCTGGTGAACTCTCCTGCCAAGAAAGAGCAGAGCTTGATGGCGGAACTCAATTGCTCGCTGTAAATATGGCAGTTGCCTCTCATTTACTTGCCAAAACCGCTCATACGATTTTTGGTACTGAAAAAGAAAATAAGGCTGCCTTGGAAAAGGCAGAAATATACTTTGACCTTGAATTGGGTCTCTCTCAACCCTATGATCGCCGTCCAGCTTTGGTTGCTGTAACGGTTTAATATATAAACACATACAATAAAGGATATATATAACATGACTACTGGTGAATCAGCAGCCGCAGCAAGCAGCCCAAGCTCTTCTGGCAAGGCAACTATTAAGTCTGGCGTTCGCGTTCAGCAAATCGAAGCGGGTCAGACTGTCGGACAAGCCCGCGCTGAGTGGGCTACTCTGTTCCGCATTCCAACCGATGCGAAAGCTTACAGTGGTACCACTGAGCTGAGCGAAGATACTCAAATCACTCCTGATATGAACGTTGAATTCATTAAGAAGAGTGGAGAGAAGGGCTGATTTAAGCCCTAAAGACCTTCGGATCCTTTCTCCCTGTTGTCGAGCGTTGTATCAATGGCTTGACTTCGGGGAGAGGGATCTGATACAATGCCTTCTATGGCATTGAATTACACTATCCAAACATTAACGGAAGCTCTTGAATCTATTCTTGGACCTGAGGCGGCGGCTTTAGTAGCAAGAATAAATGAACTTCCAGGTTCTCACAAGTCTCCTTTTATCGCTTTACCTACAGATATCTCTTCTATTGATGAGATAACTCGGCTTATTGCGAAAACTTCAAATGAGTATGGACAAGCTTGTAGGTTAGCTGGTCTTGCCAGAGCTCAATATAAAATAGCCGAAGCTTCTTATAAGTATAAGTTTAGAACTTCTATCGGAATGGGAAAGAACTCTTCCGAAAGAGAGTCTAAAGCTTATGCTGCTGCCCAAGCTGAGTACGATAAGATGGTTGTGCTTGAGGCTATTGTACAGCTTTGTGAATCTATTGAGTCCGCTACTCGTATAGCTTCTGAGTCTTCACGCAGAATGCTGTTAGCAGCTGATCAATCGCAAAAAGCAGATAGTAGATTTGAGCATTCAGCATCATCCCTATCTGATAAAGACTTCTCTGTCGTATGATGACACAAAAAATTGGTTTTTATTATTCTCTTAATGAAAATTGTCCTCATATCTTTTCTACAGTCTTTGTAGAAGACACCTTTACTTTTCCCTATTCTTTAATTAGGGATTGTTTTTCTTGCAATAAAACTCATTCGTTTAAATATTCATCTTCCTACTTAGTGAATACTCCACGTCAAAGAGCTTTAATGCAAACTTATTCGAAAAAAATAGGCGTTATTGAAGAGAACGTCATAGTCTAATTATAAAATACAATACCGATAAGGGATAAAATGTCGTCTTTAGTTGACTCTTTGTCAAATCGTACTCCTATTGTCTGGGTTAATACATTGGAACCCGAAAGGGCTATTGCAGCTATCCCTTCTTTGAAGTCTGATGCAAGACCTCTCTATGTTTATGATGAATTCTCAGGTCTAATGGTTTGGGATCAAGACAAGGACACTTGGAAAGTTGTCTTGGTTGAAATTAAGGATCCCGATACAGGTGAAGTAGTCCAAAAGCCAGTCTTTGGTTCTCAACAAGCCTTTGGTTATATCCTTAACCAGGATCCAAGTATTTATATAGTTCGTAATGCTCATAAAGATATTGATAACCACTTAACTTTATTCTCTGTTTTGTATAATCGTTATCGTTCAACGTTCTTTTCTGATGACTTGGATAAGCTCCCTACTCAAGTTATTTGCTTTGCGGCAAATGAGCCAGCGCCACCCGAAATCTCTTCAATGACTACAACTGCTGCATGGGGATATCCGACTCCCCTTGAGCTTCGCACTATTATAACTAATATTCGTCAGAACTATAAAGACGACGTTGCTTCTGATGAAGATCTTGATGAGCTTGTCAAGTCTTCAGTCGGTCTTACTGAGCACGATGCTATTGAAGTCTATCTTTCTTCTATTCGTTCTCATGGCACCATTGACAAAAAGACTCTTCGTTCTTTGCGTCTGGAGCGTCTCAAGGCTATGTCCAATCTTGAAGTGGATGAGCCAAAGGTTCAGCTTTCTGATATTGGTGGTCTTGACAATGCTAAGAAGCTTATTCAGCGTGCGGCATGGATTTGGCAGAATCCTGAAGAGGCTGCTAAATACAAGCTTGTTCCTCTTCGTCGCATTCTTCTTCTTGGTCTTTCTGGCTGTGGTAAATCCTACCTTTGCGAGGGTGCAGCCAGCGCTCTTGGTCTTCAGCTCGCCAAAGGTGGCGTCTCCAAGGCTATGAATAAGTTCATTGGTCAATCAGAGGCAAATATTACTGCCATGTTTGATCAGATCAATGCAATGTCTCCAATTACTCTTTGGATTGATGAAATTGGTCGTGATCTTTCTGGTGGTGGCTCTTCTAACTATACCGATGGTGGCACTACTTCTCGTGTTCATGGATTGTTCTTGACTAAGATGCAAGAGCTCAATAAGGATGTATTTGTTTTTGCGGCTGCCAATAACATTGAATCTTTGGCTCCTGAGATGCTTCGTGCCGACCGCTTTGACAAACTCTTCTTCGTTGGCTTCCCGTCCTATGAAGAACGTCGTGATATCTTTGCCCTTCATCTCCCCAGAGATGCACAGTTTGATCTTGATGAGTTGGCAAGTCATACTCCGTGTTTTACTGGTGCAGAAATAAAAGCTCTTATTGAGCGTACTATTTTTGATATTTCTCCACAATATAACCGTACTATTACCACAGAGGATTTAGTTAAAACTATTCCTTATCAGAAAAACCGTATTTGGATTCGTCATCGTAATCTTGCTGTCAATATGTACTCCAGTGCCTTCAACGAATATGAATGGGCTTCTACCTCTCAGTATGGTGAAGCTCAGTTTATTATGAAGGGCGTTGAACCAAAACAAGGCATCACTGTTAATGCGGGGATGAGTCTTAATCTTAAGTAATTTGTAAGGAAAATTTATGGACAACCATACCGAAATTGATGATCAAAAACCCCAAGCCATCGAATTAGTTAAGAAGTGGCATCGTACAGGATTTATATCTGTTTCTTATTGGGCGTATGCGGATAAAGTTATTATAGAAATTGGTGCTACCGATCCTGATAATGGTAATGCTTTGAAAGGTGCTACCAAATGCTTTCTTCCAGCCCCACAATTTCTTTCCTATCTTCATGCAGAAGTTCATGGAACAATAGAAAGAATTTATTCTGATTTTACCCCAACAGGTAAAGGTGTTTCGTTCTTTGGTGGAACTATTTCTCCAGTTGTAATTTCTCGCATCTTTAATTCTAAGGTTTATTTAGATTATAAGAATAACAATGCACCTGATTTCTTCTTTCGCACCTTTACCTGTGCCCATTATGAAGGTACCACTCGCGATAAAGGTGTTGTAATTCCTAATTACAAAGCTGAAATTTCTCGTAATACAATGAAACTTTCTCTCATTGACATTGCTGAAATATATCATTTAGTTAATACTCAAATGATTGTTGAGACAATGCTTGATGCAATGGTGGAACATAAATGACAGATATAAATGATGCGGAAGATCTTCATAAGTTATTATTGAAATCATTAGATGTTCTTAGCAATGCGTATGATCAAAAGTTTCTTCGTCTTGAAGAAGCTCAATCTCAACTTGAACAACAAGTAGCAGCGCTTACCGCTGGTTATACCGATATTGCGGCTATTTTAGAAACTCTTACTTCAATTACTATTAATAGAAGTGAAGAAGATAAAGAAGAATTTTTTAAAACTTTAGCTCTTTCAAGAAAGAGAATTATCGAGACGCTACAATATGGAATCTCTCTCGCTGAAGAACAACTTGACAAATTTACCGCTCATGCACCAGGTCCTGATGCAAAATCTCAGCCTGATAAAGGTGTCAGCAACGAATGATTGTTTGATTGTAACTGAATCCCAAGCCCAAATGGATTGGTTGAATTCACCACATCTACTTTCATTATTGTATCCTATTTGCCAGTCTTTAGTTGGAAAAATAGAGAACTTTTATATTGTTTGTCATTCAATATATGATATGGCTTTAAAAGAAAAAATAGAAGTCCTCTCTTTTAAATCTCTTTAGGAAATATCACACATGAATTATGCACTCTTTGAAGATTTTGATTCTTATGATTCAGAATGTTTAAATCCAAATCCATTTGATCCTAATGTACATTTGTTTTATAAGCCTGAGCCCTCTCTTATAAACTTTTTTCTTTCACATTCAGCTACTTTAAATACTGTTCTTAATTTCTTTAGCCTTTCATTGGAAGAAGCCTTTTCTCAGCCTAAACAAATTGATGAATTTGTACAAAATTTTAAAGTTAATAAGCAGGACTCTAGAATAGTTCCCATGTCATTCTCTGCATTTAAGAAAATACTTTTTTCTATTAAAAAAGAACATGCTGGTGTTTCTATACCCCAGCATATTTTTAATGCAATGCAGTATTTAATTGCTATTTCTGATTCTGATAATTTTATAAGTGCCTTATCTAAAACTCAAACGGTTCAAGTTTTAAAAATAGAAAAAAGTTTTCGCTCTTCATTTAAGGATTTTTTTTCTACTTGGGAAGAAGATAATTTACTTGGTTTAGATTTGATTTTTATGTTTGCTGTTTTTATTGACCACAGATATATCCCAATATATGAATCTATACCTGGAACTAATAAATTCTCACCCAAATGCTTGTTTACTCCAGCGGTACAAGCACAAAATCTACTTCGTCAAGTATTTAAATCACAACCTCTTGAATCTTCTCTGCTTAAGAATGAATTCTATAAGAGGTTTTATTTTTCTTTTGATTCTTTTCATGATTGGCTTGTCAGTCTTGATCAAAGATATTTTAATGAATCCTATTTTAATAGATTATGTGTTTCAGAAAAAATTATAACAGATTTATCCCTAAAAAGAATGCAAGCTTTAAATGAAACAAAAGTAAAAGAATTCATTAATCCCTATACATGGCAGTGATATGAACTACGATATTGATCCAAAAGAAGAATACATGGATGAGGAAAATGACATGGATAACAAACCGATAGCTAATGAAAATCCTCAGGTATATATTGATGCTACTGTCCTAAAAACAATGCTATTTAAGGAAAAGAAAATGTCAGATATAGATTACATCGCAATGATCATTAAAACCGTTGTACGGGATGATATGATTACTGATGGCTATGCATCTTATGATGTCACGCAAAATATTTTTACTTGTACCGTCCCACCTTGGGTAAAAATTGTCAATGTAGATAAGAATTCCGTTGGTCAACATCATTTAGCTGGCATCAGTCAGTTTCATGATATCCATCAATATCCTTCTATCTTTTCTATTCAGATAGATGATAGTCAAAAGCCCTGTTGTATTTGGTATTCTCCTACTGCTAAAGAGATTAATAAAATGGGAAGTGAGCAGGTTGCCCATTATCCATATGACAAACCACTCATTAACCCTGGATGTTTTAATCCTGATTTAACTGGTAGTAAAAATGTTTTTGACGTCTGTGGATATGTGAATCCTATGATGTCTGGATTCTCCCAATGTAAGCATCATACTATGTCTTCTTGGGAAGATGTGACTGTTGCTTATGAAGGTGATAATAAGAAGTTTGCTATTCAGAGAAAGCTTCTTGGAGCTCGTGTTCCCCATTATGCCGTCTATGATTATGATAACAATGTAATCATATCCGAAGGAACATCTATTCCTGAAATCAAAGAATCTTTTGAATCTGTAATACAAGATAAAGGATATAGTATTGTATCTGTATCTGGAAATAAGAATTCATACTTTAAAGCTATTTTTGCCTAATTTAGTTAGGAAACTTTATGACGTTTAATGATAGATATATTTTATTAGATGATGTAGCTAATACCGCTTACGTTTATTTACCTCTAATTGGAGGTGCAACACTTCCTTTATCTACATATTTTAATACTATTCGTCAAGGTTTTCCTAACTTAGGTTTTTTACCTCCAGTTACAAAATTAATTACATCTATAGATGACAATAATTGCTTTAAGGTTATAGTTGAAGCAGCCCCTAAGATTAGAACCCTGATGCTACAAGATGCTTATACTAATGAGACTGAAATAGTAGAGACTCCTTTTCCTTGGCACTCTTATATTTTCACTTTCAAAAGGCATTCTAAGACTCCAATATCTTTAATGGATGTTACATTACTTTTTCAACAACGTCAAATACAATCTGATTTAGATTTAGTTAATGGATTCTTTTCTTTACCTTGGCTTCCAAATGTCTCTACTGCTCATAATTTGATACTACCTTTAACTATTTCTAAATATTTGACGACAGATATGAATGCCTTTTATCGAGTTTTTCTTGATTCATTTTGGAATAACTATATTGTTACTAAACCTTCACCAAGTTTAGACCTTCACGCTAAAGAACAACTTGATTCTTTTGAAAAGATTATAAATTTCTTTGAAAATCTTCAATCTAAAACTCTTGATTGGGCTTGTGATTCTACTAATCATATTAAATTAAATGATTACAACGATTCAGATTTACTTTATCTTTTAAGTCCTTCTTCATTTAATTTGTCTTTTAAATTTGAGAATCTATTTAAGGTTTAAATATGCTACTTCAAATAATCGAAAAAACAAATACCATCTCTACTTCTCTTTATTCTAAACTTGGTACAAAAGCCCAAGCTATTATCGACTGTGATGTAGATACCCTTAATGCCCGCATTGCTTCCTTTGGTACATATCTACCAAATGGATGTTTACCTCCCTCTGTTAGATACATGGATTTAGCAACTGGAATCGTTTTGTTTGAGCGTCCTCCGACTTATATAAACATTTCTTTTACTAATCAGTATCAAGCAAAATTAAAAGCTGAAGGACGCGCAAAGCGCTCATTTAGAATACCAATTCCTTGGCAGCGTTATGTCGTTTATCTTGGTAGCAATGGCTTGCCTTCTACCTTGTTTGTATTTTTTGCCGGGAATCAAATACAAAGTTTAGATAACGATCCTATGTCTTCTGCTCCGCTTCCCAATCTTTATACTAACGGTACTGTTTGCCTTCCAGTCTATGATCATCGCGACGTTGTACACTTTGATATTGGTGACGGAATATACAATATGTATGAAACTGTTTGGGGATCTGGATTCAATCTTGATGTAGTACAATGTCTTAATAATTGGCTTTCCAATAATGCTCCAACTCATCCATTGACAAAATTTCCAAACAATATCGATAATATCGTTTCATTCTATAATCATTGGTCTAATTTTAATTTAGAACAGATAATGAAAATGAATTGGCATACTCCACTTTATAATAGTTTTACTCAACTTATCTCATCTATACCTCCAACAGAGCAAAATCATGATAGCTTTGTTGATTTATATCTTGCAATAAAAGGGTAGGTGCTTGGTTCTCTAGCTCAGATCGGTAGAGCGTTCGTCTGAAAAGCGAAAGGTGGTTGGTTCAATTCCAACGGGAACCACAATATATAATGCTAAGGCATTCTGAAAGGTAATAAAATCCTACATGGAAAATAAGATATGGACAGCTTTTAAATTAGACCCCCCAACTTTTACCCGTACCCAGATGGCTAAGCTACTTAATTGTACTCCACTTACGATATCAAATCGCGAAAAGAAAAATCAGTACCCAGATCCTAAACGATCTCCTACATCTAATCATAGATTCTATACTATTCAAGATGCTTTTCTTTTGCAATATATAACTTATCGTCAAATTAATATTTCTTCTGTAGCTGCTTTACTTTGGGATATGGGCTATACTGATACCGGTCTTGTTTTACCATGCTTAGAAAAAGAAATAGAAGTTTTTAAAGCATCTCCAGTTTTGGCAGTTAATCAGCCTCAACCTAAAGTTGAGGATTATATATGAGTGATCAATCAAAAATAAATCCTGAAGAACCATTTGATCTTCAGTATCAAAATGCTATATTCAATTTTCTTTTTCTATTAGTTGATTATTATAAGATGACTATGACTTCACAAGAGGCTATAAATAAAGCATGTGATTGGTTAACCTCGTTAGCTAATCACATAAAAAGTAAAAGTTTGGAAATAACAACAGAAATAAATGACAAAACCAAACTATTCACTAAGCTCAATAATGGACAAGATATTTAGATTGGCGAAAGGCACCGAGCTTACATGTTAAATAAGAAAAATTTAGTTATTCTTGAGGGTGGACTTACTAAAGATCCTCAAGAGTTTGAAAATGCTAATGTTGTTCACCTATCATTAGCAGTAGATAATGCAGGACAAGAAAAAGGTGTTCAGTACGCCTCTGGCTATTTCGATGTGAAGGTTTGGCTAAATGAGTCAAAGTTTACACCGGCTGCCGTAAGCGAATATGTTCGCAATGCCCTTAAAGAAAAGACCCTAAAGAAGGGCGCACGAGTTTCTATTGTTGGAACTCTTCGTCAAGAGCGTTGGGAAAAGGATGGACAGCGTTCGTCTAAGGTAGTTGTAATTGCAGAAGCTATAGAAGTCTACACCGCCTCCAAGAATGCTGGTCAGGCTGCTACTGCTACTGCTGCAATAACCGCACAAGAAGAAACTTTCGTCCCTAATTTCTAAGGAATTGTTGTGGCTGAAGAAGCAGAACTCGTCACTCCGGTTGTTGTTTCTTCAGCCGCACAATCAAAACTTCTCCCCTTTTCCTTTTTAGAAACTCAGCTATACGATAAGATGTCAAAACTATTGACGTCTTATATGCCAGCAGCCGATATTAGATATATGATTTCTGAAATTAAGTCAGATCTTTTTGCCGGGTTTACTAAGATTGATTCTAAGCAACTTCATACCGTAATACATCATTGTAAAAAATGCCCAAATGTTTCTGGATCTCCCATCCTTCCATCTTGGAATTGCACCGATCCAGATCTCATGATTATAGTTGAGAGTCCTACCATAATAGAACGTTATGGTTCCTTTCTCTTTAACGCTTTAAAACAGACTGGATTTTCTTCAAATAGATGTGTCTTAACTTATGTTACAAGATGTAAGGTTAAAGAATTAACTCAACAGAACGTAGATTCTTGTTTGCCCTATCTTCATACTGAACTTCCAATTCTCAATCCTAAAGTTATTATGCCTTTAGGTCTATCTGTTTTTCAGTTTTTAACTGGAGATATCAATTCTAAGCTAAATGAGATAAAGGGAATTGTTCGTTCTTGGGGAACTTATTCTATTATTCCCGAAGTTTCTTTGGGTACTTTATATCACGCGAATGAAAAAGGACAAGGGGCATATGATGCATTTGTTGCCTCATTAGAAAAAACATATAATTATCTTTACTTAGGAGGATGACTTACCACTATGACCGATGGCGGAGATATTCAAACCATTGGCTATAGTCCTATTCAGTTTAGTGAATTAGTCGAGAAAGAATTAAAAACTCCCGATTCACTTACTAAAAATGAATTAAGCTATTTAAAAACACATAAACCCTACTGGCGTTCTGAACTTATTAACTTAAAAAAGAGAACAGAATTTCAATTAACTTCTTCTAAAGCGCGTCAATTCTCTCTTTATAAAGAAAAAATAAATAACAAATTGACTGAAGCTCAATATGTTGATAAACTTCAAGTAGAAAAATCTTGGCGTTGTAACGCAACAAGATTTGTACAACAACTTGAATTTAAAATTTCTGAGGTAAAGATGATGACTGATGCGTGATTTAATTTCTAAAATAAAAAACTCTCAACCTACAAAAACAGGCGAGGAAGCTGCATTAGCTTTAGCCAATATTGTCATGAATCCTACTTGGGTTTCAGCTTCGTCGCTTGTTTTTGGTATAGAAGAGATGATTGATTACGCAAGTAATTTTATCAGCTATGATGCCCGTATTGTTGTTCACGATGAAGAATTATTTACAATTCAGCCTATTCATATTTTGCATATAGATGAGTCCATTCTTACTGACGGATGGAAAAATATTTGGGTTTTACTTTATAGCAATGGTGCAGTTTCTTATGGAGAAAAAGAAGATCCCAATGACAATTTGTTAGCAGTCTTTGTCGATGAATCTCTTATTGATCCTGCTAACTTAGTTGAGATTGTTCTTAAGAAAGATTCTCAATGAAGAAAGTTTATGTTCCCCATCTCTCATCTATAGTTACTTTACCACTTGAGAAGTGGGGACCTCTTTCTTTAAATGATATAGTGTTTGCTTACGACGGCAACGATACGATAGCTTGGTTATCTATTATTGAAATAGATACCGATAGCAATATTGCTACTGCTAAAGTCTTAGATTATTTTGATAATTTAGAATAACTTGTAAAGGAAAATCAATTGGACGATTCATCAGAAATGATCCCTCTAGAAGATGTAGTCGTTATGTCTGATTATTTTTTGGATGTTTTGTCAATAGCAGGTATTCTTTACCAGAACCATGATGAACCTGGTTCTATTGTTCCTGAAGGTTTAGAACCAAAACAATATCTTACTCTTGGAGAAAAACTCTATGAGATAATGCAACAAAGATTTGGTGAAAATGTTTCTGAAAGTGAAAAACTTAAGTTTTTTACCTGGTTGATGGTACAATATTCTTGCCTCTATGTTTTAAAAACTTTTCCAGATAAGATTCCTTTACCAGAAATTATAGAACAAGAAATAAAGTACTCGTTTATAAAAGAAAATCCTGAGCTATATTAGGACCTAACAGATGAGTAGACGCAGAGTGCAAAAATCTAAAGGTAAGAAAAACTATAAAAATACCTCCATCATTGAAGGTAACAAGACTTTTTATATTGACGAAGATGGATCTGTAATTCCCCTTCGTCCAAGTAAATCTGTAAGGTATGATTCCCCTAAGGGTGCTATAAATAATCGCCATAACAATAATCAACAAGTCAATAGCCAGCCTGACAAAAGTAAGAAGAGGCATAGGTACGCTTATGCAAATTTTCATCAAATGGATTTAGTAGCCGAAGAAATTTTTGGACCATCTCGCAACTATCATGACTCTTTATCTTAGAATAGACGACAATAAACATTTTAATTGGTTGAAAAAGATCATTGATGGTTGGTATAATGCCGATCCCAATGATCAACGACTTCAAATTAATTATGAGCCAATAGCTGGCTGGTATAAATATCTTAATGAAAATGTTGTTAATGTATCTGAAGTCATTGCTGAAGTCGAGCCTGAACAACTACCTATTCTTCTTGATAAAACACATGTTAAAAAAGTACAGAAACCTATGAAGAAAGCTTCTCCACCTGTTGACGGAGTCAAGCGTAAAGGTCGTCCTCCTTCCAAGCAAACTTTAGCTGCTCGTAAGCAAAAAGAAAAAGCTGAGAAGATAAAAGAAAAATTAGCTGATCCCTTTTTCTGTCCTGATCATCCCACTTATGGTGGTAAGAATCGTATCAGCAGAGATTGCTCAAGATGCTGGGATATTTATAAGTCCTTCCATCCAGCCGATTGGAAGCAGGCTTGGAATGCTTTTCAAAGAACTAAGAATAAGACTGCGCAAAATTAAATATGAAGATACCTAATAATCGTTTAACGGCTAATAAAAGATCTATTTATAGCGCAAAAGCAATGATCGTTCATCATGATTTATGGAATCATTGGAATATTTATTGTTCCTTTAAGGATGAGAACGATACTTCTTGGCAGAAGTATGTTCACAGGGATAATAGCTACTACGACTACTACTACAGTAGCAAGTGGCGACATAGAACAAGATCTGCTCAAAGACTTAGTGTGGGTATGACCTTTTCTCCAATGTATGGTTCCGCATTGATAAAAATAATGTATCCCAATAATTATACTTCACAAAATGAATTTCCATTATTAGCTCAAGAATTGGATGGTATTATTGATGGTTGATCTTCCTAAGGTTATTCCTACGGCTGATTTACTTGATCCAGAAGACAGAGCAATAAATATTGCTATCAATGCTCGTGGATTTAATAGAAGGCGTTCTATTTCCGCCAAAAAAGAATTAATTGCTCCAGATTTTCAAGAGGTTTTTAATGCTAAATTTGGATCCAATATTCTTTTAGATTCTATGGATGTTGCTTATGATCCTAAAACAAAAACTAACAAGTTTTATGGTAGTATTATTTTTGATCTCTCTGATGCTATCCTGGTTTATTTTCGTTCCGCTTCGGATTTTAATTATTTCCACTTTTGGTCAGACAAAAATAAAATTGCAGAAGACTATTGTGCTTGGGTACAGCAGAATCTTATCTTAGATAAGGTTCAAAATGTATTTGATGATAAGAATAATACTCGTGAGATAACCTTTTGGGCAGCAATGGGTGGTGATTATGAAGATTTTAATAGGTCTGTTGTTCTTTATAATTGGGATGATCATGTTCAATACAATTATCCTCCCGCAGTTGCTAAACAACTGAATTTCTTGCGCGATCTTAATCCACCTATTCTTGGCGGTAAGATCTTAATCTTCCATGGAAGTCCTGGTACTGGTAAAACCTCCTTTCTAAGGTGCCTCACGCGCCACTGGACCGACTGGTGCCACACTTCTTATATCACTGATCCTGAGAACTTCCTGGGACAACCTGGAGCCATGCTTCGGGTAATCACCTGGAACTATCAATCTTTTATTGCCGCAGATGTTTTACCCGAAAACGCATATCATCTTCTTATCCTTGAAGATGCTGATGAATTGATAACTACAGATGCAAAAGAAAGAACCGGGCAAGCCCTTTCTCGTCTCCTCAATATAGGAGATGGTTTGTTGGGTCATTCAACAAATCTTCTTATTTGTATTACTACTAATGTTGAGGTAGAAAAATTGCATCCTGCCATTACTCGTAACGGTAGATGTATTGCGAATATTCACTTTGATATGTTCACCTATGAAGAATCTGTTGATTGGTTAAAAGCCAACAATATTGAGGCTTCTCCACACGAGATGGGCTTGAAGCACGCTGAGAAATATAGTCTTGCGGATCTTTATGCGCTTTCGAGCAAAGCAAAACAAATCACTCACAAACAAGAAGACTTTGCAGTGGGTATCTATCTATAGTATAATACTAATTACATACATGTAAAATAAAAAGGATTTAAATGACAAAGAAAAATTACACTCATATTACTGCCGTTGTAGATCGTTCTGGATCGATGGTGACCATTCAGGAAGATGCCCAAGGTGGTATTAACCAGCTTATTGTAGCAAATAAAGAAGCTCCTGGTCAATGTACCTTTGCTCTCTATCAGTTTGATACAGAATTCGAAACTGTAGTTGCACCATCAAACATTTCTATGGTCGGAGAGTATACTCTTGTACCTCGTGGTGGAACTGCCCTTCTTGATGCTCAATGGAAAGCTATTCAACTAACTGGTGAATATCTTAAGTCTTTACCAGAAAAACAACGTCCTGAAAAGGTTATCTTCATCACCGTAACTGATGGTGGGGAAAATATGTCAAAGGAAATTGTTGGATGGCAAGGTACACAAAACCTTAAGAATAAAATTGAAGAGCAGAAGAATAAGTATTCTTGGGATTTCGTTTACATTGGCGCCAATCAGGACGCTTTTGCTGTCGGTCAATCAATGGGAATTAATACTACTACTACCTATATACCAAATACCTGGTCCACTAAGGCTATGTACGGCAATCTTGCGACCGCTACTGTGACCTCACGTGCTACAGGCGAATCAATGACTAATTATCTTGCTTCGTCTGTCACTGCTGATGGCACTCTTGTCTTTGATAAGAAAGACAAAGAGGAAAAGAAAGAAGCTACAACTGGAGATAATAAATGAACGTATAGGGTAAATTATACCTTTTCATTAGATCAGATTTATCACCTGGGTTAATTACTGCTCAGGCTTGTCATGTTGCTATGTCTGCATGCGAGAAATGGGATTTATATCCTGACAATATAGTTGTTGTATTGGATGGAGGTAAATCCGAAGATGATCTAATGATTCTTTTAGACAAGTTGACTTGGTGGTGTGGCAATTCTGAATTTTGGGAAGAACCGCGCTTAGGAGACGATGACGTTGTCGTTTTCCGTGAACCAGATCTTCTTGAGGACATGACAGGATTTGCAATAGTTCCTGGCAAACTTCCTGATTGGGTCTTATCCATCCCTCTTCTGTTTTCGGAAGGGGGTGAATCTAAATGACTATAGGTACAATCCTCTCCACTGAAGAGCGCTTGCAAGAACAAGTAAATTCTCTTCGCCAACAGGTTGGCAATTTAAACTACGAACTGTATCACTACAGAGACGAAAATAAAAAACCTTCCTGGCTTCAGGCAAAGATGATGAGTCAAGCTAAAGCTCTTACGAATTTGAATAAAAGAGTTCGTATGCAGCGGCTTATTCTCAGAGAGTTGAATGTTATTAATCCTGAACTCGCAGATACTATATTTAACTTGGTTAAAGATAAGTATCCAGTCGAGTTAAATGATCAAATACAATTAACTTTCTAACAGATTTACCTTCTGGAGTTTCGCGGAACGTACTCCAGGAGGTAATACGGTTTCATAGTTCAATGTAGAACGACATCCTCTAAAGATGTGCGTTGCGGGTTCAAGTCCCGCTGAAACCTCCATGAATAACCATCCCCTAATAGGCAGATGTGTCGAGCTTGTTGAAATGATAGACGATCCAGATCCAATTCCCTATGGTGCAAGAGGGACTGTGATGCGTGTTGTTCGATTTTTAGAAACAGAAGTTATAACTGTTAATTGGGAAATAAAAAGATGTTTAAATCTTGTCTCACCACCCGATAAATATGTTATAATAGATTAGTAAGAAAAGTAAAAAGGTTTATTGTATGAACCGAATTTGAAGCGTTATCTTCTGGTGGTAAAATGCTTCATTGTTAACTTGTTCATACTCAAGTTTAAAGCTTTGAACCGAATTGAAAACGATTATCTAATTGTAAATAGAACCCAAACTCGTTTTCTATCAACTTGTTCATTGCTCAGTTTAGTTAGAGCCGAACTTCAATTGATTATCATAGGTTCGAATCCCATAACCCCTAACGGGGGTTGCGCACCGGCGTTTGGTGCACCCAGTATAGTTCTGGGTTTCAATTGGAAAATACTTGTTCTAACATTATTTAAATCTTAAGCCGAATTTAAACGATTATCGCATATGGTTGACGAAGATGACACCAATAAGTCCATCTGAGCGGTTCGAATCCGCATTAAAATTCGTTTGAAATCCCTTGCTTAAGATATTTTTATGTCAAAGCCGAATAAAATTCTTTATCGCCTTTCAAGCGGGTGGTCACAGGTTCAAATCCTGTCAAGGGCTAATTCCCTTTGTAGCTCAGTCCGGTAGAGCACCTAAACGAGGATTTTAAAAACTTGTTTTGACGCCCTCTAATTAAGAACCGAATTTAAACGATTATCATTTACCATACAACGGCAGAGATAGTATCGAAGCCAACAAGAAGTCTCCTTGTAAAAAGAGAAAGATAAGCTACAAATAAGCGGAATCGCTGTAGTAATACAGTTATAATTCGTTTGAAGCAACTTGTTCTTAATATCTCTTAATCTTAAACCGAAATAATATGGTTCTCAGCAGCGTCTAACAGACAGTGGTTCGACTCCACAACCCGTATTAGCTCAACTTGTTTAAGATGCATTTTATATTTATCTTGTTCCCATCACATAGAAAGGAGAACCGAAAATGACTACCGATCCTCTGATGCAGTTCAATATGCAGACCACTCCTCAGACTCAGCAAGCTGATAAGGCTCAGGTCCAGAATAATGCTGGTGGGTTTTCTTTTGAGGTTTCTACCGATCAGCGTCTGCTTCGTTTCTTAATTCTTGGTACTTGGGGCGGAACTTATTACGTCTCTGAGCAGAAGCTTACTAAGGATTCTTTCGAGAATGTTAAGAAGCTGGTTGACATTGACGGAAAGAAGGTTGTTGATATGGTACTTGATGTATCGCTCAACAACCGTGCTTATAAGCAGAACCCAACTCTGTTCACTCTCGCTGTAGCTTCTGCCGCTGATGACGTTGAGACTCGTCGCTATGCTCTTGCCGCTGTAGAAAAGGTATGCCGTACTGGCACCATGTTCTTCCAGTTCCTTGCTTATACTGAGCAGTTCCGTGGCTGGGGTTCCGCTCTTCAGAAGGCTGCTGCCAATTGGTACACTAATAAGACTCCCGATCAGCTTGCTAATCAGCTTGTCAAGTACCGTCAGCGTGATGGTTGGACTCACCGTGACGTTTTGCGTCTTGCAAAGCCTAAGATCGCCGCTGACAACCCTATCACGCCAGCTATTCGTTGGACCGTAGGTAAGGATACCGATCCCATTCTGCTTCCAGAGCTGATCTATGGCTTCCAGGAAGCTCAGAAGGTCACCAATGCTAAGGAGTGGGTGAAGCTTATCGAGCAGTATAAGCTTCCTTGGGAAGCTCTGCCAACCCAGGCTCTCAATGAGCCTTTGGTTTGGGAAGCTCTTGCTCCCCATATGGGATTGACTGCCTTGATTCGTAATCTTGGTAAGATGAGCGCCTGTGGTGCTCTTGTAAACCATAGTGATCTTTCTAAGATTGTCAATGGTCGCCTCAGCGACAAGGAAGCATACCTCAAGGCTCGCGTACATCCAATGCAAGTTCTTCTTGCTCAGAGTGTTTACTCTGCTGGACGCGGCTTTAAGGGTAATAATACCTGGAATCCAGTTGCAACTGTTGTAGATAATCTTAATGAGGGATTCTATGCTGCATTTGGCAACCTTCCAGAAACTGGTAAGCGTCGTATGCTTGCCATTGACGTGTCTGGGTCAATGGGCATGGGCACAATTGCTAATACCTTCTTGACGCCTCGTGATGCCTCTGCTGCACTTGCTATGGTAGCCCTTCACCAGGATCCGGAAAGCTATACCTTTGGCTTCTCTGGTGGCTTCATTCCTCTTGGCTTGTCCAAGGGTATGCGCTTGGATTCTGTTATTAAGAAGGTCAATGGTCTTCCTTTTGACAGAACCGATTGTGCTCTGCCTATGGTACACGCAAAGAAGGATCAATTGAAGGTGGATTCATTTGAAATCTATACTGACAACGAGACCTGGGCTGGTAAGATTCATCCTCATCAGGCATTGAAGGACTACCGTGCTTGGTCTGGCATCAATTCCAAGTTTGTTGTAAATGGTATGGTCGCAAACAACTTTACTGTTGCCGATCCTAAGGATCCAGGATCGATCGACGTAGTTGGTTTCGATGCCTCTACCCCAAGCATGGTATCAGATTTCATTTGCCAATAATAGATTTCCTGTAGTAGACTTAACAGAACGATCAATAAGCTCAAAGTCCTTCGATTAGTCGAGCCTTATCTCTCTGAAAATGGCGGAGAGGAGCGAAGTTGTGTGGTGAAGAATCGGAATTCCACACCTACAGGAAACTTTTATTATGACAAGAATCTTACTCGCAGGCGATATACACGCCTCTCATTATCAAATAAAACTTTTAATTGAGAAAGCGCAACAATCTCATTGTACTCATATCATAGCCCTTGGGGATTTTGGATTTTTCCCTGGCAATAGATACTTTAATGATTTCTTATCTAAAGTGAATTATATGGTTTGTGATGCGGGAATTCATTTCTGGTGGCTTGATGGGAACCATGAAAATCACGACGCCTTAGATGTGATGACACAGGGTAGAAACGATCAGATGTTCATCACCTCTTATAATGGAACCAGTTATAGTAATATTTATTATCTCCCAAGAGGATATAGATTTGAACTTGACGATGTAAAATTTATGTCATATGGTGGAGCTTATTCCGTTGATAAAGATGGACGTACGCAAGGCTTTGATTGGTTCCCGCAGGAAGAACCTGATATCGCACATATCTCTAATCTTTCAGACGATCCAGTTGATATTTTACTCACTCATGACATACCTTATGACGATGCTTTTGTTTATCATAATGAAAGCATTAGTCAACTTGAACACGGAATAAAAAGTCAAAAAATTAGAAAAAGACTTTTATATTTGGCGCAAAAAATAACACCACGATATTGCTTCGGAGGTCATCATCATCGTAGAGTTACCTATAATATACTCCATCGTAAAGGCGTTGCAGAGTGCCACATTCTTAGTTGTGGTGGGAATGGTAATGATTCTTGGTTTATTCTTGACACGGAAAAAATAAATAAGTAATTATTATACTCATTAAGGATACAATAATATGTCTGTTGCGACAGAAGAACTTACAATTGAAAAAATAAGTAATTTGACTAAGGAAAAGATTAAGCCATTGAGAGACATTGGTTTGATGGCTCTTCCTTATGCTCATGGACCTCTTGGTAAGAATATCTTTACGATGGCATTGGATCAAGATTCTGAAGTCTTGAGATTCTGGACTGGTACTGCGGATCTTAAGGTGGTTGATACGACTACTGAACCGAAGAAGCAAGCCGTTATTAGGGTTGTTGAATCTGGACATACTTTAACTTTTAAATGTCTTGTTCGTCGTGGAACAATCAATTATGCACAAATCGATACCACACAACAAAACATTATAGATCGTGCACAAAAAATTACTCCTGGTCTTTTACAGCGACTCATCAATACAACTCTTCCTCCTAAAACTATTTTTAAAGTAGCGAATGCAAAAACAGTTTTGACTAACCGAGGCAACTTCCATGATGTTGAGGTTGGTGAAAGATTTGATTGCTATATCACCATTGAAGCTACTGTTCCTGCTTTTGACGATTCTTTTTTGATTGGTTATGATGAGCAGAAATGCTTTATTTCTCAACTTCCAGTTCATGTCAATAAGGTTAAGGATGCTTATAAAGTTCTTCGTCCTGAAGGAGTAAGCCCTAAGGCTTTACGCCAAGGTGAATGGTTCTTTAATCCAATAAAAGATCCTGCTCTTATCGCTAAGTTGAATAAGATTGAAGAGAAACAAGCTCCTGCAGCAGATAGAAGAGGCTTAACTGGGCTCGATACTATGTTTGCTCGCGATTACTATGTTAAACTTCGCAACAAACTTGGAACACAGCACGTAACCCCCTCCTCTATACTTCGTTCTTTAGCAAGAGGATCTTCGCATCATGCCAACTACATTGATCATGCTGGTAAGAGATATGTAAAGGGTTCTGTTGTGGATTCTCGCAAAGCACGTCATGCTCCATTAGAAATAAAGACCTGGCATGAAGTAATACGTAATCTTGAGAAGGTAATGCCAGTGACTGCTCGCCCCCGTAGATGGGATTAATAAGTAGACATAATGGATATAGTTGTCTATACTATAATGTGGTGGGGCGGATATGATGAACCTGCAGTTTTTATGTCCGCCGATCCACAACAGATAAAGAAAAAATATGACGAGTGGAATGAACTTATGAGTGATGAGGATCTTGTTTCTATTTATTTATGGAGCAAGAATCTTCCCACTTCTGAATATTCTCCCACTCAAATAGATATAGAAGATCTAATAGATATAGAATAACTATAAAGGTTTGCCTCAGTATCGGTCCGGGTTTCTACCCCGTCATTAACACCGTAATTGGAGTATGCAGGTTCGAATCCTGTCTGAGGTACTAAGTGAAAGGTGAAATTATGCAACCAATATCAGAAGATTTCGCAGCAGCCATTTTTACTAAAGCTATTAAAGAGCATAAAGCAGCTGAACTATTAGAATTGTTATTCGAAGGTGGTTCAGTTACACTTGATCACAATACTGGAGATTTAGTTATGATCTCCGCCGACCTACTTGATGACATATTGAAAGGATATTAATGTCAACAGTTCCTGATCTTTTAGAAAATGCATTAAAAACAATAGATACAATGCTTGCGGATTTTAGTCATACCTCAATTGCTTCTACTTCACAAGTAAATGATGGTCTATTAGATCTACGTCTTACTATTGTTCAAGTACAAAATTTAAGAGATCAGGAAATTGATTTCGCACTTGATAATGTTGCAGAAGCGACACCATCTATAGTGTAATTTGGGAGAGATGACCGAGCGGACTAAGGTGATTGTCTTGAAAACAATTGGGTTAATAGCCCCGTGGGTTCGAATCCTACTCTCTCCGCGAAAGTTCTGCTGACATACCAGAGCTAATTTATATCACTAAGGGTTTGTGTGACAATGAGAGCTTGTTACGCCAAGGAAAAGGACCGTTCTTATTAGTGGTATATCTAAATGGGAACGGTGGTTTTAACCACTCCAGGTATATCCTGGAGACCCACCAAGTATGTTATTTGCGGATATGATGTTTAACGGCAGCATGAAACTCTTCCAAAGTTTTCGTGTCGGTTCGAATCCGACTATCCGCTCCATGTCAAAGACTCCAGATACAATTTTATTAATTGCAGAAGACATACAAGATATAATAAGTAAATAATTATGGAGATGACTAATATGAACACGTCAACAGATGACATTCTCATAGAAGAAATCCATCAACTTAATGTCCTTTTATCCGACTTAGCTAAAGCTTTAATAACTGCAAGAAATTCTCCACCTGAACTTATTAATATTGTTCATCAAAAACTAAAGGGACAAAATGTTCCTTTCACTATTAAAGAAATAATACAACAAGTTGATGATGAAATAGATTTTGTTAAACTTCATCGTTCAGATTTTTTAGAAGCTTATGGTATACATGGTATAGAAGATAAAGACCTATTTTAGAAGGTGATTGAAATGGCAATAGTTAAATACATTATTCCGGCAGCACACATAGTTGTATCTTGTGAAGAAGGTACAGATGTAACTCAGGCATTAGGGGACCTATTATATGTTGGTGCTGAATGGGATGATGAGAAAACTAAGTTTCAAGTATTAGAACTCGATACTAAAAATATTTTTCCATCAATCTAATTGATCCTTCTGGCGAATTACTATTCCAATTCCAGTAGGCAGATCATAGCTAATAAGCCGCCAACCATAATCCCCAAGTTCGTTTAGCTTATCTGATAATTTAAATGATTCGCAGATAAAGACTGTATATTCCCATCGTATCATAATCTTCTATAGTACTCCTGAATTATAAAGAAAACCTATGGCTAAGAAATCTTCTAATACTGTATATTGTTTGCTTACAATCGGCACAAGACCTGATGGCTCAACCTTTAAACATACATCTAAACTCTATTCAACTCTAAATTATATTTATGGATATTATCGTAGATATGCAACCTATGAAGAAAAAAATAGACAACAGGATATAGAATTAAATCGTACTGATAGAATACGGTATGAATATGTTCTATTAAAAGCCGATTTAAATTGGGTTAACGCAGAAGATCCTGTTCAACAAAAATTGTTTAGTTAATATAAGGATTTTTAATGCCAATAGAATTACAACCTGATGCTCTTACAAAATTAGAACCTGGCGCTCTTAGGGTTTGGTGGATCCCCCAAATTCCAATGGAATCTTTTTACGTTAGAGTTTTAAACTTACGTGAAGCATTTCTTCTTGAAATTACTCTTGCCAGTTATGACAACTTTCAATTCATAAATAATATTAAACCCCATTATTCCAATGCGGGTGGAACTCAACGTTGGGAAGAAAATGGTGAAGGTGGTTACGGTTGGTTTGATGTAGATTGGGAATATGAAGTTGATCAAGGTAATGTTATTTTGGATGATACAACCTTACAGTAGTAGTCAAAGTGGTTAGGGAAACATGAATATTTATATTCTTTTTTATGGCTCATATTATTATCCAAAGGGAGGATGGAAAGATTTAGCCCTAAAATGGAATGCGTTTGGTTCATTAAATTTGATGAGAAAACGTGCAAAAATAGCATTTGAAAACAATCCCCGTCTTGACTGGTATCATATAGTTTCATTTGGTTTAACAAGGTTTCCTGCTGAAATCATAGAAGAAGGCAGCAGAGAAGATTTGGGGCTATAGCTCAATTGGTAGAGCACTTGCTTTGCAAGTGAAGCGACCCGATTTTGTTAAAAAATGTCGCTCTTCGTGACATGTAGGGCATATGCAAACAAGATTATCTACTTTATTATTTGTTCTATCTCTATCTATATGATGAACATGTAGAATTTGTGGTATTTTATTGTATCCACAATCTTCACAATAATTTTTTTTTGCAAAACTATAATCTCCACTTCCAGTTCCATAATGTCGTGGCATAATCTCCTTAACTCCACCAATTCTTTGTGCTAAATCTTTATGATTTCTACAGCAAAAATATAATCCAGACTTTGAATTTTTCTTTTTTGAATTATTCATATAAAATTTTTTATTACAATAAGAACAGAACACATTTGGCTCTAATTCTTTTTTATTTTTTCGTTTGAATTTACTAGAACAACTTACAGAGCAAAATTTTCCATGTCCTCTATTTATATATCTTGGTTCTGTTAAGAATTTCTTATTGCATTGTAAACAATTTTTTTCTATTTGCATTGGGTCCTCTTGGGGGTATAGTATAATCGGCAATACAGTAGCTTTGCAAGCTTCAGTCCTCGGATCGTAACCGGGTACCTCCACTATAGTAAAGGATTAAGAGGTGAATTGCATGGGGTTCGATCCCCCATAGCTCCACTATGGAAACAAATAAAGTAATAACAGAATTTAAATCAGAACGTGAAAAAGAAATAAATATCATGACCAATGCTGTTGCTTGGTTTATTGGTACATATAATATGGATCCAAAACCACCAGTAATAGATATGAATGATGCCGATACTGAAATGTATTTAGCGGCAGTTACTCGCGCCTATGATATGTTAGAAGCGTATAGGCAAACCTCTAAAGAAAATAGGCAAGCAATGATCGCTGAAGATTATAAAAACTTTTTGAAAGAACAAGATAACTATGCGGAAGCGACAGAAACGCAAAATAATAAATCGCTTGAATAAATTTCAAGTAAGGGATATGATGGAGAATAAGTTACGCGCAAAACTTATTCAATCAAGTAAAATATATAAAAGAAGCCAAGGTAAAGCCAAATTTCATGAAGAAGATTAAATGAAGCACTGTTGTTTTTCCGGATGTAACATTCTAACCTGTGGTCATTGCATCCGTGAATGGTGCAGTTGTGCTTATTTACCGCCGAAACCAACTACTCCTCCACCTACTATTCAGAATAGAGCAAAACCCCAAATTCCAAGAGTCGATATCTACCAAGCCAGAGTTGGTCCACTTATTTACGAATCCGAAGAACAAAGAATTCGCCGTCTTTCAAATGATCATTCTACTTCCCTTGAAGAACAAGTAAATCAAAAATGGGGAAGAGGTATGTTTGATTGGACTATAGGTAAAGTTAGAAATAATGAAAAAGATCTTTGGTTTTGGTATTGCGGTGATGGCGAAAATAAGCAATGGAAACATAGTGGTTTAGCTAATACTATAAATGAAGCATTACAAGCAATGATAGATTTACCATAAAACAAGCCCACTTGGTGGAATGGCATACACGAATGCCTTAGGAGCATTTGCCGAGAGGCATGCGAGTTCGACTCTCGCAGTGGGCACTATGCAAGTAACAAAGACGTATAACTTATTAAACCTTAATGATGATGAGGTTAGATTTTTAATTCATACACTGGATAATTCTGGTCCCTATCCTACAGGATCACCACAAGAATTGTTGCATGCGAAAATGCACAATCAACTAATTTCTACTTATCAAGGTGAAGATGTGCCCAATTTGTGATGGATGAATGTGAGCATATTCTTGAGTATTACGATGATGAATACGATTCATTAGCAAATGGTGGATCGTATGAAATTTATAAATGTAAAAATTGTGGGAAGTGTGAATATTCCCAACTTCCAGATTGAGGATTTATGTTAGACTTAGAAGTAATTCAAACTGATGACGTCCCTAAAGATGCAATTGAATGGTTAAATAAAGGTTATACTTTAAATACTGTATTTCTTTCTATTTCTGGACCAAATCAATTAACTGGATTTTATAATGGAGAGTTAGTTTGCGCCGAAGCATATAAGTATGATTATTTAGAATGCCCATCTTATTATGCGTATTATAATAAATCAAAAGAATACTATCTATCCCGTACTTTAAGTGGCGTACCACGTCAATATCGTTCAGGTGCGAAAAAAGTTGATTTTAGAGTTAAAACTTTTGCAACTAAAAATGAGATAAGCGAGTTTGCAGTTCGCCAAAAACTTCTTTCCTCTACTGTAATAACTAAAATTAAGGGTGGATTATCTTCTTTATTTGAAGGTCCCACTACTACTTATAAAACTACGGTATAATAATGTTAATATCAGAAGTTATAAAGAAATTAGAAATAATTCAATTTCAACTTGGTGATGTACAAGTCTTTATGGGTTCATATTATCAAGATCTTCCAGTCGAAGATATAATTGTTGAAGATAACTATCCTCTTATTTTAAATAAAGAACATATGTTTCCTCAATATAAAAATCCTAATCCAACTGAAACTCTTGATTCTCTTGAAGTATTTTTTGCTTTTGAATGTCCCAATTGTAATTCTCCAGTTGATGGACCATACAATGAGAATGTAGTCTGTGGGGAATGTAATTGCAAGTTTTTAGTTCCACATCCTTCAACAATTAATTATTAAGCCTCCATAGGCAAACTGGCAAAGCCGCGATACTCAAGATATCGTGTCTCTGAGTTCGACTCTCAGTGGAGGTACTTATGGCACAAGATCAAGAAATTCCCCAGCACCTAAATTATATAGAATCTAAACGTGGATTTAAACTTTATCCATATATTGCCGGTAGATACGAAGGAACTGCTATTAGATTGTCTGAATCTAATATACCAGATCCTCCTGGATGTTTAATATCCCTTTCTTCTTTAAATAAGTTAGCAGACTCGTTTGGATTGACCAGTAACCCAGAAGACATTAACGCAGTAGTTGTGATAATGGATATGGATGATGCTGTTAAATTTGCGGAGCAGATTTTAGATTTGCGCAACAATCACAGTTACTATAATAAACTCCTATGACAATAAAACAAAAATATAAAACAATTACAGTTTTTGATATCGTCAATTCTAAAGGCGATAAAATTACATTAACTGCGGACGAATTTTTGTCGACTTGGTTTCTTTAGTAAAAGATGCGGACTGGGCTACCGTCAATCAAGTTCAAACACAAATTTATGAAGAGATTCAACAACGCATAGTTGCCAATCGAAAGAGAGAGCAACTCGAATACGACGCAAGGGAAGCAAGAAATAACACACCTGGTTAGGAGCAACTATGGGTATGTTTGATTATGTTAAAGTGGAATATGAATTGCCAGAAAATTTAAAACATCTTCAAGACGAATCTTTTCAAACTAAAGATTTCGATTGCGCCATGTTCGAATTTACTATTACAAAAGATGGTAAATTAATTCGTCACCAATATGAATATCGCACACTAAACGATACCGAAAAGGCAGTTTATGGTGAAAAGAAGTTCATGCCCATCATGAAAAGAACTGGCGAAGTAAATAATGTAGTTGTTCCTATTCATGGAGACTATTGTATCTATGCTGGATCTCCCTTACAGGATATCTTTGTTCGCTTTACTCATGGTCAATTAGAGGAGATTCGTGAGTGGCGCGAAACAGATTTAGTCTTTGATAAATTCTGGTAAACCACTCTGGGAGTTTAGTGAGAATCTAAACACAGCGTTCAGGGAGAGTGGCACAGGGGATAGAGTGAACGTAGTCCCTCATTACTGTGGGTATGGTAATGGTTAACCGGCACGGCTCCAACCCGTCGCATAGGAAGAGGTTCGATTCCTTTTACCCGCGCTATGACACTATCTGTTTCTTATACTTTAGATAATCCAGACCATGAAAATTTAACTATTTATTTTTTTGAAGAAATTAAAACTTTTTCAGTACAAAAATCTAGCGTGGAAATTGCCTATGGGTCTTTTAATTACGATAAATCCAATCAGAAATATTATTTTAACGCTAAATTAATTATTAATTCTGAGAATGAAACTTTTATCTTTGAAGGAACCAAAATAGATTTTGCTATGCATATATTTGATATTTTTAATAAACAAGTTTCATTACAAAAACAAATAGTCGAACCACCCTTTGATTTTTGAAGGATATAGATGACAATAAAATTTAATTTTCGCGATTCAATTTCTTTTGAAATAGAATTACGAGATGGTACTCTAAATGAGAAAGTTATAGGTGTTGGTACCGCCACACCAAATTATGATCGCTTTGAATTCTTCTTTGAAGATATAGATTCTATCCCTCTATGTCGCTTCACTTTTGTTGGCTCTATGGTTGAAGCCGCTAATAAAGTTGAAGAAGTATATAATGCGATAAAAGATACCAAGGAATTAAAATTTCAAATTTGCCCTACTTGTAAAGGTGATTGGCAAGGTGTAATGCGCCAATATACAAAAGGCGAAATTTGTACTGTCTGCAATAAAGGAAAAGTTTCAATTGAATAAATATGTATTCCATGATATAGATGATGTATTACTACCGTGGGATTTTCCCAATCTAAAGTGGCTATCTGATCATACTGGATTTGATGATTGGCAAAAACACAAGCATCCTAATATGAATTATGTTAGCTACGAAATGCTCAATATGATTCATGCGCGATATGGTGAACACATAGTGTGGTTAACTACTTGGGAACTTCATGGATTTGGTGCAAATAAAAACTTTTGTGACTCATTAGGTTTGCCACATTATAAAGAGATTCCATTTATTGGAGATTACTACAAGGCTCTTGGTAGTGGGTTATATGTATCCGGCAATGATGCCGGATACTGGTGGAAATCTACTATGCTTTTAAAATATCTTGAAGGATTAGAAGACCAAGATTATAAAGCTGTTTGGATTGATGATGAAATCGCCAATCAAATTAATTTAAATGGTTCAGTCCATGAAGAACTTATTAATAATCCAAAGCTATTAAAGATAACTACTAAAGGCGCAATAACAAAAAACCAAATACAGCAAGTAAAAGATTGGTTAGATTCTTAATGGGATACATTAAACATAATGCAATCATAGTCACTTCTTTTGATGTAGTTCATTTACACACAATCTATGATTTAGCTTATGATATATTTTACGCTGGAGAAGGTTGGAATATAATTTCTCCAATCATGCAATCCCCAATAAATTCATATCAATCTTTCTTTATAGCTCCAGATGGAAGTAAAGAAGGTTGGGGTGATTCTCATAAAGGTGACGAACTTAGGCAACAATTTAAGGATGAAGCCAAAGCTTTAAACTTGTTTGTTGATATTGTTGAAGTTGCTTATGGCGGAGATGATCCACAACAAGCTTGTATAATTGACACTGTAGAATATGAAGAGCCTGAATTTCTTGAAGGTGATGAAGAACCTACAGTTGCTATAGATTGGGATCTTAATCTTCCTCCTGAAGATTTTGAAATTGACACTATCCCTATGAATAAAATAGTAATTTTTAACAATGTCAATGAAATTATCCTTCATTATGAAGATCCATTTGCTGCTGGTGCAAAAATTGAAATTCCCCAACCAATGAAATTAGATAAGCCAGATAAGGAGGATCTGTTTTAGATGGGTGTATTTGATTATTTTGTAGTGCCCAATAATCCTCATTTAGCTCAATTAAAATGTTGGAATCCCGAATTCAAAACATATCGAATTGGCGACAGAGTTCCAGCTTTAATAAAGGACAACCATTCTATTCAAATGCGCGAAAAGGACTATGGATGGATTAACTTAGTATATGATGCTATGTATGATAATGCTGTGATTTTTAATGTTACTCCACTTCCTAAAACAAGATATTTATTTGATAAATTTGGAGAGACAATAGAAGATTGGATGTTGCCTCCAGTTAAACCAGTAGAGCAAAAAGAAAAGTTTGATTTTTAAATAATTCATGGGTGAGCGGTCACGATGGCGAGTGGCACCTGGCTGTAAACCAGACGCTTCGGCTAAGTAGGTTCGAATCCTATCTCACCCACTTATAAAGAAAGAAGAGTGTAATGTTAGACTGTGAAAAAAGAGATTTCTTAATCTTTACTATGGTTCTTGAAGAATATGATTATGGTCTCACAAAAGTTTCTGTTTATTTTAAAAATTCTCCAGATATAAAAATTTTTCATAACGGTTTTCAGTATGATGAATCCGTAATCAAAAATCTTACTACTGGACAAGAAACAAAAATAAACGAGACCCATAGAGTATCAAGAGATTTTGCTTTTAAAGAAACAGAACAAAATATTTTAAAAACTTTACAAACTTTATTCTATAATGGTTTTGCCACTAAATAAACAAACGCCCTTGTAGCTCAGTTGGTAGAGCAACGCTTAGGTATTAATTAATTCGTTATTCGATTCGGTCTTATGGCTATTACTATAGTTGTATGACTGAATTAACAAAACGCCCTTTTAGTATAACGGCTATTACATCGGTTTTGTACTCCGACGATGCGAGTTCGACTCTTGCAGGGGGCTCTTGCGAGCAATGCGGTAAGCCAACGAACAATCCACGCTTTTGTTCTTTAAAGTGTTCTGTTCATTGGCAAAACAAAGCGCGGGCTTGGGCAATAGGATATTGTAAAAATTGCTCTAAAGTTTTTAATAAACGAAAAAAATCCGAAAAACAATTCTGTACTTCCTCATGCGCTGCTACCTATAATAATAAGAGGTTTCCTAAAAAAACTGCCGTTGACAAGTCTAAAAAATGTTTAGGTTGTGGGGATTTAACAAACAATCCATATTACTGCAGCACTTTGTGTCAACAACAATCATATTATGAAAAAAGAATAGCCAATTGGCTTGCCGGAAACGATCCTGGATATTCAACAATAGGAAATGTTAAGCCATATATTCGTAAATGGCTATTCGATAAGTATAATTCAAGCTGCTCTAAATGTGGATGGAGTGAAGTTAATCCTTTCAGTAACAAGATACCATTAGATGTGGAACACATTGACGGTAATTGGAAAAATAATCGTCCAGAAAACTTACTTCTCTTATGTCCAAATTGCCACTCTTTAACCTCCACCTATAGAGCACTTAACCATGGCAAGGGCAGAGAAATGAGAAGAAAATAAAATATGATTACTCAAGAACAAAAAGAACTTTTAACTAAAAATTTTAGTCGGTTGTCTGGAAGACGTATTTTTTCTATTACTAATAATTATTCTGGAATATTAGAAACATTCGAGGTTCTTGATAGTGGTGATATACGTTGTACCATTAGGGATAATAACGACATTCTCTACATCACCATCTGTGGTGATGTTCTTATCGAAGACGATTAAGATTAACGGATCTGGTAGGCATTCCTAATTTGCCTAAATCGATACCAAGATATAGAATATCAGCTGTATGTCTATATTAAAAAGAATGCACCAACAAAACAACTATTTTATAATGATGAATAATAAGATAGATTGTGCATTGAAAGCCTTATCGTCAATCCGTGTTCCGGTCAAGAGAAGGCATATTAGGTTCATCACAGGGCTCGTTAGCTTAGTCTGGTAGAGCATCGGCTTGTCACGCCGAAGGTCATGGATTCAAATTCCATACGAGTCGCCATGTATATTATATTAGTTTCATCCGAAGGTAGTGGTGCCGGAAAGGCTTACGGTCCATACGATACCAAAAAAGAAGCTAACGAATACCTCGATCAGATGTTTCCTAAAGACAATCCAGAGTTTTGGGATGATGGTGTTTGGATTTGTTGTGAATGGTATGATGTTCTTAAAATGGATTCTAAAAATCTTTTACATAAACATATAGAAGAATATTATGAATGACAATCCATATATACTTAATGACAATGATTTAAGTATTGTTAAATATTTAATAGATAATTCTACGCTTGAAAATCTTGTGGGAATTCGCGAGATGCATCAAAAATCTATAGATAATCTTTCCCAAGAACTTGAAGAATTACATAGATTAACAAATGCAAAGTATAGGGTTATTGCTATGCGTGAACGAGTTTTATTAGAACTTAATGAAAGGTTTCCGCCAGATTGATTTATGATTTTCTTGATGCAATAGCTACAGTTATAGCTGAATCTGATTCGTTAACCTTTCCAAAATATTTCTCACAGTTGGTGGGTTTTACAGAAAGAACCAGAATATGAAGATTTACACTTTAACCTTGGATAATAAAGATGTTTTTAAAATAGCAGCTGAAGATGCGGATGATGCGATTTCTGTTGCTATAGAATTTGACATAATAGACAATCCACTTGACTATGCTACGGTAGATTTAAGTGGTTGGACTGATTTTTTTAATCCAGATGTGAAAGGTTTAGTTTGTAAGCTATTAGAGACTCAGCAATTTTGTGTTACCGACGTCTTTGGGGATGATCACCTTTTTGGCGAAGCAATCCATGTAGATCTTGATCATGGCAAAATTACAGCCAATGGATTTGAACCTCGTGTAAAAGAAAAATTTGAATTTTAAAGAAAGAGTAAAAATGACCCCCGAAGAACTAAAGAAAATTGCAGTAGATTCCTATGTAGAGATGAAGTCTGAATCTTCTAAGCTGGAAGCCACTTCTGCTTTTGTGCCACCAATATTATTTTGGCATACAGACCAAGAAGAGAATAACACAACCGTTATTGCTATGCCAGATTTAAATACTTTAGATCTTGGAGCTATCGTTATTGGGTTAAAAGAGAAGTTAGGCGAACCCAAATCCATTATGTTTCTAAGCGATGCTCATGCTAAAATTATTCCGCAAGAAGATACGACTGAAGAGTTTGGAAACTACGAGCGTGGGCAATATGCTAAGGACTTTGATGCTGGTAAAGCTGACATATCTGAATGTCTCGTCTTCATGTTCTTAACCTTGGATGAAATCTCTGGTGCAACTGCTCTCTATCATTATGATGAGAACACGAAACAAATTGTTTTCAAAGACGACATAAACGACTTAGAGTTCCTTCCCGGTATGGATGCCGTTGTTCCTTCAGCCCTAACAAAGGCTTTTATGCCTGGAAAGATATAATTACAGTGCGCAAGATAAAGCAAAAGATAGTTAAGATTTGGAATAAGATAAAGAGTTGGTTTACGAAACCCGCAAAACAAATCTTCGTAAATCCACAAGTAGCACAAGAAGATCCTATTCTTGAAGATATAATAACAAGACTAAATAATCAGTTTAATGACATGCCAGCAATGTTTCAGAATCTCTTTACTGATTTTAATGGAGCAGTATAAATGACAGAAGATAAGAAAGAACATTTTCTTTTTATCGATCTTGAAACCTCAGGATTGGATCCTAAAAAGGATTCTATTTTAGAAATTGCTATAATAATAACTGATTTTAATTTGCGAGAACTTGATCGCTTCCATTCTTATGTTTCCAATCCAGAAATCACTAACGACTTCGTAAAGAGTATGCATGAGAAATCTGGATTAGCTCAAGCTCTTAATAAAGAAACTAATTTTCCCACATTAAAATCTCTTCAAGATCATCTTCTATTACTGTTAGATACGAACGCAACATATTATTATGCTGGGTCTTCAGTACATTTCGATGCAGCATTTATGGCTGTGAAGTTTCCTAAATTCGCAGATAAAATAAGCCATAGACATTTAGATATAACTTCTCTTAAGTTTGCTTTAAGAATAAAGAATCCTAAATTTAAAGACAAGTCAGAAAAAGTATTCCCTGCACATAGAGCAGAAGCTGACATTCAATCTGATTTGAATTTCGCCCGTAAATACTTTGGTAAGAAGAGACGTTGGAATAAGTAAAAACCTTAGTGCTTTGATGGCGTAGTCGTTGCAACAGGTTTAGCTACTGTAGTTACTACAACTGGAGCTGGTGCCGGAATCACAGGTGGAATCCCAGCGGTAACAACAGGCGTTTGAGGGGAGAGTTTTTACGTCCCCAATTAGAGAGGCGTTTTTTTATTTATTAGCCAATAAGCATGCAGAAATGAATCAGTCTTGAATATATATCTGCTGTTGCGTCGTCCCATACATTTGTTACTGGTACACCAAATAATTTTTGGGCATCTCCGATAGTTCCCCATCCCCAAAAGTCTACAACCGCTTGTAGTTCTTGTGGAGTAGCTTGTAGTGTCATATATTTATTAGTGCGGGCGATTACCCATTTCCAAGGGAATGCGGGACCAGGATCACCGTGATCGGATTGATGGTAAACATTATTCACATCAACATGTCCAGCCCAGCCTTTTTTGCCAGCCCTAATGTCAGCTGGTGTAATATGTTGCATGGGGATTCCCCATCTCTTGAAGGCGTAGACCATAAACTTAGCGACAGCTTCCATTTCCTGGACGCTTCCGCCTTGTCCCCACTCTGCTTCAGTTTGATATCTTCCTGGCATACAAATCGAAACTGCTGAATCGTTCCATGGTGGGTTAGCATTTACGGCTGTATCATCTGGATTGACCGCCATATAAAATTCTCCGTCAATACCGGCTATACAGTGATATCCAGCACCATAACACCACGGCATTGGATCACCTTTAAGTAAGCCTAAGGCGGTACTACCAGAACGGTATACAACAGTATTAGAACCTGGATATGGCTTTGCTTGCTTGGGATCTGTTGTTTGTGTGCCTAATGGGGTTTCCCATAACCATTGCCCAGCTGAATTTCTACTTTGAAACGTCCTTCCAGACATTGGTAAAGCTGGAGTTGCAAGTTGCTTAAGATATCTATCTGGTCCATCTTCTGGAGATACCCATAGGTGTACTACTCCGTATTGTAGAGGAACATTAGCCCTACGCCTACCTCTTGAGCCATTTAAGGGCTTCCATCCATTCACTGCCGATGGTGCTGCATAGCCAGTATAAATCATATTAATCTCCGTCTTTCAGTATCATTCTCCAGCATCTGGATCTACAGTCTTGGCAACTGTCTCAATCGCACGAAGGGTTGGTGCGATTAAGGCAACTAAAAGACCGGTAACAGCACCGCTCCATCCACGTGCACCAAACGCATCAAAGACCTGAGTGCCGCCAACCACAGTAGCAATTGCGCGAAGATACGATGCGGTAATTCTTCTTAGGTCGAGAACGAGCTTTGATTTCATATTAATAAGTACTTTTTTCATTGTATTACTACTCCTTTTTTCTTGGTGGGTTAGTTTTTAAGGTTGGCGCCAACTGTCGTACAACTGGCGTAATTTCTTCTACAATTGGTACGATTTCTTTTACAATTGGCACTATGTGTTCTACCATGAAAAGTTTTTTATCAAAGATATCTAACTTGCTGTCTATCTCATCTAATCTTTTAATGGTATCATTTTTGTCTTGAGTTTGTTTTAATATAAATGCGTCTATTTTTGTATGTAGTTTATAATCATCAACGATAAAATTATTTAATTTCTCGCTTATTTCAAATATATTCTGTTGAATTATCCCTTGAGTATGTATTAAATCAGATGTTTGATTCATCAAGGAACCTTTGCCATTGGGTATACCTATGGCTTCATCTATCTTAGTAGCTGTTTTTTCTTCTCTTCTTTTATTACTTTTGTTAGATTTATATAAAAAAAATGGACCACCTATTGCTCCAATTGCCGCGAGAACAGCAATAATTATTGTGACCCATGGAGCATCTTCTTTATTTGAAGCCGTATCCTGTGCTAATCCTATAATCATTGAAAACATTCCGCACTCTCACTTTAATGATTTAAAAATGCTTGGAAGGCTTTTTGAGTAACAGGACCATACACTCCATCAACCGTAACTTTGAGTGCTGTTTGCATTTTCATAACTGCTTGTGCGGTCTTTGCCCCAAAGTCTCCATCTACAACCAATTCATACCCAAAAGAATCTCTCCATTTCCAGAAGTTGCAGGCGGCTTGCAGTTCACGAACTTGCCCAGCATCATTTTTTCCAGCCAAAAGACCTATGCGCTGTTTCAGAACTGGAAGAGGTGCTAAAATACCAATTGGCTGAGATGCTTGCGCACCGGGAAAGGTCCAGGGCTTCAGTGGCTCATGAAGAGTACTTTTATATTGCGAACGCCCATGTGGGATTTCACTTGGCTGAGCGTGCCATGGCTCAGAGTTTACATGACTGAATTCAAACAAGCCAAACTCATTGGCGTGAGCAGCTAAAAATTTTAAATTACCAACAAAATCAATAGCTAAACATTTACCTGCTGCAGTAGTAGGCTCATGATACGAGCTACCTGGAGGGGCAGCATGTGCTACACCAGAATTTAGCGCGTATCTTTGTCCATTGTACTTGCAACATCCACCAACTGAGACTACATGGTGTCGAGATAGAAAGAGGGATGTTTGTCCTGCCGTAGTTCTTATAGTTCCACCGACACCCAAAGGTGTTCCGGCAGTTATCGAAGCATTTATTATAGCTTCGATTCTTCGTGCGAATTCCGGATCTAACCCTGTCCACCTTGCTGTCTTTTTTAAAGCCGCCCATGTCATGGTTGCGCCAGAATATCCTGATACAATCAAATTCGCCATATATTTGACTCCTAACGTAAACCCGTTGTCCAGTTTATAGTAGTCAAAGAAATAATGTTTTCAATTGTCAGACCAGGACTTTTAAGGTATACTTAATTAAGTCGATATTTAAAAAGGATTATGAATGAAGATATTCTCAAAGACTGAGCCAATTTATGTGGGATTTGTCGGGCAAGCGGGGACTGGTAAGACGTTTACGGCAAAATCCATTGTACCTTCAAGTGTGTCATTTTTTTATCACGACCCATTACGCGATATTGTGTGGGATCATCAATGGTTATCATTACCCCTATACGAAATATACAATATAAGAACACAAACTATAGGTGGAGATGTAAAAAACCGTATTCTCTATGCTATTCATGAAGTGGTTTCTTCTGTTCTAAAAAATAATGTTGCGTATGACGACATGATTGAGTTGGTATATGATTTATATACTTTAGAAATAACAAATAGAGAGGGCGAAAAACCCCGCACTTTCCTTCAAAAGGCGGGGGATCTTTTTCTTAAGAATAACTTGAACTGCTTTATAAATAGTTCTAAGTATAAAATAATAAATGCACAACATAAAATAAATGCAGATTATGATCTAAATGAGATGGAATATCCATGGTTTATTGGTATAATCTCTGATGTTAGACAAACACACGAGGCTAAGGTAATCCATGAACAAAGAAATAATTTATTAATCAAGTTCGAAGCAAGTAAAGAAGCCCTCCAGGAAAGATTACTTAAGAGAGATGGTATCTCGCTTTCTGAAACTGAAGCCTCACATAGAACCGAAAACGAAATTGACAAGATACCTTATGAATGGTATGATCTGGTATTGGATACGTCTCTCTTAACTAAAGAGGAACAAGTTAGCATTGTTAAGAATTTTATTCTTAGCCATATAAAAGAGGTTTAAATGCCTAAAATTAATTCAAACGCATCAGACAAACAACAGGACGCAATGACTACTACAACAAACTTAATGCAAAATATTTCAATCTCTTCAGATCCAGTTGTCATAACTGCAGTACAGAGAAAGGCAAATATCGGCAACTATGAAACCGTGGATATCTACATGGCAGTAGCAATTCCGCAAAAAGATCTGAATCTTTTAGACAAAGAAATGCTTAAAGAGCAGCTTGCTGAGGCAGCTGATTATGGCTTCTCTGTCGTGGCAAAGACAACGGGGGAAAAGTATTTAGCAATAAAAGAAAGCATAAAGGGTAGGTAATACAAAATAAAAGGGGAGCCCCTTCGGGGGCTCTTTTTTTATGCATCAAAAAGCTTTACCATAATAAATCTACCCTTAAGGTTTATACTGCTTGCGCTACCATTAAAAGCCCATACTTTAACAGGATCTCCAGCAGCTAAATCGCAAAGAGCAAAAGTCGAGCTTCCAGCACCTCCAGATCCCGCTCTCCAACCCGGAGTTGCAGCTGGAGTACCGGTATCTATTTGTATGTAGTCTGTTGATGTATTGGCAAATCCATAAACACTCGTAGCTATTATATAAAGTCCATCTTTAGCTACTGGGATTGTTACTGTTGTATTAGGAACAGAAACAACAAATCCATCAGTATCAGTTGGTTTTGTATCCCAAGATATATATGCGCCAGAGGTTCCGCCCAAAGCTTGGACGGCAGTCCTTGTCATAATTAGTTTACTTGATGCGGCAACTTTTTGATATGTTATGGCATCGGCAGCTATTTTATTTGCACTAACCGCACCATCCAATATTTTATCTGAAGTAACAGCAGCGCTTTTTAGTTTATCCGAACTGACACTATTATTTCCTAATTTAAATTCATTGACAGCAAGGTTTTGTATTTTAGCGGTTGAGATAGAGTTATCCAACATAGTAGAAACCATTGAGGATCCAATGGACGCAAGATCATTTTCAATATCTTGAAGTCTGGCTTTTACTGTTTCAAATCCGCCCTGCGGTAAAATACCCAAAACTGCCTGTATAGCTTCAATAGCATCGTTTACGTTTGCATGCTGCTGGGCGTGTGGTACTACGCCAGAATTTGTAAGGTCACTGCTTGACGGATTGGAAAAATTGTCAAGGCTATTCGGATAATTAGACATTGTTGAACCACCTCAGATATAGGACTGTCTAAATAGTAAACTCTTTTTCGAGTATATGTCTTATTTCGTCTCTTATTTCTTGGATCTGAGCTCTACATGTATTAGGGTGCTCTGTTGTTTTTATAGCAATCTGCGATGCCTTTAATCCATCAACAAATCTCCACTTAATAAGTTGTCTTTGTTGTATTGTTAATTGATCAAATGGGAATATTGTTGTTTCGCCTAATACCCAAAATTCATCAAATTCTATATGAGAAGCATGCATTATGACATCCTCAAGAGATTCAGTTTCCGGTATAACTGTCGTGTGAGATACGTTTTCATCAACAAAAGCAGATGATACACCATCGTCTGTATATAGTGGAAAAGACTTTCTGCCCAATTGATATATTAAAAATGTATCTACGTTCTTTTTTAACACAAAATAGAAATAGCTATATATAAATCCACTAAATGGAATAGATCCCTTTCGCTTGTATTTACTTACGCATGTTAAAAATGTCATCTGAACGGTCTGTTTAACGTCAGCCTCTTCGGCATATCTATTAACCATATATTGAATACCACGCATTGTTTCATTAACTGATTTATACGTTTTATGATTTATTTGATTTCGCCTTAGTCTTCTTCTGACTTCAGGATCTGGAATAAAAAGAGAAATAAAAAGTCGGACATCATAGTCATGCAAGTCATACTTTGACTTATATAAAAGAGCAGTATATTTTAAGATAAAATTATTGAAAACCTTTAATAACTCAGCCTGATCGCGAATACTTCCAGCTTGAGCTTTTTCAATTATATTCTGCAGGTCTTCTTCTGGTATATTATAATAATTTGCCGAGACAGCTTTCCTTGCTTTCTCTTTCTTTTTAGCCTCATCAACAATAATATTATCATCATCAGGCGCAGTAGGTTCGGTCTTTTTCTTAGCTCTTGGCATTAGTGCCGCCCTTCCCAATGCGCAATTTTATTAGCGTATAGTTTAACTAAATGCTCATAGAATAAAATATTCTGTACGCCTAACTTCTTAAAGAAGAATTTATTATTCTTATTACTCTTAGATATAATGACAGAAAGTTTTTTAAACTCTTCTGGATAGTGTTTCTTGAATTTGCGAAGTTTATTTCTACCCCGTGCATCTAACATACCTTTTACTTCTATATATTCTTCAGTCTTATTTAGATATATATCAGGAAGATAGGCACTTGTTCTACCGCGTACGTCTGGTGGAAATGAGAATACGGTTGGTTCAAATTCAAAATCTATCTTAAATAATTGTAGAACCCTTAAGACGTCTGATTCCCAAGAACTTCTACATACTATTCCGCCAAGGTCACTTCTTGCGCCAGTCTTGGTATGCTGGTACGCATTGCCTTTAGTTTTTTTCTTTTTGTTGGCGATAAGGACAGGGGCATCAGCCGTTGCTTGCTCGGGAGTTAACTTCTTTTGGGCTCGCGGATTTTTTATCCTGCTCCTTGATTTAAAGAAAGTATCCTCAAAGGACAAATCATTATCATCTTCCCTCATCTGTCCTCCAAATTACAAAGGTGTTACACTTTATATATTATAACATACTCTGAAAAAAAAACCAAAAAGAGGTTGCAAAAAGTAGGAGATGGTGATAAAGTACCATCCATGAATACAGACAACACATTCAACACATTAGTAGCCGACTCCTTCACTCGCATTAACGATGAAGTCTATTGCAATCTGGTAGATATGGGTTTTCAATCCGACGACTCCTACCGTCTATCCTATATAGATATCCCGTTAGATAATCCAGAAGTGGAAACTATTGTTTTCAATCACTCAGAAGATTTTGACGACGCAATCTTAATTGCCCTGTAGGACAAATACCATCCTTAGCATAAGAACACCATCTACAAGCTCTTTCGTTAGAGGTAGTAGTAAAATTTTCTTTAGCTACAATTTCATTAACTTTATCTAACAAAATAGATTCAACTTGCGAGAGGTCATCTTCTGTAAAGAGATGACCTTTTGCTTTACCCGTTCGTAAATAATAAAGTTCCGCATATATTTCTTTGCCTGGAAAGAGATTTTTTACAGCCAGAGCATAAATACCCAATTGTAAATTAGACTGAATATTTTTATAAGCCACTTCCTGTTTACCGGATTTATAATCGCGTATAGTGATACGATTTTCATCTTCAGCAACGAAGTCAATAAAGCCATTAAATCTCGCAGGTCCTAAAACGAATGAGAATTGTAATTCCTTAGAGTGTAGATTAATCTTATCCGGAAACATATCTACAAATTGTGTAAGCATGAGCTCGCCATCAGCAATCATGTGATCTGGAATGTTTTTCTCAGGATCATAGTCGCCCACTGCCGCGCTATAATTATCAAGTAGCTCTCTCAGATTTATTTTTTCTCCGTCTTCTAAAGAAATCTCTAAGGCTTTATGTATAATGTTTCCCAATAAAGCCGGATTACCAAAATCAGCAGGTTCTTTAAGAACATAAGAATAGAAGTATCTGGCTTCGCATTCGGAAAACGTATTAATTCTACTGTAGGAAAAATCTTGTAGAACTAATCTATGAAGTGGATCTATATCTTGTTCTCGCTTAATCATTTTCAAATAAAAATCTCGTCAATTCTCTATTACGTCTTAACGTATCCAATAAGGTACCGGTTAACATTGATACTATTCTTTCTTCATCTGCCTCTGAATAAGCCCAGCCGCCTACTAACGCCCAGATCGCATGCAGAATTTCGTGCAGCAAAGTATCCGCAATAACGTCTTCTTTGTGTCCGTTAGCAAGAAAAATAGTTTGATCTTTGGGAGATAAACACCCATACACCATTCCAGTGGAGTGTTGCTGTTCTTCCTCTTGAGAAGATAGACTCCGAAGTTTTTCCGTAATATTTTCTATAAACTCTATAGAGTATTTAAACGGACCAACTTGTACAACGCTTGGGATCTTATTCTTTTTCTCGGTCATGCCACCACTCGTATTCTTGATCTAAATACCATTTATTTTCTAATAATTCTTTATCAAATTCATTTGGATCAAAGACAAGTTCATCTTTTTCGTTAAAGACACGACCATCTGGATCTATTTTTTCTTTAGTTTTCTTATTAAGAAACCATCCATTCTCAATTGGAATTAAATTGCTCTCTCCAAATTCAACAAAATCATTAGACATTTTTACGCTCCAATGAGATAGCATCTTTCATTTCTTTTAGGTAAAATAAGATATTATCTATTTGATTCTCTTTCAATTCAACTAAAGCGACACCAACCTTAAGCCAAATTCGATAATCATCTTCCCCTAATTGGTATAGGCTAAGAGATATATCGTCGTCCTCACCCTCAATAGTGCCTATAAAATCAGCTTGCATCCTTAGGAACCTCCCCTAAGTTTTTAAAGTGAGACGAGGAATACTTACCATCTATAAGTATTGGATCATAATTAGGATTATCTAATTTTTCTCTTAGATCCCAAACATAAGATTCCCAATCTTTTTCATCTTGCGTTTTAGATTCTGTAATAATCTTAGTCTTAAACGGATTAGTCTTATACTTGCTAATAATAAGTCTTCCATCTTTGGCTCTCCATCTAAGGATTCCTTGCGTGCAAGAGCAGAAGTCATCGGGATCGGGATCAGTTCTCAAAAATGGATCATGACGTCCGCTACATTTATTACATTTGGTATACCGACCTTTATCCTCGCATCTATAGCATGCAGGGCATGTTTTCCAGCATGTTTTGCTGGATGGATTAATACTAATAATCATGTTAAACCTCTAACAAAAGCTTTAAAGTGGGTTCTACACTCTTGGATGTGGTAGTATTAAATCTAATTTTAACTTCACTACCATTATCTAAAAATGTAAGAAATACTGGACTATTTCCTTTATTATTATCTATTATATCATTTATTCTTTTTAATTGCGAAACAGATACTTCATTGAGGGAATTGAGGAAAATTGGAGTACCACCTATAAGGTGATTGTCATCAACCTTTTCCACATCAAATGCGATAATCCCAATAGAAGTATTCTCATCTTCCCCATCCTTTCTCGTCTTGCCGACAGCTACCACAATGTCCCCGACTTTAAATGGATCATCGGGCAAATTTATAGCTTGCTGCGGCATGATAGTAATCTCTATCCCGTCCTGCTCATCTTCTATCCAGAGGACAAACATTTTCTTTCCTTGTCTCGTTATCTTTTTAGTGCAACTAATAACAACACCAGATACTTTTACTTTTTCTTGCGCTGACATTTTTAACACTTGCGAAATGGTATGTGTTGCCTTGCCCTCAACTAAATCTTTTACATTGTTAAATGGGTGATCACTTAGAAAGATACCTAACGTATTTAATTCTCTATATAGAACCTCGTTTTTCGTCTTTCTATTAAAGTTAACGTTTGGCAAATCTAATTGAGCAAAGAAATCATCTAAACATCCCGCATCTATAAGACTTGAGACGGTCCCACGATCAAGATATTCATTATCTGCATCTCTTAGAAATTGAAAAAGATTAACATATTCTTTCTTATCTCTTCCTATAAGTTCTACGGATTTTTCACCAAATCCTTTAACAGATTCAAATCCATAGACAATTTCTTTATCGTTTAAAACATCGAATTCAGCGTTTCTTTTTTGGATAGAGGGGGGAAGAACTTTTATTCCCTTCTTTTTGCATTCACCCAAATAAAGTCTTAACTTATCCTTATTGGTAGTCTTAGAGCCAAGCGATGTCATAGCTGCTGCCATGAATTCTGTGGTGTATTTGATTTTAAAGAATGCCGTGAGATAAGATGTATATGCATAAGCAAAGGCATGGCATTTACCAAAGCTATAGTCTGCGTGATGCTCTATCTCTTTGAAGAGCTGTTCAGCGATTTGATGTGGCATTTGAGATGTTGAAACGCATCCGTCAATAAATTGAGTACGCCATTTTTTCATCTCTTCTGGAATCTTTTTACCTACAGCTTTACGAAGACCGTCAGAATCTGGCACCGAAAATCCTGCAACGAATCTTGCAATATCTAACACCTGTTCCTGATAAACTAAAAGCCCATAGGTATCTTTTAGATATGGCTCTAATGCCTGGTGAAGATATTTAACTGGCTTTCTACCATGTTTACGTTCCACATATTCAAGATGGAAATTAGAACCCATCGGACCTGGGCGATAAAGGGCGATCAGCGCCGCAATATCTTTCAAGCAGGTAGGTTTCATGGCGACCAGAAGATTTAATAATCCATCGCTTTCGAGTTGGAAAACACCAATATTATCCCCGCTACCTAATCCCGCATAGACTTCTTGATCTTCATCATCTACAAGTAGATATGGTTCTTGGAAAACTAATCCCTTTGTTTTTTCTATAGTATCCATAGCCATTACTTCCATAGAGATATTTCTAAGTCCAAGAAAGTCAATTTTTAAAAGACCAAGACGGTCGATTTGTTTCATATCCCATTGGGTTATAATGGGTTTATCCTCGCCCTTTTGAAGAACTGGTACATATTCAATGATTGGTTTATCAGTAATAACTAATCCAGCCGCATGAACTCCAACCTGACGCCATTGTCCCTCAAATACTTTTGCGATATCTATAATCTCACGTGCTACTTCGTCTTTTTCATACAGTCGCAAAAACTCTTCAGATTTTAGACACTCATCAAGACTCTTGCTCTTGCCATAAAGAGCGGGTGGCATGGCTTTATTAATCTCGTCACCTACAGAATAGGGATGGTTAAGTACGCGCGCAACATCCTTAATCGCTGTCTTTGCTCCGATTTCGGAGACGGTCCCAATCTGGGCAGTGTGATCGAATCCATACTTATTTCTTGTGTATTGGATTACCGCATCCCTATATCTATCATCGAAGTCCAAGTCAATATCTGGCAGAGATTTACGCCCCGGTATTAAGAAACGCTCAAAGGGAAGACCATACTTAAGAGGGTTAACTTCAGTAATCTTCATGCAGTATGAGACTAAAGATCCAGCAGCAGAACCACGACCTGCGCCTGCCATAATTTTATTCTGTCGTGCCCACTCTACAATGTCCGCAACGATCAAGAAATAATTAGGAAATCCCATCTCACAGATGACGCCTATCTCATATTGAAGACGATCAAATACTTCCTTATTATCTCTCCAATTAGAACCAAATCTTTCTCCTGCCCCACGATAAATCCAATCTTTGAAATGATCATCTACAGTCTGATTGTTAGGCACTGGAAAATTAGGCATGTGGCTATCGCCAAATTGAAGATTTACCTCATGCTTTTCAAGGACTAAAAGAGTATTCTTTAAGTACTCTTCAGGAAAAATCTGAGCCATTTCATCATAAGACTTAAGATAGAAGTGTGGTCCAGAAAATTTAAATCTATTAGGCGTATCTATTCGGCTACCGGTATTCACACACAATAAAATGTCATGCTCGTGGGCATGTTCCTTACATACATAATGCGAATCGCAAGTAGCAACGATCGGAGCATTAAGATAGTTGGCTATTTCAATCAGTTTTGGATAGTTACGAATCTCTTCTTCGATACCGTGATTCTGAACTTCAATAAAGTAATTCTCTTTACCCACAATGTCTTGCATTCTTGCTGCTGCATTGCGAGCAAAATCAAAATCATCACGAAGAAGAGCCTGCTGTACTTCTCCTGAGAGGCAGCCAGATAGGGCTACAAGCCCCTTAGAATGCTGCGCCAGTAGTTCATGGTCAACTCGTGGTTTGACATAAAAACCTTCCAAGTATGCTTTAGAAGATAGCTTAATGATATTATTATAGCCTTCATTGTTATAAGCTATAATTCCAAGGTGATAAGGTCCACGCTGTGCCCACTCAGCGCTTTCCTTACCCGACTGCTCTTCTGGATCTTTATCGAAGCGTGTCTTACGTGCTTGGTAAAATTCAATACCAGGTAAGTATTTTAGCCCATATTTTTGGGCAGCGTCATACCCATCTAAAAGCCCATGTAGATTACCGTGCTCCGTAAAGCAGATACCTTTCATTCCAAGAGCCTGAGCTCTCGCTGCATACTCGTCAAACTTCGCCATACCATCCAGCAGAGATGAAGTGCTATGGGCATGAAGATTAGCGTACTCTTTCATTCAAATCCTTTATTTTTAAGAAAAGTCGATAGCAGAAGATTTTGTCTATAGTCATTTAATTTATGTAAATGTGATGTATCTACAACTTCAAGATGTTTACCATACAAAACGATATCTTTACCTAATAAACTGGTTCCAGTTTTATATCGTTTATGTGTCGAAGGATCATGGAAAACCGTTCCACCCTCATGCATTAAAATCGCATGAGTTCCATTCTCATAATTTAAAGAACGCACAGTTGCAATCCATAAAGAAGTTCTCCATATTGGACCATTGGCAGTTTCATCCGGAGAAAGCTCTAATCCAAATTGTCCAAGAAATTTTCTCCAAGTAAAATACCATATTGGTGAATGATCATTTGGTAAAACTTCAGGCGGTAATTGAAGTAATGTAGCCATACAGGCACGAAAGCAATCACCAATTTCAGAATCAACAATAAGTTGATTGTATTTTTTCATATATATTACTCTCGTTTTCCGCCAAAGTATGCAACACCATGTCCGGCTTGTATAATAGATTCACTAATGTTAGTTATTCCGGGTGCTATTGCTGATGGATCAATGAAGGCTAAATACCTACCATACTTTTCTTGCACTTTAACTGTCTTAAGTTTAAGTGGAAAATCTTCACCATTGAGAGTACCAGAAAGTACGTGCTGGACATAATCTTTTGCTTCTTTATATCCAGGTTGCCCATGTTCAGGAGTATTAACCCCAGCGAGTCTTACATGCAATACGTGATGAATCCCAAATCCAAGGTCTATTTCAACCTCTACAGTATCGCCATCTACAGCGCGAATAAATGCCGCCTTATAATTATACAAATCACTCATCGATCATCCCCACTTCCAGAAAGGGTTCCCTCTTCCTTACGCTTAGCAAGTTTTCCGATATTAATTCTGGCTACATCTTCTAATGTCATTCCAAGATCTTTAGCGATGTTTGCGCAATACCATAAAACATCACCAACCTCTTTAGCTATCGCTTGACGATCTTCCTCTTCCATGAAGAGAAGATTCTGGATACCGCCCTTATCTCTAATGAGTTTCTTAATCTTTTCAGCTACTTCGCCCGCCTCACCGGCGAGCCCCAACGCTGGGTAAATTATAAGATCCTTATAGATTGCGGTTCCACGAGCAATTCTTTGATATTTATTCATTTCTAATGGCATTTTGGGTATTTCATCTTTCTCTAATTCTGGATTACACCAAATACAAACGTATTCTTCACCGTCATAATAATCGCTTTCCAACCATTGGAGTTGGTGCACGCATAAACCGTTTTTAGCTGATAACTTCACCACTATCTCTACGCTTTCTCAGGCTTTCAACTTGACTTAAATCGGTAACTATTACAGGTCCATGACAAAATGGACAAACTCCCATCATCCCTTGCTGTAAGAATTTATCTTTTTCTGCGAGATGATCCGGGATAACAGTTCCGCATCCTGTGCAAAATGCAACTACAGTATCGTCTTCTGGTATACTCATAATTTTCCTTTCGGTATTGTGTAAGTGTGGCGAATAGGGCTTGGTGCGCTAAATTCTTCCGTCTCTATATATTTATTATTGCCCAAAGTAATAATCTTTTTCTTTGGTTCCATTCCATCACAGCTACTACACATTATACCAACTTGCTTTGCTTTTGTACAGGTGAAAGGTCTACCGCCTATACCATATTCTCTTCTTTTTATCCAATCTTGGATATGAGAATTGGTGACCTCAAAGTTATAATCGGTACATTGTGATAGTGTTTTATGTAAAAAATCTATAGCATCCGTTGTATAAGTAAGAAGCGAACAAAGAAAAAGTCGCTCATAGTGTTCAAGATGATGTTGGCTATTGGCTTTATTTACTAAATCTCTTGCTGCTGGACAATTTTTAAATAGCTTAAATTGATCAAATCTTTTATCTAAATCAAAAGATTCTCTAATACCACCAGATCCCTGCTCTAAAAATCGAGAGAGTAAATCTTGTTGCGAGGATGTTTTAATTAGTTTGTCTTGTTCAAACTTATAAACAAATTCTCGATACCAAAAGTTGGCATGGGGATTAAAAACCTGTTCTGGTACTTCTTCTTCTCTTGGTTGAGATGCCCAATCTTGTATTTCCCCTATAGAAGCATTCGCCTTAATAAGGTCTTTGCATGGGACTTTAAATAGTCCGCTCTTCTGATGTCTCGTATTAGGCAAGCGCCACATTCTACGAATGTCATACACCTGGAAGTCCATACTAGATATATCTAATTCTTCAGCTAATGTATGAGCTATGAAACTATATATATTAGATAAGTCTTCTGAGGTACCAGTATTTAAACAAATCGCTTCGCATTCTATATGAAAACCTTTCCCTCCAGAAAAATAAATTCTGATAGCATCGTCGGGAACATACTGAATCAAATATTCATATAGTTTATGGGAATCTTCCAACGATTGAGAAAGATCCTGCGAGTCTAAATCGAAGTAGAGTGAGCTCATGTACGAAGCCGAGGAAAAATCCTTACTGTTATATTGAAAAATGGAAGTATATATTCCTTCGTTATTATTCTTAGCAGCAATATCTTTAATCTCTTCTTCGGAAAAAAGAAAAGGATCACTACCTTCACCCTTTTTTCCCTTTACTTTACGTGCAAGTACCCCTTTTGGATAATCTTCACATGGTGGAATAAATACTGCGACTTCAACATATTTGAATAAAGAGGAATACTTAGTGTTGTCATCAGGTAGTCTCATATACTTTTGCCGTTCCTCGTTCAGAACCCATAGTCCAAAGATGGATCTTTTCATTCTTAAAATACTGTTTCATGTCGCGATGGAAAATTACTTCATCCATAAGCCATTCAAAATTTAATCTAATCCAAAATCGTCTATAAAGAACGTTGTCAATGTCTAAAATATCCATCTTTCCAATTTCGTTTCTGGTCCATCAGTAATAATGTGTAGATTAGCTGCTATTGAATCTGCGTAGTGTAAAACTTTTTCTAATTCAGTGACCGGTATAGTTTCTGGAATAGCTGACCAATATCCATGAGAGCATCGAATCAATCTTAATATAAGCCCCACAAAAGAAATATCTATATCCAACGTATTATCTTCATCGGAAGATCCCTGATCCAAACACTCTTGTCTTGACCAGTCTACAAATCTATCAACTGTATAAGCATGCATAGGATCGTATAGGAATTCGGTTTCTTCCCCTTCAACCAATAAAAATCGAGTAACGTCATGTAGTATAGCAGCAGCTAATAAACAATCGAATTCATTTTGATTTTCAAATTCTAATGAAGAAGAAAGGAGTATAACGGCTCTAACCACACGCTTAGTATGTGAAAGTAATCCACCCTCAGTCTCTTCATCGGGTGGGTGAATTCCGCTCTGCAATGAGGCTGGTGCTTTCCAAAATGGATGAGCTCTTTTTAAGAGATATCTGACGAATTTCTTAATATTAGGATCAGAGATTAAACCAATCTCCATGTCTAATTCGCTTATATCACACAAATCAGCTTGATCGTCTAATGACTTTGCCTTTTGACTTAGGAAGCTTTTCGATATTGAATTATCATTATTCATTTTCTGCCTCTATCACATGGAACATCGTTTCTATAGCGTATTCAAACAACTGATTTACCGTATTTAATTCACAATATTTCATTAAGTCGTCTATTTTTCTTGAATCTTCTTCGTCAAATAAAATTCCGTATCTCATTTTGGATCAAACATCCATTTCGAACAAGGCATGTCATACTCACAGCTTTTACAATAAGAAGTTAATCCTCTTCTTGGTGCAAAAACAATTTCTTCATTAGACTGCTTAGACCAATATTTTAACAATTCTAAATCTTTCTTTTCAATAAGGACCTCTTTATCTCCCGGCATATAAGATCCAAAGTTCCAAAGATGTACTCTGACATCTAATGGAACATTATCATTTCTGTATTTAAACGCATAGTACAGAATAGTTAGATCAAAGATCCAAAATGCTGTAGCGCGTTTAAAGTTTGATGTCACCCACTTATAAATGTGATACTGATAATGTCCATCTGCTTTCTTCTCTCGAATTACTGCATCAAACATACCATCTAAAATAAGATCCTTATCCAAGGGTACATTAAATGGTTCGTCTATTAAGATAATTTCTTTATCGGGTTTATTGGCAAAATCTTCAAAGAAGGCAAGTAGGGAGGCGGCGGCTTGACTAGTATACGATACGTCATTAGCCCAAGCTACTTCGTATCTGCTTGAGGCTATATCTGCAGCTTGTGTTCCATCAGCAAACCAAAGCTTCTGCCATCTATTGAGAAGCGCTTGATATGAAGGCTCGGAAAAGGCTTGTTTCTTATAGAAGAAGAAGGCTGCAACTCTACGAATAGTTGCTTCGAATTTTGTGGCTCTACGTTCCCTAATGTCAGGAGACACCTTAACGCCCGATTCCATTCCAGCATGGCGATATCCATAGAGTAAGGCGCACGTTTGATAGTCTTTAAGATTTTCTGCTGTTATCTTTTTCATGTTGGATCTAACCCACCAAAATCTTCAAGTAAGGCTTTTTCATAGGCAACTACTCCATCTAAAAGGTTTGCGTCATAATTGACGTATGATTTAATTCTATCATCATATTGAAGGATTGGGGGATTACTGGCAAAAACAGTTCCGGTTATTCTATTTTTAGGAATCTGAACTTGCATGAGAGTGTCGCTTAGGGTTTCATCTCCAGTTGCATCCTTCATAGGCGTAAGGAACATTACAACAGACGACTTCTGCGTAATAGTTACTGACCCACCCATATCCGACTGGTTAATAACTTCTCGTTTTTCTTTGGTAGAGTTAATATTTTGTTGAGCTGTAAGAATGAAGGCGGCATCCATGTCCTTGGCTAACTTCTCAAGTCTTACCATGATCTGCTCAAACTCACCCCATCTTGCTTTTCCGCCAGACTTAGTGAACATGGATTGGATTGTGTCAATGACTACAACAGTCGGCTTTTTAACACCATGTCCTAAAATGTCTCTTAGCCAATTTTCCAAATCCTCAAAGAAAAGGGTATCAGGGTCATGTCTAACCATTAAGTTATCGCCCCATTGTGCAAGCTTATCTTTGAAAACTTTTGTTAACCATTCTTTTTTATTTTCGGGAATATCTTGCGCTTCTGCATAAACATTCGTCTTTGTGATTTGCGTCATTAAGGTACGTTCCCAATGGGATTTGGTTTCCTCAAAGTTAATAAACAAAACCGTTTCACCCTGATCTAACCAATGATTACATAGACAACGTATTAAGGTTGACTTACCGAATCCTGAAAGGGCAACAATTGTTGTAATAGCAGATCGTGGGATACCGCCAGTCTCAGCAGAGTACCCTAAAGCCTGATTAAGAGCGGGGAATTGGGTCGGAAGAAATGGAGGAATATCCCATAAATCATCTACCCCATCCGCAATGTCAAATGCTGTACGGACAGAAGCTAATGGATTATAGTTTAGATCCTTTTCGAGCTCTCTAATTTGATCCGTTAATGAACCAATTTTCGCCTTGTCATCTTCATTCAGCTGACCCTTCTTTGTTATAAGAAATTTCAACTCTTGAAGCTTATCTAATTGTCGTCTTTTATTAGCCCTATAATTAGTGAGTTTAATGATTGATTCAACGGAAGATAATTCCGTACTTAAAATTTGTATAAATAGATCGTCAAGAACAACTACGCCACCTATGGCTTCTACAATCTCAGTCTCTGACTGAAGCCATGATTTAAACGCTACAGGATCAACAATGTCTGTATCTATTTGACTATGATAAGAGACCAGACTTTTATATATCTCGTGTATTCCAGTAAATCCATGAATAAATCCAACATTGATTGGATCTAATTCTTTAGAGAATTTTTGAATAGCACCTGGTATGGAGAATGAAGCAGCTAATATTTGATATTCGAAAATATCTTCACCGTGCATTAGGAACTCGATTCAGATATCTATCTATTGTGTTATCAAAGAATTCAGAAAGCGTCAGATTACTTTCTCTCGCCGCTCGCTTAATGACTTTAAATTCTTTCTTCTTTAATCTTAATCGACAAACCTTATCGCCATTCGTCGTAATCACCTTGATCAGGATCGTATTCTGTTTCATTTTTCTGCGCTCTGGCTTTGTCATTCTGCTTCTTCTCATTTCTTATTTTACGTCTTAGCTCTCTCTTGTACGCATTTCTTTTTGCTTTGACCTCTTGATAGAGAGCGCTATTTGTGACTTTCTTTGTCTTAATTTCTTTTTGGTTAGTCTCCGAATTTTTTATTGCATTAAGAATTCGACTATAAACTATATCTTCTGCCAGATTATCATTATATCTGAAGACAACCAACGTGATTCCTTTTTCTTCACATAGTTGTAGCTTTCGCTCATCTCTCTCTTGAGAGCGAACAAAATCTTCATGGGTCTCATGGAAATGGACTATGTGTTTAAAGTGTTGAATGCCATGATATTCGATTGCTAATTTATAACTTGGACAATAGATATCTATCTTCAATCTTTCCCCTATATGAAATTCGTTTACGATTTTTTCATTAGGAAGGATTTTCTGTAAGATTTTTGTTAGGGCAGTTTGCCCTCTTGACATCTTTCTCGGCTGTTGGAGAATCCAATCTAAGCCTAAAAGTTTAATTCTATGTATTAGAAACTTTTCGGATACCTTTATATCCTCAGCCATTTCTTTTAAAGAAAGTTTTGATTCAAGCAGTAATTCGATTATATGGTTATCGCAATCATCACGATCATCATACATAATAGACCCCTTACATAATATTAAATATCTTCGGTTTGAAATATTACGCAGGGTAGAACAGAAGCGTAAAGTGGTGTTAAGAATTTTTCATTGATTAAATGAATATTATTTATATATAGGTATTGAATATTCTTTCCGTGTGAGTAATGATCGCTTGCTGGGATAAAGAGACATTCTCTTTTGCCGACCAAAACACTATTAAGCTTTTCTTTAAAAGATACGTCAAAAGATGTCAACTTATCAATCAACATTTTCTTAAAAAATTCAGAAGATGTTAAATTAGGAGAAACCGCTAAGATTGTGAATTCTTTATCTAATGTTTTGTCGATTAGATGGATGACTATTGAATCGATTAAGAGATTAGTTTTTCCTGGTCTTGGTCTTATAACTGAATTTTGTCTTGGTCCAATTCTTACAATATCGCTCATTTTATTTTCCATAATTCTCTTGTACATATTTTGGATAGGTCTCATCTATTTCTTGAAACTTTAACGGAAATCTATCAAATGGATCAACACCATTTTCTATTCTATACAGAATTTTCTCTTGTTCTTTAAATTCATCAAGATTATATTCTGAATGCGCAAATGATTCTATCTTAGTTTTTATTTTTTCGCAATCACTAAAAAAAGAAAAATGCCAGCCCGCATTAGGCACTCGGGGTACTTGCATAGCTCTAAGCTCTTGCGGGGTTGCGTTCATATCATCTATAGTGACAAGTACTGGTCTTGCCCCTTGGTTGCAGTGTTGTGGGACTTTCCAATTAAAATTCCAAAAGAATTGATCTACATCCAGTTGAGTTCTAAGGCGTTTACCCGGACGACTAAAGAGCTTAATTTTTGAAGCTCTTGGTATTTCATCAACGTCACCTATTATAATGACATCTCTGCCATTAGCGCCATGTAACCCTTGCATTATGGCATTGCGCTGAAAAGTTTCTCTCTCCCATGTAGTCATATTTCTGTGGGGAAATCCATCGAGACGCACCCGAATAATCTTATCTTTCCATCTATCTATCCAGTTTGGGATATCGTCAAAGTAGAATGGTTTTTCTTTTCCAGTGAACGTTTCTGATGATTCTACTATTACAAAATAATCAGCTGCTGAATCCATCTCTTCGAGATGAATCCGCAATATTTCTTCTTCATTAAAATAAGTAAAGCAGTCGTAAATTTTCATAATTCAATCTTTTGGTATACGAGAATATTTCTATCTCTTAGAAAGCTATATTGTTTCGTCTGTTTTTCTAAATCTAATCTTTGTTTAAAAATAGCGCTTAAATTTAACCCATCAAGATATGAATCTATTAAAAGAATTATCCCACCAGACTTCATTAACTCAATAATTTTTATGGTTTCTTCAAACGAATCATATCGTTCGCTAAATAATTTGGGATCATGTTCAAATGCTATGAATAATTTACAAAAATCATTTCCAAAAAAAGATTCAGTCATAGGATTCCAAAAATGTATAAACTCACTATTTATACTCAGAGCCTCATCGCTATTTAAAACCCAAGTCTCAAGACTGTGTTTTGAATTTCGAGCAAATTCCAAGAATGGATAAGCTTTATTATAACATACGATAGAATCTTCGGGATTAAAAACATCTCTTATTACGTGGGTAAAAAAATCCCAATTCATATGACCTCGTTTATTTTTTGCGACCAATCCACCATAATTGAATAGGACAACGTGGGTCGTGGTCAGCGTAGAACGGCTGTTTCATAGCTTCTTCCGGTGTATATGTACGCCCACCAAGAACAAGATCCTTATTGTTAGTATACTCCCAACCTACACGAGCTGCACTTCCCCATGTATCAAATAGTAAAGTTTGCCACATCTCATCGGGAAAAAGTACCTTATATCCATGCGGCATAATACGCCAACAATCCATAGGACTTGGATGTACTGGATAAAGTCCGGGCGTTGCCACAATAGCTAATCCACCCGGTTTTAGCACTCTCAAAAAGGTTTCTGCAGCCAACCATGGTCTTTGTACGTGCTCCAGAACTTGATCAGCAACAACAATATCTAAACTGTTAGATGGAACTGCATTAAGGTTTTCTGCGTCATATTGCGGATAAGTTCCAAGGATATGGTTAAGATTTTTACCTAACAAATCCTTAAACATCCAACGCATATAGGTTTGCCAACCCCCATCAGGATCACCAAACCACTCAGAGCCAAAATCTAAAACATCATATTTACGATCTTGCCATGGATATTTGCTAAGTACCCCGTAAATCGATTCATACAAAAAATGTCTTAAATGATCTTCCTTACTCCATGTTTTAAATGTTTCTTCCATTTTAAATCTTTCTTTTTGAACCTAAGAGCGGATATCTTGGTTGGGTCTGAATATATCTTGCAGTTTCCATTACTGTATCAGTGCCTAAATGCGTGTGTTCGTTTAGTGGATTACACGCGTTATATAGATACAGGATTTCGTGTATATATCTCGCATGTTGGGGTCCAGCCATTTCTATCATCGGATACATAAGAGCTAAATCTGGAGCCATTTGATAAAATTGTCCATCGCGTTTAAAATCTTCGACGTTAATATTATTAAAGAGCCACGTTTTATATGTTCTTAAATGCGAGAATATAAATGGATACGATCTATCGTGTCGATCATCTGGAGCCTTGCTTAAGAATCCTCGTGGATCAGCATGAGGATCTGGATTTCGCGATTCCATATCATATGCGAATGAGCCATAGGTTATCCAAACGTCTGGATCTAAATAGGTATTATCTAATTTTTGTAATACAAGATTACCAGCTAATTCATCATCACCATCAAGATTAACTATAATTTCATCTTCATTACAAAGCTGAGCCATTTGATAGTGATTAGCTAAAACCCCTATCCTATTTCTATTTCTGCGAATAGATTTTATCTTATCCTTATTAGGATGATAATAGCATACATCATAAATAATATCCCAAGTTTTATCGCTTGATTGATCATCTACAATGATAACTTCATAATTGTCATAAACTTGATTGAGTGCTGAGTTTATTGCTCTTGCTATATATTTTTCAGCATTAAACGTTGGAATGGTGATCACGAACTTATTAGACATTTTTTTGCACCTTCTGTATAAGAAAGATCGCTAATCCGTTCCACCATTCGTCATAATCTCCTACTTTAAAAGCTGGGAGTTCCCATTGATGCAGGACATTTAATTTTTTATTTTGTAAAGCTTTTTTGGTGCCCTCTTGAACCTTATCCCAATTCCAATCATCTACAAGCAATAAAAATTCTTTAGTCATAACTCTTGTGCCAAGAGCAACTGCTTCATATTGGGATTCAATTTCATGATCACCATCATAAAAAAGAATATTAAAGCTATTAGCTTTAAGTGATTTTATTGCGTCTTTAAAGTCTAAATCTATAAGTTGAACTGTGCTGCCTAAAAATTTCTCACAGTTACTATTAAACTCAAGTTTTTCGACACTGCCGTCTTCGGATTCAAATGGGTGCCCAACGTTATCCCAATGACCAGAAAAATTATCTATCGCACAAGACGGAATATTATTACCATAAAGTGCAGAAATATGCGTAGAGCCTTTCCATACTCCAACCTCTAAGAACTTTGCGTCTTGGTTAGAGCATAGATTATTTAGAAGATGCTTTATTTTTTGTGAAGACCAACCCTGGATATCTAAAACATCACTTGGTACTTTTGATTCTAATCGATTTGATTTTTCAATACAGTCATTAATATATTCAATGGTTAATAAATTCATTTTTCCTCAGTAAGGTTTCATTAAATTGGTTTTCCAATTATATCCATTATACCATTCACCAGTTAGATTAAACCATTTATTGATGGCTATATCGCGATCTCTCATATAGGCATTGGGATTATGTTGATGTTCCCAATGCATGTAGTCGTTTCTTAATGTCCTATGAATAAGGTACCTATTGCCTTTAATGGTTAGGATTTGTTTTCCGGAAAAGGCATCAAGCTGATCCCAATAGGATGTTGCGTCTGTGCCAATTAAATCTGGTGCTGGATTAATATTAACGCCCTCTTGTAAAGCCCAACGACGCATAAATTCCTCATCGGGTGGCCAATGCTGCATTAGGGAAACTGGATCAGTTCCGTATGTCCATCCTTTACCTTTGAAATAAGAAGCCCACTTGTCTCTAAACTGAACGCATCCTAAATGTTCACGAGCTTTAGAAATATCACTTCTTGGACCACCTGGATCGTTATGGAAAATACTAATGCCTGGCACTCCAGCCACTCTTAAATCAGACATACGTACGCGTAAAGCCATGTCGCATTCGTTTTGATGCATAAGCTGAGGGTCATATCCGCCAATTTCATCAAATAGACTTTTACGAATCGCCCAACACATACCTAATCCCCATTTGAGCTCGTCATAATCCTCATGGTGGATGGCTTCATTATACGAACCCGGCATTGCCATGCCTATTTCTGGACGCATTATATAATTGCGAAGGATTTGGTTCCATCCTGGAGTTTGAATAATGCAGTCATCATCTAAATGGATCAGGCAATCACCAACGCCCGCAGCTAACCCCTGGTTTGTTCCGATAGAAAGCCCCTGGTTTGTTTCGTTACGAATAACTTGATACTTCTCACTTAATGCAGTCAAATAATTAATCGCTTCTGGATCGGTACTTCCGTTATCTACAATGATAATCTCATATGGTGGTGCGCAAAATTGTTCTAAAGCAGTAATGGTTTGGCGTAGAGTATTAACTCTATTCATTGCTAAAACACAAATACTCGTTCCTGTCATTAATAAATCCATTCTACTAAATCAGCTTTTAATTGTTCCTTATCCATACGCTTAGCTATAAATGAATTGTACTCCGTATAGTGTGCATTGGTTTCTGTTAAGGGCGGACTTGACGGGTTGTAAATAAAATAACCACGATCTAAATATGTACGAGACATCTCATCTGCGGTGAGTAATCCTTCGTGATGCTTTTCCCCAGGGCGCTCCCCAACAATTTCAATTTCCGAGTATCCACGCATCACTTCGGCTAATTCCCCAAGAGTGACTGATTCCATTTCTTGTGACACGATTAGACCCGGACCCACACCAGTTAAACAGTATTCGATAAGGGCGACTGCATCTTCTAACGTAAAAAAGAATCGTGTCATATCAGGATTAGTTATCGGGAGTGTGGCTCCAGCCTCTCTACGCTCTTTCCAAAACGGAAGAACTGATCCACGAGTACCTATAACATTACCATATCTGGCTACGTTAAAAATGGTTGTTCCTTTTTTGCCTTGGCGATTACAAGCCTCTAAGAATAATTTTTCTAATAGCGCCTTAGTATAGCCATAAGTGTTAACTGGCATGCACGCCTTATCGGTCGAAATACCGACACAGCGTTCAACAGTTTTCTCGTCTAATACTGCGTTGACCAAATTAAGCGTTCCCATCACATTTGTAGAGACATATTCTGATGGTTGCAGTTCACTAATATTTACATATTTTAATGACGCGCCATGTATAACAATATCTATATCTCTAACGGCATCGCGAACCGCCGCATAATCTCTTATATCGCCTAATTTATAGGTATATTCGGGAAATAGTTTCTTCATGTCGTATTGCTTTTTTTCATCACGACTGAAGATAACAACGTCAGAACCTAATGTTTGAAATCGAGCTGCTAATGCATGACCGAGACTACCAGTCCCACCGGTAATTAAAACTTTTTTATACTTCACTTAATCCTCCCAGGGAAATTGTCTAAGAACTGGATCTGTATCCATGATTGAAATAATGTGCGCATTCGAATGAAATGCCCCACCATCTATATTCATATATCTGTCGTACTTGGCTTTCTTATCCGCATCTTTGATATAGGAGAGATGCTTCATAACTAACCCACTGTTTTGTAGGTATTGACCGTTTCTTACCATAGCCTGAACGTAAGTCGGTTCGGATCCGCAAGCTAACTGTCTCTCTAAGAACTTTCCGCCAGGAAGATATCTAAAGAATCTTGTGCTTCCATGTGGACGCCATGCCTTATCAACTCTAAATTCTTCTTCATTCCACATGTGATAGAAGTCTATATTGATTACAGGGTAATTATCCTGATTAACTAAATCTCTAAGTTCAAATTTAGTCTCGTATAACATCTCATCACAGTCTATAGCCAAAATAAATGCTTCCTGTGTAGGAAGAACACTTTCTAAATTCACCCATGATTGTTGGCGAATTTTTCCCTCATCGGTGCTGAAGGTTGGCTTGTCCATTTGGAAAACTTTTGCGCCAAACGACTCAGCGATATTGGGGGTATCGTCATCTGAGCAGTCGTCAGTAAAGATGATCATGTCAACTTGAGACTTAAGCCTATTTAGGACCGGCTTTAAATAGCTGTCGGCTTCGTTTCTGCCGATCATATTTGCGATAATTTGTCTTTTCATTTTATCTCCAAAAGAAAGAGAAAAGGGGACCCCCACCGAAGTAGGAGTCCCCGATTCTTAGCCCTTACTCAGACCATCTCACCAACGAAGTAGTGAGCATCAGCAGATGAAATATTTTGAACGGTCGAAGACTCAGCAAGTACCTTAGCCTCGGGAAGTGGCTTACGTACGCTTGCAGCCGTCAACGCATTGGTCTTGTTGTTCGCACGAACAATCTTAGTAATGGTGACCTCAAAATACTTATTCTTATTTGAACTCAATTTTCTATTCCTTTGTGTTTAGTAGGTATTTCTTACCTTGCATTAAGCATTCTATCTTGTTGTATTAGATTTTGCAACATCTATTTTATTACAATTTGATTACGCTACTGGAAACTTTTCCTCAACGTAATTTAATAGTCCTGTCCATCCATAGACGCGTGGGGCATCCGTTAAATGCCAGTTCCATGGTTGGTCGAATACTACCATATTATTCTCACCGGACTTTTTATTCTTTTCGAATTGATATGGGGCATCATCAAAAAGTACATCGAACCCATACCCAAACTTATCATCACTCAATATCAAATCATTGTACGGAAGACCAGCGACATTATTTACCCAATAATAAGTAGCTTCGTAAGCCAGCTTAGGTTGGGCTGGTGTAAATCGCGAAGTGATAAGAACTATGTGATCTTGTCGTATATGATACAAGTAATCTACGGCTTCTTTACAGCCATCATACATCTGACCTCGCCAAAACAGGTCACTATCTTTTACACCTGCTGCTACAATTTGTTTATACTCGGCAAGGGAATATCCCCAATCCTCATAAAATTCCCAACGAGTTGCTGGAGGCATCTCGTCAAGGGCGCGTCCTGTAGATTCATAAATATAGAATCTTAGGGCGTCTACAAACTTGTAACAAACGCCGTCCAAGTCCAAGCCCACGCGCGCCATTATGCTACCCCCCATCTATTTTTCATAGCTGTTTTTGCAGCTGTGCTTCTACAGGTAGAGCAGAAGAGTCTATTCCCACGACCATGCTTAAGTGGATGTCCATATATGCATTGTGGATTTTTAAGAAATTCTAAATACTGTTTAAGCATTAATATAAAACTTTCTTTTTTAGGTTCACTTAAAAACTCCCAAAACGCAGCGCAGATAAACTGTACGTTTTGAAAACTTTCAACTTTATAGGTAAAATACGGACTGCTATTGGCTGTTTTAGGCTTATATGGTCCACCGATACTGCCCACATTAAAAACGGATTGGAATTTGTCTAATGGTTCTCTTCTGACTTGGGCTATTTGTAAAATTAATCTTGGACTTCTTCTTTTATTTTTATTTGAATAATATATATTACCTTCGCCATCAAAAAACCCAGCAGCCCAAGCTAATTCCTCCCTATCAAGTCCTATTTTAGCCATTAGACATTCTCTCCAAGTTTCTTTCTTATATCCACTGCAAGCTGCGGATATTTATCTTCAATGATATTAGCATAATAAAGCATCGCCAACCAAGCATATGGATCATTGACCCAATCCATGACATAGTATCGAGCATTTTCTTTGTCCCTACCGGGAGTGTCTCTTCCGTCTACTCTGGAAACTAAATATTTCTCATAGACTGGACCATCTTTAGCCATAATTTTTAACCTTTCTTGAACTTTCAAGATCTTTAGTATATAGGCAGACCTTAATTCCTTTTAGTCTTGGAGAAAGAGGATCTCTTAACATTGGCTTAATTAATTTCCAGGTTGTTAAATGATGAATAATTGCATTTGGGGAATCCCAAGTTGGAACGAACACTAAAGCCAATAGGTCATTGTCGTAATCATTTGACGATAGGAGTTTGTCTGTTCCGAAAAATCCATTTCCATTCCCCATTTGAAAAGTCCAAGATTCTGTCTTTGCATAATCTAAGGTCTTTTGACTACAGGTTTTAACATGTACATCGGGAAAGTCTAAACCCAATGTTTTATACGGGAGGTCCGCATCCCAATTCTTTTTCTTGCTTGAGTAAATTTGAACATCAGGAGCAACTTCTTTTCCAAAAGTTTCTTTAATATACTTGGCAACAATAAACTCACCCTTCTTGCCAGTCATACTATCGTCTTTTGGCTTTGAGGCATTTCGCTGTTTCGCCCAAAACTTATGGCTTGCTTCCATGCCATCTCCATAAGTCTCAATAATGTCATTCATCTTCTTATTTTCTTTGGGTGTTAATTTAACTTCTACGAGCAAAATATGCCCCTTTCATTGTTTTGGCGAAATGAATAATTCGCTCTTAGCTCTGGCTGTTGTTATAGTGTAGTTCACGGGCACTTCTTCTATATTAGCCCAATCATACATCTCTTTAATCTCTGAACAACTATCATACGACAAAAGCCAATGAGAATCAACCTTTTTTAAAGAATTTGCTAATCTAGCATGATCATCTTTTGAGAATGAAAATTGATATAAATCAGAACCCTTATCGAAGTAAGGTGGATCTACATAGATAAAAGTATTTTGTGTAGCGTTTGTATCAATTACTTTTTCAAAATCAGTAGCAAATAAATAAGTATTGTATGGCGCAAGTAACGCATGATCTTTGTATATTTTTTTCGCCATGGAGTCTGGAGACCATCTACAACCTATATCGTATTTCGAATTCTGTTTGGCACCACCAATTGGTCCACCAGCTTTAACTCCCAATCCGGAATATGACATCTGGTGCAAGGCAATCTTTTTAAAAGCTATAGAATCAAACGATTCATTTGTATAACTACAACTTTCAAGTTCTTTCTTAAACGTGTAGAAAGCTTCAGTGGATGGAACAAAATCTTTTATTCTATCGACAAGTAGTTTAGGTTCATGGTAAACAGTTCTCCAAATGCAATGAATTGCAAAGTCGGTATCATTTGCTACAACAGTTTGAAGATCTGGAAAAACATTCTCTTTAAGCGCAGCAAAACAAATACTTCCACCGCCAAAGAATGGTTCCATATATCTATGAATTAATTTATCTTTTGTGATTTCTTTAATTTTTTGGATGATGGGCTTGCTAAGTTTAGCCTTACCGCCTGGATATCTAAAGAACGACATCAATTACACTCGTGAGGAATTCCCAACGCTTCGCACGTTTGGATATACATTTGTCTACTTGTTTGAAATAAATTTTGTAACTTTTCATTGTGAGATCCTGTTGACGCATTCCACGTATGTCCAGCCGTATCAACCGTTCCATCGTACCATACTTCGTACCCTAAATGTTGTACTAATTGAGAATAAAAAGTCTCTTCAAAATACATTGGAGTAGGGAGCCATGCACCTCTCAAGTTTGGATACAGCGTCTTAAATGGCTCATATTCGGCTACCTCATCCCAAACATTTCTACGCATATAATATATAGAACCAGAGACAGTCCAACAGGGTACTCTATCCTTGTAAGATGCATCAAATGGATCCTTCATCGACCAACCCCTATGGATTGGATTCTTAACTCCATCCCAAAAGATTCCGCCATGTCGAATTAATTTATTTTCATCCATCTGCTTAACACCAATAACCGCAGCGTTGGGTGTCTTATGAAAGGACTCTATTACTTGTTTTACATGGCTTGTTGTAAACCATGTATCAGCATTGACAGCACAGAGGAATTCGCTATTGGATCCAGCTTTAGATAAGGCTACCAAATTATTGATAGCGGCTGAATAACCTATATTTTCATTAAAGCCAAAATATTTCAAATTATACTTGTGAAAATTTTCCGTTAACCATTCTCTTGTACCGTCAGTAGATGCGTTGTCTGAAATGTAAATATTCCAAACGCCTGGTTCATAATCGCTATGTAGCGTATCAAGAAGTCTCTCCAGTAATTTCTTCGTGTTGTAGTTCACGATCAAAAGATCCACTGCCATTATTTTCCTCTTCTACTTTCTCTATTCCGTAAAACATTAAATCTAAATCATGAGGTACAAGTAAAACTTTTTTATCTGGAAAAGCTTCTTTCAAATTCATACTCATATTTTCAAAATCAACACTTTCACTATTGCCGTTAAATCTTGCTATAATAAAATCATTAAAGGATTCGGCTTCAATAGCTTCTATATAAGTTTTTTCTGATTCAATTTGATATATATAAAGCTTAACAAAATTGTTTTTACTCATATCGCCCAAATTCATCCTCTGACGGATCTAAGGTTCTGGTTACCCAATCTTCTATAATCGCAGCGATTGAATACCATGATTCTTTTTCTTCTTCTGGAGAATCAACAGCTAATGAATTATAGACGTCAATGATGTGTTGGAAAATAGAAGTGTCTGCAACTACACACGCTTCTCCTGGCATCAATTTAATTGTCAGTTTTCTCTTGCTCATTTTTCAAATCCTCTACCTGCATTTGTTCTTCTGTTAATGGAAAAACACATAGTTCTTTTGTGTCTGGTAAAAATGATACGAATAAAATCTTACGCCCATCGAGAGTACATCCTTTGGGTACTGGCGTTTTAAGTGCTGTCGTTAGATTCGTAGCCGAATAAACTTGAGCAGATTGTTCGTAGCATATTATGTAATTAGTCTTAGCTGCGGGCATAATTAAAAAGTCCTAACCCAGCAAGTGCTGTGCCTATTGACATACATGTTATCAAGAATGAATAGAAATGCAACATCCATACATTTTGTATTTTCTCTTGTAAATGTGCGGTGAACGATACATTAAAAGCCCAAACAAGAAAAAAGGCAGAAAATAAGAAACATAATACAGATAGATATATCATAGTGCGAAAGCTCCCAACGTCACAGGGAAAAGTGGTTGTATTATCTTATACACGGCTTTTGCGTAGTCTTGTATTTCTACTTGCGCGTCTTCTGCTAATCTCTGTGAGAGAAAATGAAGTACAGATTGAAGACTCGCTGACCATCTATAATTTACATAGAGCCCATAAGCCGGAAGAAAAAGTCGCGCTTGTTCAGCGCAAATACTGTTATCCATAGCCCAACGATAATGCGACAATTGACGCTCAACATCCTCCATCAATAACTGAAAGGCTAATCCGCCAATTTCAAATGAAACAATATCACCAGACCCCTGCTTTTTATTCTCTGGCGCAGAACGCCATTGATCTGGACCGGGAATATAAAATTCCTCATCTGAGGTCACATAGCGGCGACTTGATTCATTCCAAGAGTCCATTGTATGATCACTACCAACAATGTACTTCCAATGTTGGCGAGCTACCATGAGCGGTGCTTTAAATTCGAACGTAATAAACGCATGGCGGAAGGGACTAAAGTGTCCTTCCTTTAATAGAAAAGCTATAAGTCGAGCGTCTGCTTGATTAAGCTCAGTGCTTTCTTTAGCGAACGAAGCTCGTGCAGCATTTACCACTGATAAATCAGATCCCATAAAATCGACCCGTCTGACATACCCCTTATCCAATACTGGTATCAATACTGGTCTATCGGAATCGTCAATCTGTAATTCGTGTAGGTTAAGTGTGGCTGGATATAAATTTTTCACTCTTCATCCTCGTCATCATATTCATCATCATCTTCGTCATCTTCATCGTCAAATTCATTCTCAAAAAATTCTTCACAAAACTTTTCTGCCGCATAGAACATTTCTTTTGCGTACAAAATTGCTTCGTCCGAAAGTGCTGGGTGTTCCACTTCGTCTTCCTCAAAGGAAGAAAAGAAATCATGAATGAATTCAGTTATAACAAAAAGTGCCTGAGAAAGATTCTTAATTCCAACGTGTAATTCTTTTACATTCATTTCATTAACGCTTGCGTCTGAAATATCCTGCAGATTACTATTGGTTATAATTTCCATAAACTCATCGTCTGAGGGCATACTAACTCCTAAAATAATTAAAGGGAGGTTTTACCCTCCCCCTAATTATACCTTGTTATCTTTCTATTTTCAATCGTTTAGACTTGCAAAGCCTCTGTCATCTTGAATCATTTCTACTAACTCATAACCATCTTCTGACAATCCATCAAGATAGTCTGCAAAGGCACGAGCCATGTCAGCCGCTTCACCTAGGGAAGAAGCCCCATCCAAAATATACTGCGCCCGAACGACAACAGTATTAACATCTAATGATTCCGATCCATCAAATCCTTCCTCGTCATCTAAGAGGAAGGCATTAAAGAGTTCGTCCATTTTGATTGTCATTATTACCCTTTCGGAGTTGTTTTCTGTCAGGGCAGAATATCACTGTTTTGATCAAAGCGCAACCTTTAATTATTACATTTTAATTACAGTCAGCCACATTTTGAACTACCGCAAGACTTACAAATCATACAGCCCTCTTGATATATCAAATCTTGCGCACCGCATTCTAAGCACTTTTTGTCTATCTTGGTACCATCTTCGATATAATGCTTTAGAACGCGGCTAACAGCCTTAGAGAAGCTAAAGAGGTCGTCCTCTTTCTCTGCTCCCTTTTGAATCTGCTCAACTACGAATCTAACATCGGTTCCATGTCTAAGCGCTAATGAGATAGTTCTTGTGAATGCTGAGTATGTAGCGTTGTCGAAAAGTGTGGCTATATCTTTCAGTACTGTCTCATTATCTTCATCTTCTTCATAATCATAATGAAAATCGTATCTGGCTTTAGGTGTTGTAGGACCATTATGCTTTACAGTTTTTCCATGCTTAACTCTCTTGGGCATAGTGACATTAGTAGAAAGACCGCCCATTATTTCATATGGTCTTCCCTCAAGTAACCCAACAAAGAAAGTCCATTTCTCCCCCTGCACTGTCATATGATGCACTTCGCAGGGTAAAACGATTGGTCTTTTAGGAGCATGATGTATATGAATTTGTGGTTTATCTTCTTTGTTTTGTTTTGGAGCGTTAGAAACAAGAACGCCAGAACGAGAACCATCACGATAGATCGTTACACCCTTGGTTCCCAATTCCCAACCAGTCATATAAATATCTTTAACGGTCTCTATTGAGACATCTTCTGGAAGATTGGTAGTATTTGAAATAGCATGGCAAACCCATTTTTGAGCCGCCGCCTGAATTTTTACTTTCTGGAGCCAATCGATATCATTCGCAGTTGATTGATAATACGGCGAATCTTCCACGTCTTCCTTACCGGTTATCTCCATCCATTTCTTAAACCAATGATGATAAACAGGAAACTCTAACCATTTATCCCCCATCTCATCTATGAAATCGGGTTTGACATCTCCGTCATTCGGATTAATTTTCTTACGACGTGTATACGACAAAGAAAATACGGGTTCAATACCAGAAGTAGTTTGTGTTTCAAGAGAAACAGAACCCGCTGGAGCCGTAGTGGTAAGTGCTATATTGCGTCTGCCATACTTCTTCCATTCATCAGTCAATCCTGGTATTTGACTAACGATTTGGTTGATGAATACGTGATTTTTTTCCAATTCATAATCATAAGCAGGGAACGTACCGCGCTCTTTCGCTAATTCAATAGTTGACTCATAACAACCAATAGCTAATTCCTTATAGATATTCTCCACCACTTCTATACTCTCATCTGAACCGTAGCGTATATTCAAACCAGCAATCGCGTCTCCGATAGCTGTAAGACCAGTACCAGTACGACGACCATTAACACACGCATGGCGTATTTTTTGCCATAGGGAACGTTCGATTGCCTTAACGTCCTCTGGCTCTGGATCTATATCTATCTTTGACAGGATCTTATCGATACATTCAATTTCAAGATCAACCATGTCATCCATCAAGCGTTGCGCTCTAATACATACATTTCTAAAAAGGGGGAAATTGAACTTTGCGGCTGGCGTAAATGGATTCTCCACAAAGGATACAGTATTAACTAATAATAGACGGCAACTGTCATATGGACTAAGTACAATTTCTCCACATGGATTTGTTGATATCGAGCTAAATTCTGGATATGCATCTGCTGGAGTTCTACGTTGTACCGTATCCCAAAATAGAAGACCTGGCTCGGCGCTATCATGTGCGGCAGTTATAATCTGATCCCATATGGATCGTGCATTTACTTTTTTGACAATTGTTGGATAAGGCGAATCTACCGGAAATCGTAATTCAACATCGGTATCGTCTTTCACCGCCTGCATGAACTCATCCGTTAATCGGATTGAAATATTGGCTCCAGTGACCTTGGTCTTATCTCCCTTAATATGAATAAATGTTTCAATCTCTGGATGATGTACCGAGATAGAGAGCATGAGAGCCCCGCGTCTGCCTCCCTGAGCGACTTCGCGACAGGTGTTGGAGAATCGCTCCATAAACACGCCAATACCATCTGTGGTCTTTGCTGCGTTAGCCGTGCCAAGACCCTTAGGTCGAATGGTTGAGATATCAAATCCAACCCCACCACGACGCTTCATTATCTGTGCTTCTTCTTGATCCGTCTTTAGGATCCCGGCATAACTGTCAAATGGCGCATCGATAACAAAACAATTAGAGATAGACATATTCTGATATGGATTACCAATACCAGCCATTGGGGAACCTTGCGGAACTATATACTTAAAATCTTTGAACAATTCAAATATCTCGTCTTCTGACATTGGATTTGAATATTTTTGTTCAATACGAGCAAATTCTTTAGCCAGTCTGCGATGCATATCATCTGGCGTTTCTTCTAAAAGATTTCCTTGAGGATCTGTAAGTGCATACTTTCCAAGGAAAACATTTGCTGCTAAATCATCTCCCTCAAAATACTTAGTGGACATTTCTAATGCTTCACTGCGCACTACCATTTGAGACTTCTTTCCCTATATATTTAATAAGATTACTACCGCTGTTTTTTAATTTCATTATTTCATGAGTCTTTATTTCTAAGAGTTGTTTTTCGGAATAAACTTCATGAATTAGTCGTTCAAAAAAATATCCACTACGCCAATGAGGCAGTCTTTTTATCTTAGTAGAATATTCTGGTTTCTCAAAAACTCCACAAATAACTCTACCACCATAAATATATACAAGATTTTGTAACTTCTCAGTAGATATCGTAGACTCTATAGTAGCGTTCTTTTCTTCTGCTTCTTGCATAAGCCAATTGAACGCTTGTCTTGTAATTGGATTGTAATGAAGAGGATATATAATACCTAAATCTAAACATTTATTTCGTATATCTTCAATCTTTTGGTCTGTTATATATATATCTCTTAACTCTGCTATCCAATCACGAGAGTTGTATTGCTGCCATTTAAAACACCAATTAAAAAGATTAACTAAATCCGTATTCTTAAAAGCGGTAGGTTCATATTTGGGTAACATGGCAGAGAAAGCTACTCTTTTCCATTTCTCTTCTGTGCTGATACCCAAAGATCTTAAGTTGTTCAATATTGGAGACCAATCTATATCAGCCACATACAATGAAAGATATTTTTCTCGATCTATATTTACAATCTCCGGTAGGGCTTTTCTATCCTCAACGGATAAGCCATTCTCTTTCACTTTTACTCCTGAACATCTCTTATAGAAAACAGTACCCCTTCTACTCAACGTAGAAGGGGACTGAAATTTAAGCTACTTTTAGTATAGTGCACATAGCTGGAGATGACAACTGTTTTCAGATTTTTTTTCTAAGTTCCTTGACTGAATCTCTTGCGTTCTTGCTTAAAAACAAATGATGAATAAGAACACTCCAACTTAATACTGTAAGAGGAAGTTTGAATGGATCCTGTAAAGCTTGCCAAAGTGCTGTTGACATCGTTTCTGCTTTTTTGGTTTTGATCGCAATAATATCATAAGTCGCTATAGCAAAAGCCATAGTAATCCAGGCGTACTCTCCAGTGGTTATTCTTTTTGTTTTATTCATACTACGCTATTATAGCGCCTTAGCGGAAGGAACACCAGCCCATTCATTGATCTTATTGCGTCCGTAGTCGCTTTCTGTATTAGCTTGTCCACCATCATACAGAGCGCCGTCAGTAACACCCTTATAGGTATAGGGCTCAAATGCACCACCATAAGAAACATTTATCCTATGAGCATGCCCAGTACCGATTGCGACATCGGCAGAAGTAACACCATCAAAAACATAATTATTGTAATTACCATAGTATAAACTTCTTTGAGCATGACCATATCCGCTTGGAAATGCTGGAACTGTTCCTTTATACTCCAGCATTTTAAGTCTGGCATAATCAAGTCTCTCCCCGCCACCAGCTCCGGACATAGGAGCAATATGACGTCCGCCAGCATAAATATACTCAAGGATACGAGCATGCTTTACTGTACCAAGGGTATACTCATTGTCTGGGAAACCAGTTAAAACGCTGTCGGATGTCGACATAAGCGACCAGTTAGAATAAACGCCGACTTCACTGGTGTAAGTGTTGATCCAGTTATTGGTGTTGTCGCCTTGAAGGACTGGGCGATAGCCCACATAATAGGTTGTCATATTGTATATCTCCTATGTTAAGATTTATGGCGTATGGAGCTATGGCAACTATAATGCGATCCTAAGGAAATAGCCCCATACGCTCATTCATATAGTAATCAGGTATATTTAAGAATCAATCCCGATAAACTTGGTGAGCCACCCAATTCCGTTTTATTAAGAGTAACCTCGACCCATACCCTCTTGCTCAGCGGTACAGGAGTTAGGGTATAAGAACCACTATTGTAAGAGGTTTCCCATATAACTCTTGAAGAAAAGCACGTGCTCACTGAGTTTTCTGGTATATTCCAAATCTGCGGAGTGAGGCTTGTTATGTTTGAAATGGTAGACCCGTTTGGTGCGTCAAATCTTATCATGGCTTTACCCGAATTTAAGAACTTGTCATAGCGAATATCTAATTTTGACATGCCATAAGAATAAATATACTTGCCATTTTCGCTAAAACTATTCTTTTGTCTTAGTTTGAATCTAATTCCAGTTATTGGAAGTGGATCGAAATAAAAATTCTTCATTCCAGAACTTAGAATTTCGTCACCAGACCATCCACCGGGAATAATATTGCCTGCCGCACCAGGCACATTGTAATAATGGGATAGATTATTAAAGACAGTCCATTGATTACTTGCCGCCCCAAAAATAACATTTGTATCAGTAGTATAAGCTATCTCAAGAACATCTATAGATTTTAATGGGAAGGGAGTAAAAGATAGGCTATTAATGTCTGGAGTAATGGCGAGATCTGACGGAATTCTCACATACAGATAACATTGAGCCCCATTAGATAGATTTTGCGTAGTTGTTATAACGTTTCTTTCCCAGATTTTACCGACCCTTGACATAAGAGCGTTATACGGTTGCGAAGTGTCTATTATAGCAGAGGCGTTATCTGCCGATGATTGGATCGGAGAAACGAACATTTCTAATGATGCCGGAATATTAAATGTGCCATTATCGTCTGTGTACTTAATTTTTGATAATGAACTTGATTCAACAAGTGGAAGGGTTAAGACGTTATACGGATCATGGTAGGTGCATCTATCCACTGAATTGATTGTGAAAGATGGGGCAGAATCAAATCTGGCATTATCAATTTGATCCGCATCCACAAAAGCAATGGAGCTATTTGCCTGCTCCAATGCTAATAATCTATCTTCAAATGTTTCTATAAAATTAAGAAGACTTAAAGAATCTTTAATTGAAATTAAAAACCCATTATTCATATCGGCATTAAGACTAGCGATTTTATTGCGAAGAAAAACTAAATCTTTATATTCTTCTTCTATCCTCGCATTATAATCATCGCTATTTTGCGGACCTCTAAACTGAAATTTTCTTCTTTGCGTATAAGGTACATCAGCCATTATGCTAAGCCTTTCTCAATGATTTCTAATCTCGTATTGAGAGAATCAATTCTACTGCATAGATCTGCCATTCCATTTAAAGAAATAGAATTAGGAGTAGCATCTCCGGAAAGATAAATTGAAATTGTTTCATTCGATCCATCTGCTAAAATAGATAATTTTTCTAATAAATCAGTTTCTAAATCAGTCTCTTTTGCGAAAAGATTATAAACATCATAGGCAAAAAGCCCAGATTCTAAATTTAATCTTTCGCTATTCATAGGTGATCTTAAGGCTTGACGCAACCTAATATAATTTGGCTGATAGAAGCTCGTAGTCGTATTATAAAATTGCGATAGAAAAGAAATGCTCATACTGTATCACCATACGAGAACCTTACTCTATAAGAGTCTAAAATTGGAGTGGATTTAACATCTTTTGAAGATCGAGCAAAATCAGCCCTTAATCTTAAAGCTGTTGGAGCAGTCAAGGTAGGCTTCTTATAACTTATCTTGAAGTTATTGGTAGGTTTTTTCCTTGTTATAATTTCACCATTATAAATAGTAAATGTATTTGCCGTATTAACCTGGTTGTTCTTAAACTTATACAGGTCCACATATGTCCAATTATCTAATTTAACGACACCAAAATTAGACATATCATCATCAGACATTAGATTAATAGTTCCAATATATGGATATTGATTGACGAGAGTTGTCGGCGGAATATTAATCATTGCAACTATATGATTTTTACCCTGCTTTAATTTCCATGGAACTGTTATCTTATCGATTCCAACTGGCATATTTGCTATTTCTCTACCGTTAAGAAATATTCTTACATCCCATATCCTTGAGTTGGTATCAGATTTCCTACACTCCTTAAGTATAACCGGTAATTCTTTTTCTACGTTTAAGAAAGTTTCCACGTAAATACTTTTATTATCTTCGCCTATATCTGCTCCATAGAAAAATTCATGTCCGGAATCTATTTCTCCATATGTTGTAGAATATGATGTTGGATCATCAAATTTCTGTTTCCAAAATGCAAATCCATTAGTGATAGCATTTTCATCGAGGTCTGTATAGAAGATTCTGGTACTATTGATACCTTCCTCAAGGGACAAAGTATTAGACAAAAATTCATCAGTAAATCCAGCAATGCGATAAACATCCAGACCGGCTATATAAGCTGGGGTCGGATTTCTTTTTGTTAAATCACTACTTGTAGAGTTTTGGTCTATTAGCTTTAAATCTGAAGCTGTTCTTGTATTTTTTCTAATCATTTTAGATGATACAGTAGATCCATTAAATCTAACTACAGACTTAGTAGAATCTTGAGATATTGATATCGGAGTTATTTCTTTCCAGTCAAAATTACTTATGGAAGAACCACCGTTGGGAATATCTTGTGCTATATAATACCTTATTGAAGTATTAGTAGGTATGAAATCTTGCGTAACGAGAGATACTGCGTCTATGGCGGTTTCACTTGTTAACTCTGAAGCTATACCAAATGGTTCTGTTACTAAGGTAGCAAATGAGTCGTATACTTGTTCAAGAATCATAATTTCTTTGAATCCAAAAGTGTAAACATATACGGTAGCTCCATTTATCTGTTCAACCGTATCAAATTCATTTTTAGACAATTGCAAATTAAATTTATTAATTTGATCCTTTATTCCATCTCCAATGAATGAAATTTTCTCAGTACTTCTTTTAACATAAGAGCAAAATGGTTTTGTATAAGTAGTTGAATCTTCTGCTACAAACGTTGCGTTAATCCCGCACTGAACAGGTGTGATTCCAAATGGAGTAAGATCGATTCTACTCACAGCACCGGAAGTGAATTGAGTTGGTAACATCATCTGGATATCTACGGTAATAGGTTCTGGATATTGAACTTTGACATCAAAAAACCAAGCGGTATTTGTCATTCCATCAAACGCATTTTCAAAAGATGTTTTAATTAAAATAGGTACAGTATTACCGCTTGAATTTCTTGCGGTTACAACAGGCTCAGATAACGCAGCCAGATTTAATCTTTTTGACATAGAACTTATTGCTGGAAGCGAAGCTAATCCTGAATCCACATCAACAAAAGCGGAGGTTAAATTAAAATCAATAAAATCAGTAAAAGATAAATCATCAGAAAAAGAATAAAAATAGCCATCTGAATTAAAAATTCCAAGTAGAAAGTCATCTATCTTCTGTTCTAACATCGTCCTTTTAATCTTTAACCTTTGGAGATGCGTTCGCAGCACTGTATTAAGAATCATCAAGTCGTCTATTTGTTGTGCGCAAGCCTCATATAGGGTATCTATATTGACTATAACCATAGCCATAAAATCGTTTAACAATTCGGGATCACTAACTATATTTCTTGCAAAGACATTTAAATCAAAAATAATAGGATTGCCAGGTACATTTTTGCTAAAGTATTCGTTTAAGAATGGGTGAAAATCATCCCCCGTTGGAGCAACGCCATTAACGAAATATGACTTAGCTATAAGCTCTAATATATTTTTGATCTGTATCTGACTTATGCTCATTTTAGTCTCTTTTAATTATTTTTAGTTTATAAGAATGAACTATTGGGGTGGCAGTTTGTTGATCGCTTGGTCTATCTATTTCTATTTTAACCCTTAAAGAGTTAACGGTTCCCTTTATATCATAATATCCAACCCCTGGATCTCTTAGATCACTTGGGGTAGGGTCGTTAAAAGCTATAATTTCTGGAATGTTTAAGAAATCGTCTTGAATTCTGGAGATTTGATACCAACTCTTTCCATCATCTGGACTAATATAAAACTTAATCCAAGGCTCTGAAGAATCATAGCCGTTGGGTATAGATATATCTGCCTCTATCGAAACTCTATCTATAATGCCAGGTATATTAAATTTTCTTGAGACAATAATACCCTTTGTATTGTATATATTTTTACCAACTTGTATATCACGAATACCAATAGCCCATCTTTTACCTTTAAAGTATTCTCTCTTTTGGACTAAATCACCCCAATCCAAATACCCTTGCGGATTACTAACCGAAGGATTCGGACCTAATCTTCTGAAACTTAAATCATTTACATAGGAAGCAGATACAGTATTCCCTACACCGGCACCAGATCCAAGAATAGAACCACCACTATTAGACCCTACTGGATCTGGCGAGGGCGCCTCTTCAGTTCCAGAGTAGGCGATTGGGGAATCGTATGGAATACTTGCGTCATATGTCTCTGACGGTAAATTATAAACTGGATAATCTACAATATAGTTTGGGATATTGCCGGTATTGACGTTTGGATCATTAACTACATAATAGGTATGTCCTATATTACAATCTATTGGTTTTGGTTGTTCTATATTAAACCTAACATATCTCACCATAGATCCTTCAGTTAGAAAAACCGCCGAACCGATTAATACTCTTTCGGTGTTAAGATTAGATATTTGTCTATTGATACTATTAGAAATCCAAACATTTTCCGGACTTACCAAGTCCCAATTAGTTTTATCTACAGATGTTAAAATCTGAGTTATTTTAATGGGGTTATTAATATTGTCAGAAAGTCCAAATGGTATAAGGCTTATGTTATTTACTTGCTGCGCAGCTCCAAGATCTAACTCAAAACTTAATCTTAATATATTATCGACTAATCCATCAGCCCAATTGATAAGAGTACCAGATGTGCCATTCGAATCTCTCAAATATTTATCCATATCATCATTATTTAAAACATAATCAAAATTAAAGTTTCCAGCTAATCCACGTGCGACTTTACTTATGAAGTATTTTTCAAATTCAAACCAAGTATTTGGTTTTTGATCCAAAATATGATCAAGTTTTGCGTGACGATCAGTTTCTGCTTTGAATTGATATAATTTCTGTCCAGTAATCGGATTATATAATGCTGTCTGTGGGTCTAAAATTTCTTGATTATTACCCATTAACCCATTAGAACCATTCAATATGGTAATCGTTGAAGTGGCAGTCAAACTAGAAGAGGTCGAGTTTATTTTTAAACAAACATTTCCGCTACCGACAAGAGAAGCTCTATTGTCTGGATGAACTAAATCCCAATCTATAAAGTCTTCTGTTATAAATCCATCGCCAAAATATATAAGAGATTTATTATCTACACTTGAATACATTTCAAGAGTTTTTATTTTGTTTTGAAGTTTTGTATTTTGCCCCATTGCCTTTAATACTTCGGTTTTCACAAAGTTATGAGAAAAGACAACTGAGGCATTAAGTAGATCTATTTGATCTTGTAAAAGATTAACGTCATCCTGTACAGAAGCCCAAAAAGTATTCATCTTAGATGAAAGAGGAATCTCAGAAATGACCACTGGATCATAATTCGTTAATGCTTTACCAGCATGTAAATTGAACTTATTGAGGGTCTCATTTATAGTCTCTGAAATTTCTTGCGGTGTCTGATTTTTACTTGTGCTATACGCTTGTTGCATTTTTTTTATTAATTGAATGGCTTGCGTATACAGCATTCGCGAAGGTGATTCTTGAGCCATTATATAATCTTTCTCGGATTTGCCTTAAGTGTCTTTGTTTTGAGTTGAACATAGTTAACTGAAGGACTTACATAAGTATTGTCGTTTACTCTTAGGATAATTCTAAACCTTAAGTTGTTTGGTAGATACTGATAGAAAACCGTAAACTTTTCCGATATAGGCTTATTAAAAGCGATGCTTCTTCCAGAATGAACAAAAGCAGTTTGCGTTTCACTAAAATCAGAAAGAGAATTTTGAATAAGACCTTTATAGTTCGTTTGATTCAAGGCAACAGATCCGTCATTCATTATTATAGTAATAGGTTGGTACGTACCCTGAAAACCATATTGTGAAGAGTAAGATCCAAACTCTTCGATTTTTGTATAATCAACAAAAGGATCATTTTTTAAATCAATAATTTGATTATTATATGTTGAAGTAAATGTTTCTCCAGCGCCATAATCATCAAACGCGGAAGCTAACAAAGATTGTCCGAAACCAAGATCTTCAAAGTTCACAATCTTACAAGTTGAAGATGGCTCATAATCAATTGTAAATAAATCTAAGTTATTGAAAAATCCAGGACGGATCTGAATACCTTTTATCGTATTATTACTTACATTCTTAATGATATCAAAATTTGATGATTCAAGCAGAAATCCATTCTTATAGATCCGAACCGATTTATTGATATCAGCCTCGAATCTAAACGTACCCGAGCCTGCCTCATCTATAAACAGCCTTTCACCATTAACCATAGATTCGTCTATTGGAAGAATTGGAACCCAATCTGACTCTTTAGATGGGTTAGATTTATTCGAAACCGAGTACTCTATAGATGTGATTAAACTTGTATCTCTACCTCGTCCCTCAAAAATATAGTTTGTGTCATCAACTTTTATTTTTACTTCCCCAGAATCACTTGGGGCTGGTACTTTCTTTGAAACGAAAATACCTCTAAAAACACGTTCACCAGAACCAATCTGTATATTTCTTAATCCTAAATTATACTGATAGTCTAAAAACTTTTCTTCTTGTAATTTGGCATATGCGATAAGATCAGCAGATAGTGGTTGTTGTGGAGAAAGATCTATTTGGGCAGGGCGAGCATTTCCAGATACCATCGTAGATTGGTATGGAGAATTTGTTCTCATGAAGAATGGGTTAGCATTAAAGATATGTCTATCCCTGAGCATTTCTGTATTACTAGCGAAAATATTTTCGTCAATCATTCTGCTCATAAAATGATTTATTTGGCTTTTAGAATTTATAAAATCTTTCTTCGGATTATTTGAATCATATCCCATTATAATTTTATCTATAGTCAAAGGTCCAAATGAGGCATCAAAATCTATCTCTGGAATCTCCGACTTAAATATTTTTACATTTTTTTGTTTTTTTTGTGATTTTATAAACAGTCTCTTTAATGCCTTCTTATTCCTCTTAAAGGAATTATCGGTATATATTGCAACTTCATTTTTATTTTTCTTAACTTCTTCACTGACTTTTCTGTAAACTATTTCCTGTTGTATTGGTGGAATTTCTCCCCTAAAATAAACAGATTGATTAAGTATTATTTTCACTTTAGAAATGGGACGAAGCTCAAAACCTAATACCGTTGTCTTATCTAATTTTAAGGGTTCATTTAAAATAGATACCGTTTCAGTTTTATTATTATCGTTGACAAATAGAACAACTTGCATAACGTCAACTACCAAATCAGAAAATGGCGTCAGCACTAATGAATCGCAAGATGATATTGAATTTAAAAGTATCTCTAATTCGACTTGTGCACCAGCCTTACCAAAAGTATTGTCGATCTTAGAGGTGATTGGCTTAGGGGAAGATACCGCAATACGCCAACCATTTCCAACGTCCGTATTAAGAGCTTTATCTATTCCAGTATTGGAAGTCACAAATTGTAGACAATTACTATTTATTATCTCTGCACTAATAGGATATTGGTTTTTTAGAGATTGTCTTAGAGATAAAACACCTGATGCACTATTAACAGCTGCAAGTTCATTACTCTGAAAGTCGTTTCCAGACCTATCGGTAAGTCTTAGTGATGATTCCTCACGCATCGTCTCATCGTTAAAAGTTTCTGTGAATGCATAATCGTAGAAGCCACCATCAGAAAGAGTAAAGGCATAGTTAGAAATAGATTTTTCCATTGCCATTATTTCATCTTCTATTCCTTTAATTTCGGAAGATAGAATTGAAGTATGTGATTCTAATAAAAGAGAAATTCTATTAGCATTGGCAAAGAGTTCTAATAGCTTATTTGTGATATCTCTATTAGCCGCATGGAAAGACCTTTCGCTAATAATGGATCCAAAAGATTCTCTATTTAAAATAATTGGAGCATTCTGCTTTGTATCTGAAAGTTTTTTTGCAATTAGATCAAGATCAGTTTTACTTGCTCTTGCCTCTGATAAAAGGCTATATATATTAATTCTTTGTTTGGCAGATAGAGTAGTTATATATTCATCTAAAAAATTTCTCATTCAACCCACCTATTTCCATCAAGATCTTCTATTTGATAAGCTACGCCTATTGTAATGTTTCTTTCGATAACATCTTTTATTTGTTGATAGGTAAAATCATCTCTTAATTCAGCGGGAAGTCTTATGATTACAAAGCCACCTTTTTGATATGAAACTGCCTTATCTGAAATAATATCCCAATAGGATTCTGCCTCTGGTTGTATAGTAGTCATATCCGAAAGAGAAAAGGCAGTAGATAATCCTCCACCGCGTTTTCTCGTATCGAGAATAATTAAGTCGTTAATATCTGATGACGTCGAGATGTGTACTATCCCAATCAGAAGCGCTGTTGGATCGAAATCCACTCTACTTGGATTAAAAATAGAATCATCACTTGTAAAATTAACGGTTCGTGTCCTGATAGAATCTGATATTAGAACTCCGGCATTGTCAAAAACCGATTCCGGTAACAAATATATATAAAGGGGTTTGTTAACAAAGTCAGAATTCTTACTTAAGAATGGATTAAAGTTAATCTTTGTTTGTGCATCGCCTTTGAAATTATATACCTTTTTATCGGAAGTATAATCTACTTTTATTAACTTTGGATCAAGATTTGACAAAGGACTATTTAATGTTATCGTTCCATTTTTTGAGTCAAAATCTTTAATATCGGAAAAAACTAATTCAACCCAAGGGCTTGAAGCGCTACTCCTTCTATATACCGTAAAGACGGGCAAATATGGATCCGCTTCAGAGTTATTGTTTGTAGGAACTTGAGAAATAAGAAATGGATACTGACTTATTTTAATGGTAGATTCATCAACTATGGTCGGGGTCTCGCCCTTGATATCCAAATAAGGACGTCCATACTTAGAAGACCAAGCTTCATTTTTAGCTTCTGGTACCGAATAAAATGCTTTAACTGTAGTACCTTGGTAGTTCTTTAGATAATTAGTATAGGATCCATTATCCCTTAATCGTAATTGAATATCTCTTGTGAAGAATCCAGTTTTAATTGGTAGAGACCATAGATCAGTTTTAGTGAGACCTTTTGACATGGGCTCTATTTTAATGGTTGATTGTCGTCCAGAAGTAATAGAGTAAACTGGCATAGCCCATCTAAATGGGCGCATGATTGAATCTATATTTCCAGGAACATTTACTGACGAATCTAATTCATATATTGTTTTAACAGCTATAAATATATTTTGAGGTCCCCTTCTTACGTAATCATAATAGGAAACTTCGGGTTCGCCAAATGTATTAACTAAAAATTCTCCAGTCTGAATATCATAGAATCCATAGTAGATAGTTTGATCAGTTCCAAAGGCATTTAGTTTATACCTTGCAAAGTGCGTAGATGTCGTCACATTATCGGGAAGGGCAGATGGGAAACCAAATGGTTTACCGGACGAATCGCAAATAAGCCTTAATCCATCATCTTTTTTAATCCAACCATAATATTTTTCATATTGTTCAATAGCACCAGATGTATTCTTGGTATAGAATCCATTTGATCCATTACCAATCATTACTCCATTCACAAAATTTTCCGAACTCAAAACGCTCTGATAACCCTTATAGGTTAGCTTTAATTTATTCAGAATCGTAGATTGCCCATCTTCAGTTTCTTCTTGCGCATCTATGAACTCTACATCAAAGAATGCGCCAGTGCTTGATGGCTGAATATCTAATGAATGTATATCCCACTTTATATTCGATAAGGCAGAACCATCTGACGATTGGAGCGCCAATGCTGGCGAGAAGATTTGTGGAACTCCATACTTAAAATTCACTGTTGCAGAAAACGACAGATCAACTCTCTCTTGGTAAGTTCTACCTGGTACAGTAACCGTGACATCTCTATAGTATCCTGCAGCTCCTGGGAAAAATTTCTTACCATAAACTGCAACATCACGAATACCAATAAATCTTGCGGAACCCCATCCAGCAGGTCCAGATTGAAATGCCCTAAATATGATACTATTTGTCGTCGTTTGAGGAACATCAATATTAATCCATTGTCCATCCCCACCACTTTTTCCGATTATATTACCAGGGAATCCTCTGGAAAAATCATACCCATAAAGAGAATCTCTTTCTGCAATGTCAACCCAATCGATACTTAAATTATTTGTTACCGTATCTAAAGTATACGGAAGAATAGAAATTCTATATATTGGGAATCTTTCATTAAACTTAATTAAAAATGCTTCACGAATTTGTCCAGGTCCATTATGTTCCCATGACTGCTTGCAGTAAAAAGTTTCTGGCAAGTCATCAGAAAGCGAATTTAACATCATAAACTTTTTAGCATTATTTGCATATGATAAAAGAAGAGGGTCATTAAACCCTGGAATATTAGAAATGGCTATTAATTTATATCCTAATAGAGACCAAGTTTCAGCATCTACAATGCCATCTATATATCTTGCTCCCATATATGTTTGAAATTTTGTTACGGCAGCCGCCGTTTTAGATCCATATACACCATCTACCTGTAATCCTGGTCCAGCTATATCGCCAAAAAATATGACATAGTTTAATATTTGCTGAACGACCTTAACTAATTGTCCACTTGAACTCGCTGTAGAATTGGTCGTCGCGGTAAAGGTTGGCAACTGTCCAAATCCATTTGGAAAAACTTGATCTATGGTATAATTTTTGTAATAAGAAACGGCGCTAATAGATGTAGAAGTCCTTATAATGGGAAGTCCAGCATCGTTAGTCGTGAATGAAACCTCATACGGTATCACTCCGTGGTATAGTGGGAGTTCGCCCTTAACAAAATTTCCAGACGTATCGGTTAATAGTAAGCCAGAACTATTCTTTAACATAACCCATCGACTACCATAACTCCAAACCGGACGATATCCAGACGGGTAAGGTGTCGAAGGCGTAATCGTATAAGTTGTAGAGGACGATCCCGCATGCAAGAATCCATGAATACCAGGATACGCCCAGTTATTGGGCAGTGTATTATAATAGTTAGCAGAAGTCCAGGTGTCCATTCCGACCGGTTTTGGATATCCATCCTGATGCTTATATTTTGTTTCGTATCTATTTGCACCATCGGTATTCCAATGAAGAACAACATCAGAGAACGTATCGGCAGTTGGTGGTACCCATACCTGTGTGGTTGTCGTGCTCTCCTCTACGGTTACACTTCTGATAGCTCTACCGGTAAGCGAAAAAGTGACAGTCGTATCGCCTATTGAACTATCTATATGGGAAACGTTTGCCTGTAGTTGATATGGTTTCGTCGGATAAACTCTTTGACCAGATCCTGGACCAATACCAGATACCATTTCATCTCTTACAACATAAGAACCCAAATGGAATGGAATATTAAAAGCAGGAGAATAAGCTTTTGTCCATGCGGTTGGAATAGAGTTGTCGTTTATTAAATCAGTCGTTAATGTTTGAACCAATGGATTTGTTATGACGATAAAGTATCTCTTTGTTGCTCCAGTAAAAGAATTAAATAAATCATTTGTATGATTGGGGTCTAACCTATTTATCTCTTCCTGAATGATTTGTTTGGCGGTTTTGTCAGAAAGAATCCTTTGCCAGGTTGGTTCTACGTCGGTAGATTTAACTGGAAGGAGTGCAAAGTTATACTTTATTTTTTCGTCTTCCGCTAAAATACCATTAGATGGATCTATAACCCATGATGTTTTCCAATCGCTATAGACGGTAACACTTTGAGTATTGCTGTTATTTGTTCCAATAGTATTATTATTAAAATCCGGTCCAGCTTTATTAATTGTCGAATACAACATGGTATTTAATCTCAATTTCATCTCACACGCATTGGCGGCTGAACTAACCATAGCTTTTAGGTTGCGTAGATATGAAGAATTAAGAAGATTTATATCTGACAATTGCAATGAACGAGAAGCCATATTGCCATTAACATCAAATAAATGATCTTCAAAAAGACATGAAGTCGAAATGAATAAATTCCCACCACCATTAAATCTCTTATGTAGAGCAGTTTTATGATATGCCTGAGTGTATGACTTTTCTATCGAGCAAGAACCATGAATGGTTATTACTTTCCCAGTCGTATCCGTAATAGTCTCATCTGGATCTAATGCGGTAAAGTCAGCATTTAAAACAGTGGTTCCATCAATTCCATCTCTAATAATTGCATTAAAGAGTTTTCCAGCCGTTGAGTAAGCACCGTTAGCGTAAGATCCTATATGAAGACCACCAGTTCCACTGAGATAGATTGATGTGACGCCATTTGTCGTATTGGTGGTAAGCGTAGTCCAAGTTGTTGGCTCGGTATCTTGATCTGCGGCGTATTTAAATGTGATAACTCTGTCACTACCATTAGCAATGTCAAGAGTAACCTTAATCCAATAAGTTTGTCCATCAGAAAATGGAACGACGCTCGAAAGACTTGTTGAAATAGCGGTACCGTTTGTACTCCACCATAGGTTAAGTTTTCCATCTCCATCAACCAAAAGGGCATATTGGTACTCTCCGGATGTCGTCCAAGATTTTCCTATTAATCCCTGATTTTCTCCATATATCCAGTTGTCAAGAGCAACCCTACATACTATTTCTAAATCGGTATCAATGTTTAATGAGGCGTGATCTGGTGATGTAAGCTGTGTTCCATCTATTCTTTCTGTTCTTATATAAGTTTTATCGGAATCCGTATTAAGAGCTTCGAGAACTGGTCTAAAAGCGGCTGAGTCATAAGATTTAATAAACTGAAAAGAAACATCGGCTATATTTTGATATGCAGAAAGCGATTCTTCTTTTTCCTGATCTGTGAGTGACCATCCAGCAATGACATCTGCATCTGAAAGAATGGACCCTGTATCGGTATAGCTATTGATTATATCTGAAACATTAGGTGGCCAATTTTCCCACATACCAAAGGCACCGAATGTATCATCCTGATTGTCTATAGTAGCGTCATAGATTCTTAACGTAGAGGCTGATACCATATCGGTAACGTTAAGTGGATCGATTAAAGATGTCTGAAGTGTTTCCGAGAATTCAAAATCGGTTAAGCCAGATAGATCGCAAGAACTTGAAGTCTCAAGAATAAACGTCTTACCGAGTTGTTCAACGAAATAGTTTATTTTAGGTAAATATGGAGATATATCAATCGACTCCGCGGACGGTGCCCAAAGAAGGATATCGAAATTAGATAATTGATCTAAAGTTATTGATCCAATGTCTACATGCCAGTATGCGGCTTGTGTCTTTGTAAAACCCACTACATTGGAGTAATCGTAAGTTTCATGAAGTGGATTCACAAATTGAATTTTCGTGAAATTAAAATCACTTATGTTTAACTGATGAAAGAAGAAATTGGCTCTGGTAGAAAGATGATCGCCACCAGGTGGAACGACAACACCAACCCGAATAAAAGTTGGCTCTTGACTAACAGTATTTGTTCCTGTATTTTCTTGCACTCTTGGACGCGTTATCTCACATGCCATCCGCCATCTGAAAAGCTGAAATACTCTTGGATCTGGAACCGCTTTACGCGGCACAAAGTATTTCCACCCATTAGAATTAACAGTAGAAGTTCCCAGAAGGTTTTGCTTCTTAGAATATGGCTTAGATGAAAATATTTTTTCATTTATATTAGCTTGATCTACTACATCTGTTTCTTCTGGAATATATTTAAAATAATTGATAGGATTTATTTTCTCTTTAAATCCTTCTTCAAAATTTTTTAAGTTACCATTAATAGTTATTTCGGTTTTATTATAAACTAAAAATAGATCTTCAGTAATTGCATCTACGTGTAAAAAAACATGAATTCTATACACGGAATTTCTTGAGTCGGGATCTACCTGAACGCCATTTGGCTCAACGATAAAAATTTTATATTTCTTTTTTTCATTTTCATCAACGAAATCAGATCCATTTTTATCTATAACTTTCACTAAGTTACCTAAATACTCTATCAAAGAACCAAAAGCAAGTCCGGTAAAATCTAAATGAAAATACCTACTCGCATGCAAAAAGGGTAAAGCCACATCCAAAACATAATCGGATTCTTTTACATTGGAAGGATCATCCATATTAAAGACGTCACCAACTATTGGATATTCCTCTTCCCAAACTTGATTGCCATTTTCATCTTCAAGAACACCAAGAGCATTAGCATAGGCTATCTTGACTTTATTCTGTTCCGAGTTGTTAACAGAAAATGCGGCTTGTGAAGTATCAACTATGACGATATTATTCTCTGGATTAACTTTAGGTGGTTGTACCCACGCTAAGTTTACAGCCCCCTCCGGAACTATTTGCCCACGCCTTAAAGCTTGTTCGATATTATCATCGGCTATATTTTCAAATCGTTTTGTCATGATTAAAATTCCTTATAATCAGGATATTGTGGCGTAGCAGCTATAGAATCGTAAGTCGTTCCCAATATACCCATTTGGTACTGGGTATACTTGTCTATCGCATACCAGGAGGGTGGAGTCCAAATAATAACATCCTCATTTAACCCTGGTTCTAAAACCAGTTCATCATATGTTGTTGGGAAAGCGGGAGTCGCAGTATATTCTGGAAGATTCCAATAAGGAGTAGATGACTGTTCGGTACCAAGTGGTAGTCCAGAAATAAGATCTATACTATTAGTAACATCCGGATACTCATACCAATACACTAAATCACCAATTGTGGTAAAAGTTCCAGATGGTGAAGCCGATTCGGATTCTGTTGATACAAACCAATATCCCGGAGTATCAGATGGATTAAATGGTCCAATTGAGAATCTACCATTTTGATCCGCTACAACTCGTCCGTGTATACCGTCTAATCCTGGAGTCGCAGAAGAAGTATCCCAATCTATATTAAAAACTTCATATATAGTTCTTCCTTTACGCCAATATACATAAGCATTACTAACAGCATCGTGACCACTTGTGGTTACTTTGCCGTAAACGAAATTAGCATTTTCTGGATCGGCTAAAATATAATCTGAATCTGGTATCGCATAAATACTATATGTTTCCGTCGGTATGACTTCAATATCAAATTTCGCAGTAGTAGAAAAATCCCCTTCAACCAGAATAATTCCCTGATCTAAAGTTCCAGGAGTAGCAGGTGCCAATGCTGGAGTAGAGGGGTAAGCCGGTGTGGCTGGGGTCCAAATATTTGATTGAAGTGTAAATGCGGTAAACCCATTATTATCCGTTATAACCACATCGTCTGACAAAGATCCAAAGTTAGTAAAAACATTTAGAGATTGGTAGGGTTTTGGATTGCCATTTATATCTGTTGTTTTGACAGTGACTATGGCATAATCAATTCCATCGGACACTATTTTTGTTGGACTTATAGAGATATCAATTCTGTCAAGATCATAAATATCGTGATCTATATAGATAAATCCATCATCTATAAATGTCTCGTTTGGATTAAGCTCAATATCGGCTGGTGTAGCTGGATCATAAATGGAAACCTCATATTCTATCCTATAGTAATCTGCCCCAATTTCTCCAGGTGGTCTATCAAAAAAGACTTTTGTTTTATTTAAACCATCACTATCTACAAAATCATTATCTATATAGTATGAATAATTAGGAATATAATTGACGTCATATTCATGAATTGAAATTGTTGGCGTTGCCAACTGTATCTCGTTGGATAATGTATAATTGGCAATCAATCCAAGAGATGAATTCGTGGTCGTATCTACGATTGTTATATCTCTTATATCTTGGTATGAAGCTTTAAGCGCAGCCGTGTCATTCCCTGTTATTCTTTCTGTATTATCAATAGATAAAAGTGGTGTAGCGCTGTCGTAATTAAAGAATGAGGTTTGTCTAAGTTCAGCTATTGGCGTAGCACCATCTATAGCTTTAATTATAATAGGAGCACCTTGTCTGTTAAGATCTGAAAGAACTTTATAAGATCCGGTAGCTTGTTCTGTATTTGGACTCGCATATAAATAATACTCATCCGTATCATCGTAAAACCATCCAGAATGGAGCTTTGGATTCCATTTCTGATTTATATTTGGTCTTAATCTACAAAAAATACGTAAAGTACTTAAATTATAAGTCAGTGTATCTGGATCATAGATCTCTATATTGACTGTGGATGGATACTGAACGGACAAATCAGTTTCTCCATAGTCCACAACGGCAGGTTTTATTGTGTTGGTTTCAAGCCAAACTATAACATTTGGTTCATCAACGCTCTCAACACCAATCCATGTTAAGATATAATCTTCGGTTTCTGGAATATTGAAATCTGCTCTTGTTAATTCAAGATTGTCTAATAGATAGTCGCTACTATTAAAGTCTTGAGTTTTTCCATTTCTCCATGGTCCACTGGCATCTACGGTTCCACTTATTGGAGTTACGATAGAGCTTTCAAAGATCTCCCATACACCAATGTTAACTGGATAAGCTGCGCCTGACGTAGTAGAAAAGGTTAAGGATGTTGTTCCCGCGCTAAATGTCTTGTAATAATCGTCTGTCCAGGTAGTATTTCCGTCTACAGCTATATATGTATTGGGTATAAAAATAGGAGTTGAAGCCACAGCATCAGAATATGCCCCAAACGTAGTAAGATTATAATTTGTTATAAAATCTACTTTGATAAGCCTTGAGCTTGTTGATGCTGGCCAGACAAAATTTGGAAGAGTTAGAACATAATCCTGAGCAGTCATGTCAGGCATTACGCCATTTAATGTTATATTATACGTATATTTTTCCGTTTGCCATGTATCAGGCGTTGCACCTAAATAATTTGTACTATGGCTTTCAAACCAAAATGCACCAAAGTGGTTCCACCAGGTATATGGACTCTTGGTTAATGAAGTTCCACCATCAAGCCCCATAATTGTACCTGGTTCGCCATCAAACCATGCCTTATAATCACTCTGTGTTGGAGCATTCATATAAGCTGGCGTTGCCGCATCTCCATTAAAGTGTCCTGGATAAATATTAACAGCTGATACTAACGGAAGTGGAATTTGAGACCCATAACTAACACCGGTTGATTTATTTTTAAAATCAAATCCGATATCTGTATATCCATCTGGAGTGGTCCATTCTATTAGGGCACGAGAGGCTGGCGATGGTGTTGGCGTATAGTAATCCACATCACTTTTGGCGGTGGCGGTAACATTACAGTAGAAGGTATGTTGAGTTGGTGAAGCTCCATCTTCATAAACTGATAACTCGATTGTAAAATATCCCTGCAAAACAGGATTATCCCAAACGGCATTTGCAGCCGTACCATAAATCTGGACAGCAAACGATAGCGGAATATGTTCTGATCGTAAAGTCTTTTTACGTCCCTTTATCTTTAAAGTTGTATTAAAATCATACTTATTTTGCACTTCGCGCGGTCTAAATACATAAAGATCATTACCATCACCAACGCCAGATTCAAGATACTCTTGTGACACTGGCGTAGCATCTAATTGCCTTGGTAGTGTGTCAAATCCCTTATGTCCATTAAAACCATCAGCATCCCAGAAGGCATTTCCGTATTTGAAAAATCCCCAAGTCATAGGATATTTAATTGCCAATTCTTGAACCAGATCTTTAAATTTTTGAGTTGGGATACCATCAACAAAGAAGTCTTCATCATTTTCTATATCGGATATTTCTATGACTTCAGGAGTAGCCCCAAGGAAAGCGGAATCCGGAGTCGCGTTTGAATATCTCCAAAGGTTCAATTCTCGTCTTAAAGTTTTCTTAAATAATTCTTTACTAACGCCCGGGTTATTTATATAAACATCTAAAATCCTCTTCCTAAAAGAATCATTATCTTCTAGATACCCATTAGGGGTTGCACTTTGAATCCTAAAGAGATCAACAGAGACACCAAGATCATCAAGCCCATTCCAAATATGATATGGCTTTTGATATACTTTAGTTCCGTTTATTAAAAGTTCGTCATATAAAATATTAGTAAATATTTCATCTGTAGCCCTAGACCAATAACATGCATTGTCGTCATCTTGTGATGCGTAAAATTCCTCAACGCTTGAGGTCTTAGCTAACGATATACCATCACCAGTTATAGACCAAACAATATCTGGTACGCCCTGTGTAATATAAATCCAAGCTTTTTGATCTAAATCAACTGTATCGATATAATATTGATATTCCTGATACTTTATTTTTTGAGTAAGATCAGTAAGCCACTCTCCAGCAATAGCATTTAAAAACTCTCCACCTACTGAGATTGGTGTTGCTTTATCTTCTTTAAGGGGATCGTCTGGATCATGCTCACGAAGTGCCATCCATTGTGGAAATTTATCTTGTATTTTTTTTGTTGATGCGAAATATCCATTTGTTACAGGTGGATCTATCTCTACAGCAATAATCATCTCTATAGATTTGCCGTCTACAAGGATAGTCGAATCTAAATCAAAAATAAGTTCAAAGAACGCATACCTGGACGATTCAATATTGAAAACATTTCTTCCCAAGATGATATTTTCTTGAACGGACCAATCACTTACCATTGATGGGGTGGCATGAAGATAATAAGGAGTGGAATCAGAAAAGTCGGAGGTGTAAACCGAGAGTTTACTTCCAACAGCCGACGAGATTGAGGCATCGAATGATACCTTCCAGTCCATAATATCGATTCTGGCTGACGTATCTACGAACCTTCCAGAATCTACAAAACCAATTTCCGATTCAGTTGCAGATAACTGATTTAATCCAGTATAAACGCCATTATTTAAAAGGTTAGTCCCAAAACCAATCCTTTTAACTGTATAGTTTTTGTATTGTGAATTAAAGTATAGATCGAAAACGTCCGTACGCCAAGTATACCTCGTATTGGTATCGTCTAAGATATCGGATGTCTTACTGACGAAATCATTTTCAGTAAAACGCAGATGATAAAGTTTCATTCTTATACCTTATATTTAAGAAAGAGCGACACCAACAACTATATCGCCAGGGATAATTTGTTCATCATAAGCTGGTTTATAATTGCGTCTTGTAAGTTCGCTACCATTAATAGAAAATCTTTTAACTATGACATCTTTTATAATACTTGTCGATTCTAATATTGTTGATATAAGTCTATTATATACTAATTGCTCCCCTGGCATCAAGGAATTAAGATATCTTACAATGCCAACATTTGCTCTTTGTATTGCGTTCTCGGTAATTTGATTATTTCCAGCCATTGGAATAATTAAATCTACAGAGATATCAACTGGTTTAGTTGTGGGAAGACGAACAAACATTCTTGTTCCAAGTGGACGAACAGATTCCATCGCTGCTGTAACTTGCGATGAAACTTGCTTTGTGTTAACATTCCTCTCCGGTACGACTATAGCCTCAAATGATCCCATACCATAAGGCGTTTGACCGATGGAAATATCTCTGACTCCGGCTACGCTTAATGCTGCAAATCTGACAGCTTGGACAGTTCCACTTGCGTTGACTCTTATTTGCTTTATGATCCTTGCTCTATAAGAATCATCTTCTTCGTAATTAATCAATTGAGAAATCGTTTTTGGATTAGTGCAAAAAACAGTGGCTCCGGGAGGAGAAGCGAAGTCGTGAAGAATAAGAGAATTTGGAGCCGCAGTGAATACTGAATCGCTAAAGTTTGGAATTAATCCAGTGTAAGCTACTTTCCTTCCCATAAGAATAGTAGTTTCTTCCTGCGTTTTATATGAAAATGTTCTGCCTATATATGTTGTAGCATCGGTGTAAACATTGGTTCCACTTGGGATTTTGATATCGAATGGCGCAGGGGTTTGAGTGAAAAATATAAACGCTCCAAGTTTTTTATCTATGATTGCTAAATCGTTTATAGTCTTTCTTGTAACCCCATAAAGAGAACCAAATAAATCAAGTGCTGCGCCGGTGGCGGTAGATAATATGTTCTGATTTAGATTATAATCTAATATATCATACATGTCACCAAGCTCTGTCGTTATAGCCTCTGTTATTGCTCGCGCGACAGATCCTGGATTCGTTGCGGAAATAGAGGAAGATAAAGATATTTTTCTTAGTGCTTGAGATAAAATATCTGCATTATTCTTTTTTAGGTATCCTGGCATTTTAAATCCTTTAAATAATCCCGAGCTCTTGCTCGATAGAAAGTATCATTTCAGATCTATTTCCAATAGTTATGTAAATATCAAATCTAATAGATTGAATTCCAGTAGGGATTGCCTTGACTGATACTTGTGTATTAATAAATTTATTATTCTTAGCAAGAGCAGCCTTTATTAATTCACACCCATATTGTCCAGTTCTTTCCGTCTGTGGCATGCCTATAAGGGATTCCAATTCGGTACCTAAGGCTGGGTATAGGGCATAATCAGTAATTGGAGTCATCATAATCATATATGCTTGCTGGGAAAAATCCCTCCAATTAGTATCTGTTAAGGCTAAATCGCCAGTGCTCGAAATCGTTAAATCTCCAGTGTCTGTCATATAAAGATCGGGCATTAGGATTCTCCATCTACGAAATGATTTATTCCATCATAAAGCCCAGATGTTTGGTTCTTGGGAAAAATGAAAGCTGGTTCAGAAAACTTAGTTGCTTTTGGATTAAATGCTAATTTATTCCACTTTAGTCCTTCATCATCTTTGGTTAAAAATTTAACATTATCACCAACAAGGAATATGCAATGTTGTGAAGCGCTTATAATAATTCCAAGTCCATCTTGAGCCATGATTTGAATATCGCCATTATCTGATAGTTTTATAAAAGAAAAGACATCAGGATGAGTTATTCCAACTTCTCTACCGTTAAATTTAGACTGCTTTGATAAAAGCTCATAAGGTCTGGTGAATGAAGTTGACATATTATTAAAGTCCTAACAAATAATTAGGCAATCCTATATTGGCTTGTGTTTGTTTAGAATAATCATATTGGCTATACTTGTGATTATAGTAGTGGGTAATTAGCGGTTGAGAAATGTTATTGTTTTTAAATACAACCCAACATTCTCTTCCCGGTGATGGTGCCACCGTTTGAATTCCAAGCTGGACAGGACACATAACTCCATTTAATATATCCTCAATCACATCCGTGTTCTCCCCAGATATCAAAACTGTTGCCGTATTGTCTATAGCATTGTAAGAGGCTATAACACCCAATCTGCCCGCAAGATTTTGTTGTCTTCCCGTTGCAAATGCATCTTGGATTTGTTGTTCTATTTTAGACATAATTATCCTTATACTGGCGTTGGACCTCTTGGGTTGGGTCTTGGTGGAGTTGGGGCGGGAGTTGGTGATGGCGCTGGCACGTTGGGGGGTGTGGTAGAATTTCCTGTGGAGGTTGGATCTCGCAATACAGACATAAGTGTGCCTGCGGCGGATCTTAAAAACCCGCAATGTATGTGAGTAGGATTAACGTCCTTATGTAATTTATAATTATTTGGATACGTATATTCATACGGTCCAGCTATAAAAGATGGTCTTGATGTCGTTGAAAATGTTGACAAGTATGTGAATAATTTATCCGCAACACGCCTCCAATTTTTTTGATCTGCAGACCACAAATACGCAGTGCCCTCAGATGCCAACCCAATTTTACCTATATCAATAGCACCACCATATAGATGATTTTCTCCTTCAGATGCGGAATCCTCAGCAAGACCTCTAAATGATGATAAATACATATCTAAAATAAATCCACCTTCAAGAATAACCCACAAATAGTTAAGAAGAGAAGGGAATAAGAATGCCCTATCTCCCTCTCTAAAAAGGGCTCCTGGTTCAGAAGTAATAACACCTTTAGTCATAAGGGCTTGAAAGTTATGAACATAACGTAATAAATCTACTTCATTTTGCGTCTTACCGGTCCATCCTCTATCTTGACCCATTAAACAATTAGGATGATTTAATATTTTTTGTCCGGCATACTTGATATCAGCTATAGAATCTGTACCGCCCCCAGCAGTGGACGGGAGACCTTCACTCGCAGCTCCAGCTGGAGGCATAAAGGGACCGACTGGTGTGTCATCTGGCATGAATCCAAGAATAACTTCTGCTCCATGATTAGTGCCAAGATAAGTATGTGTATCTGCCGTATTACCACAAATCCATGAATTACCAGTGCCATCGGTATCATTATGATAAGGGCGAGGACCCCAGTCTCCAGGAGTACATACGACACCTTTTTTGGTTTCTACGCTATAAACTAAAATCTTAGTTTTCCAATAGTCAGCTTTAGTTACCGCTTCACTTTGATCAGCTATATCATTACGTCCGGCTTTTCTATAATCGGCTTGGGGAGCGCCTTTAAATGGCCAAGCCATAGCCATATAGTACTGTTCGGAAACCGGATCCATTAATCCCCAAGCCCCACCTGTTCCTGCGACATTCGCATTATCGGGATTTTCTCCAGCGTTTTTACCATCTGGACGCATCATATAAAGAGGATGTTGATGCTCTGGTATTATACCCTGTAATTGTTGGTGTTGGGCGATATCCGTTTGCAGATTATCAGAAGTGGCAAGGTGCATTTCAATAGTTGAAAACCCCCTTGATTTCCATATAAATCCCTTACCATTTGGAGCTACTTTAGGTAAACTAACGACATAACTTTCTTTTATTGTGCCATCGCCCTCAAAAGGACTATCCCCTCCACCTAAAGCCGAATGTATTTTTCCTGACCCATAAGAAGATAGGCTATCGGCGCCGACCCCATAAAGACCTACAAGATCTTGAGTTGCTGCCTTATTTAATACTAACAATTGATCTGATGGATCTTTAACGGCAAAAGTACCCTGCATGATATCAGATACATCATATGTTGTTGCGCCATAGGTTTGCTGCCCACTAATGGATGCGGTAGTCTTAATTGGACCGCTAGCGTAGGATTGATTCTCGTTTGCGAATGTTCCAACGGAACCGTCATCCATCAAATTTGCTTGTGTGGGCGTAGGAAAATTACCCATTTAATTTCCTCCATTCTCAGGGAGTTGATTTGTTGCGTCATTACGCCAATTATTATTCCAAATAGAGTCTTTCATTTCCACATTACCATAACCAGTCATAACCATTTCCCAGTTAACCGTATATGGTCTACCATCTGGTAAATATTGATCAAAAGAAATGGGTGGATATTGGCTCGCATACCCCTTTAGGATATTTAATGCTTGACCAGACTCAGTGCCAAGTGGAACATTATTAAAAACTAATCCCACATATCTATCAAAGGATTTTAAGTGCCTCTTGTCGAATCTTATGGCTACTTTTCTATTTTCTGGATTCGCAAATTTATTACGCAGATACTGCAAAGCCATTTTTCCCAAATCGTTATCTGGAATAAAATCAGTTTCATCAATTGATGTATACGGCTTATCGTGATATTGCAATTCGTAAGTGTTGACTATATTCATTCTTACCTTAACTACATTACCAGCTGAGAAAAATCCTCCACCATCAACTATCTTAACGTTAAGAGTGTCACCGTCTTCAACTCCAATCCACTGCTGCCCATCGATAGTTTCTCCTTCGGATCCAATTATGATACCGGTAGCAACAATGTAATTCTCATTTGCCACATCTTGAACGTCTCTACCAGCAATTTTAAGAATGTTTGCATTTACTTGATTAACAAACCAAGAGGTATCTCTATAGAGAGATACAGTCTCTACTTCAGACCATCCTAATGCCCCAAGTAAATCATTCGTGGTGATTCTAAAATGTCCATTCTCCATTACATTAACCATTCCAGAACCGACACCCATTACTGACGGAAGTAATTTGATAGTATGATTTGTGCCAACCGCAACACCTTGATAGTAACCTAATCCAGCATCCATTGGTTGCCCATCTTTGTTAAGATACTGAATATATAATCCATGTTGATCTATTAGATTTTCTTTGACCCATTCCCACCCTTTCCAAATAAGATCCCCAACAGCCCAACCGGCAGTGGCGCCGACTATAGTTCCGCCGCCAGGCTCAATAAGCGTACCAATTGCAGCACCGCCAACCGTTAATCCGGCAGTAGCAAGGGCTAAACCTATATCAAGTTTTGCAGCTTGATTCATTGCTTCGTCTCTCGCGGATAGACCTTTTATACCTTCAGCCGCAAATACGGCACCAAGATCTCTAATAACAGCGGTGTTACCATGGGTATATTGCCATGATCCATGGATCTGTGTGCTCATATTCTTATAGATATCATCTGTAGTGATAGATTCTGTAGCATGAGCTATTGCTCTATCTGTAGTAATGCCTAAGTAAGCACGCATGTCATCCCTAAGATTATAATTAGACATTTTAGCCCAAGCATAAGAGAGAAGGGAATATCTTACTGGATCATTAACTGAAATAAGTGGATTGGGGGTTATTGCGGTAACAAAACCGGTTTCTGGAGTAAAGTGATGAATCACTCTTTGAGCTTCAACTACGCCATACATTCTTTCATAGACATCAGCTATGTAAACCAGGTCAAACGGTCTTATATCGGGATCCCCAATAATGAGAAGCTCACCTTGATAAATTTGCTTTAGACTTTCCCTTAGATGATAAAGGGCAACTCTTCTTGCAGAAAGTTCATCAGATGATCCTGTAGAAATTTTAGCAACAGCCCTCAAAGATTCTATTGGATGCATGAGAGGTTGTAAAAACCCGAAAAATCCATTTCCAACCGCGTTATCCCAAAGTAATCCAGTTTCAACAGTTTTTTCCACTTGCCTTTCTGGTGAAACGCCTTTATCGAAGTGGACGGTTACAGGATGTTTACCACTGGTCGTCGCCGTTATAACGGTTGCAACGCCCTGTAGGTTTTCTTTAATTCCGTTGCTAAGGATGTTATCAAACGAGCTTGTGTAATGAATTCTTTGAAATGGCTCTCTTATTTCTATAACCGGTTCGCCATATTCTCTGGTGAATGGATTATCAACAAGCCTCAAAATGTCATCTTGATTTGTGCCAAGTTTATAATATATAGAATCATTTAACGATGCATTTAAAATATTTGCTTGTTTTTGATATGTTCCGCTCATGCTAAGAGCATTGCCGACTTGGGTAAGGGACATTCTAATGGAAGAAATAAAGCCAGTTATGGTATTGGCTATTAAACCAAGAACCTGCCCAATATTTTTGTCGAACCAATCAGTTATATCTTCTATTGTTCCACTAACAAAGTTATGCGCATCTTTTCCTGCTTTTGCGTTAGCTGTCATCCATTGTTTTGTCGATTTAGAAGTAACTAATCCACTATCAGGATCGATTTCTACATCAGTCCCAACTAAAAATCTTTCGAATGCGGAAATTACTTTATCCCAACCCCAATGATTAGAGTTATCGCCAAGAGGATTTAATGTATCGCCAAGTCCATCTCCAACCTTATCAACAACAGCGATAACCCATGCTCTATTGTATGGGTCTTGCCATAAAAATCTTATAAATAAATCCCAAGTATCGTCAAACTTAGCCAGCATTTCTTGCATAGGGAAGTATTGAATGTATATGTCATTCGCTTTTTCTGATATTCCTTCAGCTTTATTTCTTAACGTCTCCCATATATCACTGGCTTCATGTAATGATCTATTTGAATTCATTGAATCAACAGTGCCAGAATAATTTTCATCAAATGCTTTTCTGGTTAATTCTCCTATTTTATCCACGCCATATCCAGTTTCTGGATCTATCCAAATAGGAATAGTTGAGAATTTCCAACCAAACTGAAAGGCGAAGGTGATAGGATCCCTATTTAATAAATCAGTAAAGGCACTGCGATCAGAAGCTGACAGCGTTTCCATATAAGCTTCTACGGTGTTTTCTGGCTTATCGACTGTACCAGTAAATAAATTAGGGGCACTGCTGCTGCTCGTATACCCCTGCATCCCTGCTTTTTCCCAAGACTTTTGTAGAGCTTCCAATCCAGTTGTTATAGTTTTGTCTGCTTGATCGACTCTTTCTGCGTAACTTGCTATGACAGCCTCTACGAATGCTCTAATCGTTGCTTCATCCGTATTCTTCTTATCACTGGCTGTCTTTAATGCTATTTCCGCATAATCCACATCCAGAACCACTGGAGCCCTAGTACCTAAATCTGTGCTTGCCTGAAATACTAAAAGCGGAGCGACATCCACTAATTGTTTGACCTGTTCATAAGGTAAAACGCCAAGTTCTGATTCTCCCAAAACCTTATAAAAACGTTCTAAAATGCCATTTTTATCTTGTCCAGACTGAATTAAGGCGTCTAATCTTTGAAGCTCAGCCGCTATCTCTTCTTGACTGGTCAGATACACCCCTAAATCGGTATCGCCAATAATATGATAAGGGTCAAATTGTCCCGTATCAGTAAAGTTAAGAATATCTCTTAATCCTTTGGCTTTGTCTATAGTTTTTGTTATTTGCGCGGCGCTTTTATCCATCTCGCGTCTTGTATCGGCAAGAAGACTCTGAGCAACAGCATCTGCTTTATCTATAAGTGGTCTTAAATTTGGATTTTTAGGAATACCAGTAGTGACGGGGATTACACCAGATGTATATAGCCAATGTGGTTTACCATAGAATAAGGTTGATCTATCTTCAAATGGACGAACTGCGATAATATAATTAGGAAGAAGCGCAGCACAAAGCTCAAACATATCCCAAACGCTCTTCATATATGTAGAAGCCCTAAATGATACCTCATCAAAACCCTGGATATCATCATCTGATGCATAGGCAGCTAACCCAAGCAAATGACCTATTGGATTACCGGGCGAAGCAAGACGACCTATTCCACCAACTAGTTTTTTACCAAGAGATAATCCCAAACCAATCTTACCATATCCCGGTATTGGAAGTATTGCTTTAAAAAGCAGATCTATCCCCGGAATATTTCCTACAAGTGGTATTTCATGTATAAGGTGTGATGTGAAATTATCAAACGAATTAAGGGCATTCAATCCCATTTTGATTGGGGATAATAACCCATCAATAATTCCAGAATTGCCAAATTCATTACTTGTATCTACAAATAATTTTTGAGAATTTAAATTGGCATCGTGGAGCAGATCCAAAATCTCACTATCGGTTTCTTGCCCGCCAGCAACAAGAACTTGCCATATATCCGCTATATCTTCTCGATTAGCTTCTGTATCTACCTTAATTGAATTTTGTTGTTCCTTAGTTAAAGTTATATCACCAGTTTGCGTATCTACCGTATTAAGCTTCGCAACCTTTTGTCCATTTGCATCATTATAATAAGTTATAGCTGACGTAATTGTTATACCGGCATCAATCTGATCCCCACCCATAAATTGAGCAATTCCAGTACCATTTCCTGGATAAATATTCCTTTTAAAAATTTCATAGTCTCTTTTTGCAAATGAATTAATCCATAATAATTGACCTATCTGCATCATGGTACTATTTAGATTAAGATTCGTACCAACCGCCGCATTACTCAAAATTTTAGCTATGTCAACACTTGCACTTATAGTAGGACCTATAAGTCCAGTAAATCCGGTAGTATCAGCCGTGCTTTGCATAGCTTCCCCCACCTTACCGAGAACTGTAGCGGTATCCTGACCTTCATTACTTGACATTGGTTCATATAGCATAGAACCAAAATGTCTTATGCCAAATCTTGAATCAGAGAAAAGAACACCTTTAGATCCCCAAGAAACCCATTCCTTAAACTTACTTGAACCCATCGTTAATAATCTAACGATCAAGTCTCTTGGTTCTGACATCCATAGATTAGACAATCCGCCGTCAAGCTTACCGCTACTACCTTTGGGATCATTTGTATTAACTAATCCACTAAACTCAACAGCATCAGATTGAGCAATAATAGTCATTATATCGCCAGGTTCGACTTCCGTAATAACGCCGTTGAAAATAGTTTGAAGGGCGTTAGGGTTAGCGGAATACCCTGCTCTTAAATGGATTCTTACTCCAGGCTTTAGTCTAATATTATTGATCTCGAAAATCGTATCCTTTAATCCACTCTCTATATTCCTTTGACGATTTTCCATTGTTGAGATCCATTGACCTACAGCAGTTTCGTATAAGGGATCATCTTCGGTGATGATTTGTTCGCGATAGGGAGTAGTTAATTTTTGATAGATATTACTTAGTCTTAAAACAAGAGTATCTTCTAATGGCTTTTCCGATTGCGAAACAGAGAAATCTATAACGGAATTTAGTCCATAAAAATTATCAAATAATTTGATACCAGCGAATTTTCCACCCTCATCAATTAGCCATAGCATATAGGTAGGGAATGCCCTGAGCATTCTACCTCTTATATTCCTATAAGAATAATCTTGCATTATAGCTTCATATTGTTGATTGGGATTTTTTGCTTTATCCAAATACTCTCTTTGATAATCGGATAGTCCAGAAAGACTTGAATCTGATTTGATATCTTTAAGATTACTGGATGCTAAATCCTCATTTAAATATGATATACCAGTCGAGTATTCAACTTCATTAGTTCTCGTATTCTTTGTTCCAAGCGCAAAAAAACCACCTTCAAAAAAGGATAGAATAGTGGCTTCTTCTTTATTGTTATCATTATAGCTTCCAAGATAAATTGTATATTCCGGTTCGGGCATTGCATTATCGCCCTTATAATTTGGATCCATGTTATTGCCACCGCGAGAAAGATGACCGTCTGCTAATTGCCAATAACTTGGGATTTTCCCGCCCGCATCAATTAAGTCTTTTAGTTTAGCTTCCAAATTAGTCATTTGATTAGTGAGCATATTTCGAATTGGGACATCTAAAGATCCGTCATCTGCAGATAATTGCGCCTGAATCTTGGCGATTTCCTGAATATAATTCATTGCATCTGAATCAAAACCCCACTTAAAGATGTCGGTATCGTCATTGCTCGTTTTGAATGCTCTGAAATACCAATCAGGATCAAGATGTCCTACTAATTTTCCATCTTCATCTATAATCTCCAATGGAAAATCAGGATATCCATTAAAAGCGCCCCATATCTGCTTAAGTCTTAGGAATGGATTTCTTTTCCCTGCTAATTCAACCATTTCACGTTGTTGATCGGAAGACAGTCTTTCGCGTTCTCCCTGCATTACATCAAAATCTATAAATGAAAGTCTAACTTTATAAACGTGCGGAAAATTAGGAACTGTTTCAGTTTCAAAATCAAGAGGTAGAACATATTTTACTCCACATAACGCAGTTAATATATTTTTGACTCCAAGAAATCCTAATACACCATGAGCTTTTTCTATTCGCGCTAAACCATTTACATGCTCAAATAATCTTCTAAATTTAATAAGATTTTCTTCACCTATAACAGTCATGTCTACTTGAACGGTAGAATCCCCACCGCCAATATGTTGATACGTTGGTTCGTCTTGTAATTGAACCTGTAGTCTGGCAAAATTATTAGAAAGCGAAACAGCAACACCATTAACTATACAATGAGACCAATCAACCATCATCTGATCCATTGGAACTTTCCACTCTTTAATTGTATAGTTGGCATAATTTGTACGACTATTTTTTATTTCATTGAGAGATGAATCATCTTGAAGAAGCGAACCGTAAATAGCAAAAAACCATTCTTCCTTCAGCATTGCTCTTATTGCTGTTTCGCTACTGGTAGTTATCGTGCCGTCTCTTAAGCCATCTGTTATTTGTTTATCTATAAATTCCTGCATTTTTTGAGGATTCATAGAATTCCAAGCAATTTTATTAGCATTGAGCCATTGTTGTAACACTTTAGCTTGATTGCGATACTTAGAATATCTATAAGCCCTGTCATAATCAACTAAACTAAACGATGGAGAATTGATTATATCTAATCCAATTAAACTTAGAACGCCATCCCAAATATCTTTTGTTATAACAAGATCTTCGCCTGGTTGTCTAAAATCTGTTGTATCTGGAGCGAAAATTCTTGATGGGTCTGAGATTGGATAATAGAATCTAAAGTTTCTACCATCGGCAATATCGTCTACTTTACTGAATCTTGCAATTGGATCGTTTTCGATCCCAACACCACCCGAGACATTCGGAATGGGTCCTTCCATCGTCGTTGTTTTTACCTTTTCTACCAAAAATCCTTGACTGACTCTCGATTCTAATCTTGTAGCCGCACGACCCATATACTGTCTAAATTTACCCCAGTGTATAGCTTGGTCAAAGTCTTGAATCATCGGCATCAGTGGTGCATAATTGTATTTTGCTAATTCTAGATTAACAGAAACAACGAATGGAAAATCCGGGACTGTTGAAACAGTCATCCCCATAAGTGCAACTGCATCTATATCAAATGTTCTATTTAAAAACTCATTTTTAATAGGAAGAATAGGGGAATATTTAAATTGGGTGATTAATCCCCTCAATGAAGATAAATATGAATCAATAACATAATCAGGAACGAGTGATCTTACTGTCTGATATTTATCACCAGCTGGACCACTTAAATCTTTTCTTATAATCGGATTCGGATCCCAGTTAAAGAAATCTATATCTCTTGCCGTATCTCCTTTAAAACCCCAAATTGTTTCATGATTAGGAAAATAAAGACTAACAGTAATCGAAGTTTCGCTATGTCCGAGATTTGTTTTAGATGAGTTCTGCTGTCTTAGAGTTCCACCACTTAAAGAACCTGCCGTAAAACCTTGATGAACCGAAATGCTTGTAGGCGGAACAAAAAAAGTTGATCCACCTATTCGACATTGGTAAGGTTTTGTTAACGCTGGTCCAGTATCCTCTCTGAATTTGCCATTATTGCGAAGAAAAATATTTCTTATTTTTTTATCGGTATCAAGATAATCAAAATATCCAGTAAATCCCTCACCCATTTGCGCTATTTTAGCATTGATTTCATCTGTTATAAGATCATATGGATCTACATTTGGTGGAGTGCTGGCTCTTGTCGCTTTATATTGTTTATACTCTTCAAGTATATATTGAAGCCTATATCCCTTAAGTGCGCTTTGATCGTTATCAAAACCAAATTGTGGAATATCAACTGTGGAAGTATATTTCTGAATGAGACTCATTGCGCGAGTCTCATCTGCTAAAAGTAGATCAAGCATTCGCGTTTCGTATGGATTAAGATCATCGTTCTTTATTAATTTTTGATAGGTATTTTCCGGATTTTTAGCCAACATAAGAAAGTCGTTAAAAACCACTCTAACAGCCTGTTTATCGCCCTCGTTAAGCGCAGCGTAAGAAGTATATCCTCCACTTATAAAATTAGCAGCGATATAATCTTGTAGACTTTTCGTCCTGCCTTTATCTAAATCAGTTTCTGCGTTAGACATAAATCTTATCCTATCTTCTTCTTAAGAATAGAAATAGAACTATCTTTTGAAGAAGTCAATCTACTATCGGACATCATTCGATATGGTGTCATATGCGAATTATTATTTCTATTTGGGGAAATATCAATCAATTTAGTTCTACTTTTCATTCTATCATGTTGATTCGTCGCATTCAAATAACCTGTATCATTAGCTATTAGATGTGTACTCGGGGCATTCTTTAATCCAGCACTTGACCCTCTATTTAATTGCGCTCTTGACTTTGCAATGCGCGCAGGACCCTCACTCGCTGGTCGAGATACTTGTTGCTGTTCAGATCCAGAAGCAACATTGAGAGCTTTTTTCATAGCTGTTGGGGTGGCTTTACTTCCTATACTTGGATTGCCAACATGCCCCAAATTAACAGGTTTACCAATAGGCATAGCTTTTATCCAAGCCTTTCATTAAGAACATCACGAGACGAGTAAGCCGTTTTGCCAACGGTACGGCGAGAGCTATATATATTAGTACGGCTTGATCCGCCAGTTATCTCACTTAAATTAATACTTAATCTATGAGGATCATATCCGCTCGATGTATTGACGGTATACATCATTCCACCGCTACTTGTACCAGCTTGTGAAGGGTAAATAGAGGAGATGGCTTGCATGCCGACCGGATCGTAATCCTCATATGGACTACCTCCAGGAAGAAGAGGTGGTCCACCCATGTCTTCTGGTGCTGGGTTTTTCGCGAACCTATGAATTAAACCAATTCCCGCAAAAATCCCAAATCCATATACACTCTTTCTAAATACAGATTCACTCTTCCATAGGTCCTTAATTAGATCACGGTTTATCCTCGTCATATATTGTCTGCTAGCTCTTGGTACTTCTTCAGCTGCAGCATCAGAAAGAGATCTTGCAGCAAATCTACCAGAACCTGGAGTTGGTTCATTTATTCCGACTTGCCCTTTCCGTGGGCGATATTTAGGCATTTTGTGAGGAAATGCAGACTTTAATTCATGAAACTCTGGCGAATCATTACTTACCCTTTCGATTATGTTATCTGCAAATTCAAGAACTTTATCCGAAGCTCTACTTCCACCTTCTTGTACCATATTACGTTTAACAGCCTTAGCCATTTGAATCATAGATCCTCTTATCTTTGGATCATATATTTGAGCCGCATCAATGTTACCTAAGCTATTAAGAATCTCAAGTCCGCGTTGTATTGGGTCATCTATAGCATTTGCTTTATTACCTATTACAAATCTACCTTTTCTTGTTCCCCTAAAAAATGTTCGTATTTCGTCAAAACTTTCTATTCCGCGTAATTGAGCTATAGTTTTTGGTCGTTCAATCAATTCTCTTCGTGCTTCAGCAAGCATATCAATCATCGATCCGCCACCATCTAATCCCATATCTTCTAAGACGTTAAGGCTTATCTTGTTTTCTGCTGCTAATTTATCTATAGCTAAAATTTGTCTCTTTAATTTATGTGTTGGTATTAAGACGGTTTTATTCTTTTTGACAACCTTCTTAAAAAGCCCCATATCGTATAACTTACGAACTGCTGCAGTATGAAGTTCATCTATACCACCGGCTAAAAATTCTTCTGCACTGTCAAACTGCTCCATACCATGAATGTTCCACCGTTTCGATAATTCTGCCTCAAATGATTTCATATCAGAAATAAATTTGGAAGCATTTACTTCCTCTTCAGTGGTAAATACTAACCCACTCAATGACTTAACACGCTCTTCAAAAGCGGTTTCAATAACCGGTTTACCCATATCTGTAATATGCTCACCCAAAATAGCTTTACCTTTATAGAAGCCAGACATAGTACTTTCCTTGGTGACTTCCGTAATAGATTTAATTTTCCTTTTGGCGCCAATTTGTTCATTATACGCTTGAATAAATCTTTGTTGAAACGGTTTTGACATTCTTGCCTGTGCCATAGCGCTATCAAAGCCAATATTAAGTTGTTCTGCGCCTACTGGTAAACTCCTATTATATCTTTCGATTAAGGCTTGAGCTTTAGCAAATGCAGCGCCAAACTTTCTTGGATTGTTGTGTAATATTTCCCTTTCCAAATCGTCAATAAGAAAAATATTACCTGTTTTTTTAATTTCGTCTACTGTGACTTCATACTCTACGAATTGTTGTTTAGAGCTTTTTGCTATCTTAATAATTTGCGCTCTTAATTCTGGTGGAAGATTGCTATTATTTAATATATCATCCCAAGCATTGTCTAAAGCAAACCTGGCATCAGTTAATTGTCCAAGAAGTCCATTAGCTCTGGCTTCTATTCCAAGTCTATCCTCTATAAGTTTATCTAATGTTTTGCCTCTGGTTAGTCGATCTAATTCTGCTCTTTGTTCTCTGGATAAACTTGTAGCTTTAAATCTTGTATATAGGGCATCGTGCCACTCATCAGTTCCGGCAGAAATCTCAAAAGGAAAAGCTCCAGCATTGGCTCCAAGAGTCCTTTCCAGTTTTCTTTCTGAAACAATAGCGTTAGCAGCGGCGTTAGCTCGCTCCGTTGGAGTACCCCCACCAAAAGAACGACTTGTGTGGTACGAATGAGAAGCCGATGGCGTAGTATATCTATTCATAGATTCAACAGTTGTCCTCATACCTTTAGGACTTGTGTTTAGAGGCATGGCGGGACTTCCATCAGCCAGAGGGGCAGCTGGAGAGAAAGTAGACGCTAAATCAATTTTAGCTATTCTCTTATTTCTCATCATTAAAAGGTGCAACTTGCTTCGGGTACTATCCAATTCAAAGGTTGCTGTTCTAATCTTTTGAGTCAATCTTTTATAAGTTTTTTCGTAATCTGGAAGCCTTGTATCTAATGCTTCTCGCTGTAAAAAAAGATTTTCTATTTCAGATGAAAGCTTTCGCTCTTCAACTGATAACTGTCTAACTTGATTATAATTTCCTCTTAAAATATCTTTTTTACCAGATTTTGATATTTCAATATCGGGTTGATCAAAAATTCTTCTAAATGCTGAACTTTGATCTTCCGAAGTTAAATCAACATTATAATAACCAAACTCACCCTTTTCGGTTGGATCTCTTATACCGAGAGCAAAAATGCGACGAGTTTTTTCATCATACTGCATGTGCCAAACGATACGATCGTCAAGGTCATGTCCACCGTGAAGCATACTGTGCGTTAAGAAAGATCCAGGATGTATGTGAGCAACGCCCTTCTCAAATCGAACCGTCCCAGGATCTACAAGATCTTTATTCGCCTCAGGAAAAACCGTTAAGTGAGTACCTACCGATCCCCTTATTGGGAAGTTCAGATTATAATTTGGAATTGACCTGCCACCTAATATTATTTGCTCATCATTTTTTACGGTTAAGAAATGATCTTGTACCGCATCTAATAATTGAGATGTTATTCGAGGGCTTTGATTTATATCTAAACCAGAATCCAAAGTTGTCTTTATCCTTTGGGCAAATGCTCTGGAACGCATTTTTTTTGCTATGACGGTTTCGTTATCCTCTGGTAAAATTTCCATTTCAGATAATTCATTAATGAGATTCCTTATTCCTGGAGTAATTTTTCCATTTTTGATATCGCTTATTAACTCATTGATAACGATTTTGGATTCGTTAACAAAGGAAAAATTATCCCCAAAAAGTCTACTGTGTGCGGATAAACTTAAAATGTTAGTTCTACCCTGTTTTGGTACTCCGTGACTTTCAAAAGATAAGAAGTAAGTTCCGCGTAATTCGCGTTTTTTATCTGCGCTGGAAACAAAAGCGTGTGTATTTGCAAATCTTTCCTTTGATAATCTAAAAATCTTCCTAAAAACTTCCTCATTCTCCTCCATAATAACACCGGCATCGCCTTTATAGTTAAAATCTTCGGACACCATTCGGATATTAACTCTTCCGGTAGAAAACATTGATTTTCTTTGTTTTGTAATTTCTTCTCTTATTGTTTTCGCTGTGGCAAGATGCTTTGCTCGTTCAGTCAATGGAAGTCTGGAGGCTTGTGCCTCTATCGAATTTGCTTCTTGTTCTAAATTAGAAAACATTTGTTCTACAGTTCTTCTATTTAAAAGAACTTCACCATCGTACATTTTTTCAAATGCTGTCTTCCTACTTATTTTTTTTGTACCAGGTGCTGTACTCGCGATAAAAGAATCAACCAATCTACCCGCGTCAGGGTTAAAAGCTTCAGCTACTCTTTTTGGATTAAAATGGTGCACGCTAATAGGCGTATCTGCCATAGAAAAAACCCGATCAGATAAGAAAACGCTTAATCGCTTAGAGAGGCTATCGCTTTTCTCAAAAACGGTTGGGAAAGCATTATGATCAGATAGAACTTTCTGTACCTCCGCTATTGTCAACCTTTTATTTCCAGAAGTAACATCTAAATGGACCAATTTTCCATTATTAAACCTTGGGACTCCATATATTTCTCCTGTAGGAGATTTTATTTCACCTAAAACAGTTTCAGCAGTGTCTTTATTTAAATCCCAAGTTCTAACAGTTGGAGTATATCCTAATCTATCGAATAACATAGCCAATCTATTGGTGGCTGCTCCAACATATTCGTTTTCTAAAAGATTAGAAGAATACGTTCTTGTGCTTCTTAAAGGTCCTGATCGATAAAATACGTCGTGCCATTCTTCAAAGGACATGGCTTTCTTACCAGTTGGACCAAAAGTAAATTTAATTTGATTACCATCTTGAACCAATTTGGTTTGCGGATAAAATTCTTCAAGAATTAAATCAACGGAGCGTTTAACATTTGAATCTGTAAAATATCTACGGATATTTGGGTGATAGATTAAATTCTTTAATCTTTCATCGTGTCTAAAATTAGGGATTGCCATTTAAAAACTCCCAGCATTCAACTGCAATATATTGCCAGAAAATGGAGTAGGTGACACAGAAACAGAACCACTTATACCATTATCAAATAAGAATCTTTTTATTTGAGCCCTTGTACTAAATCCGCCGCTTCTCTTATTGTAGTCTGGGTAAGCGGGATTTAATAAATTAGCTTCTTGTACTTGTTGCGGATAATAACCCATTTGCGCAAGATCCAATCCTAAACTCTGAGCCATTTTTATCTTTAGAGTATCAGTGCTTATTCCACTTGTCCATATATCAGAATCAGGTGGCGGAAGTTCGTGTTCGTTAAAATACTCTCTAAGATCTGGCTTTTCTTCTACTGGCATACCCCAAGCCGCCTCAAGCATTCTTCTTTCTAATCTTGGTGCAGTTGAAAGGATCTGCTGCTTTTCTTCTTCAGGGGCATACAGCATGGCTCTAAAATGTTCTCTTTTTCTCTTTGGAACAGCCATAGCTAATTTCTCTGGAGTAACTTTATCAAAATCCATTCCATACATAGTAGTATTAGCCTGATTCTGGAAAAGTTGTGCAGATTGCAAATCGCCAAGTCTTTGAGCTTGAGAGGCTAATCTTGATGATCTTACATACTCAAATATATCTGCATATTCTTCAATGCTTGCTTGTTGTTTTCTATACATTGGAATATATCTATCGCCAGTAATACCTTCGTAGGCATTGCCGAGAGCTGAGGAAGCCAATCCCATAGTACCACCAATAACGCTACCAATAGCGGCTGAACGAGAGCTTGCACCGAACAAAGCACCGAGAACACCGCCAGCTGAGGCGGCGGCGAGCGGATTTCTTTGTGATGCTTTGTGCATTGCTGGTTTAATGAAGCTTTGGATTGGATTTTCCCAAGATGGGAAAGTCGCACCGTAAACATTATTCCTTTCCCAATCTTCCACTGCTGTTCTTGGCGTACCAAGTTTAGTGTTAAGATAGGTATCTCTGTGAGTTAGCCATTCCCAAGTCCTACCTATAGTAAAAGATGCTGGGTGTTTAAGCATTTGATCTGGAGAACTATACTTATATTCATATGGCGTAAACTCATTTTTAGTTCTCATAGCTTCAACTTGAGCTCTTGTTAATGAGACTTGAGCGCTTTCTGCAGTGGAAAGATTACCTCTTTTAATCAAAGTATCTATATATTTATATTCTTGCGACCAAGGAGCAATATCTCCTAGGATGTCATGAACATTTACTAATCCCAATTTGCCTGTTGCGTCAGGAAACATTTGATGAGTTCGAGCATAACCAATACCAGGCAATCTCATTTCCGCATCAGGAACGGCATTATATGGATCACCGCTCTTAATGTTAGCTAATGGGTAATCTACACCGGGTAGCCATGGGTATCTCTTTCCCATTGCGTTAGGTATATTATTGATATAGTTCATACCTGCAGGTTCTTTTGGTACGAATCTACGAATGATTTCTGAGATTTCAAAGTTAGAATACTTACCCTCGATTGGTAGAGGTAGATCTCCCAAGCCTCCAATCTGCATATTCCAAAAACTTCTATTAGATGAATACCCTCGTGATGCTGGTTCAAGAACAGATTTTTGCGGAGTTAAATCCTTATTTCCAATACCGAATCCTTCCCTAACAGATGCGGCAGCGAAACCATAAATACCAAAGAGTTCTTGAGATTGGAATCCAAGACGTCTTGCCGACATATTTATGGTTCCATAATCGAGGGTGCCACCAGCGGAAACCACTCTTGGGTTCATCTGTCCACGCTTTGTCGGTGTTGCATAAGCTAAATTAGAATACGATGTATTCATACCAGAGGCGGTTTGTCTAACCAAAGAGGATGCGGTTCCTCGTGGATTCGCATAACCCATTCCGCCATAAAATGGCGCTATAGAAGATGTCGCGCCGGTATATCCTGCATTTATATTAGAGAGTGATCTACCGGCGACATATCCACTATAAGAAGATTGTCCACCACCATAAGATTCCTGTCCTTGTCCTATACCTCCGCTATATGGGAAATAGGCACCTGATTCTCCAACTGGCTGATATTCACTCAGGATTTGCGACATTTCTCCGCCATGCATTCTACGACGCGGCTTTAATACTCTTCCTATAGTCGCATTAAGGGCTCCAGTTAATGGTCCCCATGGACCAGTAAAATAATCACCAGTTAATGGATAAGGACGCGAGTTATAATCTTCTCTTTCTCTTCTATATGGATCTAATGGTTTTAATGGCGAAAAATCATATCCGAAAAGAAGCCTCTCCATAGGAGTTTCTTTCATCTCCGGTGTAAATGATGCGCCAGATTTTAAACGCTTATACCATGACGGGCGGAAGTATTGTATTCTTCCACCGCGAAATGGCGTATTGCCAAGGATCCAGAATCGCCCTTTTCTGATTGGGACTTCGCCATTTACTAATTCATTTCTCTTTTGTTCTGCGGTTTGCCCACCAGGTATTATTCCAGCCCAAGCCGTCTGCCCAGCGGCTACAACATCTCCAGCCTTACCAAGAAAATAGGGAGAGTAAACTCTATTACCATATTTATCTTTTTCGTTAACTGCACCGCCGATAGTCCTATCGACAGCTAATGCAGTTACGCCAGCTGCATAGATTGGTAAAACCCTCTTACCAACAAAACCTCTGGCAAAAAGATCTACTGGACTCTTATATCTTGTTTCGTCAACTCCTAATCCAAAGTTTTCAAAATATCTATTAAGACGACCAATCAAGTGGGTCATCGGAACTTGTGATCCCGACATCGCTTGTGGATCTCTCCAACTTAATCCAGCCGCACCCTTAAGAGCTCTAAGGGGATTTCTGTCAAAAGCCGTTCTAAACGTCGGCATAAAAACAGTCGAGGTGCCAGTTGGGTTATTTCTAAACGGCTTTTCATACGGTACTTGCTGCGATAGATTGCTAAACCCTCTTCTAATAAACCCTTTTGGATGAGCTACACGACCAGAACCTACATCCGCAAGGGCTTCTTGTACGTGTGCGCCACGCCCAAGGACTTCTTCTAAGATTGCCTTATTGTGTTCTACTGGCATCATGCCAGGTTTAAAAGTTATATTTCGAGCATGTTCAAATTCAAAACTTAAAACAGCCGCGCGTGCTTCAATTCTCTCAGCGTGTGTAATAGCGCCTTTCATATACATTGTTTCGAATTCGGTCAACAAATCCTGAATGGTAGTATCAAAACCCTGTCCCATTCCAGGAAGAGTTTTTCTCATAATGATATAATCAAAAAGTCCAGATTTTAACTCGTCTACTCTTCTATTCAACCCTGGGGATTTACTTCCTTGTGGAATTGCTAAATCCCAAACGTTTTCTTGTTTTTCTTCTTGTCTTAGAATATTTCTAACGTGCTGCTGAAGTCTACTAACTTCACGACGACTAATATTACCTTGAGCTGGAAGAGTCCCAAGGTCTTCGTCTAAAACTCGTCTGGCTACACGTGACAATATATTTCCATCAATATCAAGAATATTTGTTTTTGTCCCACCTATATTTATTTCAAACAAATCTTTAAATTTTGAGGATTGACTTAATCCCCTAAGGGCTTTCATTGGTGGGATTTTGCTTCTTAATGAAGAAAAAAGTGTATTGAGTCCTTCAGAAAGCTCTGGCGTTATACTACTTGGGTCAAATCCCGGATGATTTATCCATCCAGCAGCCGCTCGTGGATTTTTAAGAGCACCTTCTTCACCCCTAATTCTACGCTTCCATCTTCCTAAAAGGCTTTCTCTTCCAAAAAATACATTATTCTCTTGATCGGTGCTAACATCAAAGGATCTCTTCAATCCAGTTTGATATTGAGATGATGGAACGTCCTTCTGTCCAAGAATATTACCTAATGAACGTCCCAACATCGTATCTGTATTGGTTGTAAATGGTCTAAATAATCCACGATATTGTTGAACTCTAACTTCTCCACTGATGTTAGAGAATATTCCAGCAACACGACCCTTTGATGCTCTTGCTGAAGATTTCAAATATAAATAAAAATTAGGATCTACAAATTCTGCGCCAGCCGCTTTCGCCTCAAGCTTTCCAATCATAGCTATTGGCTGAGTTGATCTACCTGGCGCAACAATAACAGATGGACTATGCCTCATAGCCCTGAATGATTGATATCCACCAGCTTGAAATGGCTTTAGTTTAATAAGGGGAAGTTGAAATTCTTCTTGGAATTTATCAAATCCAGAAAGAAGATTACGACCAACTCGACCAAAGTCTAAAATTCTTCCAGATTTACTTACAACCACCTTGTTAATTCTGAGGTCAGATCTACCCATGGCAGCTGCATCCGATGGCGATTGTCCTGGCGCTCTCCTGCTAATAAAGTCTGATATCTGATCTTGTACTGCCTTTTTATTGCCACCAAAATAACCGCCAACCAAAGCCTCTTCAACGCTAAATGGTCTAAATCCAAATATATTCGCACCACGTGTTGTCCATGGGGCGGCTATTTCTTTTTTATCTATTAAGAAGCCACGTAGTTTTTTAAGATTATTTGGATCAAATCCCTTACCTAATAGATGTCCCTCTAAGATAGAAGTTGGTACTAAGTTGCCGGAAGAGTCGACTGTTGAAATTCCAAGTCTTTGTGCTGAACGTCTTATTAAGAAGTTTCTACGAGCTCCAAGTTGAGAATCGTCAAAGAGTTCATGAGCTTTTTTGATTGGCGATAAAGCTTTTACCGCTTCGGGAGCTATTAAAGAATCGTGAGCGACATTCCAAGCTCCAGTTATTTCGGCATGAAGACCTCTTTGGACCTGTCTACTGGCAAATATATTATCTGCCCTACTAACGCCCTCTTTAAAGGAATCGAATCCAGTCTTACCAGATTTTAAAGAAATTCCATGTGCACCTGCAGACTCGACTACATGATCCCACCAAGCAGTAAGTTTTTCTTCTTCAGTTTTAAAAGCAAGATTACCTTGCCATTCTTTAGAGGTAAATTTAAATCTCCCAATAAAATCACTTCCTTCACCAGCCGTGCGTGAAAGAGGTAATGGAGAAATATTTTGTGACTCTTTTACAAATTTTAGAGCAGCTTCCTTAGATAAACCAGATGTCTTTTCTAACTCTTCTATTAAGACATCTTTGTAATAGTCTGTTTGTCTGCCAGTATAAAATGCGCTTTTGGTCCAATCTGGATTCTTTGATCCATTGGGTAGTAATGGACCACCACCACCCAACGTAACGGTATCTCTTGCATATTTTTCAAGGTGCGTTCCGCTACCTTTATCCATAAAGTTTAAAAGGTCTAAGTACTTTTTGGGATGATCCTTAGCTATCTGCTGTAGTGTTGTAGCTCCATGTAATACATCTTGATATAGGTCATAAGTTTTTCCTATATCTGTAAAAGATTTTCTTCCTTTTGAGATTGCTGAACCCATTCCTTTAAACGGTCCAGGAAGTAGGTCAATAGCTTGATTCCTATTACTTTTATTTGAAATAATATCTTTTGCCTGTAAGAAAAGCCTTCTTGCATATCCAGAATTAGCATATTGTGGAGTGTTCGTTAGAACGGCATTCGCTCTTCTTTTTGCGAATGATTTTAAGGTCAAATTATTCTCAGCGGCATCATCTATCATAGATGAAAAGGCGCCAAGAGATTGATGAGAAAACCTAATGGTTTTATTCATCATTTCGCCAAAGTCAACGCCCATTTGTCCAAGAATAGTTCTTGTTGCTATAAAGTTTAAATTCTTTTGAGTTCCAGGGCGGGACATAGCTTGCATCGCGTAATTACGATAACTATTTTGAATAGTCCCAGCACCAAGTTCAAATGGTAAAACGTTAAACGTTAGAGTCTTGAGTGTTTGATATGAAAAATCGCCCAAAACATCAAATGGATTAGCCCAATTAACTTTATTTCTTGGATTTTCATTTTGTCCGAGTAACGGATCAAGAACAGCTTTCTGAGATACGTAAAGTGCTGGAGCCTCATATGGTAATCTTCTGGCTTGCGATACGAGTTTCCTTTGAAGAGTGTCTTTATATGTCCAAGACTGTCCTTGACTTGTAGCTATATTATAGCTATCTATAATATTAGTTTCGTCACGCTTTATAGACGTCACGATTCCATTTTGGTCTAAGATTTTTCTGCCTATAATAAGTTCATCATTAGGATCTGCTAACGTCCTGTTAACGCCCTCTAACGAATCAAGAATATCCTGAATTTTTCTATAGGACGTAAGAGCTTTTTTGCTACTGTCCGCAAGTTCACCGGTACCATGCGCCATTTCCTGAAGACGCATACCAAGTCTGAAGCCACCCTCCTTAACTACCTTACCTGCTGTCGCCATAGCGACGATAGAAGCCCCCGCAACGGCAAAAAAGCGCATCACGGGATGACCGTTCAGCGCTTTCTCTATAAGATTAGAATTACCATTACCCGGTTCCTCAACTTGCTGTTGAGGCATTCCAAACCCGAGGTTATACCGGGGACCTTTATCGCGGATCATTTATTTACCCACCCAACATTTGATGCAGTTTTCTTGCTATCGGATCATCACTCCTTACTTGTCCTGATGCTTTGACGAGAATATCATCAGCAAGAGTGTCAAGTGCAGCAACAGGACTCGCTGGCGTCATTTGTCTTTCTTCTTTAGATATACGTCTAAGGAGTTCTTCTCTATCTACTCTTTGTTTTGACTCACGTTTTGTTTGATTTTCTTGCGGATTATCAACTGGGACCAAATCTAATTTAATACCATTTTCTGATTTTACCCCACGAACCGCTTGTTGTATTGTCAGTATCTCTTCTGATAGTACCAATTTTTCCAGTAATTGTTTCATATTAAGCGAATTCAAAAACTCTTCCGAATATACTGGCATTGCAGCTATTATAAAAGCTTTTATCCTTACAAGGATATTCTCAAGTACTTCAGTCCTTGCAGCTTCCAGCGTTGAAAGGATAAAATCTATATCGGATCCAGATATATTAGCTATTGCTTGAGCTAATTGAGAAACATGTCCGGCTTTGATGGTATCAATATCAAAATTTAGAGGATAAACTACAGCAGTCTTAACGAATAGATCCTCAAGATCTGTTTCGTTTTCTGATAACTTTTCGAGAAAAGCCATCTCTTCAAATGTTAAAGCCCTATAAAGAATTTCTTTACCACCAAAAATAATAGAATGAATATCCCCATATTCATTTTGAAGTTTGGCGTAAATCTCTTTATCCATTAGAGTTGGACGACATCCACACTTGTAAAGCCAGAAGCTGCCATAATCTGTTGAGATAGGATTGATGGCAGTCCGGCTAAATTACCAGCAAAGTCTTTATTCGTAAAGGACGGGAATAAGGCACAGATTTGCGTAACAAGCTCCTCATTGACCATCTCAGCCTCTGACTGGGTGACATTGCCACTTGCTACCAGTTGTTCAATTTGTTTCACTACAGCCTTAAATTCGGACCTATTAAGAGTTCTCCAAGCCACATGATAATCGGTAGTTACGGAAGTGACATATACGTCACCGTATTTATCTTTCCATTCTTTAGCCTGACCAGCAGTGGGACCATCAGCCCATAGTTTTTCGTCTGGATTCAATTCTTCGACAGCCAACGTCGTAAGATCTTCTTCATCTACTTCTTCAGTAGATTTAACCTCTTCTTCACTCATATCTAAAGCCTCTTCTTCTATTTGTGTTTGGGGACGGGTAATTTTAGGCATGATAAATCCTTCTAATCGATAAACCTAATCTTAGTATAGATGAAAAATTTTACAATGTAAAGTTATGTAATTTGCGAAGCTCGGGGAGCACCGCCGCCAGATGAACTTGTAGATATTGCATTATCTGATGGAACATACACTTTTTGCATTGACCCATCTTCTGGCTTTAATAATCTTTCATCTCTCGCCATAAAAGTATAAGTTTCTAAAAGAGGAGTTCCTTCCGTATCATACTCTGTTTGCTTAGAAATCAATTCCACATTCTCCAACAGGATCTGCATGTCCATTTCTTCAAATGGTAATTTGACCAGTCTTTCATTAAGATCAGCCATCATCGTATCATATCCGTATTTATTCCTAATCTCTGATGCACTATAGGAAGGGTTATCGTGAGTGACAGATGTTTGCTGAAGCCCATATCTAATAACGAAATTAAATGGTGGATGAATACTGAATAAATGCTGTTGCGTTGCTTCAAGATTTGTATCGTAATGTCTACGCCAATAAGTATTAATTAAAGTCTCATCCGTATCTAATCCTCTTACCTGATGAAGATTATTCACTTGTTTTGAGGCGACAGTTTTTGCTCTTATTTGAGCTGCCTCAGCTATTTTTGAAGTTAAAAGATATGGCGCTGTGGAGATAAGACTAAAGGCGCCAGTTACAATTCTTGTACCTCTTAACATGGCATCGTAAGTATATGACCAAAACCCATAAAGAGGTTGCTTCTGTTGTTGGATATTGTAAGCAAAAGAATAAATTGGAAGAGGATCTCGTCCGTCGAGTCCATCTATCGTGATTTGAATATCTTGTCCAGAAAAGAAGTAATCAAAGTATGGGTTATTGAAAGATGTATATTTTTCAAACGCATAAGCCCATTTACTGAATAGATCCGCTTCCGCCTCGTTCCACCAATTTATAGAAGATTGAGGAACTATAGATCCAGAAAGGGATTGATGTTCGTTACGTTGACTTATAGATTTATCTTCAAATTGGGTTATTCGACCTGGACCACTCATTAATTATCTCCTTCAAAAACTGGAATTACTTGTGCTATTCGAAAAAGAAATTGTATTTATCGTAGATTGCACACCAGAACTTATAACTTGTGGATTGTACGATGTTAATGGTTGAATACCACGAGCCATATACGTATAAACCTGTTCGGTAACGAGGTCATCTACTGACATCGTTCCACCTTCATCAACGATGGTGACGCCTAAAATTCTCATAACTGAAAATCTTCCATATTCATTAGAAAACGTTAATACAACATCAAATGGCGGTAACATATCAGCAAGTGGAAACATTGGATTTGTTGCCAAACCAAATTGTCCAGATGCTCCATGAACTAATTCTTTATACTGTGCAAGACGATAAAAGGCGTATGAATTAAAGACAGTAAAGACTAAACTCCCAGCTATTGTTCTTGGACCTTTAATAAATCCTCTCGGATTAACTTTTCCAAGTATGCGAACTGGCTTATTTTCTCTGTGTATAGAATATGATATTGTTTGAAGTTCACCAAGATTAAGTGGTTTTTCTTCATTCGGTAAAATAATTTGAGCAGTTATATCTACACCAGAAAATGAATCATAAACTATGGGAGCATCGTCATATTGTTGTCTATTCTTATAGACGCCATAAGTAAACGGTTGAAGAATTTCTCCCATAATAGAAAACCTTGTCTTTTAAAAGGTGAGGGACATACCTGATAGTACATCCCCCACCCATTAAATAAAATACTTAGCTACCAAGACCGAAGCCTGCAACTACTGTAGCATCAACAGTTGTATCAACTGTATCAAAGCCACCGCGAGCAGTTGGGATCATTGGTCCTATTTCTCTTGCTACGAAAGTCATCGTCTCTTCCATTACCAAGTCATCCATTGAGGCTCCAGAACCTTCATTCAAAAGTTCCACACCATAGATTGACTTAACGGCTGATTGACCATATTCGTTAGAGAAGGTGATTGTAATATCGAACGGAGGTACCTGATCAGCATAATATGGAAGTGCGCTTGTTATACCAAAAGCTGTGCTTGATGCATCTGGTAAAGCGGCGACAATTCCACCTGCTGAGTTACTACCCATGTTCGGAATAACGTTCCAAGCTCTTGTCCAAATCTTGAAACTGTCATTTGCGGAGTTTGCCGCAATGAGGTTATAAAGTGCTGGTCTATCGAAAGTCATGAAAATAAGACTTCCGGCAATTCCTCTTTTACCTCTGGAAAAGGAACGTGGATTGGGGCTCAATATTGAGTAATATTGGACTATCTCTTAGATAAAATTTTCCGGAATATCTGCACTAAGGAGTGCAGCTGCGAATGAACCAAAAAGTCTTTGTATTGGCTTATGAGAAAAAGAATTTTCCCAGTATAAATACTTAACTATTGGAAACCCATCTTCTGGGGATCCATTTATCTCCCAAAAATTTCTTAAAGAAGAAACTATTTTTAATTGAGCTTCTTCTATTGATATTTTGGTTGATACGGTTCTTTTTGCTTCTTTTTTTTCTATTGGATTTGAATGTAGTTTATATCCTTGTGGTATTTTATATTTAAGAGTTTTATGTATAAAAGGTTCCACTATTAAAAGGAATTTCCAAGCTTCATTTCTTGATAGGTAAGTATAATAATATTGTTTGCCTTTTTTATTTCGTAAGGCTATTTCCATATTTATATTATATTTACTTTTTAATTGACTTTGTAAAACTTTGTGAGATTGCAAGTCAAATCCATAAGAGCTTAATTCTATTTTTCCACGGAAAACATCATAACTTCCATCATCCATATACCAAACTGCCATATTAAATGGATTTAGTTCTATATCTAATGGAACTTGTTTATGTGAATCTATATACCAATAATCTCTCATTGGTTTAAAAATTTTATTTCCATAAACATGGAATCTATATTCTCTGGATGCAACCTCTCTTTCTCCAAAAGATGATTTTCTATCTCTAAAAGAGATATTACAAGAAAATCCTTCCTCTTTAAAGAATGATTGTTTCCATTCTAAATATTCCATTTGCGATTTTCCATGAGATTCAGAATAATAATAGTTCATACTATTCTGTCTCTTATCAAAAGAAGCAATAATCGCTCCATCTCCCAAAAGGGAGCCAGTAATAAGATTACTGAGATTAATATTATCTTTAATCATTTTAAAATAACCTCTTTGGGCTAAATTCTGACGCCTCTTACAAGTAAAAGTTTCGTCAAGTCTCTACAGCTGCTGATTATATCAGCGTGCCTCGGGATTTTACCCCCGATTTCAGATTAATTGGGCAGTTCATCCACCCATTGTAAACACAGGAGCTTTTTCGCGTGAAACGCTCCATGTAATTCCTGCAAGGGTTCCAACCACAGTTCCATTGAATGTAGCTACTATATCTGCGCCAGAGAACGTAGTATACGTTCTGGTATATTGTTCAATAGTGCTCGTATTCCTTGAACCTAAAAGGTCAGCCATATGTATCATCTCCTCGCTACATTACAAATGTAGCATCTGTAGGGATATTGTATTCTTTTCAGTTTTTCGAAAAGATCTTTTTATGCGGCTCGCAAATTTATTTGGAACATCTATCGCATTAGAAGTTTACTGACACCTGAACAACTACTTCACGCAGTTCAAAAGCTGGGACGATTGCGAGATCGATATAAGCCTTATTGTCTGCTGGTGAGTATTGGACTCTGAAGTCTGATTGGTTAATCGCACCAAGCTTAGTCATTGATTGAAGCGAAGAAGAGATTTGTGTCTGGAACGCGTTTTGCATCGTGATAGACATACCTTCGCCAACATAGTTCTGAGCGATGTTCTTAATTAGCTTAACTGCATCGAATACGATTCGAATTGTTGAAAGTCTAATAAAGTCAGATGTCGTAGCGGCGAACGTAGTACCATCAACCCACTTGGGGATTCTGCTGAAGTCGAGCTGTCCAACAACAACACCCTTACCAGAAAGCGTCTCGGCTTGAGCACGAGTCACATTATAGCGCAGTTGGTCAATATTATACATCGGCTTATTGGTTGTTGCGCTCCAAGATGAGAGACGAGAAATAAGCGCAGCATACAAGCAGGCACCATTGCTATACCCCCAATCTGTCGGTGCAGAGATGGGATGCACTTCTGTAGCGATAACAGAAATGTAATCACCAGAAGTAAAAGAGTCCTTATTGATAAGTGAAGAAAATGCTATACCATCAGCTAATTGTGTTGGAGTTGGGTTTTGAGGTCCAGCAATTGGATTTACGCCTATGACTCCAACTACTGGATATGAATTGTATGTGATTTCCGAGCACTTATCGGCAACTTGCTTTGCCCAGCTATAGGAAGCATTAGTCGAGTTGTCCGCATAGAAGAAATCGCTTGAACTACCACCAGGAGTTGCAACTGGAGTTGCATAGTCATCCCAGTCTGTCGTTACACTACCGCGACCCCAAGGCACTACTATATCTGCGCGAACAGCTTCAACCGAGGCGAAAGCCTCATCGAAAATATTCAATGTTGGATAAGTAGCACTGGCAATGGTACCAGCGCCATGATTAAATGTAGTGTTAGAAGGTAATGGGATAAAAGCAACTCTCGGCGCTCCACCAGTGCTTAATTCGTAGAAGGCGCGGTGGATTTGAGAATTTTCACCAAACTTTGTAATAACATCTTGCTCAGAAGTAGCAAGGTAGGGCACAAAATCTGGAGCAGCCGCCGTAGCATCATTGCTTCTTTTAGCAATAACAGCAATAAGAGGACCACCTGGCAGGTCGGTTCTTGCTTGGTTGTAGAAACGATCTAGAATTGTAGTTTTGACACCTGGGAGAGCCATTTGGAAACCTCCATAAACAATATGTAGTAGTGCGGCGTTGACCTATGGATATAGTACGAGAAAAACGCCTATATACAACATTTAAAAGGTGTTTCTATATAATCAAAATTGATTTTTATTAGCTATTAGTATTATTATCCAGTAGTGAAGTATAAATAGGATAAGTGATTGGTGTAGCGTCAGGCTCATAGGATGGTGTTGCGTCGTCCGCAACAATTGCTTGAACTTGTAGGAAGATACTATCAAGCTTATCTATACTGGTAGTAAGAACTTTTTGAATGCCAACCATGTAGGCGATCGAGCGAGAGGAAAGATCATCTCCATATCGTGTTTCGTGAGAATCTGACATTCTACGTACGTATGAAATAGATTCAAGACCCAACATTTGTAACATGGGCTTGATCTGAATCATGAAATCCTCATACTCTTCTATAATTTCTTCTGCAACTCTGGGTACTTTATGAATTGCGGTAAACTTAACAATAATATAAAAACTTTCTATAAAGATTGCAAGCTTTTTAGTTGGATCAGTTGGATCATCAACCGTCTCATACGGTTTTGGTTTAGGAGAATTATTTTTGGGCTTTTTATCTTCTAAAGTGTAAATAATATAACCAAGTTCTGGATTGAATATCTTTTGTTCGCCAAAGGGACCAAATTTAATTTCAGGATGCCCTTCACTCCATAATTTATTTACCACATCTATAAATTGTAAATAAGATAAATTTCCTTTAGATTTTAATGGTGGAAGAACAGAACCATATGGCTGTATATATTCTGGAGATGGATATGGAGTTTGCTTTTGCGTTGAAAAATCAAATTTCATGACCCTGGACCTACCTCAACTTGAAATGTAATCTGTCTTAATCCAAAAACTGGAGTTAAACTTATTATGACAGATATTTTTTGGCTTTGATTTGTTTCTACTATATTAAGAGTAAAGTCTTTGATAACCGAAGCGTTTTTCAAATAGAACATATAAGAGGAAACGATTTCCTTAAATTTAGCTATATAGATAGAGCCAATAAATGCATATCCGTATTCTCTAATTTGATTGATAACATTGGCAATAATCCTCATTTGACCAAGTGACCAAAAATCACTTCCATCTTGTCCCAATGTATTATCGGTTAGAAGAATGACTTGATTCGCGTAGCCTCTTTTTCCTCTTGTTGTTCTGGTTGCGCAATTTATTTTTGCAGTAGCTAATTCTTCTATCTTGGAAGAAGATAAATCATTGCCAACAAGAGTAGAGACTAATGGTAATTGTATTCCGGTAACACTATGATCTAAAGGTGCCGTTGCCATAACTGCAGCAGTTTTAACTGCTAATGATGAAATATAACTGAGTGTCATTTGCGGATTCGTTATAAGACCTTCTCCCATAACTAAGAAAACAAATTTACCAGCTTCACCTAATGAACTTATTCTTTCGTCTGTAGTCATATCAATTATTGATTGATCAGAAAACGCACTTATCCTTGTTCCTAAAACGCCGAAACAAACAGCTCCAGTAATTGTAAAAAAACTGCCGCAAAAATCTACCAATTGTGTTAGAAAATCTACGTCTCCCGCATCATAAAAAACAGCCTCAACTGGAACTATTATCTCTGGAAAATCATATCCACTTAAAGCGCTATAAGCTACAGTTAGTCTATCGTAATATTTCTCATAGAAAGTTTTGCTACCCCATTCTGTACGAGGGGTTAACCTATCGGCAATAGTAGGTTCGTATTCACTCATAGGTGCTACCGGATAAAGCCAAATATCTTTACATCCACAATTATATACTTCCAGAAATGCGCGCAACAGGGGTGATTGCGAATCTTTACCCAAAAAAGCAACTGCGTTCTTTGCATTTGTCACCCTATATGGCTCATACATTATATCAGCATCGGCATGACCCATTAATAAAATTGTATCAGTTAGCCCAGATCCAAGTATTTGGTATGCGGAAGATTCCAGCATTGTGCCAGATAATGATGGGACAGATAAAAGATTTGCCATTTAACTCACCCTTAGTTGGGCTGGATTCTCGTTGCGGATGCTATATAATAAACGATCTCTCCGGCAATGCCACGTAATCCAACTACAGTATCAATAGACCATACGGTTTGATTTGTTTCGGTTCTCGGATTTTCTTCATATATTCTATCACCGTCAAAAGGTTGTGCGGATTCTTTAAAGAAATAAACTCTTTCAGAGGTAGATAAGAGCCCTTCGATTTCCTCTTGTCCCTTATTCATAATTGTTCTATTATTTGGTATAGAATATCTAACTGTGTGAATTTCTAATTTATCCGAATAAGAAACTTGATTATCGGTGCTCTGAGTTCTTCTTTGTAAGAATATATCGTGCCCATATTTTTTTAATATGGACTCAAAATTTGATTTCATATAATTAATATTTTTAGTCATTAATCAAACTTCCTTAATGACCTGGATGGAATTGGATTGACGAAATTAGATCCTTTAACTACAGTAGAAAACGTAACCTTACTCTTTAGTAATTCAGCTTTTAGTGCATAAGCCATCTCACACCATGTCGTAGCGTTACCTCGATAAACAGAATTTCTGGAACCTCCACTACCACCACCAAATCCATTATTAATTGTCAAATCGCCAAGACTAAAACTGTCACTCTTACCAAATCCATTTATTCCACCATCTATTAGGTATGTCTTTGATAATTCGCAGAGCGTTGCGGCTATTAAATATTCTCTCATTAAAGAAGTTATCGTAAGACCTTGACCAAACCATTCTTCCAATTGCAGAGACTGTTTATATATAATCTCTGTCACCTCAACTAAATCAACTTCTGGGAAGATTTCAACTACCCAATCTGGATCTATATATAAAGGATCTAATTCTCCTAAAAATAATTGTTGATAAGTTGAACCTAAAGTTATTGTTGGCTCCGATGTTCCAACATAAAATACTCTTGGATTTTCTATTGTTGATGGCGTTGCCCCAGTTAATGTACCTATAAAGAGTAATTTAAACTTGCCATTATCTGGAGTCGTCCAATCATAATGATAAAGCCCAAGAGAATCATTAACTATCGGGTCTATGACGCCTTGAAGATCATAAACTTCAGTTGTAGAATTGTATTTATATATAGCGCCAGAAACAGAGGTTGGCGCAATCAATTCATCAACATCGCCAGTTGGATCGAAATCGATAAATCTTACAGAAACTCTTACTTGTTGTCCTACTCTAATATTAGAAGCCATACAAAATCCTCTTATCTATAAGGCACATTGATATAGTACCAATGAATCAACTTAAAACGATGGGTTTATTCTTATCTAGAATTTCCGTAGAAGAAACACTTTCTTTTTTACTTGGTAGTAAAATAAGAGAGTTTGCCAAAACCTTTTTTTCATTATTATCTAAAGATAAAGATCCAAGAAGTTCTTTATTATTAATATTTAGTATTTCATTTCCAGAAAGAATATCAAAATCGTTTCTTATTAAAGATGTATAGCTTTCAATTACAGGATTTATTACATCTGCAAACGGGAACGTAGCTAAAGCGGTAATTACGCCCAGGGTATCCGACGCTCCAATAAACTCAAAATCATGACCAACTATAGTTATAATTTCGCCTATTGATATTACATTAGAGCTACTTATGAAATAAATTTCTTTTTCAAATGTAGCAAATCCAGATGTATTATTGGTACTTGAGAAAATAGAAACCTTATTTACTGAAAATACCGAAGTTGCTTCTGTATCGGTTGAGCTACTTAGGGTTGCTACGTGCTCTACTACGAAATGGATATTTCCGTTTGTATTCGATACCCCGTTTGCTGCCTCAACAGTGAACCCTATAGCGAAGGACGCCACGCCAGAGGAAATACTTACCCCCGTAATCGTTACTGGGTGATTAACCGTGGCGCTTAGGGCGGCTGAGGTAGTACTCGATCCGGTTAGAGTCGATGGGATCTGGGCGGTGAATGATGCGAAACCGGATGAAGTAGAGTTTCCGCTGGCAGAAAATGCTATTGGACGGACAAAAGAAGCTGATCCAGTCGACGCAGAAACGCCAGATATGGTTACAGAATGCTCGACCCCAAACGTAGCAGTGGCTGTAGTGCTGCTTGTTCCACTTGGATATATCAAAACGACCGGAACAATAGACGTAGCGCCAGAGGTCGTACCGCTTCCGGAAGCGGTGAAAGAATGCTCTACAATTACGGATATATTAGATGAGGTATTCGAATTACCTGAAGCAGAAAGGCTACGATTAACGGTAGCCGATACACTACCAGAGCTTGTAGAAATACCGTCAGCGCTAAACGATACTTCCCCAAATCCACCAACGACATCAAAAATTGCCGACCCAGAAGTTGTAGAAGAACCAGCCACGGTTATAGGATGGTCAACTATAATTGAAGCTGTTGCGGAAGAAGTAGATGCGCCAGATAAACTTGCTAAAATGGAACATATAACTGAAGCAGTGCCAGAAGTATTACTGGAACCAATAGCTGTGAAGCTTACGTTAGGAATAAATGTAACAGTCGAGGAAACATTACTTATACCAGCGACTACAACAACATGTTCTACTGTGATAGCGCCATTGGATGTAATTATCTGATTTCCAGATTCATCCGTTCTATAATCGCCATCTTCATCTATTCTTTCAACGATTCCGGCATCACCGTAGGTCGGACTTGTGCCGACGAATGAAACAGCCCCACCACTTGCTACCGTAGATGTTGCACTTCCGGATGTTGTACTTGATCCAGCTAAAACAGCTGGGTGATCTAAGGTAAATGTTGATACACCAGAGGTTGATACCGATCCAGCAGAAACAAATGGGTGATCAACTATGAGGGTAACAATTCCAGATGTTGTACTTATACCAGAAACAGTTACGGGATGATTGACTCCAAAATCTACAGATCCAGAAGAGCTTGAATTTCCAGATGTTGTAACTATGTGCTCAACTACAAATCCTACGTTACCAGAGGAAGTACTTGTTCCGTCCGGATATATAAGGACTATTGGAATAACCGAGGCGGCACCGGTGGTATTACTTGTTCCGCTACTAGTAAATGATGTATCTCTTATAAAAATAGATGAACCAGATGACGCAATTGAACCACTTGACATCGTAACTGGATGATTGACGCCAATCGTTATTGCACCAGAAGTGGTAGATAATCCATTTGCCACCAAAGTAATATTAGGCGTAACTGTAAAGGTAGCAGTTCCAGTAGTCGAAATCGTTTGACTAAATGTAGCTGGATGCTCAACTATAATATTTGCGACTGAAGCTACATTGGTGTTAGATGTCCCGGAAAAAACAGCTGCCGTATTTCTTATAAAGGTCGCTGTACCAGTAACTGCCACATTAGACGTCGCTGTAATTGGATGATTTACTCCAAAAGTCGCAGTTCCTGAAGTATTAGATGTGCTTGAGAATATGGCTGGATGATTTGCTGTAAATAAGCCAGCCGCCGATGAGGATATAGAACTACTCGCTGTGAATGCAAGTGTAACCGTTATATTCGCTACACCACTACTTGTCGCAACTCCAGAAGAAGTTACTATAATATTCTTTGTAAAAGTTGAAGCAGCAGATGATGTAGATGATCCGCTTAAAGTTAAAAGTACGATTGGGATAATCGAAGCTACACCAGAAGATGTTGAAGTTCCACCGCCAGTAAATGCGGTATTCCTTACAAAAGTGGCAGATCCAACCGCAGATGCTACTCCAGAAGCCGTAACTACGTGATTTACGGTTATAAGTGAAATAGATCCAGATGAAGTGGATGATCCAGTTGCAGTAAATGACTTATCTGGCGCTATATTAGCAGAACCAGAAGTAGTTGAGGATCCACTACCCGAAACTACATGGTTAACTACCGAAGTTAATACCCCAGAAGTAGAGCTTGTTCCAGATGCGGAAAATGGAAGATTTGTTACAAAAGTCGCAATGCCAACAGCTGTAGACGATCCACTTACCGTAGCTGGATGATTGACAGTTATAAGCGAAACAGACCCAGACGACGTGCTACTTCCTGCAGCCGTGAAAGCTTTATCTGGAGCTATATTAGCTGTACCAGAAGACGTCGAGGTTCCAGTTGCAGTGACAACATGATTTACGGTTGCTGTAACCGTACCAGAACTTGTGCTATCTCCAGAAGCAGTGACGATGTGATCAATGCTAAATGTACTGGTACCGGAAGATGTGGATGATCCAGCAGCCGTGAATGTAATATTAGCGGATGATGCACCGAAGAGAATTAGTAGACTCATCTACGACTCACCATTGTACCCATTTCCCAGTTCATGGGAATTGTATTAGGGGCTCTGTTCTGAGACAAAACCGCACCGTTTATCGTTGAGATAGTCGGATTGCCAACAGTTAGGCTCGTCTGCGCCCATCGCCTTGTCCATGCTCCTCCGTAGTCAAGATGGAAAGTAGCAATCTCGAATGTCGCAGCATAACCAGCAGAGACAAGATTCTGGATATCAAATTTACCACACTGAGTTGGTAGAACAAGTTTCTCGTAAATAAGATTTGATTCCCCGGGAAGAATGGTTCCAGCGGTAACAGTCGGGAGAATCCCACGTCCTGTTTGCGTACCAGCGTGAATAGCCAAGCAGTCGCCTATGTCTCCCTGAAAGGCAACCGTGCCAGTACCACGATTTCCGATAGTCATGGCGGTGCCAGCCGTGAAGTTGCCCGCAGGAGCTGTTGTTTGTGCCATCGTCGCATTGCGCCACCCGCTCACGTCATCATAAACCCAGGCAACAACACTCAACTGAGGTCCTGTATTTCTGGTTGTGGAAAAAAGAGCGATAAAGTGCCACTTGTTCGTGGTGATCGCAGCAGTAGTAGATGTCCACACACCATTAGTGGTGGCGTTTGCCGTAGTCCACGTCAGTTCGCTCGTAGTTCCGGCTACACCAAGACCGATTGTATTCCCGCAGGATAGATAGTATCTTCCGGTTGTTAGTGTAGTTGGATAGAACCATCCTGCGTGAAACGATTGGGCATTGTTGCCATTCGCGCCGGCTGCCATACCAAGGTTGATGTCATCCGCGGTGTTACCCCCAAACGTGTATGCCATATTGGTTCACTCCTCCCAAGTTGCTACCGGACTCTCATCAAGTGCTGTAGGCAATAGGACTTCCACTTCTTCGACGGACAACCCCCCCTCTTCAGGGCGGCGGCGTTCGGTTGCGGTTAAATCTGGCCAGACAATCCGACACCTACATATTTCCCCATTTTCTTCCCATTCGATTATTGCTCCGACCGGAGCCTTCTTGATCGGGGCATCATCCTGCGTCTGCCACGCTTCCAGTACGGTCGCGGGATGTCCACGCCAATCAATAACTTGTCCTATTTCAAGAGTATCGCCACGAATATCCATCAGTTGCGCTCCACATATATAATAAGTTGTATGTCGGTTGCCGCGGCGAATGGAGTTGCGGCAATGGCACCACGGGTGATGATCCCGGCGTACAGCGACGTTCCACCCGAGCAAACGTAGGGGATCGCCAGGTTGAATGCTTGGGCGATACGGTTGTTGCCGATGTCGAATGCGCCCGCTAACTGCACCAGACCGACAATCTTCAAGGCGTCCGCGTCAGAAATGGCATAGGCAGCATTATCCGCCGCGAGGGTGATAGACGAGTCAGTAAACACCACATCCATTGTGCCGATAGTGTCCGCAGCCGAAATAACCTGCACCCCAGTGATAACCCCAGACCCACCCGAGGCACGAGAAGCCCCAGCAATAGTAAACTGGTTACCGACTTGATCGCCAGCTGTATACGCCGTCGCCGTGGTGGTTAGACCACCGGATTGCACGGACACGCGGACCAACTCACGATGAGCCATAACACGCTGTTCGCCGGTGGATGTCGTTGACATAGCGGAATAATCTCCGTCAGTCCCCGCCCCAGTGTAGTTACGCACACCAAGAAGCAACACCCCAGTATCTCCATCGGTATGGGCGGCGTCTTCAGCCTTGCCGAGCGCCGTAGCTGTGACGCCAGGGACAACCCTTGTCACATCAACGTCCAAACCGTTGGTCGCATCTCCACCGATTGCACCGGTGCCATCGAGAGTACCATCAACTAACTTAACACGTTGATAATGAACACCCGATACATCATCAGTGGCGACAGTAGTGCCAGATCCGGCGGTAATAGCTACATTGTCAGCCATATCGGCTCACCCCAATCAGGAGGCTACGCCGATAGTTAGTGTGATAGCTGAGATAGCGGCGGTATATGTATCTCCTGCTGTATAGGCGTTAGCTGTGATCGTTCCACTGAAACAAAATGTACCAGTACCATCTGTGTCAGCTCCTGCACCTCTCCAAAGAGAGAAGTGTGTCGCATCTTGCGAACCAGCGATGTTTGTCCATTGTACTTGAGCAGAGTTAGTCATTGAGCCACCTGAAGCCGCGCTGAAAGTAACAGCCTTACGAGTAACCTCAGTTGCCTTGTTTGCTGTGCCCGCCGCTCCGGGGTCACCGATATGAAGCTGGATATATGGTGTATCTGTACGAATTGCATCCAAAGCGGTATTCGCTTGAGCTGCTGCTAATCCTGTTGCCATTTGATTTACCTCTTTTTGTTTTGGGGCTTAAATTAAAAGAGATATAGTTATATCTCTGTACTGAGTGTATAGTAATTGAGAAAATATTCTTTTAACTTAAAGGGATTGATTTATTAAACATAGAAGTTCGGAGCTTTTTGCTTAGTGCCAATACCCGTACTCTGATAGTGGATATCTATAGCGTGAATAAATGGCTCTGCCGTAGTACCTCCAGTAATCGTTGGTATTGTGTCTACAGTAAAATTAACAAGAATCATACCATCTACTTCGATAATATTCGAATCTAAAAGTCCACCCGTCCCGCCATTGTTGCTAATTTGAACTTCGTCAATACGATGAAAATATTGCGGAGTATTTGCCGTTGTAATATTTGTATTTGATACTACAACGGTTTTTTCGGCGCCAAAACTGGCTTGTTGGTGACCCTTTGCATAAGACATGACAAAAGTCCCAGCGAATGTACCAGTTCCAGTTATCGCAGTTCCATTATGTGACCAATGTACATGCATGAAAAGATCGGTGCCTGGGGCATAGTCATGTGGAAGATGATATCGCAAATCGATCTTATCACTTACACCAAAGCGATATTCACGCACTGAGCCGCCGCGATATACTACGAGTGTTGCGCTGTTTGCTCTTGCCTCATCAACAGCCATAAATCCAATTAAATCGACCCAAGGATAGGTTGGTGTTGCTGTGTCTACTTTTATTCCTAATCCCGAAGTCTTTTCTATAATTAATCCATTAGCTGCTATACCAGTAGCCAAACTACTATAAGCTATTTTTTTAGAAGTTGGAGTTGTGGCGACATCAGTAACTATTTCAAATAGATCAGTCGATGATGGAGTTGCGGCAGAAGTAAAATCAGTTATCTTTTTATTTGCCATGATTAAATACCTATCTGTGCAGAAATTCGCAATCTATATTTATATCCAGGCTCCCAATAAGTTACATCTGGTTCACCATAAACTGGAGTCGCATCATTTGACGGCATATAAATAACTACAAGTGCTGTCTCTGGATTGGAAGCAACTATAGTATTAACTTTTTCCCATCTTGTAATTGTATTTACTATGGGTTTTCTCTCTACTTTAAAATAATCACCAGAAATGAAGTTCGCTGCGGGAATTGTATTAAAAGTAATTTCAATTCTTCCCTCATTATAAGATTCCGCCAAATAATATGACGTATTAAGATCTGGTTTAACAGATATTACCGAAATAGCAGTTGTGTCAGAAACTAAAAATGGGGAAAAGAAACTACTTACATCTTTTATAGAATAGTCTTCGACATCACCAACACTAACGTCTTTAGTCGGCTGTTCTACAGAAGTTAGTTCGGTTAAACTCCCAACAGAAAAATCAAGTACGTCGCTACTTATAACTTCGCCAATAACTGTTTTTAATCCAGATATTCTTATCTCATAATCGTTATTAGCTAAAAGATTTACATTAAACCATAGATTAAAAGTTCTGCTTATAGAGTAATAATCTCGTGCAATATCTATTTCTTTAAAAGGTGTAGATATTTCAACTGGACTTTCTGGAACGGTTGTGTTGAAAAGACTAAAATTGTCAAGTGTAAGTGTGGGTGTCGAAATAGTATCTAAGAATTTTATCTCAGCATAATCAAGATGTATTTGATACCATGCGTAAATTGGTGTTGTCATTTAAAACCCCTAAAAGATTAAACTTCATACACTATAGTAATAGAAATTGGGGAGCAGGCATAAAACCCACTCCCCAATTATCTATAATTTATTTATTGTTACTTATAACTCAGATATCTGAAGTAAGTGAGCGAGTAACCTCAACGTCATAGCTCGGGGCGAGTCTAACGTTCTTGGCAACGGCAATACCTTCACCGTCACCGTAGCATACGATGTCGTAGCGCTCCTTCATCTTCAGGTAGCGGATATCGCGGGTCTGATCATTCCAGTCATCGACTGACATGTCATCCTTAACAAGAATCGTACCAATTTCGTTACGATCAAGCAGGAAGACGTCAGACTTGGCAGGTGAACCAGCGGTAAAGCTAACGAAAGGTGAAAGAATAACGTTTAGACCAGCAGGAGCTGTAGCGTTTGAAACGCCATCCTTTGAGCCAAGTGGGTTATTCCACGCAGGCGCGCCAGGAAGAGTGAACGGAGTACTCTTAATGAATACAGCCCACATCAATGGATGAAGGATAAAGTCGGTAGGAATATGATTCTCCGCATGAAGAACCGCAGCCATATCAACAACATCCATCCATGATAGCGTCAAGTTAGCAGCACCATTGATGTTGCGACCAGTGGTATCACCAAAGCTACCACTATCATTATCAAAAACAGTAGTTGCGGCGTCCTTGAAACGTCCAAGAGCAATTTGCTCCTTTAGGCGAGCCATGGCGCGACCAGCAGCGCGGACGTGAAGACCTACGATATCCCACTGAGAGTCGGCTACGACTTCTTCAGTGAAAGCGACCTTTACACCCTTCTTGCTGACCTTACCCTCAACTTGCTTGATTACGGCGAGTTGCTGCTCTGGGTATTCCTGACCTTCAGGTACTTCACCGGCTTGGATAGCATTGATGGCGGGAAATTCCATCGAACGACCCTTACCTAAGCGAACGGTACTCAAAAGTGGAGTAACCAGATAAGCTGGCTCAGCTGCCTCTTTCAAGGCACGTGAGATAATCTTTGGAAATAGTGCGGGCATGTCGGGGCTGGCGAGGGCTTCCTTAATGCTGACACGAATATCATCATTGATGTATCCGTCTTCATTAAAGGCAGCTTGCCAAGCTTCCGCCTTGCTAAGCAGTTCGTGAATATTTGTCATTTTAAGGAAAGCCTCCTGTGTTAATTAAAGTGTTAGGGCTACACGGACTGCGCCGAGTGCATTTGCTACATCAAGGTTATTACGGATTCCAAGCTTGCCCTGGTATGTGCCAGTGCGGAGGATGGAATAAACATCCTTCAGACCACCAGGATCAGAAGGAAGCTGCATGTAGCTAAGTAAGCCATCATCAAAGTTGGTGGCAAACTTTTCTACCTCAATGACCTTACCAACAACCAAGTATGCATAAACATTGCTTGAGTTGTAAAGATCAGTTGTAGCGCACTTTACCGGACGACCCATGTGATCCGAACGGACCAAATCGCCTACAGCAAGATCGCCATTAACGCCGCTAATTAATGGCCACTCTACATAACCTTGTCTAATTGTACCGGCACCTTGTGAAGTGCCCTTATCGAACGGGCGAAGCAGATCGTACTGAGCGCAGCCTACTGGAACTGAGCGAGCAGGAACTGAAATGTAATCTGCGGTTGATCCACCATACGTTGCAGGGGTAGCGCCTGTCTCTTCCATCGTGGTTGAGTAAAGTCCACTTGCGGTTGAGGTATCGTCTTGCCAAACGAAAGCTGAAGCCGAACCGTTGGCGGGAACAATGCGCGAATCACCATTGCTATCGGCTACAACCGAAAGAATAGTACCCTTAGGGATTACTGTCTCGAAACGATCATCTTCAGTGTCTTTGTACCAGGTTGGTAGACCTGGGTGAGGAAGAAGGTATGCTGAAACGGCATTACCCTCAGATACGACGAAGCGACCTGAGTTTGTCTTACCGTATACCTTGCGGAATTTAGCTAATGACATAGTGTTTTATCTCCTTGAAGATTATTTGCGGTTCAAAAGTTGATTTACAAGAATGTTTTCAAGTTTTTCTTGAGGAGAAACATCCAACTTTACGTTGTCAGTCTCACCTTCTTCAATCACTCGCTCGCTCTCGTCTACCGTTGCAAGTGCATTGGGGACGATTGGAGTTGCAATTGATTCTTTGGCGAATGGGATGTTTCTGCTTACTGAAAGCTTTTCTAAATCGCGAATCGCATCCGCAAGAGATGCGGCGGTACGATTTGAGTGTTCATTCAAAGCTTCTTGCCGATCCGCAAGTTCAACCAAACCAAGCGAAATCTTTGTATCTACAACTCTTTCCGCAAGCATAAAATGAAGAGCTTTCTTCAATTTATCATTTTCCTGCTTAAGAGAAGCTATGACATCATCCTTTTCGTCATGGACTTGCTCTTCATTTACGTGATCGACTTCAGTTGACTCATTCTGCTCTGCTTGCTCTTCTGTAGAATCTTCTACTTGAACTTCGGAGAGCTGCTCTTCAACCGCAGTTGAATCGTCAGAGTCCTTATCGCCATCTTCCTTAGTTTCTACGGCTGTTTCTTCTGGGGCGGTCTCTTCGTCTGAACTTTCAGACAACTCGTCAGAAGCATTATCAGCCTGATCAGTTTCGGAAGCTTCCTCTGTAGTCACTTCTGCGTCAGTAGAAGCAAGATCTGCACTTAGCTGTTCTGCTATGGACAAAATGTCCTCAGTCTCTTGAGTGCTCATTTCACTTCCCTCCTGCATTTCAGTAACTTCTTTGGTCGAGCCAGTGTCTTGTGTCCTTGGCTCGTTATCAATAGTAGTAATTGTTTCGTCAAATGTTATATTTGTGTCCATATTTTCCTCATAATCGTAAGCTGAAGCTGTTAAAAAGGTACCCTTTACATTCATATACGTATAATGAGCATCTTTTTTCTTCAATCCGGATAGAATATTTCTCGGCTCTTCTGATTCAGTTAGCTCAAGAATTTTTTCTTCGCTCATATTTACAGCGAAAAGTTTTGCGGATTTAATCCATTCTGGAGCCGATTCATCCGAAGAGGTATTTCCACCATCGTTCAGAACTCCAGACTTCTTATCCGCAGGGATGTTAACGAACGAATACTCTCTCCATTCAAGTCCGCTTAAATTAAAGAAAGCTAACTTACCATTATAAATCTGACCCCTCTTATGCTTACAAGGAAGCGCAAAGCCTTCAGTCGACTTAGCCCAGTCAGTATTGCAAATTGAGCATTTTGCCGATTCTGCTTTTCCGCCAACAGAACCAGTAATAAATCTTCCATCCATAACTTTTGATATGGCTTCTGAATTGATAACTGCAATTTGTAGCCTCGAAAATGGAGTGCCGTCTTTTTCTTTATCCATACGAGCAGCCATCACACGCCCAAGTGGATCGCTCTCTGGATCATGATTAATTATGATTGGCTTTGGATATGGATCAACCCAACTTCTCAATGAGGCTTCTAATTCATCTGCTGGATAATTATTAAAGTTGGCTGTTAGACCAGCATGGATGGCGGCGATTTCAACAACCAGTTTCTGATTATTATTATCAGCTTCTGCAAACTCAGTCAAAGTTTTTTGATCGATGTTTGGAAGTGTAATTCCAACGTTCTCTGTAAATTCAAAAGACATGTTTCTACTCCTTATTGGGATTCTATGAATATAGTAAACGCTACTATATAGATATCAGTCTTTTTCTTGGATCTATACCTGATTTTATATAGTCAGATAGCATCTGCCTACTCATGATATGAGGGCAATAAATATCCCATGCTGCCCAACTCTCAAATCCCATTTCCGCTAAGGCAGTAGCAAACCCAAGGTCTTCACCTTGTCTATGCCATTGATAGCGAACATTTTGAAAAACATACTTTTGCATAAAAACAGCAGCCATTACCACATCTGCTTTGAATAATTCTCCAACTCTATATTCATCTCTTTTTCTGGCAGCATTGCTGCCAGGTTTTTCGATCCAACTCATTGCACTCGGAAAATTAGTGTCAAATGGAGTCATATATGAAAGTGGGGAGACAACCGCTCTCGTAGAATCTTCTTGAGCATAAGAAACAAGCTTATTTAGGGTTTCTGGATCTTCCAGGAGAAGATCGCTATCAAGAGAGAAATAGAAGTCAAACTGGTCTGATAGGGCGGCAGCTCTATCTAAAAGATTATTCCTCATATAAACCATGTTATAATACTGCATTTGCGACCAACTACGATGTCCTTCTTCGTGGGTGAAATGATTTATGTCGAGTTGAATCTGCGCGTCGAAAACTCTAAATTCGGGATGAGACATATGCCATCCCCAAAGTAAATCATGGGTTGAATCGTCATCTGGTCCTAAATCAAAAACAAAACCTAAATTTTCTTTAGGGAAATTTTGATTTTCAATTGCCTTAAACCAATAAGGTAAAACCCATTCCCTTTTAAAGATTGGTGCACCAATTAAGATATTAACCATTATTTTAATCCATTAAAAGTATATTTGAATTTGCGTTTTGTTATTTTTTCTAAAGTGTATCGCGAGTACTGCATTGTCCCTACTTGATTCTTTTCCCTATCTATTTCGACTTGATCTTCGTTTAGGAGTGGGGAAAAATGATTAAGACAATAGATGTTGTCAATGGGTGGTTCAATAGAACGTTCTATATATCCATCTTTTGGACCTCCCCAAAAAATGGCTTCATATATCATTATTCAGCTTTTCCTTCTTTATTAGGCTCATCCTTTGGCTTAGGTGTTGGCTGATGTTGCTTCTGTATCTTTCTTGAAGGAGCTAACGAGTCATCGGCAGTAGCTTCAAAAGTTGCAGAGGCTTTAATAACAAATGCTTCTTCTGGATTTCTGTCTGGTTGTGTCTCTTGATCTGTAGACAGTCTTTCGTCCAGAATGTCAACTATATGAACCATATATTCAAGAGCTAAAAGAGCTTGATTATTTCTTACTGCTCTTTTAAATCCAGTTAATAAATCAGTATCCAATTTATAAACTGTTCTGGTAGAATTGATTTTTGCATCATCTACAATAAAAAGATTACTCATTTATATTATCCTCATTATCTATTAATTCAACTATCTTAGTTAAAACATCGTCATCGAAATGACGAATATTAGGACTCATTCTTCTACCGTGTTGATTAGCAGGTCTGTTTAAGTTTCCAATTCCTTTTTTCTTATTTGGAGTATTCGGCATGAGACCAGTTGAGGGAGCTTGTCCATCAGGCTTTTTCGCGGGGGGCGGTAAAGCTTTTGTCGCTCCGGTAGCGGTTTTGACTGTTGGCGGATTTAATTCTGCTTGCTGTCTCGCTACCGCCATCTGTTGCAGTGTTGCAACATGCGCATTGATTGTCGCCTGCATCGCAGAGAGATCGAAATCAGGATCTAATCCAAGAGCTAATCTTAACTCATGTAGATCTGTTGCGCCGTTAGCATACTTCTGTATTTCGTGATTTTGTTTCTTAATTTGTGTGTCGATATCTATTTCCCGGAATCTCATAAAACATCTATTCGAATCCCCCTCTTCTCTTGGGTCTTCAGAAAGATCAAATCCACCTTCACGTAGAAGAGGGTTAAAAATATGAAGTCTTAGGGCATTTTCAACATAGTCTTGTAATACTTTTATTTTATCATATAAAGCTATATCAAGTCTATCGGTTATAGATCTATTACCGCCTTGGTTCATTATTCCAAGATGATGAGGGGCAAGACCTAATCCGGCTATAACCCTATCCCTCATAGTCGCAAGATATGGCGCAGCATCTAATGCTTTACCCTGTCCGCCAATAACTTCTACATCGTGAGTATTAGGAATAATCAATCCACCCTCTACCCTTAAATTAGCAAGTTGAGCTGCAGCAGCCTCTATATCCCCAGGTAGAGTTGGGCTTTCATCTGTTCCAACCTTATACTTGTATAGGGGGAATAACTCTCTGTGAATAAGATTTTGCACGTCTTCTTCGATTTGGCGCAAAGCAATAACATCATCAAGAACACTAACAATAAATGGCGTACCAAATGCACGTCCTGGCTTCTTATCTAAATAAAGATGTATTACTTCTTTCGCATCAAAAACTGGGTCTACTAGATTATCTGTGGTATATGGCAAATCGGAAAGGGTTTGCTTATATTTAAGAGGTTGATTATATTTATTTCTTAGAATTCTAACCGTCTCCGTAGGGATAGTATAGAATCCAGATATAGGAAATTGCCCATCCTGAGTCTTTAATCTACCGGGGAAAGATGGTGCAATATTACCGCGTGCAACAACGATAAAAACATTACTGAATTTAATTAAACTATCTACAATCTCCGCAAGATAATCATTAAATGGTCTTCCCATTGTCTCTTCAAATAGATCTATTCTTTGATAGAGATAATTAACAGCATCTTGATTTTCACCTATTATCTCCCAACCTTCCTTAAAAAACAGCTCTTTATATTTTAAGAAACCCTGTTTTATATAGGAATCGGTGTCTACCGCTTCTATAATCCTATCAAAGTCATATGAAGCAGCTTCAAAATTAGCCCTCTTACCTGGAGAGGAAGACAGAGAAATAAGGCTATTATGAAAGTCAACACCCAGTGTTCTTATTTGAAGAACTTTTCCGGGCTTAATTGAGGTAATATCCTTTTCCTGTTTTATCTGTGTATCTACTACACTATTAAAAGGAAAAATTCTCTTTAAGAATGACATAATATATAAATCTCCTCTAAAAGACGACTACTTATGTAGTAACCACTTAAAGGAGAAAGAGTTATTCGTTAGTGATTTTAGCTTGACCAGATATAATTAAATATTTTATATGGTCTAACCAAAAATTCATTTCCGCAACCGAAAGATTTGTTGAAAACGTGACTGCATCATCTTCGATATTGATTTGGATATTGCCTTTTTCACTCATTTTATACACTTTCTCTATTCAAAGGAATTTGCGTTTTCTGTTTTGTTGCATTCTCGACAATAATTCTCGATACTTCAATTTCATTTTCTAAATTTTTTATATACTGCTGTAACATAGAGTTAGCGCCCTGTAAGGTAGCAAGTTTTACAGTCAACTCTGATACTTGAAGAGTCAGCTTCTCTATAATCATCTGCTGAGGAACTTGTAGAGCTCCAGATTCATTAAATGGTTTTTCTATCATAATTAATATTATATCATAGAAAAATGTTTTTTACCAACCAGGAATATGTGTTACAAGTCTTCCACGAAATGCGTTTAAATCTCTGCGAGAAGTAAAGCCTAAAGTTTGGTTTCCTGCACCTGCCGCCTGCCATAATTTAAATCGTAAAACATCTCCAGACTTTAACGGGACTAATCCACTTCCTCCAGCTGGACCTGAAGTTGTTCCACCGCCAAATTCATTAGCGTATCTTCTTCCAGTGTCTGATGTTGGTATACTTGCATCTACAGTATTAACATCGCACCACGTCTGAAACGTGGGCATAACAGTCGCATTGTTTGGGTCCCAAAGCGTTTCGACAACATACCATCCGCCAATACCATTGCCATTTCCATCTTTAGCTGGTAACGTAATTCCATCAGCGTTAGCGGCGTGAAGTCCATCAGTATCATAATCTTCAGTATCCCACACTACTACTTTTGCTGAAGCATTTCCAACGGTAACTTGCGCGCTATGATGTAAATCCCAAGATGGCATGTTTCCTCCTATAATCCTCCATAATGAATGTCTTGTTAGCGTCGGAGAAGCTACTGCGGTCCATGTTTCGCCAGTAGTATTTATAGAAGTCCATGTTGTTGTAAAGCTCTGTGGAATATCTCCTGCTGTAAAATAAGCTGCTAATGTATTATCTGGTGGTACAGTTCCAGATGTTTGTAATCCCGACCGCACAATAGCCTGATATATTCTTCCTCCAGCAATTTTGTTGCCACCAGTACCGTCTGCCCCAACTCCAAGAGGGGATATACCACTATAAATAGATGTTGTACCAGCTGTTGTCACCGTCTCTATCAAAGTCCATTCGTTTGCAGTTGGTTCCAACTCTTGATCCGCACAGTAATAGAAATTAGCCACTCTATTTGAGCTATTCACTACATCAAGAGATACTCTAATCCAATAAGTTGTATTATCTGAGAATGGAGACGCTGCCGTTTGAGATGTATTTACGGTATCAGATCCAGTTGTACTGTTTACTATTCTTAATTTACCAGTAGTTAAAAGAACTAATCTGTATGAGTCATTATTTGAAGTCCCCCATTTACCCATAAGCGTAGTGGTGGATGAAGGTGACCAGTCGGTCATTCTTATTCTCATAATGAGTTCTATGTCGCCAGTTACATCTAAGGTTGTGCTATCTGGTGTAGTAAAATATTCGCTACCTGTTAAAGTAAAATAAGCTGGACCATAATTATTATACGTTTTCAACCTGGCTTTACCACCAGATATATCAAGCCAAGTCCATCCGATATCTGGATTAGCTGGGGCTGTTGTCCCAACATGATGAGGAACATGTGTCGCTCCGCCGTGTGTAAACGTACCAGGTATAGTTAAGTTTGAAGTCAAAGCTGAAGAGGAAAATGTGCCTGATGGTGTTGCTCCAGTAATGATTTGTACGGTGTCAGCAGCGCTTCTTATAATTCCAGTATCTGAATCCGAGGTAAAAGCAAGGCTGGGAGTTGCTGCGGTTCCGTCAGCTATTCTCAAATAATCATTAACAGTAGCTATACCAGATGTATCAAGCGAAAATCTTGGTGTAGCGCCCGTCACTAAAACCATATTATTTGTACCGGCTCTATATATACCAGTATCTGTATCTGCCGAGAACGCAGCTGCGGGAGCGCTTGACGATCCATCAGGAAGAAGAACTGAACCCGTTAGTGTTCCACCGGTGGTGGGCAAAGATCCATCTAATACTATTTCTCTCCAACCAGGACGGGTAGGGTCCGTCATTGTTGTTCCGTCATATCTCCATATTTTAGAAGCCATTTAAATCACCATTATCCCCAGTGTGTAAATTCAAGATATCCGGAGAAACCATTCTCTCCAACGGAATCAAAGTTCATAAATGTAGCTCCAGTTGATGTATAACAAGCAATACCTCTATATGTTCCGGCGACTATACCTTCTGCCCATCCGGCTGGAAGATCATTCCACGCATAGTAAGTTCCAGAGCCCGGCTTCGACATCGTATTCGAAAGAGTTGTTTGAGTGCCATAGAGTGTTGGCGCTCCAGCGGGCTTGCTGGTATCTGCATGAAGCTTGATTTTAGCATTTGCGTAGGAGGCGGTGCCCCAATCGTTACGAGATAAATAAATCCTTCCACCCAATATAATACGACGTCCCGAATTCTTAAGCGTAGTTTCTGGAGTAGTTCCGTAATACCAAGTGCCTATTGCGTTAAGTGCTGGATCGGTATAGTATCCTTGTACTGGTCTATAAGTTCCATTGCCATTCCAAGAGCCATTCCAATAGTTAGTAGCTGTAGCTGCTATATATGTTGGGCTCGCAATTAGGGTATAACTTGACGTAACTGGTGATCCAGAGTTTGTATTACCAAGAGAGTCAGTTGTCCAAACTTTAAGATCTATCACATCTCCAGCTACTCCAGTGACCACATTGAAATAATCTTCATGTCCAAGTCCCGTAACATTTGCGGCATTCATGTAATAAGTCCAAGCCCCACCATTCTTACGGTATTGTACTGTTCCGTATGTAGGATTACTTGTTGCGTCATCATTCCACGTAATAGCGAGTAACATCTCTCCATAATTACCAAACGGTAACCAGTTTTCAAGAGTTGGTGCTGGGGGCGCTGTGCTATCTGGGCTTGCTTGAGTAGTATCCGCTCCAGAAGCTACAGTATTAGAATACAGTCCACCAGTGTCATATGCGTCCACATATACCGTATACCCAGTAGAGTATGAAAGTCCAGTAAATGTATATGTGAGATTAGATGTTGTTACAGTTTGTTGTAGAGACATATCACTTGTCTTATACAATCTAATTCTATACCCAGCAAGATCAGTTATACCACCCACTGCAGACCAATCTGCTTTAATTTGATTATAGTTCTGGTCCGTAACGGTAAGTCCGGTTACGTCCGGTGGTTTAGCGTTGGTACATGTAGAAACTATAGTCGTAGTAGTTGAGCCCAACGAATTAACGGTGCCATTATTGCTTGGTAAATCACCCTTGTCCCAAACCTTGACTCCTAATGTGTGAGATGTATTTTCTGTTAACCCAGTAAAAGTATAAGTAGTTGAAGTCGTATACGCAATTGAGGTATTTCCATCAAAAACTTCATAAGTATTAGAGGATCTTTGATCTGTTGTATTATTTGTCCAGTTAAGAATAATTGAAGTTGTTGATGGTGTAGCACCGGTAATTGTTGGAGCGGCTGGCGCCGCGTTTATGGTTGTCATGCTTGTTATATATGCGTAGGACCCTGCGCCTTGACTGTTAAGGGCTCTTATTCTGTATTTATACTCGGTTTTTTCACTCAATCCAGTATCTGTCTTCGTACTGTCTGAAACCGAAACGGTAAGCGTTACTGGGGCTGGAGTGGACCAGTTACCAGCTATAGTAGTTCTTTGCAATTCTATACTACTTACTTCCGCAGATGTAGCCCACGGATCCCACGCTACAACTGCCGTAGTGCTTCCGATTGTTGTAACTCTAAAGTTCAACGCGGCAGGTGGTGGGGTAAGAGAAAGGTTAAATGTCTCAAACCAAAAATCGCCAACAGATGGATTATTTGGTGTGGCGCTACCAATATAAATGACCGATGAGACTGCATTATCAGTAGCTTGAACTTCGTCAATATTTATATGAGTATGATCTATAGCCGCATAATCTTCATCATGATTATGAACTATTGCAGCAAAATCTTCTAAAGCATCTGATACTTTAAGATACTGAGGATGGGCATCGGGATTAATTTCAATTGAGGCATGGTTTGCTACTGCATTGATTACTTCATAGTCGTTATCATGATTATGATCGATATCAGAATATAGTAATTCTGCTTCTGCCTCTCTCAAATATATAATATGTGGGTCATAAGAAATGAGACCAGAAGAGACTGGGGTAGCTGGAGTATATATAGCTGGGGTAGCTAATGTATAAGTGATTTTATTAGTTGCGGGAATTGCACTTATATTCCATGATCCATCTAATGGACTACCCAATCCAGTGACGTTAATACCTTCCAGTATAGAAAAGCCATGATTAGAAACTGTAGTTAATGTTACTAAACCAATATCGTTTGGTGTAGCAATTTCTATATTATTAACCGAAATTGCATATTCACGCGTATGTGCACTAATTAATTCGAAAAGATCATCATCGTGATCGTGATTAATTAGAGAATAGAGGGCGTCGGTTTCAGTTTGTCGTAGATATTGAGGGTGAGGGTGTGTATAAGTTGTTGGCGTTGCTGGATCCGTGTACAGCTCGGTGTGTCTATCTATAGCAGCCTGAATAAATGTTTCTGTAGAATATGGAATATACTGGAAAATAATATCATTTACGCCAAGAGCTATATCTGATGGGGTTGCTCCTGTATTAGGATCTAAACTTATAATCCAGTCACCGTTTAAAAGAACTACTGGAGCGTCAAGCACGACATCTTTTCTGCCTGAATAGTCAGTATCAAGAAAGTCTACCTGTCCAGTACCGGCTACAATCCAATACATTCCATGACGATATTGTTCTGATGCTTTTAGATAAAAATCACTGACTGTAGAAGATTCTTCGAGCTGAACCGCATCTACTTGTATCCAGTCGCCAACTGTTGGAGTAGCACCGCCTATCTCAAATTCGATAGTGCAAAATGCCGCATTTGATGGAGAAGTAACTGATGTACTTACTCTGTCGAATGAAGAATCAGAGAAGTAAGAGGTATACGAATCAGAGATTTCTACTAAACCAGAAGTTAACCATCTTATTGATAATCTACCCTTGCTGGCTGCGCTTCCTTTACCATAAGCTGAAACTGTATAAGAAGTAGAAGGTAAAATAGCTATTGGATCAATAGTTCCAAAAGACGTTTTGTTTGTATTTCCAACAGTTCCAGATATCTGTATTTTTTGCGATTTCGTACCATTTTGAGCCCAATCCGTTTCAGCTGTTGCGGTATACGTCCTGGACGAATCAGTACCGCGAATCCAGACTTTCCATTGGTCTGCTAACTGATCAGCTGGGCTATGTGGCGTTGAATTTTCGTAATATGGAGTAGCAGAGCCAAATCCTGGACTCACCGCCTGATAGGCGTCTATTTCAAAAGAAGAGTTTGGTATTAAATTATATGATCCAGATGGTGCCCAAACAGGTTTTGGATAAGTATTAATAGTAAAATCATAAGTAGATGCATCATAGGAGCCGACAAAAAGAAGATCTCCAAGAAGAGCTTCTAACTGATCCTTAGATGGGTATCTTATATCGCCACGATAATCATTATGATATTGTGGAAGTGGGTCTTCAGCTCCTAAAATACTATCTGAAATCGTATCAGAGACCGTATCCACATAAAGCTTATTCGCTACCTGAGAATCGCTCGTGGGTGTGGCGGCGATCATCAATGGACCAGACATGGTATCGCCACTGACATTAACAAAAAGGCTGTCAGTCTCAGCCTCTGTATAATATCTTCCGTCATGATGATGTGAATCGTAATCTGTATCGTCAGCAATCGTGACCGCAAGAGTCACATTTGCGGATCCATCAAAATTGGTAGAACCGGTGGCGTCACCATTTAATGTTATGCTACGTGGGGTAGCAAGTTGTCCAGCAACTGCAACTGAACCAGTAATATCAATGTTGTAGGTTCCACTTAGTCTTCCAGTTGGAACTGTTCCAGTAGAAAGTTTATCCGCATCAAGTAAAGTTAATCCAGTTCCTGGACCAGTAAAAACGCCAGTCGATGAAACATAAGATAAAACGCTTCCATTATGATCAGCCCATTGCTGTAAGGCTACGGATTGTCCGGTAAAACCTTGAACAACAACACCTACCCTATTTGCCTGAATTGGCTGAACTGAAAGTGCAGCAACACCAAACGGCATGCCATTGACTACTAAGTCGCCTTGAACCTCTACGTCATCACTAAAAGTAACTCTGCTTGCTGTTACTACAAGTCCATTACTTAAAACCGAATATTGTATCCTGGAATCATAATCATCTCCAAGATAATTTTTGAAATCAATATATGGACCTGAGGCGTTTGTTAATTCTATTTGTCCAGACGGCTTCAATCTAACTTCGTTAGTACCATCTGTAGTATAAATATCATAGCCCGATCCAAGGGTACCAGTTAATGTTCCACCGCCAGCAGATAAGTATTCTCTATCGAGTTTGATTGGCGTAATCGCACTATCTTGTATATCACTTGTTTTTACATAACCAGCGGTTGTAGAAACGTATGAACTATAGGCTGAAGCATTTCCCGCAGCATCTATAGCTCTTATTTTTACAGAATAAAGATTTCCAGGTACTAAATCTACAAATGCAGCGCCATTCCAATACTTTGTTATAATAAATGTATTGCTTTGGGCGCAAACACCAACCAACGTATTTACATTTGGGGTAAATTCTCCCGATCCTGTCGTGACATTGATCTCATATTCCGAAAGATCATTATCATCAACCGGAGTCCATCTTGCAACTATACCTCTTGGATATGATGAAACCGATACATTAGATGGCGCACCGGGTGCATCCGCATCATCTGTAGTAGTTATAACAAGTCCCTCTGACCAGTCTGAAGAAACACCAAAACTATTAATACTCCTTACGCGTACAACGTAGCGAGTATTAGCGTCTAATTCTATAGGGACTGTTTTTATAACTCCTGTCATATCATGGTCCTACTATTGACGTTATTGGTCCGGTTAATGAGTAAAACTCTTCGCCCTGATCTACGCAGGGGACATATCTCGAATATTGCATTGAGACTATTTTAATTGATGATCCAGTAGAGCTTGGTGCCTTATCTCCAGTTACCCTCATACGAACATAATGTCTTTGTGGGTCCAGATCTGATAATTCGTACACAGAAACCTGTTCAACTTGAGTAGAATAACAATCTATAAAGGTTGGGGTCGAATTATCCAATTTCACTTCTAAAATACCTCTATCTGGACCTTTTTCTACAATAAGGCGCATTGTTATACCAATAAAGCTTAAGGTTGCTCTTGCATTGGTATTTAATGATTCTCCACCGTTCCAATCTTCAGTCGGACGAGAGAACATCAAACCCAAGCCATTTAATGGAGTTGCAGTTATGACATAGAGAGCGGATTCATATTCTGGACGAGGTTCAACACCAGTAAGTGTTGGGTTTCCCATATGTATATAGTAATCGTAATTTGTCGTAGTAATTTCATTTAAAACATTAAATGTTGCAACTAAATAATTATCAGTATTTAAATAAACATTTCTTGCGACTAAAGTCCACTCTTCTTCTGCTTGGTTATAATATAAGATCTCTAAATCCTCATATGACTCTAACATTTTTTCTAATCCAATTAGATTATCTGGATCGTAAATAGCATAAACGGGATGCCCAGGATCTAAAGATAATCCTGTTAAAGGTGTAATTTTAAGATTACGCCTTATCGGATAATTTATATTCCACCAAGAAGCAGCTGTCATAGTTTAAATCTCTTTAATTCGGAAGTTTCGTCACTTCAAATTCATAACTAACTATATTGGTTGTGTCTACGTTAAATGAAACTTTGCTTGATATTTTCGTTATACCTGGCGGTATAATACTTGCTACCTGAGAAATTAACATTAAATCGGTTGGAACGCTTGTTGAAGGCGTGTTATTATCAACTTCATTATCTGTAATAGAATTTTCAGCTAAACTATCTCTACTGATTTTAGATGAGCCATCGCTACCCGTATGTGCATGTTTTGACGGAATAATTCCACCAATTCGCACATCCTCACTCATTTCTATATCACCTGTAATTATACTATCTATTCCACCACTTCTCAATAGATATTGGGGATGAGCCAATATGTCTTCAGTATCAGTTAATTCTGAGTGGGATGGATTAAAATTATCGGTAAAATTAACTGTTCTATTATAATTAGAATTAACTTCATCCAAACTAATAGTTTTTATCGCTTCAGGATGGTCAATATGGGAAGTATTGGTAAACTGATCCGGCATCATTTTACCTTTTGCGGACAAATCTTTCAAATGAGACCAATAAGTATCTCTTTGAGCTATGTTTACCAATATCTCGGTTAAACTATTACTAAAAAGATGATTTCTTCTTATCTGATCAGCTAATATGCCCGAGAAGTTAGAATTTAGTCCAGTCATTGTACCGATAATTTCATTACTGATCGTCGGCATGTTTTTTATATTCGCCTGATCAAATATATTTCTTCCTACCTTAAGTTGGAATTTTAGAGCAGGACCGAGATGTTTATCGTAAAATATATCACTTGGATCTTCCCAATTTTTAATAAGCTGACCTAATAAATCACGGATATTTTGATTTATCTTATTGAGCTTGACTTGAAGAAGAGCTTGGAGTTGAACGGCTGTTTCTTGAGTGAGTTGATCCAACTCAGATTGCGGCAATCGAGTTGTGATCTGCCCTTTGAGCGCCTGCCAAAATTTCTCGATAAAAGCTGTGGCGTCCTCTGTCCAGTCTTGGAGTAATTCAACTGTTCTCTGTTCTGATGAATCATCTACTTCTCCAACATATCCATCTATGAATCCCCTTATTCTATTAATTTCATTATTGATATAGGAAGCTATATTGCTTATGTCTAATGCATTGTTGCCATTCGGACCTCTTAGGGCGTTTTCGTATTGAGTTAATATATATTGCGATGCATTAGATGTATTATTCGCTTGTAAGTATTTATATTCTTCAAAGCTAATTATTGAAGGTGGAGTATCAGACGGATAAACTAATTTATGCGCATTTGATAAATCAGAAAGATCACTATCAATGATAAGTCCAAAATCTTGTAATTGATTTTGAGCTTCTCCGTAGATAGTACCCACTTTTGCTGCCAGCTTATCTAATAGTCCTAAAAGATAATGGATGTCGGAATATCCATTACCAACTCCAGCTGTATTTACTGGCTTTTGAGTTCGCACACCCATAGATTCACCTATTGGAGGCAAGTACTCTGTTTGTGGACCTTGATATTCTATTGGTTTAAGTCTTGCCATAGCTAAAACATCTTTCTTCTAACAGATGAACTAACAGAACGTCCACGTACATTATACGCCATTGGTCTTTTAAGATGTACGGGACCTTTATCTTTGCCCCATTTATCTTCCGCTATTTCTTTTTCTTGTTCTGTAACAAGATCAAATGTCGGCATAAAGAAATCAGAAGAAATGGATTTCGATACGTTTTCAAACTTCATGTTAAGTAGTTCGTCGTAATTATCCGCTATAGCGAAACACGCAAGCAAAAGAGCATCATGAGCATGATCGGTTGTGTTTCCTCCAGCTGCGAAAATTGGATCTCCGGTGGTTGCGGATGTTCTCAATACTACATAAGATAAAAGTGCAGTGTTTAATTCTTCATCTTCTGCAGGAAATATAATTCTTTGCTCTTCAAGCATTCTGTATAGGTTATCTACCATAAATACTTTGAGTCGCTTTTTAATTATCTCTTTAGTATAAGGATCGCGAATTTCAGTCGTTTCCGCAAACTGCTTACCTTGAACAATTCTATGTAGATTACTCTGTGGATTTTCTATTCCGTATTTGTGTAGCATTTCTACTTGTGTATCCCCAGAACCTTTATCTACGTAAATATGTTTTGGTTTAAAAGTACGGTTTAACTCAATAATTCTATCGACTGCAGCTGTATATGTAAATTCGCCTTTACTTACTTCTTCTCTATGAATTAGTCTAATTTTTCCAGCATATTCAGCAACTGGATAATCATCGCGACATATTTCAAGTACGATAATGTTAACGCCAGCTCCGTACTTATCCCAGTCTACCCCAAAAACAAAATAAGCTTTATCCGAGTTTACTTGTGCCCTATATGTCCATCCTGGATCAATAAAAGCTATTTTTACGAATCTATGAGGATAAACGCCTTCTACATCTTCGCCCCAGTCGGCTTCGATTTCGTGACGATATGATTGTTCGTTAGGATAGAATTTATGCATCTCATCTTCGGTTTTTTGATCCCAAAGTGGATTTGCGTAACTGGGTAACCAATAAGCGCTGAAATTCTCATCCCGATTAACATTCCATTCCCAAAACTTATTTCTTTGTCCTGTCGGTGTAGATGCTGCCCAAACCATTTTATCCGCTGTCTTGTTTTCATTGGTCTTCTGCATCATGGCGAGAAGTGCAACTAAGTCTTCTTTACCCATATAGTCCATCTCGTCAAGAATAAGAACATCTGCATCCTGACCACGAGCTACGTCTGCGCGACCATTAGATTTCATACCGGTAGTAAAGAATTTAATAGTTGATCCATTATCAAAATCTATTTGATACTGTGGAGACATGACATGTCTAACTATTGCACAGCCTTTTTCTTCTTTATTTAAGATAAGATCATTTTGTTTAGCTAATGCCATTATTTCATCAAAAATTAGACCGACGTGAGTTTTCATAGGCGCAACAATAACAATTCTGGCATTATTATGAGTATAAGAATACCAAAGAGAGAAATAAGCCATGGTACGACTTTTTCCGAGTCTTCGACCAAACCTCATGATCTTTTTGTCATTCTGATCCCTGAGAAGAAGGGTCTGATAAGCTCTTGGCTTTTCCGATAAGAAATGTTTCGCCCAAAGAACCGGATCAGAAGCTACATGTATATGCCTTTGTTGTTCCTCATTAAAACCAGCCTGTGCTAAAGACTTATCGAACATAAAGGGTGGATCTATTAAGGCAATTAACTCATCTTTAGTGAATTCTTTGCCATTTACTGGATCACCATTATCCCAAGTTAAATGTCTCAATTTGTATTTAAAAACATATTCTATTCTTTCAATATGCTTGATATATTGCGGATCTTGTTCTTTAATAATAGCAAAAAGCTCTTCTCTTGAAAGCTCTTTTAACTTCTCTTTAAAAAGCTTTACGTTTTCTGTTTCTATATAAGACATAATAAAATTCCGATCACCCGTATCTTGCGTGGATCATGCTTGCTTCGCTACCTAAGATACTTCTTGCGTTCAATTGACTATTTTGGATTGCCATTACGCCTCTTTGTCTTGAAGATGCCGCTACGGCATTATCTTTAAATCCCGCACCCATCAAAGGCTTATTAAGTGGGGCTACTACCGATTTTCCAGCATCCATAGTAAGCTTACCAACTGCCCCTGCCATTTTTCCAACACCAAGAGCAACATCATGGGCTATTGTGATATATGAAGCGACATTTAAACCTTTTAGCGCTGTGCCTGTGAATGGGGCAATTTTTGCTAAAAATTTACCCTCCTCCGCAGCTTTTAACCCTATTCTAACACCTTGTCCAAAAAATCCATCTCCAGCTTCTTTACCTGCAGCCCATATAATTCTATTACCAGCAGATCTAAAATCTCGTAAAGCTTCTTTACCAGCGTAGGAAGTTGCTTTTTTGTATGCACTTGCACCATGTACATATCCAGCAAATCTTCCAGAAACAGATCCGGTTATAGTAGATCCAACTCGCGATGCCGCCCCCCATTTACCGACATCACTCGCGACATATTCAAAAACTTTTGCTATACCTTTAGTATTACTAATATCGGCAACAGATCCCAATATATTCGGAAGAGCTTTAGCAAATTTTTTATTCGACATCTTGGTTATGTCACGCATTGTCATAACTCGACCAAATGTACCTGGTGAAAATGGAACGGTGCCAGCTTCATTACCCATTGATCCAGGTATCTTATTTAGAAGAGCATTAGCTTTGCTTCCTATCAACGGAATATTAATTGGGGTATCTCTTTTTTTAAAAAGAAGATTTCCACTGTGCGCTAAGAAGTTGAATGGCGAATATATTTTACTACCTTCACCATAGGCTGTTGGATCTATGTTTGCTGCACGACTCAATCGTCTAAGATGTCTTGGTCCAAAAGTTTGTCTTGTTCCTTGTCTAATAAATCCGCCTTCACCAGATAGCGGAATTCTGCTCCATTTCCCTCCCGCAGTTTTATGCGGTAAACGAGTCTTGATAGGACCATGGGTTATAGTTCTGGAAGTACGACCTAAGTTCCATCCGATAGTAGCCCAAAGAGGGGGAACGCTCTCCATAGCGTCCAACATGAACGGAGTATAGACTTGAGGCATGGATGGATCTACATACATATCAGACATATTTATCATCCATTCCTTGCATTATACATTCCAAATATTAGAGACCCATCAGCTTGAGGGGGTTGATTATTGGTATAGGCTTGTTGAGCAAATTGCTTGTCTGCATTTGCAAAAGCAGCGCCTATGTTTTTTCTATTTACTAGCCCAGTTGGAAGCGTTGCTAAAAGTCTTGGAAGTCCTGATCGAAATCCTGGAACTTCACCTCTTGCTATGTTAAAGGGTGAAATTGGTATAACAAGATCTAACGGATTAACGCTCGCACCTAAAACCTGCTGATCTAAATCTGGAACGCCAGATATAAATTCATAGAATGAACTTTTTACACCAGATTGCCCAAAACCTTTATTAAAACCATGAACTACTGCGCCTAACCCAATTAAACCTGCTACTGATTTTCCAGCTATCATATGAATCCTCCATATAGGGATGCATTTTTATCCTTCGACATATTAGTATGCCCGATTTTATTAGAGTCTAAGTTATCCACGACAAATGCGGTATCTAATGGGTTATACCCTTGGCGAGATAGATCTATGCCCATTAATTTCTTTTGTTCAAGTAAAAAAGCTACATTCCGTTTACGATCTAATTCCAATGGTTGTTGCTCGAAAACTTCTCTATACGGTTCATTTTCCTGATACTTATTCCATTCGTGCACGCCAAAAGCTACCGCCAATGCGCCGACGACAATTGAGGCTGAATGTGGTCTTATTTTTTCATATACTCTATAAGCCTTTTCGACTCTGGCAATACCTTTTTCTGTACCTACCCAAGCAGCCATTTTTGCAGCAGCAATCGCGCGAGGATTTTCAAACCTTAAGTCCAAAAACGCATTAAGGATTTCTCCAACTTGTTTAGTGCTTCTTTGGACTGCTCGGACATCTCTATTGGTTAATCCGCGATCAAATACTGCACCGCCGACTCTTACCACATTATCACCCTCTCTACTGGGTAAAGTAGATAGAAATGGCAATCTAAAAGGTAATCTTTCAGTATCTCTTAATTCACCGCCATTAACCCTTTCTAAAAGTCCAATAACTTCTTCTGCCTTATCTCCATATACTTGACCTACAGAAACGCCCCTTTCAAGTCCATTAGCTCTTAAATCCGCGATAATACCATCTGTTACTCCCTCTTTAAAAGGCTTTATTGCATCGCTTACAAATCCAAGTTCATCATCACTTAGTTGTTTACCAGCTAATATTTGCGATTCATCAAAAGCCAATGGCACTCCAAGATGCCTTGCTAAGACGGTATCTTCTTCTCCTCTTAATCGAGTTAAATAATCCGCAAAGTCGTCTACTTCAGATTGACTACCGAACCTATGAACTAAGTTAACACCGCGTTGGGGCGATTTTGAAGTTGCTTGAACAATGCTCAAGTCCAATAAAGATCCTTGTTTTATTCGACCATTAAGAAGAGCTATCGGAAATGATTGTCTACCACTGGCTGTAACGTAAGCTACATTTTTGGGCTTAAATGCTTCAAAAGATGAAACCATTAGATCTGAGACTAAAGACTGTATACTGGCTCGGGCTGGATCTATACTCGCAGTTATGTGGGATAATGCAGTACCAAAATTTCTCTCTTCAAAAGACAATCCAGCAAATGGGATTTTAGAACCGGCTAATCCTTTCTGGAATCTGGCAAAGTCAGCCGGACTCATTTCAGAATTAACCGCTCCTGTTTTAATCCCTGTATCGAAAGTATCCCTAGATCTAAAGAGATATGCCTCAGCGTCTACAGATTTTGGTAATTGTACAACATGAGTGCCTAATCTTCTTTGTTCAAAAATCTGTTGTTCAATTGGGTTAATCTTAAAATCAAGCCCATCTATATTACCATTTCTGATTAAATCAAAAGCTTGTTTTACCTTAACTGGATTACTGCCTAAATCATCAGAAGATAAGATTGCATGGAGTTGCCTTGCCTTATCTGATGCATTTCTTCCGATTGGTACATGAATACCTCCTGGCACATTCGCTATAAGATGTTTAAGAGCGATATCAGAAACTTGCTCTTGCATCCTCGCATTGGTAAATGGTGTCATTGCAGCCGACCTGAGAATAGCTTGTCTTGCTCCAACATGCTTCAATTCTCTTATTCGCAATGAACTCATATGTCTGAGAAGTCCGCGAGTGACTTCATCATCCACTGATGCGCCGTGCAGACCTTCTCTTGCTAATAAATCGTAAAACCCACCGCCCATATCTTTATTTAAACGCGCACCGAGATCAGTCTGAAGTAAAAGATTTTCAATAGAGTAAACGGTACCTTGACCTCTTTGCAGGAGCGCTCTATCTGTTTTCAATCCAACAAGATTTTCCGATCTTTGAGCTAAAGTAAGAGTATCTACTATCTTAGAATCAATGTCTTTAAAGGCTGTATCGACAAGTCTACGAAACCCATTAATATCTGATTGATAAGCCTTAGTTCCAATTAGCTGACTATAAACTTGCGGAATATCAAAAGATGCTATATTGTGTCCGATAATATAATCAGATTGTGTCATTTCATGAAGAAATGGAGTCATACGTTCGGCAAAATCTGTAGAAATTGGAGTAATTTCACCTATTCGGCTCGCGTCAAAAAGAGATGCGGATCCAATTTTTCTCCCTCTCCTGACTCCAAGACTACCTCTTCTAAAAGCTGGAGCATCAAAAAGTAATCGAGTTGGATTTGGAGCAGCGCCACCAATAATTCCAGCACTATATCCCACTTCTCTTATTTGCCCCTTCATAAGACCAGCGGTCTCAAGGTCAAAAGATAAAAATCTTTTTCCGTTAATTAAATTTGAAGTCATAGAAAGAGAAGATTCCGGAATAGGGTCTATAACACCAGTTCCAATACCAAAAAATGAAGCTGCAGTCTGCGCACCTTCAATAACTCCAGCACGAACGCCCCTAAATCGTTTATCTAATTGCAGGTTCAGACCCGCATAAATTGCGAGTACAGGATTCTCACCGGGAACAAAACTTGAAGCAACTTTATAAAGGGGCGCTTCAGCGTCAAATCCCTTTATCTCTCTAAGAGCTTGTTGTATATTATGGACTTGTTCCGCATGGACACCGTAAGCTTCTCTTACTTGTCTCGGTATCCTTTTTTTTGATTTAACTTTGCCTAACTCGTTTAGAAACTTATCTAAACCAATTATATCTCGATATTCCCCCATCGCAGCGACACGTCTATCATACGGTAACATATGAAGAGGTACCTGCCCGGTTTTCATATATTCTGCCAATTGAAGATCTGGATTCATAGTTCTTAATTCAGCAAATATATTACTACGCCAACTTGCTATTCTGCCCATGACGTCTTTACCAGCACTATTTTCAATTAGCTTAGCAGTCACTGCACGTGTTAAAGCCACGATAGTTATCTTTCTAAGTCATCTGGCGGGGGATTCTGTATATAGTCGTCTACATCGATAATACCGAGTTGCTTTTTGAGATTATTATCCCTTTCTTGTTGAACTGCTCTAAATGAATCCATCACATTAGCCAAAGAAGCAGCATTTTGATAATCAACCGCTCTTGCTTTAATCTTCGCTTCTCTTGTAGCGGCAAGTTGCTTTAAAAGTTGCGCTTTTCTTTTGGCGGTTTTCTCACTTAATTCAAAAGCAAGGTGAAGCTCTTTACGGAAGATAGGTTCACCATCACCACTTATTCCTACAATATTATCTTGGATAAAACTTTCCTTAGATAAATATTTAGCAGCGCGCATGTCTTGAACTTCTAAGTTGACAAGATCTCTAATTTGCGAATATTCAACAATATCGTTGATATCAACTTCTAATTTGTCAACATATTCCGACATTAAGACTTTTACCATACCCATTTCATATGGACAAGGGAAATTGAGAGGATGTGCATTATCCTGAAATAGTTTACAGTTATCTTTAAAAACACACTTGTCCCCACGACAAATCATTGGTATTGATGTGACCATTCCTGTTTTTACCTTACTTGGAGTCGTCTCTGCCGCAACGATATCTTTTTTCTTCTGATCCCATCCTTTTGGTAAAAACTCATCGCCAAAAGTATCTTCAAACTGTTGCAAGAATGCAGCTTTAGGATCTAATTTCTCTATTTCTTTCATTACGTTAGAGACCTTCTAATGCAATCCTCACTACAATAAAATTTGCCTTTATATTCAGAGATCATACCCTTTTTAAAAGATCTTGAGCAATCGCAAGTGAAAACTGCATCATGAGAGCCTATATATCTAACTTTTTTACCTAATTGAATGATAGCCGTATCGGCAATTTCACGACCACCAGTTTTAGCGTTCTTCTTTGGCTTTCCCATTTATATCGACCCTTCAATTTTTACAGCTACCTGCATTGCTTTTTCTAATCCTGATTTTAGTTTTGCGGCAATCTCATCCTGGGCATCTGCACCAAAGGCGTAGGATATTTGCCTTATTTCATCTGCTGTCATAGCCTCAGATAAGATATATCTACTTCCGCCACATAATTTACAAAATTCATCATGCGCACATATACAAGGTTGAATAATTTCAAAGAACTCTAATAGCGATGCGATATCAAGCCATTTCTCTTTATAAACAGCTTTGATTCTTTCTTTATATGCCCTGAGTTTTGCTGCATCGTTGCAAACCAGAGTTCCAAGATCTAAATTGACTTTCATCATTTCAGAAATGGTTTTAAATAGATATTTGGGAAATTCGAAATTCCCCTGCTTATCTACATACTTTTGCCAATCGGTTGACTTTATCATAGTAAATACCTTTCACATTACACATTTAACTTTTAAACTTTTATTAAAGACCGGTTCTTTGCCCGTGACGGTGAGAAGCGATTGTGCTTGAAACTACTATTGCACCGCCACCACCCAATACTCTTCTTCTACCTTTGGCTATTGCTCTTGGGTTTATAATGCCAAGTCTTCCACGCCCACCACCCATTTTACCAAAAAACTCAAGAGCGCTATCATTTTTTAACGCTCTGCTTATAGTCTTCATACCAAACATTAGTAACTTACCTCAAATCGTTGTTCCTGAACAGTTATATTAAATATAGTACCTTTAGCTGGCTTACTCTTCAAAAGAATTTCTGCAAGGGGATTTTCTATCTCTTCACGACGAATCCTCGCCATGCCCCTGGCTCCCTCTATAGAGACACCAGATTTCTCGGAAAGCAGATTTACGACTTCATCATCCCATCTTATATCTAAATTGCTTTTAATGAGTTTATTAGAAAGACTATTTAATTCCAAAACTGCAATTTTATTGTAGTCATAGGACATAAGATTATTAAAGATGACTATTTCATCTAGTCTATTCAAGAATTCTGGTTTAAAGAATTTTCTAATAGCCTCATTTGTTTGTCTTTCAACCATTGCCCTCTTGGGAGCTTCCTTGGATTTAAAGCCATCACTTAGACTTGCAGTAAATCCTGATGATTTGCCAAATGTAGCTTCTGATATTTTGTCATTGCCAAGATTAGAAGTGATAATAATTATTACATCTCTAAAAGAAACATTATTTCCGCGTCCATCTGTTATGTAGCCATCATCAAATACTTTTAGGAATGTGTTCCAAAAATCAGGATGCGCCTTTTCTGCCTCATCTAATAATAGCACAGTGCTTGGATTCTTCATAATAGAACGAGTGAGTTGCCCACCATCCTCATATCCAACAAAGCCATTTGGAGAACCAATCAATTTTTGGTTCTCATGTTTATGTTGATACTCGCCACAATCAATACGAACCAATTCCTGATCCCCATACAAATACTTTTGTAGTTCTTTAGCAACTAAAGTCTTTCCAACTCCAGAAGGTCCTGTAAAGAGAAAAACGCCTAATGGTCTATCTGGGTCATTAAGCTTCACATAAGCCCTCTTGAGAGCATTGGAGAGCCTTCTTATGGCTTCTGGCTGTCCTATTACCCTACTATTAAGATAATCCTCTAATTGGAGGAATTTATCACTCAAATTCGTATTAGCATTCTTCTTTTTACTTGCTCTTGGTTTAGGTTGAGTAAAAGTCTCTTCTTGCTGGTCAGCAGACGGATGAGGTTCTAATTCCTTCTTCTCTTCAGTTTTTTGAAAAACGTTATAAGATTGTGTTAATCCCATCCATGCATCTAAATCTAAAATAGGATTAAGCATGATGCAGCCGTTATAAAGAGATGTCAAAACCTCATCTGCTACCTGAGGAGATAATTTCTGCATGACAGCTTTTACTTCTGTCTTCAGATTAAAAATGCATTGATCTAAAGTTAAAAGGATATATTCCATTTTAGGAACATCAGAATAGTTATCTACAAAAGCTTGGGCTTCTTGAACGGACAAGGCTCTAAACTTGGTAGACATTTCTAATGTGGGATAGTAGATCTCATATATCTTCATGGATCCCGCTTTCAAAAAAACTTTATTCTTGTATTCATAGTACTTATGCTTTAGCGTTTAGGCATAGCACAAAAACCCCTCCCCTGCGACACCACCTTCGCAGGACCAAACTTGGGGACAAGATATACGGAATTACACATTAAACACAATTGCTAATTAAGCCGTTTCCGGCGTTCCTTTCCGTAAAGGCTTCACTCAAGCAACTTCATGCTTGTTAAGTTTCTCTACGAAGCTGGAATCGTACCGCTCCAGCACGGTTTTTGCAAAACGTATTATAACAGAAGGTATTATCTCTTGTCTACCACTTTATCAAAGATGACATGTGCCCATTCTGCAATGACATCTTCTTTGTTCTCTGTTTCGTCCTCAAGATAAAATTCTTTTTCCTCTATAGAACAATTATGTCTCATAGCTACTAAATTAGCTTGAGGAAGATTTTCTCTATGGATGACAACAGATAAATGATTTACGTGTTTTAGTTCTTCATCTATTCTTCCCATTTCCCATCCAGCCACGTATGCTCCGTCTTCAAATGATCCGCCGTTAGACTTAGTCGCAATAAACGGCATAATCAATTCATAATTAGATTCGGTCATTTCTATCTTCCTTGTCCTTATCCTTTTTGACATGATTTTCGACAATAATTAATTCATCCTTTTTAGAAGGCAAAGGCATACCAAATGATATATGGTTTGGGAATTCTTCAACTAAATTCATTTCTTACTTCCAAATGTATCTTTTTGAATCGCGCCCAATAACTTGAGCACAACTAACGATACACGCTGTCGTAAACTACGTGGTTTGTCAATAGTTGCTTGTGCGTGCGCGCAACACACCAACTCATATATCGGTGTATTGCCAACCATTGCGTCAAGTACTTGGTGAGTAGCGGGTATTTTACAGCCGGGAATGGTACAGTATGACTCCTGGTCCCAATCACATGGGGATATATCTTGTTTAGTCATTCTTTAACCCCTTTTTCTAATAATTCCATCATCATCATCATCTTTACAAAACTCAAAGTTGGACTTAGGATCTAGTAATCTATTCCTTGTCGTAGCCCCTTTGGCGGATGGCTGATTTTCAGATTTTATCTCATAGAGAGCAAACGGATACGGAGAACTATGCTTCACATAACCAGAATCACCAAACGGTGCTGCTGTGCCAAGAACAATTTCCGCACAATCCCAATACCCTCTCTTACTAACCGCAATTAATCCCGCCCCACAAATACATCTATCAAATGCTGAATAGATATGATTTGAGCTTTCGTGTTCGACTTCCTTTTTGATTATAGCAAGGCGTCGATGATTTACAAAATTTTCAACTTTTTGCCAAAACCTTTTCCTCAATCCCATAGACCTGCTCTCCAATCTGTATATAATCTTTCTATCCTCGGACAATCAGTCTGTCGAGTCTTAAAAATCCCCCAAAACCTTACTAAATCATTCACGGTATTGATTTGGTTTTCCAACATCCATAGTGCTGGTCCTAAGTCTTGTTCTATGAGAGGATTTTTCATGAAATTTCTTTTCTTTAGTGTTGCAAATTTTCAACTTTCATAGTATATTTTATCACATGACCACTTCAAATACCACTGGTACTGTAAGCGCCAGCACCGCTGCCAGAAAACTGTCTCGTCTGAATACCCTCACTGAGTTCGTTGAAAAAGTAGATGTTGCTATTCTTGGTGAAGAGCCTCAAATGCGCAAGGAACTTCAACGAGTTAGAAAACTTGCTATTGATGAAATGCGTACTCTTCGTATTGAATTAGATAAAATAGCTCATCAAAAAAACGAAAATATGGTATAATAGTAGTTATTATGAAAGACATTGACACACAAGCATTACATTTAGCTATTGCTAAGTTAGATAAAGAATTTGGCAAAAATACTGTTATTTTTGGCAATGCATTACCTGATAAGGTTGATGTTGTTCCTACTGGTAATTTTAAGTTAGACTTGGCATTAGGTGTTGGGGGATTTCCAAAAGGTCGTATTATTGAATTATTTGGTGCAGAGGCTTTGGGAAAATCACTATTATCTCTCTCAGCAGTTGCTGAATGTCAAGCTATGGGTGGTTTAGCGGCATACTTGGATGTTGAATGTGATTTAGATCCAGATTGGGCAACTAAGTTAGGGGTTAATCTTGATGATTTGGTTTTGGCGCAACCTGAATATGGGGAGCAGACCTTTACAATACTGCATGACCTTATTAAGACTAATCTTTTTGATTTAATTGTGGTGGATTCTGTTGCTGCTATGACGCCTAAAGCAGAGCTTGAAGGTGAAATGGAGGACCAACAAGTTGGTGCACAGGCACGTATGATGGCTAAGGGTTTGCGGAAAACTCGACATGCAGTCTTAGAGGCTAAGACTTGTGTTATCTTTATTAACCAAATTAGAGATAAAATAGGATTTATGCAGACTGGTACCACTTCACCTGGTGGTAGAGCATTGAAATTTGCAGCTTCTGTGAGAATCGAATTGAAACGTATGGGAGATGCGAAAAATTCTAAGCAAGAAGTGGTTGGAACTAAGGTTAAGGCTTTAATTCTTAAAAATAAGGTAGCAAGACCAATGAGAGCCTTAGAGTTTGATGTTTTGCATGGTGTGGGATTTTCTAATTTTGGAATGATCTTGGATTTAGCTGAGAAACATGGGTTAATAAATAAAAAGGGTGGCGGTTATTACTATAAGATAGGAGAAGATAAGTCCTTTGCTCAAGGCGAAGCTGCTGCTATTGAATATCTTGCTTCCGATTTAGAGTGGGTTGAAGAACTTAAGAAAAATATAACAGAGAAAGAACTAGCATGATAAGTGAGGAAACTTGTCCGTACTGTGATTCTTGGAATATAAGGATTGCGGAAACTTGTTTTTGTAGGGATTGCGGAGAAAAATGGAGAGAGGGGGTCTCTGATGAGAAAACAAGTGATTCATTATGGGACTTCAACGAACAACTCCGTCTTGACTACTCCGACGAAACTAGTTGAATTCTTAGATAAACGTATTCATCTACAGATACAACAGCTACACGATGTATTTACGCATTGCGGAAAATCAGCTGTTGGTCTTGCGTCGAATCAAATAGGTAATGATAGCAGAATATTCATCTATTTTGATGAACAGACGTCTACAAATAAAATTGTGATCAATCCTATGATAGTTTTTGGGAATGATGAGGTCATAGAAATGGAAGGATGTCTATCCTTTCCTAATATGTGGACTCCTGTGAAGAGATTTAAAGAAATTCAAGTGACATATGTGGATTTTCTTAGTTTAGAAGATAAAATAATAGAGGTAAATGGCTTCAAATCAAGATTGTTTCAGCATGAAATAGAACACTTGATGGGAGAACTGTTTATTCAAAATCTCTCCGGAGAGGAAAAAGATGAATTCTTGGCTCGATATGCACGAATTAATAGACTTACCAAGGATAACGCAAGACGATATCGTTCCAGATGACTCAACTCATCTCATCTATGTGCGTAATACAGAGGATTCACACCTTTCGGCTGCCTATGTTCCTATTGTTCTGGCTGGTTACCAGTGGGATTTTATATGGTGGATTTATCGACTTGATGTTGATTTGGGGGAAGTTGAAAAGGAAGCTTTGTCCTTCGATATGTTCCTACTTGAATACGTTGAGGGCATATTTAAAGAGTACGTGAAGAGAAAGAAACGAATGTAGCGCTGAATAATAGCTCATTAATTAAGGACCATCTTAGAGTAAAATCTAAGGTGGTCTTTTTTATTATTATCGTATAACATGTTGAAAAAAATATTAGAAAAAATTTTGAAAAACCGGAAAGATATAACCCCTAAATAACCCAGAATTTTCTATAAAATTTATGGGGGGAACAGGTTGAGTATCGTCATCAAGACGAAATCTTAACTTGCCCACCGGAGTATGGGGCTATCAATAATACATACACGCAGTACAGTACGTAGTACTCTATACGTACACATACATTACCCTAAAGGAGGGTATCATGTTTAAGGCATTCATCATTGCACTGATGGCATCACTCACCATCAACGTACACACGGCTACCGCTACTGAGCAGTATGACCTGTGTGATCTGACCGTGGTGTTGGGGGATTCACTGATCTCCCGCTCACCCATCGTGTATGCGGAGGCATTCGCCAACTTGGGGATTGATGCATTGATCCTCAGTGGTGCAGGTCGGGCGATTGATTTCCCTGATGTGCAGAACGACAACACCATCACCTGGGTGAAGGATGGACACATTGGTACATTGGTGTCCTACAATACTCACATGAGCGGTATCGAGTCGGTTGAGTTCGCTCGCCGTGCATACCCGAACAAGGATTTGTGCTGGGTTGTTGCACTTGGTACCAATGATGCAGCACACCTGCCCGAGTCGTGGTGGGATGCAGATATCGACAAGATGACCACTGCATTGGGTGGCGATCTGGCGTTGTGGATCCCCATCTACATGGACAGCAAGGAGTGGGACGGTTACACTCCTGAGGTAGCAGAAGCATGGCATACTCGTTTCTACTACAACCATGACATCATGGCGATCTCATTGTGGGATGAATTCGCCAGCGCCAACGCAGAAGCTGTCCTGTCTGATGATGGTGTGCACTTGACCGAGTATGGTTCGTGGGCGCGTGCGCTGTACATCGCCAGCGGTACCACCGGTTGGTACAACATCGACTGATATATGTACCCACTGCGTACAAGATGTAACCCGGCTTGTACGTAGTGATGTATGTGTATTGGACACATGCAAAAATAGGAGGAAAAGCAATGACACAGCACACGTATGCTGTAGTGTTGGTTACCCTGCTCATAGTGGGTGGTGGTGTAGGCACGTTGGTGTGCACGTACATCATCATGCGCCCCATCATGGCTGCACGTAGGGCGGCGCGGTTGGAGGCATGGGAGCGTCAGGCTCGCCTCATCCGTATCGTGCAGGCGTACCAGGATGACCTGCAGTACAGGAAGGCACGTTGCAAAGAATTGGCTGAACAAGTTGCTCGTATGGAGCGTGTGAAGTAGTAATACTACCCTTACCCTACAATGGTGTAGGTACATACAGGTTCGATTCCTGGTAAGGGTACTGCAGTTTGTATGTTCTGCCGGAAAAACATATAAAGGAGAGTAAGTGTCATGTTGTTCTTCATTGCAACTTGTGACACCTGCGGAATGGACGTGTATGTTCGCGTCCTCGATGCTGACAAGGAGCATGCTCTGAGCCACGGTACCGTTCTGTGCGAGAACGAGTTGAAGTGGCGCTGGTACACCGTACCCGCCGACGTCAAGTACGTCCGGAAGTAATAAGAGGTAGCCCTTCCCCAGTGGTGGGTAGACACATGGTTCGACTCCATGGTGGGGCACAGCGTCTTGCGTATACGCACAAATACGCTAAAGGAGAGATCATGGCTTACACCTTCACTCCTACTGATCCCGAGCCCGTGTACGAAGAAGAGAAGAGCTTCGTCGTGCAGGTTTGCCGTGGCTCGGGCAAGTCGGGTCGAGTGGACTTCACTATGCGTGAGGTCTTGAAGTCGATGAAGAACGCTCCTACCAGCAAGTGATCTGGTAAGAGTAGGTTTTGCGGGATTTCCTGAAACTGAATAATCCCGTCCCCTTCATTATATTCATTTATGGTGGAGGGACTGCGTTTAACGTCTACGCTCAAAGACGTAAAAGGAGAAAAGGAAATGTTGCGTTTCCAGCACCCGTACGGCGGCATCTGCACCGTCATCGGTGAATTCACCCCGCAGGAAATCATGGACTGGCTGATCAAGAGCCAGATCCCGGCGATGTACCTCTGCGCCCTGCAGGACGGCATGCGCTACAACCTGACCGACCCGTTCGGGATGAAGATCCTCGACATCATCGAGAAGGACCGCGAGATCCTGGTCTACAGCCAGGGCAAGGGCAACCCCATGGTGCGCTTGGAGGTGATCAACAAGTAGAGAGGGAAAAACTGAGAGTGAGGGGATTGGCGAAATTCGTCAGTCCCTTCCTCTGAGCTTTTTGCTCATGACGTGTCCATAGCGTCATAAAATAAGTATGGAAAGACCCTGCTCACAGCGCGGCAGTAACTTAGTGCTGTACTGTTCTAATGGAGGAACAGTCATGTCGAAGAACCAGAACACCAACGGTCAGCAGAAGTCCTCCAAGGGCGGCTGCAAGAAGCACATGTCGGGCAACCGTAAGAGCGACGTCGCCAAGGCGGGCAAGCGCTCCCGCAACCGTGGCGAGAACCAGGGCAAGAACCACGTCACCACGACGGAGTTCCTGGTCCGTCAGGGCATGGGCAAGACCGTCAACATGATGCCGGTGGTCCAGCAGCACACGATCCCGCAGGAGCTCATCAAGGTCATGCACATCGAGACCGAGATCGCCCGCAAGGTCAACGCGTCCTGGCTGAACAGCTGATCAGTTGAGAGTGAGGGGATGGTGCGATCATCCCTTCCTCTGAGCTTATCAGCCCGATAGCTCAACATGATTCAAAGGAGGATCATGGACAGGAATGGAAAGACAACTGTTGCCGAATTGGCAGCAATGATGAAGATGACGCGTGAGGTGCAGCTGTTGCAGATCGCAAGGATCAGGCAGTTCATCGAGACCATCAACCAGAGAGGAGCAAGGTCATGAGGTGCTCAGCTATGATCAAAAAGCCTGGTGATGAGTTCTATCACCAGTGTCCGAAGAGTGCGACGAGGTTTGGGTTTTGCGGAACCCACCTCATGAACTGGGAGCCCCCAGTGAAGACACCGCGTAACGTGCCCAGCTACACGGTCTGTCGTCCACCACGTAGACTCACGTTCCGACTGATTCCCGAGTCGAAGATCGTGCGTCACAGTTGGTGGTTGCGTCAAGAGATCGTCACGGCGGCGGCGCGCTGTGTCGAAATGAAGCGCAACCATGGCATCGACTGGCACAACTACGAGGTGGCGACTCGTAAGCGTGAGGCAGAATTGCAGAGGTTGAGGGAGGCAAACACCATCCACTGCAAGGAATGTGGTGAACTCCTCACCGAAGGCGCTTCTGCCATGCGTGATCGGTACATCACGCCGCGTCAGCACTACTTCATCGTGCGACTGGTGAATTCTCGCCAGTTAGATGTTGATCGCAAGATGTTGATCATGGAGCGTCTGGCTACCCACGATCGTCTGTGGGCACTCAAGGCGATCCATCAGCTGCTGAAGCACACACCAGTCATCGATACCTTCGAGTTGGAGGCTGAGCCCTTCTGACATGAAGGCACTGAGAGTGGATAGTGCGATTATCCACTCAATTGTGTTTTTGTGCAATCCCGCATGAGACACACATCCATAAGGAGGGATGTAAAATGAAGTGTGGTATCAAAGTCAACAACCGTCAGTGCAAGAACAACGTCGTAAGCGGTCTGACCATCGGAGTCCTCGATTCCGTGGTGTACTGCTGCAGCAGCCACTACAAGAAGTACGCCAATGTGGACGCCATCAACGTCCCGGTGTACACCAGCACCAAGAAGGTCACCCCCAAGGAGGAGATCATGAACAAGGAAGATATGCCGTTCCACGGACACTGCGACTGTGGTGGCTGCACGACTGTAGCCGAAGCGGAAGCCTGCCACGCTGAAATGGTTGCGAGAGTCGAAGAAGAAATCAACACCACCACCAAGAAGGAGGAGACCATGAAGACCGACATCGGCATCTTCACCATCAACTACCACGAGAAGGGGACGGTCAAGTGCATCAAGTGCAGCAAGGAACTGCCCATCAGTGATCCCGAGGGCAACTGGGAGCGTGGTGCGTTCCACTCCATCGAGGATCTGCGCAAGTGCCTCGGTGCTGCTCCTGCACCCGCCAACCCCCACAACGCGCTCATCAACGAGTGGGAAGCCAAGGACGGGACCAAGATGGTGAGTGAGTGGTACGCCAACGCCCACCTCGCCAACAAGCGCTGCCTGGAACTCCGCAAGGGCTATGTCAAGCCTGCGAAGAAGGGCAACGGTCACTGGGTGCACTACGCCAAGTGATTCAGCCGTGCTGAGCATCACGCAAAAAGGCTTCGGGTGTTGCGTAAGTGGGAATTCGCAGCCCACCACCCGCTATATTCACATAATCCCGTGTGGATATAAGACAAGATTCATAGGAGGAATCATGTCAACGCAAGTACAACTCCGTAATGGTCGGTGGCTTGAAGCTACCGCACTGCCTGGAGATTTGTTTGAGGCAATTCTCGCTTCAGGCAAGAGCAAGATCTATCCCATGAGCGAGCTTCGTGCTGTGCTCACGGATGGACAGGAAGAGGTCATCCCCAACAAGAAGGAGGAGAAGATGACCAACTACATCAACCACTACCTGCACAGGTTGGCGTTCACGGATGATGATGGTGAGCAGTTCGCTGCCATCGTCCGTGCTCTGACCAGCAATGTGCCTGATGCCACCAAGGCTGACTACCTGGCGTCAGTCGAGAGCAAGACTGTGGTGAACAACGTCCTCGCCCTCAATTCGGGCAACTGGATGTTCCACCTGCTCAAGGCTCGTCTGGAGCAGTGCCACGTGAACTTCAAGACCTGGGTGATCAAGCTCAGGACTCAGGATGACGTGTATGGCTTGGACAACATGTCCGCTGCCAAGCGTCAGGAACTCATCGATGGTTCTACGTTCTGCTACGCCAACGCGGATTACGCCTTCTTCTTCAAGGTGGAAGGTGTTCCCGAGTTCGGTCTGCACCTGATGGGACTGAACATCACCCATGCCAAGAAGAGTGCCAAGCGCCTGCAGGAGCTGTTCCGTCAGGTGGAGGCATTTCTGCATCTGGAGGGTGAGGATCAGAAGAGTCTGACGTGGGATTTCAATCCGCGTCTGGACCTGGCTGGTGATGAGGTCAAGCGCTATGACGGCAAGACTTACATCCGTCAGTCCTTCGCCCTGCGCATGGCTGAGAACATCAGCGATCTCATCCGCCGGGCGAGCGTCATCAGGGCGATCCGGTCGCGCAAGTTGGTTCACATCACCATCCGCATCCTGACTCCTCAAGGTCTGCTCAAGGGCGATGCTGTCATCGTTCCTGACAACCAGATCAGTGCGGACATCTCCACTGTGAGCGAAAATGTCAAGGGTGAGCTGTTCACCAATGACTTCACTTTCGCCTGCATGTGGGAGCATGCCATGGTGCACAACGCGGTGTGGGACGACCAGAGTGCGATCAACTTTGGTTATGCCCTCTCCGAGCAGGCTCAGATCAGCGACATCATCCGTCTGGTGGAGAATCTTCGCAATGCCATCCAGACAGGTGAGCTCCCTGAGTGGCTGCTCCTCGGTGAAGATGGACACGGTGATGATGGGCTGCCCAGCGTTGAGAAGCTGAGCGACACCATCAACAAGAGCTGGGTCCGCTTCCAGGCGTTCGGGTTGGACATCAAGGCAGCACAGAATCTGCTGTACATGGCGCTCAACGGCGTCATCCTGCGCATGATCCGCGCTGGTATGACAAAGGAAGGGTTCTACCGCAAGATGTGGATCCCCATGACCAATGCGTGTTTGCTCACGATCAACACATGGGAATCGGCTACCCGCGTTGGAGGGTTCAACTTCCATGGTCGCAACAAGAACATCGCGTTCTACGATCCTCGTTGCGGCTTCGTGATCAGCAGCCAGCGCTTCATCGAGACCTACCATCTCCATGGTGGTTGGGATCTGGATGACAGTGTGAAGGTCATCTTGGTGAAGGTGTTCTGCAGTGATGCGGAAATCCTGACCCAGCATGTCCACAAGACTGTCCCTGGTGAGATCGAGTACCCCACCAGTGCCGACGATGCCAAGTTGATGGTGCTGTTGGTCCGTTCTCCCAACGGTCCGGGCGAATGGAGCATCGAGGAGTGCGATATCACCTCCCTGCCCATCCCGCAGGACTTCCGTCATGACGACATCACGGTTATCGACATCGCCAAGATGCCGTTGCCTCAGGATGTCATGCTGGCGCAGGTTGGTCCGATCGCAGGATTCACCTCCAACATGAAGTACACTGGTCTTGAAATGACCAGGGCTGAAGGTGAACTCATGGTCAATGCTCAGATGTCCAACCCCGGTGTTGGTGAGTACTGCAACGGGATGATGTGGTGGGCATTGATCAAGCCTGGTTCCTTCCCGCCCATCATGAATGCCAAGATGGAGGAAGTGGTGGACACCAGTCAGCAGGAGCATGATGCAGTGAAGTTCGCTGCCATCAAGGCTGAGACTGATCTCATCATCAAGCAGGCTCTTGCCACCAATCTGCCCGTCGATGCAGCGTTTGCATCCACCAGGATGTCCTTCACGAACATGATGAAGGTCCGACTGGTCAAGGGTCGTTTCTACCGTGTCCAGCACGAGTACAAGAAGGCGATCGAGACCATGCGGACTGAACTCCGTGACCACACGCTGCAGATGCGTGCTGCGGATCCGACGGTCCAGGCTGTCAAGCACATGCGGTTCGGTGACGAGTTGTTCCAGTGGGCTGAGCACTTCTATGTGTCCAACTCGCAGGCAATGACCAGCACCGATCGTGCGTACGAAGTCAGCCCCAAGGACCATCCGTTCCACAAGATGGAGATGGCTCGCCTGCACAAGGAAGCAATGGAAGAGATCGTGGCTTCCATGGTCAAGGAACTGGATGATTTCGGTGACGAAACCAACAACCATGTCCTGGCGCTGTGGAAGTACATCAACCACTCCACCCGTCGCTTCCCCATGGGTGTCTCGGATCGCATCGTCTTCCACCCCAACAAGACGGGTGAGCGGTCGGTCATGGACGTCCTCATCGAGGCGCTGCTGGCTGTCAACCTGGCGGTCAAGCCCAGTAAGTGACAATCGGATTAGGGGTGTATATATGGTTTCGGCTGTGTATACACCCCTTTTCCCTCGTTTTTCGCAATACACACACTCAAACACAAGGAGCAATGTCATGCAATACGTAACTGTCCCCGCAATTGGTTCATCGAAGTACAACGCTGTTTGCATGCCCAACGGCGTGATCGCAGTCACATACGGACTCAAGAATCTGCTCACCGAGGAAGAGCTGGAAGCTGTTCTCCTTCACGAGAAGGGGCACAAGGAAGGAGAGGATGCCCAGATCACAATGATCATCGCGTGCATCATGACCATCCTCTGGGTGATCGTGCTCAAGAAGAAGGGCTACAAGAAGAGCATCATGTTCAATTATCTCGGCATGATCCCAACAGCCTTCCTCAACTGGGGCATGGAACTCAATGCCGACGCCTATGTAGTGGCTCACGGCAATGGAGAAGACCTCATTTCCGCCCTTGAGAAGATCGATGCAGCCAACCACATGAATGTATGGTGGAAGCAGGCAATCGGAAGTCTCAAGCACCCGCCGACAACCTTGAGGGCAATGCACATCCGCGAAGAAATCGCATCACTGAATGGAGGTAAGTGAAATGACTAACAAGAGAGCACAACGCAAAGCGGAAAAGCTGGTTGAGTGGTTCCTCACCCAGATTCCAGAAGGAGAAGGTTGGTGGATCTATATCGGTGGTCCAATCGCCAACGCTCTCACTGACAAGAAGGCAGCAGTTGCTTTCTGCGAGACTGAGCTCTTGATTCTGGATGGGCAATTTGTCCATGCCATGAAGGGCACTGTGCTGGTGCATGGTGGATTGTGCGAACATTTCCCCTACAAGGAGATGCAAGCATGTATACTCCATGAGATTGGTCATCTTCTCTATGGTAAGTCAGAGAGGGACGCTGATCAGCATGTAGTCGATAGCGGTATGGGTAATGAGATGGCGGATTTTCTCGACAGACTCTTCACCATCGTCCCCATCGACATGGCTGTGTACGAAAAGGATTACGGCATCCACGAAGTTCGTATTGCCCATTTGAGAGGAGGAAAGTCATGAAGAAGATCATGGGTACTGGGTCACGCTCAATGGTGACTCATCCAGATGCCAAGATCATCTACGCCAATCTGGAAGCCAAGATTCTCCAGATAGCGGAAAAGGAAGAAGTCATGCTGATCACAGGCATGGCTG